AACTGTTGATAGTCTTTTGAAGTATACTATTAAGCAGATTTGTTCTGCTGAAGCACATTTGGATGAAAGTAAAAATACTTTAAAAGATCTTAATAGTAAGAAAACGCATATTGATGATTTTTGTCTTGGTGAAATTGAGGAGAGTTTGAAAGGAGTATAAGCTATGGGTTTGGAAGGGAGATTGTGTATATTATGATAGCCGGTGGTAAAAAATATTGACTAAATGGGGCTGTAGTTGTATAATTGACTACAGCCCAAAATATAACTACAGGAGGTTTTATATGATATGGCTAACAGTGTAAAAACTCTTCATAAAGCTAAGAAAGAAAAGAATGATGAATTTTATACTCAATTGAATGATGTGAATAATGAATTAAGACATTATAAAGATCATTTTAAGGATAAAACTGTTTTATGTAATTGTGATGATGAAAGTTCTGCATTTTGGGAATATTTTCATCTTAATTTTAATTTCTTTGGTATGAAAAAATTGATAGCTACTCATTACGATAAAGAGAAACCAACCTATAAAGTAGAATATACCGGAGGCATTGATACGGATCTTCAAGATCGTATATTAACACCGTTAAAGGGTAATGGGGATTTTAGGAATAAAGAGGGTATTGAATTACTACAAGAAGCAGATATTGTAGTAACTAACCCTCCATTTAGTTTATTTAGAGAATATATTGAGCAATTGATGAAATATAATAAAAAGTTTATAATTATTGGTAATCAAAATGCAATAACATATAAAGAAATATTTCCACTATTAAAAGATAATAAGATTTGGTTAGGATATAATAATGGAGATATGTCGTTTAGGGTACCAGATTATTATGAGCCTAGAAAAACTAGATACTGGGAAGATGAAACCGGACAAAAATGGAGGTCTTTCGGAAATATTTGCTGGTTTACAAATTTGGAGCATACTAAACGTCATGAAAAGTTGATATTATGGAAAACATATAATCCTTCAGATTATCCTAAGTATGATAATTATAATGCAATTGAAGTAAAAAAAACCGATTGGATCCCAGAAGATTATTTTGATGAAATTGGTGTACCTATAACGTTTATGACTAAATATTGCCCAGAACAATTTAATATTGTGGGAAGTTTAATTACTAATAATCCATCAAGTTATAGTTATGGAGTTCCATATGTTAATAAAAAGAAAGTTTATGCTAGGATTCTTATCAAAAGAAAGTGAGGACAAGTGGTATGAAAATTACGAGCTGTAGGATTAAGGTTTCTGAAGTTGCTAAAGGATATGTAGATAAGGGCGATGAAGGTGTATTTGGTTATGAGGGTAAATTAACAATACGTCCTATTTTCCAAAGAGAATTTATTTATAAAGATAAACAAAGAGATGAAGTAATTAACTCTGTATTCCATGGATTTCCTCTTAATACGATGTATTGGTCTAAAAACCAGGATGGTACATATGAACTAATTGATGGTCAGCAACGAACTATCTCTATTTGTCAATATATCAATGGAGGATTTTCTCCAGTATTGGATGGAAATGCCAGATTCTTCCATAATTTAACTAAAGAAGAACAGGATAGAATTCTTAATTATGAACTACAAATTTATATTTGTGAAGGTACTGAAAAAGAAAAACTTGATTGGTTTAAAGTTATTAATATCGCCGGAGAAGTTCTTACAGAACAAGAGCTACTTAATGCTACCTATGCTGGCCCATGGACAGCGGATGCTAAAACATATTTTTCTAAGAGAAATTGTGTAGCCGGTAAAACAGCAGAAGGATATATTAAGGGTAATCCAATTAGACAAGAGTATTTGGAAAAAGTAATTCACTGGGCTATGGATAAAGATGATTTTGATGATATCCAGGTATATATGGCACAGCATCAACATGATGTAGATGCCAGTGAATTGTGGAGATATTTTAAATCCGTTATTGCATGGGCTAAATCTTTGTTCCCAACTACCCGAAAAGGAATTACCGATTCGCAAGATTGGGGTATTCTTTACAATAGATACAAAAATAATACCTATGATGTTAAGCAATTAGAAACAGATCTTGTAGCACTTACACAAGATGATGATGTAACTAAACAGTCTGGTATTATTCCATATCTTCTTTCTGGAAAAGACCCTAAATATGAAAAGTATTTGTCTATTAGAGCATTTACTGAAAACCAGAAAAGAAGAGCATATGAGAAACAGAAACATATTTGTCCTATTTGTGGTAAGGAATTTAAATACGACGAAATGCATGGAGATCATATTATCCCGTGGAGCCAAGGTGGTCATACAACTGATGATAACCTTCAGATGCTTTGCAAAGAATGTAATAGAACAAAGAGGGATCATTGATGAACAAAAAGCCTAAATATGCATATTGGGAATATACGTATTGGACTAGGAATGTTGACTCTGAAATTAAAGTGTATAGCTGTAGTTCAAGGAATTACCCAAGGTATTACTTAGATAATGTGAGCGAATCACCGAATTCTTATACCATTAATTTAGAGGAAGTCTGGTATTCTATGAAAGATGCTCATCTTGAGGCAAATGATATTTTAAAGAACCAGTGTAAAGATGATCCAGAATATAATACTGCGGATATGGTTTGTATATGTGTAACCTTCTTTAATAAGAAACCTAAGATTGAAGATAATGGGTTTATTGGTAGAGAAGGATATAAGTATAAAGTCGGTGAAAAGTATTTTATTTACAGTCTTGGAGGATTTAAAAATGGGTCTTGATGCTAATTTATACAGTGCTCCTAAGGAGTATGCAGATGTTCCATTTATTAATCCAAAGGATAGCTCAGATTCAGAGTTTGAAGAGCTTCATTACTGGAGAAAATTTTGGCCACTTCAATATTGGATGGAGAGATTGTACCTGAAAAAAGGCGGTACCGAAGAATTTAATTGCGTGTATTTACAATTGACTAAAGATAATTTAAATCAATTGAAAAAGAATAGTAAGAACTTTGATCCAGATTCATGTCTGTTTCCAGATGATATTAAAAATCTTAGACTAGTGATCAATAAAGCTATAAAGATTATAGATAATGGTAAATGTGTGTTTTATTGGGGTTGGTATTAAAAATTATAAATTAGGGTATTGACAAAATAAGTTGAATATGATTTAATAGGGATAATCTAAGATGGAAGGAGTGTTTCTGTCTGAAATTATCCCTATTAAATATTAATGAATGGTGCAAAGATTTCCCTGAAGTTACTTCACCAAATATAATGTATAGAACCAGATCGTTTCATAAAGATGGTTTATTTAGTGAAGTAATCTTTGGCCCAGTTAAGGATTACTCGTGTTCTTGTGGAAAGGTACATGGTAGAGAAAATGCAGGTGTTACATGTAAGTTTTGTGGAGTTACATGTGATACTTCAGAAAAAAGAAGAACTACTTTTGCTAAGATAGTTATTCCAGAAAACTTAGTTATAGTGAATCCAGCGATATTAGATATGCTAGATAATATTCATTTATCTATAGCTAAGTTAAAATTAAGTAAACTTATATCTGGTAAGCAGACTATTAAATTAGTTGATAATGAGGTATTAGTTGGTAATAGAGGGGATGAAGATTATGAGTATGGTCCAGTAGTATTTAAAGAAGTATTACTACCATACCTTTTAGATGAATCTAAGCCATTTCAAACTTTCTATAATCAGTATAAGGATTATTTATTTATTAACTGTATTCCAGTTATTCCGCCAGATACAAGGCCTTTAATGCAATCTGCTAATGATGAAAAGCAATTTTTTAGCGATGAGATTAATGAAAAGTATAATAATATTATAAGGCAATTAAATGATATTGAGTATGCACCATTCATATTCCAATCAACGCAAACTATACTGCAGAATAAAGTAACTTCATTGTTTGATACCCTATTATCTAAGTTTGAAAAGAAAACTGGTTTCTTAAGAAGTAGTTTATTGGGTAAAAGAATTGATTACTCTGGAAGAGCAGTTATTACTGTTGATGGATATGAATTACCATTAGGTTATTGTAAGGTGCCATTTTATATTGCTAAAGAATTGTTTAAGCCACAGTTATTAAGACTTTTGTCAGAAAAACTGGAAGTGAGCTCTTTAGAGATTTTAAAAGATTGGGATAAACCTTATTTAAGAGAACCTACTATGGATATACTAAAGAAAATAGTAGTAGGTAAGTATGTGTTCTTAAATAGGCAGCCTACTTTACATAGGCCTTCATTCCAATCAGTAAAAGTATACGATGTTATATGGGATGATGTTATAGTAATACATCCACTTATAACAGAATCCTATAATGCGGATTTTGATGGAGATCAGATGGCTATTTATGTACCTAATAGTATAGCCATAAAAGATGCTGCTGAAAAGATGTGGGTAGATTCTAATAAAAGACTTCCTTCAAATGGAAGTATTACCTATACTTTTAAGCAGGATGAAGTTATGGGTTTAAGTAAGATTACAAATGAATCGTATTCTAAAAAGACAGAATACTTTGGTATACCTACTACTGAAAAGAGAATAGAGTTGTTTAAAAAGTGTATACCAGAATCACATTGGAAGGATTTAGATTTATTTAAGTCATTCAATGTTCAATTAAAGAAAAAAGGTATACACGCATTTATAGATATTGCAGAAAGAGTTTTGGATAGTTATGATTGGCTACATATGTTAGATGTATTGTGTAGAGAAGGATTTAGCAATAGTTTTGGTACCTTAAGTATAAGAGACTTTGTAATTAAAGACCCTAAAAACTTTAACCCAGATGAAGTAGAAGATAATAGTGCTACCCTAATGATTAGGAGTGGTGCTAGAGGAAATTGGGACCAGTATAAACAGATGGCCTCTGAAAAAGGTTATATCTCAGATGTTACTGGTAAAATATTACCGGACCCAGTTATACATTCATTAGTAAATGGATTGACACCAGAAGAGTTCTTTACAACATGTTATGGTGGCAGAAAAGGACTTATTGATACTGCAGATAATACTGCTAAGAGTGGTTACTTAACTAGAAGACTTGTATACTTATTATCACCATTACAATTATCAGATAAAGATACTTGCCATGAAGATAAGACCTTACAATTCTATATAAGAGATGAGAAGGTTGCACAAATGCTTCATGGGAGGTATACTAGACAGGGTAAGATAACTGATGAAAATTATAAAGAGTTTGCTGGCAAGGTAGTTGATTTATACTCACCAATAACCTGTACTGATAAGTTGATTTGTAAAAGATGTTATGGCGATTTATTCAATATTCATAAGAGTCATTATATAGGTTTAATAGCAGCACAATCACTAGGTGAAAGAACTACACAATTAACTTTAAGAACTAAGCATACAAGTGGTTCAGTTGATGATCCTACAATAGAATTTAAGGATTTCTTTGATATAAAGAACTCGGTATGGAAGGCTAAGGTTAATGGAAGTTTTTATATTAATGAAGATACAGTAGTATTTACAATAAATAATGAAGAGCATGAGTTAACTAATATTGAACAATTTGAAACCTTAATTGACCATTATGGAGATGATGAAAATTATTATGTATTTACATCTGGTCAAAAAGTAGCAAAAGTTACAATAGAGTCTAAGGACGTTGTAAGTGCAGTTACTACATTATCTTCATTGCTAAATAATCCTTATAAGAAAAATGATGAGAATTTGAGTATACAGGATTATATCTATCAGATTATTGATATTTATGGATCTGCGGCTACAGTAGATTTAGTACATTTTGAGCTTATCATAGCAATGTTATGCAGGAATATAACTGATGTATATAAGCCATATAGATTACATCAGGATGAAGGTTATACATTAATTGGATTAAATCATATGATAGGATTAATGCCTGAACAGGCATTAGCATTTGAAAGATTTTCCTATCATTTAAGAAAGTACTTAAACCATGGTTTACCTCAATTAGAAGAATTAAACGATTTTTCTATGTTGAGAAGTGCAATGTTTTTATCTTAATCATATACTGGAGGAATGTATAAAATGGCGCATAAAATGAATACAATTCTTATTATGGATGTTGTTGTTAAGTTCTTTGATGAAACTCATAAGAGAATGACTATGCTTACTAGTTATGACCCACAGATTAAGCCTAAGGCAATTGGTAAGGATATGCTGAGTTTCTTCCTGCAGGACTATATTAAAAAGGAAGAATACAAGGATGTTAATATTTATGAAAAAGTTTTAGGTAAGAACTTTACAGCATATATCACTAATAAAGTTAATGAGCTTCTTATTAATGCTGGATATCAGGGTAAGTATACTCAGCTTACAGTTTTGGCTGTTAAAGAACTTGATAAGATCAATGATATGATTGTCAGTGAAGTTGATTTCCAGGCACCTACTGCTGACGATACAGTTAAACAGGAGGAAAAAGCTAGTAACTAATGTACTCAATACTTCCTCACTCAACCCCTATTGAGAATATCTACGAAATACGTAAAAAACAAATAGAGAATGTGGAGGCTATATCTAAAAGTATCTTAGCTTCCACAGGCTACAGTTTATTTAAGTATAGTAATTTAAAAGTTGAAGACCCAACAGCACCAACTTATTATAAAGTATTAAGTGCTGAACAGGTCAATAAGGTTGAGGAAGGCAGTCCTAAGAAAGCTACAATTAAGATTCCAGTATATGACGGTAGTTACTATACAATAGCTGGGAATAGATATATTCCAGTTTTTCAGATTTCAGATATTCCAATATTCAATAAATCGTTTAATACTATAATAGTGCATAACACTTATTGTACATTAGTATTAGATACAGATTTAACTGAGTTTAGAATAGCTAATGAATCTTGGCCATTGGTTTTACTCTTATTAAAATATGACTTATTACCAGAGACTTGCTATCATTTTACTGTAGATGGTTTTGATAGTAAGATTCATTTGAAACTGTGTAATAACTTTTATATTAATTTTAATGAAGAACTTCTTGGAGACTTATTAACACCATTAACTGATTTAGACAAGGTTCATAACTTTGAAGAATCTGCAAAAGAGTACACTGATTTAGATAAAGCTCTTAATGATTGTTTAAGTCTCTGGAATAAGTCTACTAAAATAAATAAGATCTTATCTGTTATAGGTATTAAAGATTATATTATGACTCCTAATGGAATCTTTGATAAACCTTATAGTGGATTAGATTTAATACAGTATTTGTTTGAGCATAGAGAAGAATACAAACATTTACAGTTAAGAGAAATCAATGATATTAGTCAAAGAAGAGCTAGATTATCTGAATGGATTTGCTATAAGTTAGCTCAACAGAGTAAAACTAATAAAAAGAAGAAATCTAGTAATATCTTTACTGATGCATTATTGAGTGTTTTAACTTTAGACCAAAGAAGAATATTAGATGATTCAGTTAATCCTTTAGGTGAATTGTGCATGATGAGTAGAATTATATATAATGGCCCTGGAGGAATAGCTAAAGAATCTTGTAGTGCTTTAGTAAGAAATCTTCATGAAAGTTATAGAGGAATTATTGACCCAATAGATTCTCCTGCAGGTCAGGCTATTGGAATCTGCCAGCATTTAGTTCCAGATTGTACTATTGAGAATGGTATATTGAAGCCAAGTAAAACTGGTAGCATACTTAGTACCGCTTCTCAATTGATTCCATTATTAAACCATGATGATGGCATCAGGGTAGAGATGGCGTGTAACCAGCAGAGACAGGCTATTAATATCGTTGAACCAGAAATTCCTTTAGTTAAATCTGGAAATGAATCATTATATACAGAGTATACATCTTCATTAAAATTAGCTAAAGATAATGGACAAGTTATTTATAAGGATGACTCATTATTAGTGGTTAAATATGATAATAGTGAAGATGGAGATGTTATAGATTTAAGTAATAGGTCATTTACAGATTTTGATAAGACTTTAATAACTAAGTTAAATATAGGAGATAACTTTACTAAAGGGAGTACCTTAGCACATACAAATAATATTAACCCATATACACATGAGTTAATGTTGGGTAAGAACTTGTTAATAGGTTATATGAGTTTAGATGGGTGGAACTTTGAAGATGCTATAGTTATATCTGAATCTTGTGCTAAAAAGATGAGATATAGATGCAATCATATTGAAAAATTATATTTAAGAGGTAGAGTATTATTTAGTTTAAAAAATGATGAATATCTTCCCATACTACCTAATGGAACTAAAGTAAAAGAAGGAGATGTTCTTTTCAGATTAGGTAGAATTGACTTAGAGTCTATTGATACGTTAACGCCAGATATAACTGAGATATTAGCACCTTCAGATGGTATTTTTAAATATAAAACTTATATTAAGTCTCATAGTTCAGAGCATTTCCAAATGAGTAAATGGGTTAAAGAAGAAATATCTAAGAGGCAAACAATCGAGAATAAGTTAAGGGATACCTTTGATTATTTGGATAATGGAGATGAGTATAAGGAAAGATATTGTTATTTAGATAAAGTTAAGAAAATAGATGATGACTGTGGAGTAATTGAATGGTCAATTGAGTCTGAAAGAGATTTAAAAGTTGGATGTAAGATAAGCAATAGGCATGGCAACAAAGGAACTATTTCTATAATTATGCCAGATGAAAAAATGCCTACATTACCTGATGGTAGACATTTGGATGTAGTTCTTAATCCTTTAGGTATAATTACCAGAATGAATGCTGGACAATTATATGAATTGCATATGACTTGGTTTATGGATCAATGGGTAAGAAAGCATAAGGAGGATAATGATGAAGATTTTAAAAGAGCGATAATGCAGTTTGTAGAAATAGTAGATTGTACTGAGGATAAGGTTTATAGTAAACAAATTGAAGAATTATTGAATTTTGAAGATGTTATTGATGATATTAAAGAATTTGGATTACAAATAATACAAGAACCGTTTAGGAATCTCAATGAAGAAAAATTGGAAAAATTAAGATTGCTTGTGGGGGTTGACTATGAAACTTCTGTTGTGTATAATGGGCATACTTACCCTTGTTCTGTTGGTTGGCAGTATATGCTTCACTTACATCACGAACCAGATCATAAAATCTTTGGAAGATCTTTAGGTGCGTATGGTAAGCATAATCAGCCTACATCTGGAGCTGATTCACACAGATTAGGTGAAATGGAGAATTGGGCATTAAAGGCATATGAAGCTGAAGATACTTTAAAAGAGTTTATGTCTATTAAGTCTGATAATCCAGTAGAAAGAAGAAGATTGTTTCAGTACTTATATGATGGAATTGAGGAATTGTATCAACCTATTAGTTTAAATACCGTAACTAACGATACCTTTAAAACATTTATGAATGGTGGAGGTATTCAAATTGAACTCTAATAAAGATATTGATTTGGACAAAATTATGAGCAAGAATGATAAACTTGAACTGGATAAACTAGATAAACGTGGCGATTTTTTGAATAGTTTTGCAGATATTAATGATATGGGCTCTACTCTTAGTTGCCTAGCATTCTTGGGAGTACTCTTTTATAATCTATATTTTGAAAGTCTTCCATTTATGTATAAAATTGTAATTGGTCTGATTTGTCATATGTATCCAGTTAGTGTATGGGCAATTAAGTTTATGAACATTAATGTTAATTTTACTGTTAGTGATAGCATGCTTATTGTGTCTAGTTTAGTACTAGTAACAAGATTAATTGAATGTATTGTAGATATTTTAATAGCTAATGCAAATGAAAAAGTTGATATGATTCTGTCTAAGTATACTTCAGATAATGATGAAGAATAAAGTTTATACTAACCTTAAGGAGGGTTTTTATAATGAGTGATAGTTTTATGAGCAGACGCGGTAAGGAAAGAGCCAGTGGAACAAAGGTAACTATGCTTCAGACTTATTCTAAAGATGCAGGTTTCCAGTTGACTCTTAATAGAACTGACTATAAGGATGGTAGTCATGATATGAGTTGTTCTATTGAGATGTGTAATGGTAACTCGGTTAAGAATGAGTCAGGTAAAGGTTACAAAACTATGTGCAACTGGAAAGATGATAAGATTGTAATCAGTCTTAGTACCGATGAGTTGGCACTTTTCAGTAAGTATTCAGATAGTTATTTCCTGAGAAGACTTGGTACTCCTAAACCTGTTTATGATATTAAAACCGGTAAGCCAGTTGAAGAGCAGGGAAGACCTGTTTATGAAACTGATAAGCAGGGTAATATGGTTGTATATGGTGAAAATATTTATCATCAGTTTGATGGAAAATCGTCTATTCTTAAGGTATTCAAGAATAAGATGAATCCTATGGGTATTGGAATTAGTCTTAGTAAAGATAATAAGACCGTTACCATGTATATGGATGAGAATGTGGCAAGAAAGTTTGCGCTTTGTTGTGCTATTGCAATGGAAAGAATGGTTATGGACGATACTTATACTTTTAAGTATGGTGCATCTTCTGGTGGTAATTCTAATCAGGGTTATTCCAGAAATAATTACTCTAGTAATCCTGAGCAGAATCCTCAGCCAACGTCCTATAGAGCTAGTAGGCCAGCACCTGATGATATCCCAGACCTTCCACCAGTGATGGATATTGATTCTATGAATTCTGAGGATGATATTCCATTTTAAGTAAGTAGAGAAAATAGAGAGAATATTCTAATTATAAGGGTATTCTCTCTATTTTTCTATGTCAAACTTTGTAAGTATATTATATTAATAAGATCGACAATCTTTGGATTTTAAGGAGGATATTTGTTATGGAAGTTGAAGTTCTTGGAAGTCGTGAAATAGTTGAGAGAGCGGCTATGTTGGCAATGATGAGCGGTACAGCAGCGCATGTTGTTGGGCCAACTGGCTATGGGAAAACCGATATGGCATCACATATCGCTGAGATGACTGGAAGGGAGTTTTATGCATTTAATTCAGCTATTAATAATACTGAGGATCTGATTGGGATTCCGTACATTGACCATGAAACAAAAGAAACGCATTGGACTAAGCCATTTTGGTTTCCAAAGCATGGAAAGTATCTGCTGCTAATTGATGAGATTAATCGTGCTGAGAAGAACACACTTAATGCACTTCTTCCATTCATTTTGAGTGGGTCTTTACACGAGCATGTTCTTCCTAAAGGTGTCTGGATTATGACAGCATCAAATCCAGACACCGATGATTATGATTTGGTAAACTCATTCGAAGATAGGGCGGTATTTTCAAGAATGTGTATGCTGAATCTTGGTATTGATACACTTAGCTGGAGAAATTGGGTTAAGAGTACAGGCAGAGCTACAAAGCATTTGGAGAATCTTATGGAATCAACTCTTCAGAATGCAGATAAAGTTCTCCCAGATATTCAGAAACCTAATCCTCGGTCATTTGCAAAAATGGTTGATATGATTAAAACAGCTAAAAAGTATAATGCTGAAAATAATGATAAGTTCTTTACAGAAGAGGTATTGCTGACAGCGTGTAAAGGAATCGTTGGTGCAGATTTTGTGTCGATAAACTCTACAGCAATTATTTCTGAGTTTCAAGAAGATGTGGAGAGGACATTGGGTGAGATTTTGGATACTGAAGTTGATATTGTAAATATGCTTCAGATTAAGAATGAATTGCTCAGAGCTTTGGAAAAACCAGTTCAAGATGAAGTTATGATTGATAGGCTGTTTGAGTTTGTAAAAGAGAATTCTAAAAAGTTCCCAGGTCAATTTCTTGAAGTACTCCCGGAGATTAAGGGTCCATATATTGGTAGAGTTACAGAAATGATGATTACTATCAAGAATATGGAAGCTGACATGTATAACCAGAAGCTTAAAAAGTACAATAAGGAGGATAACTAGAATGGGTATTGAAAACATTGCTGCTGCTGATTTTCGTTTCTTTCGTTGTTTCATGGATGGTAATGATGAGATGTATGCTAAGTTTATTAAAAACTGTCCGTCTGAGTTGGAAGGTCTAGTAACTATTAGGGCAATTGTTGAATCATTTCAAACAAATGTTCTTAGCCATTGTAAATTTATAGCTCTTGCAAATGCAGTAGTTCCGGAGATTAACAATATTACAATTTGTAGAAATTATTTTACGGCTCCTTATGATAAGGAGAATTACGATAGGTCTCAGTTTAGAAAAACATTTGCCCATAGAGCTAGTGACAAGGATCAGGTTTTCAAGTATTCTGATTGTATTATTTATAGTGAAGATGAGAGTCTTACAAATCAGTTTATTTTGTGGTCAGTTAAAGAAAATCTGATTCATAAGGTATCTTTGATTAAAAGCAGAGAATATCTTAAGAAGTTTTTGAATCATGATCTTGAGTTTATTGAGAGTGTTATGGATATTAGTAAAACTGGTAAAGATAAGGATATTCCCTGGAAGCATCTTCCTTGTCTTCCAATTTATATTGAAGATGAAAAAGTGTTTACTACTTTTGATTTGAGTTTTATTGCAGATAAAGACGGCCAGACTTATTTGAATAGATACAATAAGGAATTTGAGTTGGTTGAGAGAGTTCCGTATAAGAAGTTTAAAGATCTGGAGGAGACTTCTAATGGATGATCTTACTAAAAAAGCGCTGGAAGTTATACATAATAAATCTTATGGAAGTGAGGGGGTGAATTACTTTAATCTGCTGATAGAGTATTGCTTGAAGGTAACTCCTATTGAAATAGATACATCTATTAAAACTGCACATGTTGATTTTCATAAGGGTTATATCATACGATATAACCCTGAATTTGAAGATATTCAAAGTGAAGATGATCAAATTTATATTGAAAGAATTTCTACAATGCTGGCGCATGAAGCGTGTCATATTTTGTTTAGGCATTGCAGTGTACCAGTTAAAGCTGATGATTCTATGAAATGTATGAATATTGCAATGGATTCACAAATCAATTCATATCTCTGGAATACTGGTTATTTCAAAGTATTCGGAGAGGATGTGAAGCATTGCACAATAACGCAGATTGTGGATTACTATAGAAGTATTTCCAAAATCGAAGGATGTATAGTAATTGAAAATCCAAAGATTAATGATGATGGTACATTTACTCCGCCTTCATTTGAGGGATATCCTATTGGTTTTGAAGTAGAAGATGATATTCCTGATTGGAAAGTAATGTATGATTTTGTTAGAGCAAATATACCCGAAAAACTCGTGGCGTATCCTGGAGAGTTACCTGGATCTAGTCATTCAGAGTGGGATACTGGTGCTCCAGAACGGCATACAGATAGAATTTTTAAAGGCTTTGCAGATGCTTTAAATAAAGAGCTTGAAGATGTTGAAAAAGAACTTAGTAAATACTTCAAAGACAAAAACCCATTGTTTGAGATGAAGAAAATTCCTGAAGAAAGACTTAAATCTGCATGGGTTAGAGCTTTAAGTAAAGAGATTAACGGGGTTCATGTTAGTAATTGTTACAGGTCTACTTGGAATAGATTCAGTAGAAGACTTGGTGAAGGCTATATTGGTAAGTGCAGAGAGAAGTATCAAGAATGCTCTGTATTTGTAGATGTTTCTGGAAGTATGAGCCAAGAGATTCCAAAAGCAATTAGTCATATTTGTTCGATAGCAACTTTCTTAGGTAGAATTAAGTATTTCTTAACTTGGGATACCGAACAGTGTGGCGAATGGTTTAACATTAATACTAAAAAGTTAAAATCTCTACAAATAGGTTCTAGAGGTGGAACTTCATTAGGAGAAGGGTTTAAACAATTAGCTAAAAAAGGTAAAACAAATCTTTTGATTATTATATCAGATATGTGTACAAGTCCTGTGGATTATGAGATTTTGAATGAACTAGCTAAAACACATAGAATAATTTTAGGTTTAGTTCAAAGTGATATTAGTAGAGCTAAAGATTATTTTAGCGGTAATATTAAAATAATTCCGTTATGGGGGGATAGGTCGTGAAAGTAAAAGAAATACTTAAGGAACTATACAAATGTAATGAACTAAACTGTCAAGGATGTAAACTTAATATTAAAGTGCTGCACGGTTTCGACTGTGCAGCACATCTTTTTAATATTGATAATTGGAAAGATAAACTTAGTAAAGTATTGAATCCAAGGTATAGTAAGTATAATGCATTTCTTGAAGCAATTGAACTTCATGAAAAGAATAAGGAGGATTGTAGGTTATGTCCTTTGTATGACGAAACTTATAATAAATGTGAGTTGAAGAGATTTCAAGATAGGCAAACTATTTTACGTACTATGAATAAGGAGGAACTGGATAATGCCGATATCATCGAGAGAGATTGTTCAGAGAGCAGTGGAACTGATTTGCCTGAGTAGACAGGGGGTTCCCTGTCTTATAGGCAATACAGGAGTAGGCAAAACTGATTTAGTTAAAGATATTTCAAAGAAGCATAAAAAGAAATTAGTTATAATTAATACTGCGGTAGTTAATGTAGATGATTTATCTGGATTCCCTTATAGAGAAGGAGATGTAATGAAATGGGCTATTCCAGATTGGTTTCCAAGAGAGAAAGATTGTGTTGTATTTCTTGATGAGTTTAACCGAGCGGATAAGCAAGTTATTAATGCATTAATGCCTATGCTTCTTAGTGGAGAGCTTCATCATGGTGCAGTTCTCCCAGAGGATTGTTGGGTTATAGTTGCATTTAATCCAGATACAGACGATTATGATATGGTTAATTCGTTTGATGACTTAGCCATTTCATCTCGACTGTTTAAACTAGAAGTAACTAATGATCCTGCCGCTTGGAATGAATGGGCACAAAAGAATCTTAATGTTGAAAATGCTTCATATAAAACTAAGCTTATCAGTAATATGAAAGAGTTTTTAACAGCACATCAAACCAGTGTACAAATTAATCAGATTCCAAATAACAGAAGTTTTAGTAAAGCAATTGGTGTAATTGAGTGTGCTAAAACTAATTCAGATTATTATGTATTTCCAGTAGTAGAAAAAGCACTTAAAGGTATTCTTGGAGAAGCATATGTTAATACCAATTCTAGTCTAATTAGAGAATGCTTAAGAAATGATAAGGCAACTCTAAAGAACAGGCTAGAAGATGTTTTAAATAATTCTACTACGTCTGAATCTGAAAAGATGAGTTCTTTGGATTATATCCTTAACGATGAAACAATTTCAATGGAAGAGTATGTAGAAATTAGAGATAATTACCTAAAATTTATTTCTGAAAAAAATCGAAAGATGATTTTGGCATCTATGAATACTTGGAATGAGACAACATTGGAAGTATTTAATAATGATGTAGTTGAGTCTTTATGGAATATGTAAGAAAGGAGTTATAGGTGCATGGATAAAATTCAAAAGATTCAAATAAAGAACCTAGGGGGTTTGTGGATAAGTATGTATGCTAGTATTGGAGAATCTTCTGATCTGCTTGGTTTGAAAAAGATTCCTTCAAATAGAGTAGAGTATGAGAATTACTTTGATACTTTAATTAAGTTTCTAAATAAATCCATTATAAGCGAATTGATATTAACTTTTAATCCAGTCGCGAGTGAAGTATCTGTAGGTGGATATGATTTTAGATTAAATAAAAGAGACATTTTTCCTAAGTCTAATAGAAAAAATGTTAAGCTTAGAACAATGTATTATTGCAATGATGATTATTCTTTATTGGCTTTACGCCACAATTTTATGTTAGCAACTTTAAATCAAGCAGATACATATTATATTTGTGCAGTTCCATATATTAGTTCATTTGTTACATATCTAACGGAGTTTAAACAGTGTTTACTTAAATCAATTGATGATGGATTTCTGACATCTCCACCTAGTGAAGATTGTTTGATGCCATATCCATTGTTATCTTATAAGGATTATGAAAATAAGGCCGTAAAGTTTGAATATCATCCTTGGGTAGTTGATGCTGTAGATAGGATGGCATATCATGCATAAGAAAGCTCTTGATTATTTAAGACAAAATTGTGCAAGTGATGAAGTAGTTAAATGCATGGCATATAGGTTATTGAATAAAAGTATAATTATACCTAAAGTATCTGGCGATGATTCTTTTATCGCCAGAACTTATCTTCAAAATGGAGAAGTTATTGTTGAGTATAATCAAAACTTATTTAATGAATCTGGTAAAGACTTTAATATGATGGGGATTCCTCAATTAGCTTGGGTGCTTGTACATGAAGCATGCCATGTCTTATTTGGAGATTTTGATAATATTGAGCCTGAGAAAAATCATATGCTATTGAATATTGCCGCAGATTCTAGAATTAATTCATGTATTATAACTGATAATACTTTAGTTAAAGTATCTAGTAACTTAATTCCATGTACTAAGCTTTTTAAATCAAAGCCTAATAATGAAAAGAAACGAATGTTTTATGCTGGAGTATATGATATTTATGATAGGTCATATACTAGAGACGAGATTTATAATATTTTAGAGGATTTAATGAAGCAGCAGAATCGGCAGAATAGTATGCAACAGGATACAGATAATTCAGAAAGCGACGAAAAAGGTGATGAGTCTTCGAGTGGAAATTCAGGAGGTGGTTCTAGTGAAGTACGTCAAGATGTAACAGTTGGTGATCTAGTTAAAATTATTATTGATAATGAAGATGAGTTAAGTTCTCAGGATAAAAGTATTGCAGAAGAATATGAAAAGCAAGCTATATCTGAGGAAATTGAAAAAATTGCTCAAGAAGTTAGTGATCAATCAGTATATGTTGTAGAAGATGTTCTTAAATTTATAGGCAGAGCAAAGCCTAAAAGTACTAATAAGAAGCTTTGGACTAAAATTGTATCTAAGTATATTGACGGTTTAGGAAGTAGAACCACTAGTAAAATTAGAACTTGGAGAAGACCTAATAGGCGGTATGATTGTTTTCCAGGTCATAAAGTATCTAGGTATAGGGCAGTATCAGTATTTGTAGATGTATCTAGTAGTATGAGTGCTAGTATGATAAAAGCTGCAGAAAATGTGGCAGTATTATCTCAGTTTAATAATGGTTTAGAGCATTTGATATTGTGGAATACAGATTTAGTAAACGACATTAGGAATGCTAATAAGAAAAAAGTATTAGATGCTCTTCAGTACAGTGGAGGAGGAACTTCATTATACGAGGGCATTAAGTACTTAGTATCTGTTAGTAAGAATGATGAATTGCTAATTATAATTAGTGATTTGCAAGATGACAGTAATATTGGTGGTCTTATTAATAAGATAGCTAAAACTAGAACTGTTATTGTGGGATATCCCAAAGATGATAACGAAACTAAGTATCTTATTAAAGGGATAACTGCAGTTACAATAGGTATTTAACTGAACTAAAGGTACTGGTATATTAAGTAAGTATATCAGTACCTTTTAGTAAATCCATGTTATAATTTTAAAGGAGGAAATATCCATGATGGAGAAGACCCGTAATCATATTGTTGAAGCACTTACTGTGAAGATTGAGACTGTTGAGAAGATGAAGAAAGAGATTTATGATATGATTGTTGATTGTGATAAGTTTATTAGTGCAGTGCAGGATAAGTTTGAGAAAGGATATCCTGTGGATATGCTTTGTGATAAGATTGAATCTGCCAATAAGACTAAGAGTGAAGCCCAGAAGACTCTTGGTAAATGTGACAACCTTATTGCTGAAATGAAAGAAAAGATTAAGAAGTATTCTGAATAAAGGAGTGAAGTAAATGTATATCTTTGGAGATTGCCATATTGGAGCTAACCGGAGAAACAAATTTCATCATAGAAAAGGATATGAAACTTGGAATTATCTTGTTAGAGAAACTGCTAAGTATGCCAAAGATGAAGCAATTATGTTTGCTGGGGATTTGTGGGATTCTGATCGACCTACTCCCTATGATTTGGTGTTGGTAAAAGAAACTCTTGAGAATATTATTACAGATAACTCTAAGAGTAGATTCATATTTATTCCAGGTAATCACGATAGGGTTAATATTGATGGTGTGTGCGCAGCAAACATCTTTGATGAGAACTTGTGTGATGTCGATTTGACTACACCTAAGTATTTTGTATTTACTGAATGGTATACTAATTGGAGAGAAGGCCCTGTTGATGATAAATCTACAGTATATTGCTTTCTCCCATATAGTGCAGATATTCTTGAAAAACTGAAGGAGCTTAGTGATAAAGTAAAACATGATATTATTGATGGTAAATATGTAGAAAATAAGATTGTTCTTATTTCGCATTTTACGACAAAAGAAATGAATCCTTTTGCCGGGATTATTTCAGAATATGATGAAGTGTTTAAACCTTTCGATGTAGTAGTATTGGGTGATTGCCATATCGTATATGATAATGGTAAATTCCACACTACAGGAAGTACGTACATGTTTAATGTGGATGAAATGAATAGTAAAAAGTGTATTCCTTCATTTGTCCGTATTGACGATATTACTGGTGAGTTTAACAGATATGAGTATCCAGAGTTTAAGCCTAAAATTATTGATGACGAATCAGAAGCTGTAGATGATGATACTTTGTATCTGATTATCTCTTCAGAAGTAATTAATGTAACTAAACCAAATGTCTTTGTTAAGTATAAACCTAACAAAGATACTGATGATGATTCAGTAGAACTTAATGAATCGGTCGAAATCAAGAGTATTAATAAGGATAAGGTATTCGAGATTATGTATCCCGAATTGAATGAAAATGAAAGGAAGCTTATTAAAATGTTTGCAAATGGTGAAATTGAAATTCAGGATGTTATTGACGGTAAGATTGTAACTGTGGTTGGTCGCAATGAAGTAAGCGAAGTTGAATTGGAGGCGGAATTAGAAGGACTTCTTAATGAGGAGGGATTTTGATGACGTTTGAAGATAAATATTATTTCTATTATAATCAAATTAAAAATTGTAATAGTAGTACGTTAGCATCAATGTATAATTGGTTTAATGCTAAAAGAGTAGGGGCTACGAGGCTACTCCCATATTGTGAAACTACCATGGATGAAATCCTTAATCCTGATAATGAGCCGATGTCTGCATTAAGTATTGCAGAGAGGTATGAACACATGCTTATTAGGGATTTGACAAAAGGAACTCCAACTTATGGTATTGATAAAAATGCGTGGGTACAGGTTTATTATGAAGCCACTAATAATATTAATAAAATTTTCGCATTTTGGTTTTATACTAATGGACTTGAAGGTGATGAAGAACTTCTAGATTGTATTACCGCAGATATGCTTAGTTTAAATGAAGATAATATTAATAGGTTTATTACAGCTACAGGATTTGAAGTAGAACTTTTTAAGGGGGAAGTAGAAGATGACTAATTATAATGAGCTTATCTTTGCTGTAGACAATAAAAGTGGTATGGTTACAATTATGAATTCTAATAAGGAGAAAATCCTAGAATTAGGGTTGTATAGTTTGGTTCGAGTTTCCAATAAACTTAAAGAAATTATCACCGATATGAATGAGCAAAAAAGTGATATTGATTTTTATAAAGATGAACTTCATGGAGTTGAACTTAGTGTTGATGATTGGGTCAAGATTTATAATGACCTTTCTGATCCTAAAAAACATTATATTAAAGCTACTGATGAATTTATTGAACAGTGGTCTGGTTATAAAGTTAAGCCTTTATCTGAGGTAGTCCAAAAATTAACTGTAGCATGTTATGATGTGGAATCGGTAAATGATTTGTTTGAATGCGAGTATTATTCAATTGAAGACGATTGGGGTGAAGAATATCTTTGCCCATGGTATAAGGACGATGCGTTGAAAGACAATGCTATTGGTGGTATTGCGAGTGTTATTTCTAAGTATACTAAAGAAGACTTGGATAGTTTTAATAAGAAGTATAATCTTGACATTCGGTTTTATGGCGATTATGAAAAGGAAATGAAGGAGAAAATCTATGCCATCGAACGTGCTTAAGTATTATATATTTAAACTTAGAGAAGACCCAGCTCCGCATGCATTGTTGATTGATACGCATGTTTTAATGTTAGGATATAAACTAACTGAACAAGAAACCGAGATGGAATATGCTTTAGATAGTTTCTTAAATTCTTTTAATTGTAAAGGTCATGATATAACTAACTTTTGTATCATACCAAGAACTATATTTAATGATGTGTGTATTTATGAACAGATTGGTAAAAAGGTATATTTGATTACACCTACTTTTCTATGTGATAGAAACCTACTAAGACAACGATATCCTGAATTGGTTCATAAAGTATATAAAGAGGACCTTAAGGATTACCATTATCAGGAAAAAGATCCTGAAATTGATTCTAAAGAGATTGAAGAGATTATTAAAGACCTTTATGGTGGAGGTACAGATGGTTAAATATTTCATTCGACAAGATAACTATAGTATGCATAATGTGGATTTTAACACTTTGCGTGAACTGTGTAAATTTATTTCAGAAACAGTATTAAATGAATATACAGCTAATTATTATAAACCTAAGATTCGTAGAAATGAAGTTGTATTTGAAAAAGTAGAACCATATAATTTAAAAGAATCTGTAGAAATGATAAAAAGTTGTATAGAGATATTTATTTCTACTCATACCCCAGTTTTAGGGGCAGGAATTATATTTGAATTGAATGTATTTATGCGAAACGATGGTAGGGTTAGTTGTAACATTGATAGTACAGTAGAAGATGCACTTTGGTGTAAAAAGTGTAACATCGGTATTATTGAGGTAGAGGATGACGTTAAGAATGGATAACGTTATTAGTAGAATTATTAAATTTTGTACTACAGTAAATCCACCATATCCTAATAACAAATATCCTTGGAATGTGTGGGAACCAATGAGAGATCCTATTACTAAGGAATGTACTTGTGCCTATTGTAAAGACGCTAGACAAGAAAGGGAGGAAGTTAAAAATGGATAAGCTGAATCTGATTGTTGAAGTACTTAAGGAAATGAATGATCCGAAGTACGCAAATGCTTTGAGTATGATCGCCGGAGTATGCCAGAGAAAGTCTGATATTCTGAAAAATGTTGAAGCAATTCAGAATCAGTACAATGCGGCAATTAATGATGTTAATATGTGTAATAAAGAACTTGAGTCTTATGCTAAAGAGGTGAAATAGAATGAGTATTGTGTATAAGGTAAAAGTTGATAAGTTTGATATCAGATGGAATGTAAGTCGAGAAAATTATAAGACATTTGTATTTGAAAATTTGATTGATGCAATTGAATGTGTAATACAAATCGGTCGAAAGTATGCGGAAGTAAACGAGTTAAATAACACAGATGGAACATCTGCAGAAATAGCGTATGGGAATAATAGTATATATCTTAACTTGTTTAAAGAAAAAGATATATGGTTAAAAGTATATGTTGATAGTGAAAATTATGATAAGTTTGATGTTTCAGCCGAATTTTGGGATACTTTTCTGAAGAAGGAGGTAAACTAGAATGTATTATATGTTCCAGATGGTTAGTAAAAGACTTTATATTCTTACAGTAGAGAAGTATACGCCTAACTGTGGAATGAATCCAGATGTCAGGGAATATTTGTATAGTAATCTGGAGTATGCAACATATGAAGGATTGGATAGACTTTTGAATAAGTATTTCGAAGTGAATCATATCAATATTATGGAGTTTAAAGATTTAGATGGTAGAACATATGAAGAAATTCTGAATAAGCGAAAATGTAGAATTCCTATGAGTAATTCAGATCCAGAAGAATATTATATTGAAATGTCGATTGTTTCTTATAAACTTGTTGATGATGAGTTTATGGAAGATTGGATGACGGAGTTCATGAAGAAGGAGGACTAAGAAAAATGATTAGAAGCATTCCAAGTAATAATTATGTTGGGCAATCTACGTATAGAGCATATCCATTTATGGATGAGACTGGTAAAGTACTTGAATACTTTGTTGATTATATGGAGGACTATGAAAATGAAACAGGTCCTTATAGAGAGTATATTAGATTTAAATTTAATGGTAAAACTCTTGAAGTTTATGAAGGAGAGATGTATGGTGGATTAGGATGGTCAGTTAATAGTATTATGACGGTATTGAGTCATGTTGAAGTTACTGAGGAAAATGCAATTAAAATGGCTAAAGATTGGATTAATGAAAGGACCTTTAAGAATGAGTGTTAATATTAGTCTTGATGAACTTAGAGCAGTTTTGGAATCAAAAGGATTGGATATTAAAGAACTAGCAAAAGAAGCTAAGGGGCTTAAATCTGCTCCACAGAGTGTGGTTGAGTCAAAGCAGGTAAATAGACCTAAACGAGCGCCAGTATTTGAGTTAGCTCTAGTTAATTATCCCGATTTTGTAATCAGGAAAAGTACTTCTAAAACAGAGAAGATGCTAGTATTTATGGTATCTCAAGATTCATACTATATTAAGACAATAAAAAATGGGTTTGAAGAAATAGAGCCTTTGGATGAAGATAATTATTCTAAGTTTACGTCTGGTATGACGGATATGTATCTACCAGAAGATTTTTGGCTTAAAAGAATTATGTCAGGGAAAGTTTTCTTTAATGCTATTATGAGGGAGCTAAGTCTTAGTGGTACTAAAAAAGCAATTCTTGGTAAATATTATTTCCAAAATAATATAAACAAAGATGGTGACTTTGCATATTCAATTGAGATGCGGGAAAAAATGTATAGTAAAATCCCATATTTGCTAAAGTGTAAGGATTTTAAACAGGAGTATATATGGGACTGGGAGGCATTTTATGATATTATGGAAAAGTTTGGATTAGATAATGCTAGGGTGTTTATTAAAGAACTTGGTAATAGCTTGGTACATGTTGATAGCTGTTATACTCTGAAATATTTATTGGACGAATATGAATTTGATTTTACATCATTTAAAGATTATGTACTTTACGATTCTGTTAGACTTGGTTATGCTATGAGTTTTTCACAGTTTATTTATACGTGGAAAGATACCTTAAGTATGCAGGAGCAGCTTTGGGGTAAGGTTAAAGACAAGTATCCAGAGCATTTGTCCGATTTTCATAATCAATTAAGTTATAAATGCCTGCTAATGAAAAGAGAAGGGTATAAGACACAAATTGTAAATAGAGCAAAGAAGGCTTCGGTGTTAGAGGCTACAATTGGGGATTATACGTTTATCATTCCTAAACAGCCTCAAGATTTTTATGATGAGGCGACTGCTATGAGTAATTGTCTGGCTAGTTATGTTGATAAGTATGCTACAGGAAAGGATTATATTGTCTTTATGAGACATAAAGATACGCCAGAAAAATCATTGGTTACAATTGAAATTAGTTTAAATGGTAATCTTATTCAGGCATATCAGGAAAGAAATACTAACGTTACTGAAAGACAGCTAAATGCGATTAATGCCTGGTTAACTAAAGTTGTGAAACCAAATATTAGAAAAATGTAATGATCAAAGTATTGAAGTCGCCTGAAGAGAAATGCCCACCAACAATACTTAGTTTATATAATTTTGTTGTTACTACTAAACTGGTATTGAGAATTTCACTATATAGTTGTATAATCGTAGATACATCTCAGATATTGGAGAAACATCCTAAGATAACAAGAACTATAGGTGATTTTTACGTGGGCTTTTCTCCATTTGGGCAAATATCTATAAGGGTTATTTAGACTAGTGGAGGAACAGTATGAGTTTAGGAGAAGAGGCTAAGAATGAAATTAACACTACTGTTTGGATACCAAATGGTGACCCTAGTAAGAAGTTGTGGAAAACAAAAGAGGGTAAACTCATTTCAGTAAAATTGATGAGTACATCACATATTAAAAACTGCTTGAAGTTTTGTATTCCATATGCTAATGATTGCTGGGATGTAATTTTTAGAGCAGAATTGAGAGAAAGGGGAATTCGATATGATTAAAACACTTAAACTACATAATTTTGGAAAAATTAAAGATCTTGAGATTGATTGTGCTAACAAGAATGTTTACATTGTTGGTCAAAATGGGTCTGGAAAAACTACAATTCTTCAAGCTATTTCACTTGCTCTGACAGGTAAAGTAGCTAAAGGTCTTACAAATGATTTGTTCATTGGTCCTTATGATAAAGACTTTACAGTAGTTCTTGAACTAGATGATGGAACTAAGATTGGAAGAACTGCTAAAGGAGCTAAACTTCAACTTCCTAATGGGGCAATTTTTAAGAAAGTGAAAGATGTGTACGAACACCTCGGTTTTGACCCAGCACTTCTGTTTAATCTTAGTTATGTTAGACAAGGTGAGATTGCAGATTTGTTTATGTCTGGGAATGGTAAAGGAGTTATTGATAAACTTAGCTCATTGATTATTGACGCTAAAAGAATGTCTGAAGGTAATCTTGAGTTAGGTAGAAAAATTAAAACTCTTGAATCTGATATTGTATCTATTCAGAATGGAATGAAACAGAATCTTGAATTCATGAAGGAATTTAATATTGATGAGATTGAGCGCAATATTACGACTTACTCTAATATGATTAAAACTCTTCTTGAGTCTAAGAAATATTCTAATTCTGAGATTAACAAGTTTTATAATATGTATAGTCAGTTTGAGATTCTTAGTTATAATTTAACAACTCAAAAAAAAGAGGCTAATTATTATAAGGATTTGTTTAATAAACTTACTAAACCTGAAATAACAGTAATTGAGCTTAAAGATAAACAAGCAGCATATAAAGAATATGCAATTGAATTTGCAAAAATTAATGATATTGATAATGAGATTGCTCGATATAAGGTAGTAGAAAATTATGTAGATGATGTTGAAAAGTATATTTCTACTAAGTTTTATAGAGTAGATTATACTGAAGATGACTTAATGAGAATTAATGCTGCTGAAAATGATATGATGGATTGCTTGTCAACTACTAAGCATTTTAATGATGTAACTTTGGCAGAAGAGTTTTTGAAGAATTATAACAGTATGGACCATGTTGATGCTAAAACTCTTCTTGAGAATAAGAAACTTAAAGAGTATTTGGTTAATAGGCTTAAGCCATTTAGATTTGAGGTACAGTATATTAGGTCTATTAAAGCAAATAACCCTGAAATGCATAGTAGAGACATTGTTCTAAATCATATTACAGAACTTGAGAAGGATAAACTTACTATTATTAATAAGTATAAGAATCCACCTCAAGAAGTTACTGATAAAGAGATTTGGGATATTGACCAGCAATGGAAAACTTATAATGATGCTGAGTATAAGATGAAGAAAAGTGTTTCTATGTGTAATGATACATATGAAAAATACTGTGAACTTTCTGAAAAGATTAAAACAATTCCTACTAAAGAACAATTGGATGAAATGAAAGATATTGAGAAGAATATTGCTCAGTATGAAGATATGCTCCAAGTTTGGGAAGATAAAAAGAGCATGTATAATAAATGTATTCTTAATAGTAAAACCAGAGAAAAACAGATTAAGGATACTGAAGAAGAGATGGAACGGGTAAGTTATTGGAAAGATATCTTTAGTGATACTCCAAATAGACTTAGAGCAGTTCTATTTAACCCGGTTGTTGAAATACTGAATAAAGAGTTTTATGAGTTGTTCAGTTTTAGTGGTCTTGGTGAAATCAATATTGATTGGAATAAAGTTACCATTACTATTGGTGAAAAAAAGTTTGAACAATTGTCTGGTGCTCAGATGGTAGCTGTTGGGTTGTCATTGAGACTAGCTTTACTTAAAGTAATGGGTGAATGTGTTCCAATTATGTTAGTTGATGAGCCTACAACCTTTCTGGATGATGATAGAAAGAATGACATTCAGAAGCTCCTTAGTCATATGAGTACAGTTTCTCAATGTATTGTTAGTACTCATGACGATAATATCATTAGTGCTAATAGTGTAGTTATTAATTTGAATAAGTAAACTAAAATAACTGAGGGCTGTCTTAGGATAGCCCTCAGTATATATTTGGGGGTGGTATGAGTGCATAGTGAAAATTGGTGTAGAGACCTTGCTGAAGGTAAATATTACAGTGTACGTGTGTTTGATAAAGTTTTTAAAGAGATGATAATTCATACGATTACTTTAAATAGACATAGATATATGTATATGTTTATGCGTAAATATGCATCAAGGAATCGTCTAGTAAATGGGCTTTGGAATGTTGACCCAGCAAGGATTCAGTTGTTTCCATATCCGAGCTCAGTATATTTTATAAAAGTGGTATAAGCTATGGCAACCTGTATAAGTACACAAAATTTGATACGTGGATATATTGTATGGAACTCGATTAATAACAAAGTATTTTACTATACCGCCATATTCTGGGTTAATGATAATGTATTTCGTAGTTTTACTATTAATAAACATTTCAGTAGAGTATCTTTAGATAAAAAATACACATCAATTTTTAGTAGTGCATATGGTTTGAATAAATATTGTTCTAGAGTATTTAATAGATGTGAGCGTGCAGGTAAATTTTATATTTCAGTAATATGAGGAGGAGGACATGTATTTCAAAGATATAGATGACAAACTTCTAATTATGGCTAGTAGAGCTTTGTGGGATGCTGATAATGTGAAACTTCCAGAGTATCAGGAGATTACTGGTCATGCTATGAGAAGATTTGTACAAAGAGCTTCTAAGAAAGGTTTTGATGATAAGAACATTCTTAAATGTAATGTAGAAATATCTAAAGTTTTAAATGATGAATATAAAAGAGATCATTATATGGGTAAAACTATAGATAAATTCTATGGAACAACTTATTGGTATAGAGGCTGTTCTAAGGATGGTAAGATTAAATATCTAATTCTTCAAACACCTACTGGTTATATTAAAACTGTATTTAATTGGAGTTTTGATACAGATAGAGTTAAATTTCTAAAGACTAGGATTATTAAACTTGCAGAGAAGCTGAAAAACGAATATGTTAGATCTAGAAAATCTTGGAAGGATGAGGTTTAATGATATGTTCAGCGACTCTACATTTCGGGCATGAACATGTTGATTTATTTGATAGCGCGGTATTAGTGGCAAACAAATATCGTGAAAAATTTGATAAGTTATTAAAATGTAATTTTCAGGTAGTTACTATATTTGGTGATCGGGCAGTTGTTACAGAATGTTTAGATATTAATGCTATTGTAATTTTGGACATTGAATATATGTATAAAAAACTATCTGTCGGGATAAAGGTGATTTAGATGATTCAACTTGCTAGTATAGAAACTTATCCATATCTTTCTAATAATTATATTAAATCTGAGGAACGTCTAAGAATTTATGAGTCTTATCTGAGTCATGCACAAGTTTCTGATGGTAGAAACCTGATTCACGAGTATGACCCAAAGTTGAACTATCATTTATTTGATGTTAGATTGGGATACTCGTCTGTTGGTATATCAATAGTTACAGTAAATAAACAAGCTGTGAAAAAAATATCACTAATTAATATCATTTAACTCAATCTTTGTAAGTATATTTATTTAATATTAGTTTAGGTCCTTGGCTATGTTAAAGAAGGTGATTTTATGTGAATCGTTATCTAAATATTTATAGTGCTAAGCGCGTGTATTTTAATGAAGCTACTGTTGTAGACCGTATTACAGATAAGGAAATATATGAATGTTTTGGCTTAAATAGTCGTGCAATTTTACCACAAATGAGGCAGCTATATTCTAATTGTAATTTTAAGTTTAATAAAACGCCATTATATTTAGGTCATAAAATTGAATATGAGTTAGGTAAGTTTCATATTCAAGTGCATAGAGCGAGGTATCTTACACTTGAAATAAAAATACTTTAGAAAGGAGTATTGTAAGGATGTCTAGAACTTGGTGTAATAAGTCATATGACTGGTTTGAACAAGGTCAATGTATAAATTCATTTAATCAAATTGATAAAAATCATAGTGTAGGTGTTTATGTAAATGATGATGGTGATATTGAACATCATTACATGTATCACGGTTCATCTATTGTTAAATTTAATGTTGAGAAGAAAACATTATATGTAAACCATTTTGGATATACTAGAGGTTCAACCCCACAAGCTATATACGAAGTACTAAATATGTATTCTGACAGAGATTGTGATGTAGTTAATGAAGACGATGGTCACAATGATCTTTGGTTTAATTTGTGTGATAGATATAATATTGGGGTTTATGGTGAGGATATTTCCAGTAGCGATTATTGGTATGATAAGCATATAGGCCCAATGTCTTCAATGGTTGAAAAGATTCCTACGGATATGAAGCACAGAGATTTCAGAGAAAAATGGTTTAAAGAATTTGCTGAAAAAGCAGAATTATACTTTTTAGGTAAAGCAATTGGTGGGTTTGGATGGCATTATGGAATAGGATACAGATTTACCACGAAACACTACAAATCACGAGGCACGGTAATCTTCGCACCATGCAGAACTAAACTAAGCAGACGAGTCTATCTTAAACAAATCTAAAACCACTTAATGCAACACCATGGAGGTAATCTATATGAAAATCTATCAAAATCCAATTAGTAACATCCGTAACATTTGTAACATTTGTAACATCAGCACCATTAGCAACAAAGTAACACAGCAACATCAGTCAGTCGGTCAGTCAGTCTGTCAGTATGTAAGTAAACAAAAAATCAAAGCAAATTGTATGTTTAATATTGTCAGTCTGTATGTCAGTCTGTCTGTAAGTTAAATAAGTAAACAATACTGAAATTAGGTGTTGACACAAGGATGAGTTTTCTATATAATTCATATAGAAACTGCTCGATCCCCCTCGGGGGGTGCAGGGCACATCCTTGATCACACTTGATAGTAAGTATTGTTTTTTGTGTGATCTATCATATTTTTATTGGAGGAATTACTATATGGATGAATTGAACAAGAACCAAGTAACTGAAGAAGAGATGAATGATGCTGAAGAAGTGATTAAGGAAACTGTTGATGCTAATTCACAGGATAAAATCACAGAAGACGACATTGACCAGATTAATGATGAAGCTAATGAAGAGTTTGATAAAATGTTTGATAATGGTGAAATGCCGGATTTTAGTGAACTATTTGGCAGTCTCTTTGGTGGTGGTAATCCTTTGGAAGAGCCTATTCTTACTGTAGAAAAGATTAATAAAGAAGTTGACCTTCCTAAGTATGCACATCCGGGGGATGCTGGTATGGATGTTTGTGCCAGTGAAATGGTTTGCATTAGACCTAATGATTGGAAACTTGTTCATACAGGTATTAAGGTAGCAGTTCCAGAAGGTTTTGAAATGCAGGTTAGACCTAGATCTGGGCTTGCTCTTAAACATGGTATTACCGTTCTTAATACCCCAGGTACTATTGATAGTGGATATAGGGGAGAAGTTGGGGTTATTCTTATGAATCATAGTGATCGGGATTTTACTGTTAAAAAGGGTGATAGAATTGCTCAGTTGGTAATTGCTCCAGTTATTTCTGTTAGAGTTATTGAAGGAGAAGTGGATAAGGTAACTGAACGAGGAGAAGGTGGATTTGGGTCTACTGGGGTTGAATCTAAAAAGGAGGAAACTACTAATGACTCAGCAGGAACAGAAGAACCAAGTAAAGAAGTGTAGGATTGTTTACAGACCTAAAGAAATTGTTCCTCTCGATATGAAGGATTTTAGCCCTGAAGAAAGAGAAGAATATAACAAAATTTTAAAAGAAGAATCTAAAGGTACTGGAGTTAGCATTTACGATTATTATAACCTTAATGAGGAGGAGATTTAATCATGATTATTGCTATTGAAGGTATGGATGGTGTTGGCAAGACTTCAGCTATTAATTATACTAATGGCTTTTTGAAGTTGTATTCTTTTGGCCAGAAGTATCCAGCATTTAGTTATGAAGGTCCTTTCTTTGAAGATTCTGAGTATATTAAGAATGCTATTCAGCTTAATACAAATATCTTCTTTAAGTCTAGTAGTTTTATTGGAAGAGCAGTTGCAGTAAAGAATATTGACTTCCTTCATTATACAGATAAAATGCTTACTAGAAAAGCTCTTGAGCATAATGCTACTTCGGGAGAAATTTGCTTGTATGATAGATATTGTCTCTCTCAGGCAGTTTATGCTAAAGCTATGGTAGATATGCTTATTGAAGAAATTGAAAATAAATATGAGGGTACTCCAGAGTTCTTTAGCTATGATTATCTTAAAGAACTTAGATATGAAGTTGGAGATAATTTCTATGAACTTCCTAGAGCTAAACTTACAATTGTGTTTGTAGCAAATACTGAAGAAGTACTTAAGAGAAATAATAGAGAAGTCAATGATATTGTGGATAAAAATCAGGTCTTCCAAAATAAAGTTAATGCACTTTATACCAATAAAGAATTTGTAGATAGATATTCTAATAGTGAGCATACAGTTATTGTGGATACTACTGGAATGACTGTAGAAAGTATGGGTAAAAAGATTAGAGATCTGATTAACTATTATGCCAATATTAAAAAATAATTTGTTAATAACTAGTTATGGGATAGACTCAGCTCTATCCCAAATTCTCTACTATCATCACACTAGTACTACTAATTTTATAACTATAAGTAGAACTAAAGCTTCTGAAGCTATAGAATATCTTAATCCTAATATTGTAATTAATTTAGGAGAAGATTGGGATAATGTAACTATCTTTAATAGATCTTCTACTTTAAGTGCTACTAATCAATTAGCTACTTATTTAAATGTAGATAAAGCTATTATGAAGTATGCAATTCTTTCAGATAAACTTCTTCAATATAATGAAGAGCTTGAACCAGTTGTAAATTTCTATGAAGCAGTTGGTCATGATAACTTTGTTAATAGATTTATTATAACTGATTCTTTAACTTTAACTAAATCTGAAATAGCTTTAGGTAAAGCATTTGTTATTGAACATCAGCATATTGCTAAAGAATATGTAGATAATTTCTTATTCTATAAAGATGGAATAGCTATTATTAAATCTAATTTTAAATTAGGTAAATATCTTGAAGAAGCTATTATTGATAAGTATGCTGAAGATGGTCTTAAATTAGTTTGTACTTATAGTAGTTTTAATGTAGATAGTTTTGGATTAAGATTTAAAGCTAAAAAAGATCTTAAAGAGAAACTACTTAATAATATAGACCCTAATATTATTAGCAATGAAGATCTTGGTAGCTTAATAATTGCAGGTATTAATGACCATCAAGAAGATGCGGAAGAATACTATTATGAAGTATTGTCAGAAGCTTGGGATAAAATGGTAGAAGAAGATAAAAGAAAAGTCTTTGATGAGTATGATAAATGTATTGAATTAAGCTAAAAAAAAGAAGAGGCTCCCTTTGTTAGGGGGTCTCTTCTTTTATTTTAATGTTAAATTTTATTTGTATATATATTGCCAGCGATTCAATGTGGTTATGAAGGCTGCATACCTTCTAACTAAATACAACATTGAATCAGCGGAATCATCCCCCTCTGTGCAGAGAGGCATCTTTAAGGAGGTGTTTGGGATGATTGAGAGCATGTATTTTGTTATCGTTAATGGCGAAGCAAGAGCGGAAATTCAAATCAAGGTTAACAAAGGGTTTTCATTTGAAGTCCTTGGTTTGAGATTTTCTCACTCTTATGATTCGAACGGAAACGAAAGCATCAAACTCACGCACATCGATAGCGGCGAATATGCTGTTGCTTACGTGAAGGTCGATAACGCTGTTGATGACGAATTTAATCCCAATTATGTTGTTCATGGGAATAAGATCGTTTTCAAGGCGCTTGAAACGACGCATTTCCTCTGGCACCACTCGTGCCACAAATGGGGAGAGAAGTAGTTAACAAAAAAGAAAACCCATACGCTGTGAAGCTGTAGGGGTTTTCTTTTAGTTTAGTCTTAAGGATTTTCTTTTGGCTCTTCTTCATCAACTACAGTATCTGGTCCTACTGAAGTAGAAGAATCTACACTACCTACCGTAGTAGTTACATTAGCTAAAATATTAATAACTTGCATATTAGTATGTAGATTAATATTAGCTGGAATCTCCAGCTCATATTGTAAAGAACCAGATAAAGCAAATTCAGCTAGATCAGTACCACCATAGAATGAAGAAGAATCTGATAAAGCAGTTAATCTTAAAGTAGGAGTAGTTGCAATAGGCATTACATATTCATGCCTTCCAGTATTCTTTATTAACTTATGACTAATATTACTATGATTTAAATCTAAAACTATTTCCTCATTATTATCAGTAAGCATCTTAATTTTATCAGATAAAACAAAGTTTAATGTTATCATATTCATAGGGACAACACTATTTAGTCCTCTGAAAAAATTAAAGAAAGACATCTGAATATCATGAGCTTCAGGTAAAGAATCTGTAAATATTTTTAAGTCAATATTACCCTGCATCCTTCTGGTAGTTAAAGCCAATAAAGTTCCATCTTCGAACAGAATTGGAGGCCTATTCCAATATGCCATATATGGATGCATATTCGTATAATTCCATAACCAATTAGTATGGTCTACTGGCTGCTCTAAAGTAGGTGTAAATACTAGGAATGGTTTTTTATTGTACATTCCACCTTCAGAAACAATAGTAGGGTCTGTATTAAGTTGTTCTAAATATTGAACTGCTTTATTATAAGAGCCTATAAATACATGCTTAAATTTATTATATACTTTGGTTTGTAATAGATTCTTAACTTCACCTAAAAAAGAACTTATAGCTGTTGAAGGATATGGAACTGGTGAGGTAACTCTTTTTCCAGAGTACATTGGATATCACCTTCTTTTAGCTATTTAAATTGATTCTTCCAGCTTTTAAATTTATAGTTCCAGAAGTTTCAATATTTATATTGCTATTATCCATAGTAATTTTACTATTACCTTGAGTAATAGTTGTAGTATTTGAATCTTTATTAATAACTATGCTCTGCTTTCCATTTCCAGATTGTAAAGTAATTATATTATGATTACTTTCATCTAAAATTAATGCCATATTATTACCTTCAACTAAAGGTCCTGTAGCAGTTCCTCTACCTTTAATAACTATTTTAGAGGAGCCATTTTCATCTGACATTAAAATAGTTCTTCCTCTAGGAGTCTGTAATAGAGTATAAATTTCATTTGGACTGCCACTAGTTCTGTTTTCATTAGGTATAGTATATCTATTATTGAATCCACCAGAACCAAAGTACCATGCAATACCACCATTATCTGTTCCTTCTACAGGGTCTTCCCAAGCTACCCAAACATCAGAACCAATTGGTGGTATAATACACTGCCCAGAATTTTTAACTTTTCCTGTATCTGATCCTACGAAAAAAGCATTTAAAGGGTAAGCCCAAATTTCAGCTGGCTTACCCGAATCAGCATTCCAATCCTCAACATTCACTTTAACTGAACCAGGTGCTACTCCTGCTCCACCATGTTTATAGTTAGAGTCAATTACTTTAGCTCTATAGCATTTACTTAAATCTAGTGCCATTGCATTTTATACCAAATCTCTGCCATAGGTTCAGGAGTAACTGTAGGAGTTAATAATTCCTGTTTACCTTGATTCTCAGGCATATTTTCTCCAGCATTTCTAACATCCTGTTCAGCAGTAATAGGATATTGATTCGGTACATTAGGTCTAATTGCATGAACTAAAACTACTGTATCTTTAAAAGCTGGATTAATAAATCTATATGGCTGAATAAAGCCAAACTCTTCCAAAGCATTTATCCAAGACTTATCATCATGCTTAGATAAATCATTAAATACCATCCATTGTATTTGAGGATTAGGATTTTGCATAGCAGTTTCAACAGCAGTTTGAATCATCTTCTGATTAATATCTTTATCGTCAGTAGGTTCTCCATAAGTATAAGAAGCAACTGCTAATAACTGTCCATTATTAATAGGTAAGGGAATACCATCAATTAAAGCTAATATTTCGTTACCCTTAACAGCTGCTACTCTAAAGCTATAATTTTTATTATCGGTTCCTAAATATCTCATAATAGCCTGATTATCTGACTTATCTTCTGGATAATACTGATTAGGATGAGTATGAGTTTTATTAAAAAACTTTTGTAAAGATTCTTTCATTTCAGGTGGAATAGAAGTAATGATTTGTATCTCATCTCTATGTTGTTCTTCAGGTTCATTTAATGTAGCTTTCATATTTGGGTCAGCTATATTAGGAACTTCTGCCTGGGGCTGAGGCTGAGGTGGCAAATCATTTTCAATAAATTCCCACCAATAATATCTTGGTTTATATTTATTGTTCATTTGGGTTATTATCTCCATTCAAATCTGGATTCATTATATTATTAGCTATAGTTTTATTGACTTGTTTTTTACTTGGTTTCTTAATAGTAGGATTCATAATTTGTTTAGCAGTATCCCTATTATCTCTCTTAACAACTTCAGGAGGATCAACATCAGGAATAACTGGATTAGTTATCTTATCAATATCTATAATCTTAATAGGACTGATTTTTCTATCTTTAGGTAAATCTTTAATAACTTCTTTAGAAATATCTCTCTGAACTGGTTGAACCACTTTCTGCTGTGGAGGTAAATCTACAGGTTCTTTCTTAGGTGGCTCTTCAAACATACTCTTTGGAAATTCACCAAAATCATCAAGATTATCTTCTTCTGGTTCGGGTGTTTCTGGAGTAGAGGGTTCTTCAGGAGTAATCTCAGTATCAGAAGGGGGCTCCTGTAATTGAACTGGAGGTTGTTCCTCAGGTTGTTCTTGAGGAATCTCTTCTTCAGGTGCTTTAGATTTAGATATCCTATTAACTGTTTTATTTATATCCTTAGTTAATTGTGAGTTGGATTTTTCTTTTGCCTTTGCTTTGTCATCCAAGTATTTTTCAAAGTTAGCCAATTCTGGCTCCTGCGGAGCTGAAGCTGGAAGTGGTGTTTGATATTCTGGTTGTTCTGGTTGCTGAGGTTGGACATTAGGTTGAACTTCTCCTTTCTGAGGTTCTTCTTCCTGAGGAATCTCTTCAGTTGGCTGCTCAGGTTCTTCAGGTTGTTCTTCTTCGGGTGGTTGCTCCTTTAAACTATTAAGGAACTCATCATTAATTTTAAATACAGATCTATATTTAGTCTTACTAGTGCCTCTTAAGGCATCTACCTTCATCATAGATTCTAATATAAAATCTTCTTGTCCTTTTAATTGAGGTAATTTAGTTAATGTAATAGCTTTTTTAACTAATTTTTCTAACACCTTTCCATCTGTATCATAATAGTGATCCATAGTAAAAGTCCATACTCCATTTAATTTAGCTACTACAATATATCCTGCTATTGAAACATCAGTAACTCCACACCATACAGTAAAATCAGGTAATTTCTCCTGTGCTGATAATAGAGTAGATGCATCTCTTTTAGCTCTTCTGTTAACTTCTTTTTTACTTAAAGACATATCATCTTCATAGACACCATATTGGAATCTTATCATTTCACCATATAAATCTTTTGTATATTTTGCATAATACTTAACTGGATAAGTAGCTGTTTCTAATATTTGAATGTTTTCATTTAATTGTTTAGTGTATCTAGTTGTAGTATATTTACTATCTTTAGTATGATAATTTTCTATAACTGTTTTTTCATCTTTGGTTGGGTCAAAATTAGGATACTGCCTAAATGCAAATTCATCATGAAGAGGTTTTGCCATTCTAATAATAGAATACTTTTTACCACCTTCAGGACCTCTAGAATACCAATAATCAGTTGGTCCAATAATAAACATGATTCTAAATCCTAACTTAGTATATAAAGCAATAGCTGGCTTATTATATGGTTGAGTATTCAAATCAACCCATTCACTATTCTCAAATCTAGCTTGGCACAGTAATAATCCATCTTCCATAATCTTTTTACCATGCCCTAGTTTTTGAAAATGTGGATTTACAAATATTTCTGGTATATGAACATATTTATCTCCAGTATCTGAATCATCAGTTTCATATGCAGAGAAATATGCAATATAGTCATTAGTTTCATTATCAAATAAGCATTCTTGTACTGAAGGATGATCCTTTAAAACTTTTTGTAATGTATTTAAAAAATAATCTTTCATTTGATTTATACTATCTTCAGTACTAACATTATCTGGTTGATATTTTAAAAAAGCATCACAATATGCTTTAGCTAGAGGCTCTAAATCAGACGATTCTACTTCTTTAATTAAAAGTATAGAAACACACCTCCCCTTTCTAATAATTTTATAATTAAGTATAGCATAAATAAAAAAGAACTACAAGAGGGAATTCCTCCTGTAGTTCATATTTTTTAGTTATTTAATTAAAATTGATTAGCTAAGAGGCGTAACTTCTGGATCTGTAGTAGTTTCACCAGTTGTAGTCTCAGTATCTGGATTCACCACAACAGGTTCAGGATCGGGCTCAGGCTCTGGCTCCGGTTCAGGTTCAGGAAGTTCTCTGGCTAAAGTACTCGCCTCGACAAAACTCTTAAAGTCCTCTATTTCAACGCCATCAATAAAGACGTGAGGCATCTTCGTACCTTCAGCGTCAAGTAACTGAGCATCTTTGGGTCCAGCATAGTAGTAGAGTAACTGGCTAATTTCAGCGCCATTAGCACCTTCAGCGGTGTTGATGGTAGTAGTATTAGAAATATTAACAGTAATACCACTAAAGTCAGAAGTGCTCTTGCCATAAGGCTGGAAGAAAAGAATACCAGCCCAATCAGGATACTGAATATCACCGGAATAGGTGTTATTTCTAATATTAACAACAACGCCCTTTGGGCCACGACGCTCACCAGTAACAGGGTCAATGATGTCCTTAGCTGCAATTCTGATAGGATTGGTATCTGGGCCACAATCAAAGCTGTTATTATCAATATTGATGACCGCATCATCATCAAGCTGATATAAGTTTATAAAGTTATGCGAAGCAGAACCTTTGGTAAAAGTATTGCCTGAAAAACTCGAACCCTTCTTAACAGCGCAGTTAAGTTCAAAAAGATTATAAATACCGGGGTTATCTCCAAAGTAATTGTTATCAAAAACAACCTTAGTAGGTAAATCCCATCTATTGGGCATAAAACCCATCTTATTTGCCATAGATTTATCTCAACTCCTTATTATTTAGAAGTTTAGTTAATTTGCAGATTGAAGATTAAGGATTCTGCTGTTATTAATTGATGCATCTGAAACATCTTTAAGTTCAGTTAAAGCATTATTAGTTAAAGTTAAACCAGAAATATCAACTTTAGCATTTGCCTCAGTCAATAAAGCTCCTTCTATAACAGTTTCACCTGGTCTAGGTTCTTCTGTTGCAGTGGTCTTAACTCCTTCTAATTTAACTCCATCTTTAAGAATAGTATCTTCAGTAATTGTCATTTCAGGCAAATTAACTGTAGAACCAGATGGAGTTTCATCTATAACAGTAGTAAGTCCTTTTTCTTCTATAGCAGATTTGGAGATAGTATCTTCAGCTTCAGGAGGAATTTCCTTTCCTTCTTTACGAAGTTTACCGGGTGTTTTCTTGTGAAGTAATTCAGCTTTTGCTTTAATTTCATCTGGTGTTTTACCATCATATGTCTTCTCAGCCTCAGCTTCAGCCTTCCTATAAATTGCTACCTGGGCTAAAGGTTCTCTGAAATCTGAATACTTACCTCCAAAACCTAAGTCTGCCTCTTGAGCAGTCATATCTGCAAATTGATTTGCAAGCTCCTCTAAATAGAGCTGACCAACTGTTTTTTCAGCAGACATTTTAATTAAAATACCTTTTTAAGTATTAGTCGCCGGTCTTGCCGGTTGAAGCGCCAGCACCTGCTTCAGCATCTTTAGCAGCTTCCTCAGCAGCCTTGAAAGCAGCAGCATCCTCAGGATACTTTTTCTCTAAAACTTCAGGATAGTACTTCCAAAGAAGCTTCTTCTTCCCTTCTGTAGCTTCATGATACTCCTTAGCCTTCTCAGCAGCGCCAGCACCAGTAAGCGTCTCACCCTCAGCGCCATACTCGACATAAGTTTTAATCTCAGTCTCTGTATCAGCAGCTTCCTTCTCCATAGCCTCATTATAAATCTTAACCTGAGCTAAAGGAGCTCTCCAGTCAGCGTGGCAATCACCAAAACCGAGTTCAACCTCGGTAGCAGTCATATCTGCATAAGCCACCTTGCACTCGTCAAGGGCTTTACGACCGGCAGTAACAGTTTCATTATTGTCCATAAATAAATCACTCCATTTTATTAAAATTTAGTTGTATGTATATTACTGTAATAACTTATTGTCTTCTCCAGAAAGGATGTGATAGTATGGAGAAGAAACTATTTAGGGTGCTGAACACCCTCGGCGTGGTCGCATGTGCGGCCACTTTGATCCTCATGGGGGTTCTGTGGGGGAGAATAAAGCCCCAAGAACTCCCTAAGGAGATGGTTGAAATTAACCGTCTTCTTGAGGAACGTCGGGAGCAGCGTCCCCTCACTGCCCCCAAAGAGAAGAAAAAGATTGAGGGGACTCCCGAATCTGCGCGTGATGTGGCCGCAGTTCGGGTGATTGCGAGCCACATCAACGGGTTCATGCTCAGCTCCTTTGAAGGAGCTCTGGGCATGACAAGGAAAGACTACATCGATGCCATTGCTGAGGCCTTGGTGGAATATTCCAAGTCCCAGGAAGAGGCCTTTTGGCTCTGCGGAATGATGCAGACCGAAAGCAGCTTCAGACTGGGAGCCCGCCCTGGGAAGTCCACGAACAGTAGCGCACGTGGGCTTCTACAGGTAATCGTGCGCTACCACGGAGATGTCCTGAATCCCGCAGGCATTTCCAAGTTGGACCTGGCATCCGATATCAACAAATCGGTGTTGGGTGGGGTACTGGTATTCCACAAATACCGGTACCCCAGAAGAGGCGGGAAACGGACTCTCCGGGAAGCCACCCGGAGGTACAGGAGTCTTTCAGCTTCTGAGGCTGCTCAGGCTGCGTACTACAACGCGGCTAATGCAGTCTTTCAGAAGCTTATGAAAGACTTTAAAAAGGAGGTGAAATCCTTGTAAGGGAAACCCCGTACACTACAGCAGGTGTGCGGGGTTTTCTTTTGGGTTAGTCGTTATTAAATAATCTAAGTTTAGTATAAATTCTTTCCATTTCTCTGTAATCAATTTCTCCATTACAGAGTGTTCTATAAATAGTTTCAGTAGTAGAATTGGACATACAATCATTACAGGGGAACTGTATATCTGTAAAGAATATCCCAATAACTCCAGTATCATAACAATATGAGTCATCAAAATCATCAGTACAGAATACTTTATCTAAATTCTCATCATCTACATCACAATATTCTGGATCCATAAGAATAAAGATAGTATTCTGCTTAATGAACTGAGCAATGTTGTATAGAGTACATTTTTCTATAACAGTAACAGGAATAGGAACTTCAATAGTTTCATCAACATCATCAATTATTGGATATGAACCATCGACTGCATTCTTTTTAATTTCTGGATTCTCCCTATAATAGATATCTGAAATAATCCGCTTTCTAATCTTAACTTTAACTGAGCAATACATTTCTTCTGGGGTGTCTTCAGTTTCATCCTCTTCATTATCTGCAGGAGGAATTTCTTCAGAATCGATATTATCCAATTTATCTAAGAAGTCCTTAGAATCAGTTTCAGTATTGATACTATCAAGATTATGGAAGAAATTCTGGAGATTTTCGTCCATTTTATTATTTTTATCAATAACAGGATGGTCTTTGATATGTTCTGCAATAGGATCTGATTCTTCATCAGATTCATTATCTTCAGTAGTTTCTGGCTTAACTACAGAAGCTTCACAGTCAATCTCTCCAAAAGAGTCTTTGAGTTCTTCTAAGAATTCATTAAAATCATCATAGTCTTTCTCATTGACTTTTCCATCAAAATATGGTTCATCCATATTTGGAACAAGAACTTTAACTCTGATCATTTTAAATCAGATCCTTTCTTTTTAGGTATACTAACACAGATTATAATGTAGTTAACAATACTTGTCAATAGGGTAAATTAATTAAAGTTACCCCAAACTTTTCCATACCAATCTCCGCCATTATTAAAAGTAATAAACTCAATAGTAGTCATTACAGTTTCAATCATAGGAGCATATATGCCATCCCAATGGACATTTTCAGGCCATTCAATCATATATTGATTTGCATTATAAAGAGTTAAACTAACTTTTCTAAAGTTACTATTTGCTATGCTATTAATAGTGAAACTGAATGAAATGTCATTATTAAGCATTACTAAGGCATGATTACCTAAACTAAAATCTATTGTAAGATTATCTATATTTGAATCAAGATTTCCCAGGTCTTGTAATTTCTCGTTGATATTCTGAAGAGTAAATAGAGTTGAGCTGTTCTGTAATATATAATTATTATTAGCTGTTTCAACTCTAGAAATCTCTCTAGAAACTAAATTATTTACAAAAGCTGTAGTAGCTATTGAAGTTGAATTATTACTAGTCAATGGGGTAGGTGATTGAGGATCTCCTGTAAATATTGGAGAATCTATATCAGCCTTAGTATTGTCATGTTCATGCTCATGATCTATTCTGGCAGCCTCATTTAAAACTCCAGGATATGCTCTATTGGAATTCATTCTTGGATTAAGATTAGACAATATTATATGCTCATTATTAACCCAAGTTAAATTAGCTCCATTATTGCTTAATATCTTATTAGAAGTATCATCATTAATCTCAGGTATTTCATTTGGAACTACACTCCAAACAGGATTCTTATTACTATCTAATGTTAATACAGATCCTATTTCAGATTCAGTTGAATCTGGTATTTCCTGACTTAATTCTACCCATTCAGGTAATCCTTCTGTATTGGCTATAAGGAATTTTCCAATATCTGCATATTCTATTTGAGGAAGTTCTTGGCTGTCTTGATCAGTTTTCCAGAATACTCTGCTTCCATCAGACGCTAAAACTTTACCAGCAGTAGATTCTGACTGAGCTGGAATAATGTTTAATAACTTAGTATTAATTTGATCATTAACAAACTTAGTTGTAGCTATAGAATTGTCATTAGTATTAACTGTTGGATTAATTAAAATCCTAGGTGTTCCAGTAAATAAAGGTGAATTAATATTAGCTTTAGAAGTATCTGATGGATGCTTATGATCTTCTCTAGCTACTTTTTCTGAAGTACCTATAGCAGCTTCTCCATCCATTAAAGGAACTACTTCTGTATCTAAGATAGCATTTAAAACATCTGAAATATTTATACTATTTCCACCTACTGAAATATTACTGTCACCTAATAAATATCCTAATACTATAATGATGTTTTCTTTAGCTGCGCAAGCTTTAGAAAAGGTTATTCTCTTATTTACAGAATCAAATGTATAGTCTGTAGTAGGAGAAAGTAGAAGTCCATTTCTATAAAGATGAAAACCAGTAGGTCTGTTATTTGAAGGGTATTGCTCTTCAGTTAAAGTTATTTCTGTTTCTCCACCTATAGCAGTCATATAAGATTCAATAAAATAAACTGGTAATGGATGCTTATGATCGGCTCTGGCTGCCTCCGAACTCACTCCATAGGAACCAAGCTTATTATCTGATACTGCTGGATATATTGTAGATGTAAGTTTTAATGGTACTGCCCAATATGCAGATGAACCATTTGTAGAAAGTACTTTATCTGCATTATTAGTTTGACTTGGTAAAGCATCTATGACTCTCCATTCTAATGTCGAACCATTAGTTGATAAGAATTTTCCAGAATTCCCTACCTGTGATGGTACACTTGAATCTCCAGAAATTCTGGTTTCTAAATCTTTTAAAACTACATCTAACCTAGTATCTTGAACCTTATTAACTATAACTTGATCTGATGTTGTTTTTGCAAACTTATCATAATAAGTTTCATTTTCAGCATCAACTATATGCTCTGTTACTTTTTTAACTCCACCATATCTATATGATATTCTCAATCACCTCCTTATCTACACCTATTCTAGTTTTCATTATTTGTTCGAAATATTTTATTAAACAATTGCTATAAACTGTAGTATTGTTCCAGATACAACTGTTTCTGTAAAATTAATTGTATTATTAGATACTGAATAGTCAAAATCTGGTGACAATAACAATCCATTTTCATATACAAATAAATTCTGTAAACTAGATGGCATTGTAAAATCACTTGTACTTAATGTATAGACAGATATGTTTGATGTTATTCTTGTAGAAAATCTTTGAATATTTAATAATGCTGGGTCTATTGTATTATTAGTTCTAGTAAAGACTACTTTATTATCATCAGATGAATATGATGCTCCAGTACCTACAGTACCATTTAACCAATTATTATCTATTTTAGTAGAATTTTCTTTAGTAGTAACTAGTCTATTCTGCATAGCAGTTTGTGATGACCGTAACATAGCTGGTAATACCTCTGAACCATTTTCTAAAGTCATTGCTAATAAACTGCCCTTATAGTTATTATAAGTGCCTAAAATAGATCTATCTAATGTTCCTTTTAATAATGGATCTGGCTGTACTGTATTATTCTGTGATGTTAATGTTACTAAATATGGTGTAGCACTCGAACTAATAACTTTTTTAGAACTTGTAGTATTAAAATACTCTAAAGGTACTTTACTATGTGAATCAGTATGAACTAATTGATAAGGCGTTTCTCCAATTGTTCCTTCTGTATTTTCAATAGTAAGTATCTTTCGAATATATGTTTCATCCAAACAAAGTTCTACTGGAGGATGTGTTTGATTTATAGTTAATGCCATTTGTTATCACCAAACCTAATACCCAACTGCAATCCAATAGATGCGCATATTGTCCCAATAATCGTTACTTGCGTAAAACCCAGTAGTTGTTTTCGATTTAACATATGTCGGGTCTGCGCCACCATATGATGCAGTAGCAGAAATTACTACTTGATAGTTCGTATTGAGAAATGCGATAGGGAAGGAAATTATTTGGTCAGATCCTTTCTCAATCCCGGATCCCCATTGTATTTTTAAACCGTTACTGAGTTTTGTATAATATGTGCCGGAATCGGAAACTCCAACGGTATCTTTTATAACGTTAGCGATATCTCCTACAGTGGTGTGCTGAATATTAGAATTATTATTAAGTAGAATCCAAGTATCGTTAGCTATTGGCGGTTTCGTGCTTATTTGCTGTGTAAACCCAGACCATTTACCATTAAAATTTCCAGCTGTTACAGTTTTATTATTAGCGGTAATGTTATTGTTAACAGTTAATGCTCCACCCACAGAAACTGAACCATTGTTAACTAATGCACCAGTATTAGTAATACTTGAACTTTCAATAGCACCAGTCTTAAAAGAACCAGTAGTAACTTTTCCAGCAAAAGAAGAATTGCCAGTACTACTTACAGTTAACGTTCCCCCAACCGTTAAGTTGTGTGGTATCCCCGTATTACCGGAGCGGTCAAGAAGTGTTAAAGTATTTTTGATAGTAGCGGAATCCCAATTTTTAACTTGCCCACCGCCATATTGCCTTACATAGATGTCTTCTGCGCCATCGTCAGAAACGGCAAGTTCAACGAACCCATATCCCGTATCTGAACCAGATGTGGTATAAGGAACAGTTCCAGATCCAATTCTCCAGCAATCATTGCCTCCGGAATATCCTTCAATCTGTGTGATAACTTTACCACTAGTTAACTCAGCAGTTTGTCCTGTAGTAATTGTTATTGGAGAATTATTAACAACTAAACCATTATTAGCAGTAATTTCACCAAATACTGTAAATGGCGCATTATTAGTTGCTGCTTGATTGCTCCCTATAACAACGGATCCACCATCTGGATTAAGATTTAGGGAGCTAGAACCACCAGTACCATTAGATCTGGCACTAATTTCATTTTCATCAAATGATAAGTGGAGGCCGGATTGACTTCCAATAATTAATGGAGCATTTGCATCATTAGAAGAATTTCCTATCTTATCTCCAGTAACTGGGATGTTTATACCCTTATTAGCAATTAGCCTATCATTTAACGTAGTGATACCTGAAACAGTTAAACCATTTAATGTTGTATTTCCAGCTTTATCCATTAATGTTAGTTCATGTTGGATATTGCCGCTATTAAAATGTTGTTTAGAATCGCCAGTTTTATTCCACGATTGATATTGTCTGAATATAATCGGCTCATTACCATTATCGTAAGTAGCAATTAAAAGATATGTATCGGTATCTTCAACAGCGTTTTCATCTAAATTCATCCCAATTAAGCATCCATCAGTATACGCGCAGCTACTAAACCCTGAAAAGTTAGGTAATTCTTCTGCAAGTTTTGTTTGATTGACTGGATCTGATGGATATGATGTATTAGAATTAATTATAATATTACCGTCTACTAGATCTAAATTTTTAGCTACAACTAAATCATCTTCAATTCTAACAGGCCCATTTAAGTGTGATGAGCCATTAATAGATAAGTTGCCTGCAGTTGAAGTTATATCATTTGCAACACGCAAACCTCCATTAGAGCTAACAATGTCGCTTGTAACGGTTAATCTATTTACCGAAGTATATCCATCTTTATCCATTAAAGTAATAGAATTTTTTTGAGTTAAACCGGTATAACCTGGATTACCAATATACTGCCTGACATAGATAGGCTCAGTACCTTCATCATAAGTAGCTAACATCAAATAATTATTGGTATTACTGCTTCCATTCATTCCTAAAAGGAATCCATCTGAATAACTATTACCACTAATACCAGTAAAATATGGCATTGATGCTTTTAAGTTATCTATGCCAGTAAAAGTCGCTGTAGTACTATTTATTGAAGATACAGTAGAAGATGCTGGTGAAGCACCATTAATGATGATATTACCAGTAGTAATACCACCAGTTAATGGTAAAAACTGATTTGATCTAAATAAACTTGAATCTAATAGCCCATTAGCATCTAATTTAACTAAAGTATTAGCATTACTACTGCCACCAGCAGAAGTATTTTTAATTAAGTTATAACTAATTTTGCCTTCCGAATTAGTTTTAACAACTTTATCTTTATTATTGGCTAAAGTAGTAGACGAACCATCTGTAGCATTCAATAAGTTATTATTAATCTGTTTATTAGAATCAGTTACAACTACTTTATTTTTATCTAAATTATTATCAGTACCGTCTGTTTTGTCTAACCAAGTATTACTTAATACTGAACTAGATGAAGTTGTTTTAGGTATAGTATTAACTGCTCCTGTAGTTGAAGCAGGTAAAAGATTAATGTTAATTAATCCTGAGCTTAATGTCTTAACTAATTTATTAGCCGCTTTTCCTGTTGTCATATCTATTAATGAATAGTCTATTAAACCATTCTCATTAGTAGATACTAATAAATTATCATAACCTTCTCCACCCTGAACTGTCATATCTATTAAAGAATAATCTACTAATCCTGAATCATTGGTTATCACTACTTTATTATCCAAGTCTCCATTAGTATAAGTATAATTACTTCTACCAGTACCTGGATCTTCTGCTTCTTTTATAACATCTTCATCTGTTAAAACTTTTTCTAAATATGCTTCTGATAAAAGATGTTTCCAAGAAGACTTGTCTTTTTTATATTTTGGTATTAAAGCTATTTGATGTCACCTCCTTTAAACTCTGCCTAAAATTAACCAGAAAGCACCCCAATCAAATGGGCTACCTGATTGATAACGATCGCAGCATATGTAAAATTGATAATATTTCCCCTCGGAATTTTGAAGTATTTCAGTAATAGTACACCCACCCTTATCCCATCTACCTACATTAGATCTACTTGTAGCTATTACAGTTATATAAGATGATATAGGCGTAGGTATATTAGTCCATCCAGAGCCTTTCTTAAAACCGCCCTGTAATAGCACTCCATTAATATTAATGTTAATACTGCTAGTATTTGATAGGGTGTTTAACATAGATCTTACAAAATCTGTAGTGGCATAATTCCCTAAGCCTAAAATAGATTTAAGTGAATCTCTATAAACATATCCGCATTTACTCCAATCAGAAGTAATTCCTAAAAGATGTGTTGCGCTTCCTTCTACGCCTTCATCAAATAAGGCCCTTACTGCAGCGGTTCTAGATGTAGCTCCAGTACCACCATGTCTGATGGCAACAACTCCTGTGACATTAGATGAAGTACCACTAACATTACCAGTTAAGTTACCAGAAAAAGTCCCAGCAGTAACCTTAGATGCAGCGATCTTAAGTTCGCCGTTACCAGCAGCAGTACCTTGTGAATTAACATAGAGTCTAACATCATAATCGTATTTTGCAGTAGAATTATCATAGTGCATATCTATATATCTACCCATTTCGCTTACATTTGTATATCTCGGTATATACCCTTGTGCTTTAACAAATGCAGTAGTTGCTATTTTAGTAGAAGCATCTGAAGTTGCTGGAGTTGGGGCATATGTAAACCAATTTCCACTTCCATCAAACCCGACTCCAATTTGTGCATTGGTGTCCGTATTATTAGTTGTGCCCGGGTATACGATCATATTTATTCTATTAGTTCCGTCTGAGAGATATCCTCTTTCCATCCCGCCAAAAAGAACGTTATTCTTATCGGTATACATATAATTCAACTGCCATCTATTTGAAGTTGGTTTTGTTCCTTTTGTAGCTCCAGTATCTTTGTTATAAATGGCTCCAGTTATTGTACCTCCAGCTAAAGGCAAATAATTACTTAAATTATTTTTAACATACGCAGTAGTAGCAATTTTAGTAGAGTTATCTGTAGTAGCTGGTGTTTGACTTAATGAAGCATAATTGGCTCCATCTGATTGAGCAACTAATGTTAAAGAAGACCCAGTTTGATTAGTTGCAGTAGATACGTTAAATGCTTTAAGAATAGTTTTAGTAGTATTACTAGCATCAACTGTAGTATAGAAATCAGAAATAAGCTTATTACTGCTATCCATTTCATTTCCATACATAGCGACACCTTCAATAGTTCTTGTTGAAGAGGGTGCAGTACCTTTAGTTAAACCAGTATCTTGAACAGCAAATGCATGACTTTGATTATTACCAGTGATTAAAATAGCTCTTTTATTTAAGCCATTATGAGTACCATTTATAGTTATTTGTCCTGTTACAGTTCCACCAGCCAATGGTAAGTACGGGGCATTATCAATAGCACTTTGTATTGATGATACAATATCAGTACATGGCGATATTACACCTTTTTTAATATAGACTGGGATACTGTTTGAACCAATATCCGTAGAACCAATTTTAATATTATCTACTGTAACTGTTCCGGGAAAACTTGAACTAACAGTATTTCCATCACTACTTACGCTTAAAAGAGTAGCGGTTTTATTTTTAACTGTAGCTTTTAATGCAGAAGTACTTGTAGAAGAAGCCGGTCTATTTACAGTAATTTTAGCAATATCTTCCGAAGTAGCAGAAGAACCATTTTCAGTTCTTTTTCTAAAGATAATATTTGCATCACTATTTAAGGTAAGGTTATTGTCTGAAATATACCTGTATAATGTATATGGGTTTACAGCTAATTTACTATAATTCTCATTAGATCTTAATGCAGAATTAGTAGATGTTTTAGATGCACTTAAAGCGGCATTAAGAGTAGATATTTCAGCAAATTTAGTAATACCTGGAACTGAATAATCAGCTATTGCAAACCCGTCATTTAAATACTCTTTTAATGCTTTAGGTGTAATTGCCAGATCATCTTTTAATAAAGTTGCTGAATCTAATCTAGAAGTTAATTGAACTATTCCCTTTTGAGTAGTAGATGCATCCTTAACATTCTTCGTAATACTTATATAAGTACTATGAGGAGTCATAACGGTTGTATTATTATCTTTATCTCCTGCAATATCATCTGAAGCTACCGGTAAAGTAGTTGTTGCAATATTATCTGATAACCAGTTAGGATCAATTTTACCTTGTGCATTTGATACAGGAATCTTATATGGAGTTGGTAGGTCAGCTACCATATCAGAGGTCAAGATATTCTGCACATATTCATCAGATATAAGTTCTTCTTTAGGATATATAGGTTCTATTATACTAGGATTATTTGAATAGATATGATTTGATTTCTGTTCAGGCAAATGTTACACCTCCTTTATAAAATGTGAAGTGCTACTACTTTTAATCAGTAATAGCACTAGTATCTTGTTCATCTGGATAAATCATTAAAGGTGGGAGACCATTTAAAGCCCTAACTCTTTCAGCAAAGTATACTCTAGCACTTACTATAGCATTAGCCCATCCGCATCGTCTTTTTAAATTAAAGTACTTTTCAACGGCATTCTTATCATTTGGGAATGTTTCATATGGCAATGCAGCACAGGAAGAACAATGGTTTAATATGGGGCATTTTAAACATTCTTCGGGCCATCTTTTATACTGAGATTTTATATCATCAAATAACTCTTGATTTTCCCTAACTATGGTTTTGTTTTCTACATCAATATACCCCATATTTAATGGATTAGTCATAGTACAGAATCGCATACACGGGTATACTTTACCGTCAGTTCCAAGGCAATTAATATATGTTCCAGCTCCACACCAGTTACTTTCTTTAGTATATTCGTTTACTGGAGTATAACTTAAAGGAGGCACTCTAAAGTTGTCTAATTGAAAAAATTCTACTGTCTCATATAAGTCGTTATCTACCATATAATCAACAATTTTCGCAAATTCTGGCAGTAATATTTCTGTGTCCTCATCAGTAAAGGTTTCTTCAAATACAACATTCGCAGCAATATGTTTAAAGCCAAGCTGTATAAGATTTATAATAGAATCTCCATATTGACGCATGGTTTGATGTGTAAATGTGGCCTTAACTGAAACTGGAATATATGGATAATTCTTTTGAATGTATCTTAATCCTTCAACAGCTCTATCATATGTCCCGTTTCCATTTATATCAACTCTAGCTGCATCATGTACCTCTTTAATACCATCTATACTAAATCCTATGTGTAACATATAGCCGTATTTATCTAAAAGATGTTTCATTCCTTCAGTAAAAAATAATGTACCATTAGTAGAGAAAGTCACACCCATTTTAAATACCTGATACTTTTTAAAAAGAGTTAGTGCATAATCAATACATTCTTCAATAAATTGTGGGTGTAAGGTAGGTTCTCCACCAATAAAATCTAACACTATATGAACAAACTTATTACTATTAGGAGAACCAAAATCCCTTTCAAACACATTATCTAAAAATATTTTAGCTTTTTGAATGTCCGCCTTAGATGTAGGTTCTTTACTATGCTCGTAACAGTATTTACATCTTAGATTACAATCTAAACCGGTCATAATCATATAATTTTTACTTTCAATATTAGTAAGAATTGCCTTATGTAAATTGTCTGGAATAAATTTGCTAGCAGTCCAATCTAACTTTCGTTTCATATTAGGTTCCATCTTACGGATGTATTGTTCATTTTCACTATATGGATAATCATGAACTTTGAACAATTTATTACCTTTTAATTGATAAAAGTATGATACACTTCGTTCTTTATAACTAAATTGAGTAATTAAGCACCAGGTATCAAATGCTTCCGGATCATACTCTTTAATTTTGTTCCATTCTGATTCCATCCAGGCTACTTCGTTATCTGTATAAGTATTCCATTCTTGGTTGTTACTTACTAATCTAATATTTGCATCAAACATTTCATGCAATAAAATCGCCTCAGATGCAAATTCTTCTCCCTTATTAAAGACAAAAGCAATTGCCTTATTTTTAATATTTTTAATTAATTTAACTATACGATCTTTAACCTTAGAATGCTTAATAAGATTATCAAGATCCTTTTCTCCTTTTAATCTTACAGAGATATTTAAATATACCTCATTATCTTCACAAAACTTAACTAAATCGTCGTCAAGCATACTTCCATTTGTATGTGTGACAATTTTAGAATCTGGACTAATTTCTCGTATAGTTGATATAATTTCTTTAAACGAATCTACATTAAGTGTAGGTTCTCCTCCACTTAAACAAACTTTACTAAAATGGATATCTGTTAGAACTTCTTTAAGCTTTACAGTAGATTCGTGAGTCCAGTTATCTACTTCAGGCATAAAGAAGTTATTTTGACAAAATGAACAGTTAAAGTTACATTTACCAGTTACATATATTACTAAGGTATTATCACTTACAAAATTTAAAGCATCGTATTGCTTCAATCAAATCGTCCTTTCTTTTAGTCAACAAATCCATTATTAAGAAATGTTAAGGGATCTTCTTTAACTTTATTTACAAAGCTTTGTAATCCAGACTCTCTATCAATTACATCAGAGATATCGTCGATAGATGGTGCATTATCTAGTAAAACACTTAATTTATCCCTTTCATCATCGGTTAAAGAAACTTTTGATAATAAGAAAAGTATAATTCTTCCATAATCAGCTAATCTGTCGGAAGGATACCCATACAGTCTAAATATCTTTTTAGCTAAAAGTGGCTTCAAAAGCTGCTGTAAACTTTTCTTTTCACTTAATTTAGAATACCAAGTTTTAGTATATGAATACTTCCAAGCATTTTTATATAACTCACCAATAGTTGTTTCTGTATCAAAATCTATTTTATGATATACAAGATTTGACTCTCTATATAAAGTGTTGTCTTTGCCATAAAATTCTACATCAGGCTCATAGACTTTTATCTTATTATTACATGGAAGGCCAATATATAATGCGTTATGTGGAGCAGCAGCCTTTTTACCAACTATAGAAGTATTAAAATACTCTGGAGTAAAATCATTTATTAAGTCCTTATCGACAAATATCCCGGGGACTATTTCATTGAAATTATTCCAATCAATGCTAAAAAGTTCTCGGTTAGTTATTAAAGCTGTACCATTCTGTAGAGCGAGTTTAACCCCTTCAGTAGTTTTACTAATTGGCGTAAAAATAAAATTTTCGATCATAATTTAACATAGCAATCGGTTAGACAGCTACGATATAGTCACCTCCCAATAAATTAATTACCATCGCAGCAATCCCCACTAGAGTTACCACTACAGCTACTTCCGCAAGAACCGCCGCAATCATAACTACATGACCCTGAACATCCAGAACTACAATTTGCGCTACATGAAGAAATACAACTTCCGGAACAACCTGATTTACACCCGATATCTAAATATGCATTTCCAGATCCGTCAAAAGTAGTTGAAGCTGATGTAGTACTTGTATTTACGCTAGCGCCATTTTTCCAAGATGCAGTCCAGTTTCGAATTGCTATAGTTCTAGCTGTAGCTAATTTAGTTGCAGTATCTACAGAAGTTGGTTTTGGAGGAATTTGCCAAGTGCCATCTGCTCTTAAATACTTGGTAGTACTACCATCTAATTTAGGTAAAAGTCCTGCTGCTGAAGTAGATGATAAAGTACTAGGAATTTTAACTGTTCTATCAGTAGCATTAGTAACATGACCAGTAGCATCGCTAGTAATTTGAGATATAGTAAAAGTACCACCAAAAGCTGGAGTAGCATTTGCAGTAGGCTTACCAGTTCTCGCTGTATAAGCTGGGTGGGTATATACAGTATTAGTACTATTGATAGTAACTACACCACTTGCATTAGAAGTTACAGTAGTTGCTCCAGTACCTTTAATAGTAATAGAATTTCTAACTGTAGAATTATCAGTTACAGTTAATTTGGTATTACCATTAGTAGTTGCAGCATTAGAATTTGAACCACTACCTGCATATAGATGAGTTGTAGAATGTGTATCTGAGCTATTAATAGTGACGGTACCACCAGCGGCAGAAACTGTAGTAGCGCCTGATCCAGTAATTTTTACAGATCCACTTTTAGATCCATTTTCAACAGTATTTAAATAAGTATTGTTATTAGTAGTGGTGGCATTAGCAGTAGAGGTATTAGAAGTACCTACAACTAAATTAGCGGTATAATGAGTATCCTGAGTAGTTAATGTTTGGGTAGTATTATTACCTTTAGTTACAGTAATATTCCTTCCATTAATACTTAAGGATTTAACATAATTAGCACTATTAGTATCTAACTTTTGTCCAATCTGATTAGATACTGTAGTAGCAAAATCGGGGTCATTACCTAAAGCGGTTGCTAATTCATTTAAAGTATCTAAAGTAGAAGGAGCAGAGTTAATTAAATCAGAAACAGCAGTTTTTACAAACTTAGTTGTAGCAATTTGATCAGAATTATTATTTTGATTAGCAGTAGGAGCAGTCGGAGTTCCAGTAAGAGCAGGTGAGCTTAAAGGAGCATAATTATTTACAATATCTTCTTCAGACATAGGTTTAGGGTCAATCATTTCTAAAGCGACCCTAGTTTTTTGATTAGCCAATGCTTTCACCTATCCTTTCTTTAAGATTCAATTTGTAAGGCATCACCATACCATGTGATGCCCCCATTAGGTGTAATAAATGTAATTATATTGTATCCAGTACTTAAGTCTGGAGCAGCGCCATCAATCCAAGTAATATTACTACTCCAAGATACTGTATAACTATTGCTTGGCATCATAAGAGTAATGCAAGAGCCATTAGTAGTATAATACCCATTACTAATAGAGCTAAGACTTATAGTTGTATTAGTGTCTAAAGTTAAAGTAAATATAGACCCTTGAGTAGGATCAATAGTAATAGATGATGAAGAAGTTAAAGTATTTACTTTTTCAACTGCAATTCCAAATCTATTATTAACATCAGCGTGAGTAGCATATTCACTGTGGGTATGATTAGCTAAAGCATATCCACTTAAATCTGCACTAGTTACATAATTACTTAAATCTGGATTAGCTGCACTAATTGTTATTTTATTAGTAGTTGGATTTTTAGTAAAAGTAATATTAGAGCCAGCTTCATATTCATCTACATCAATATCTATAGTAGGCTGAGTATCGTTACTCATATATGTAAAGAGTATACTAACTATTTCATCAAGGCCAAATTCTTTTAAAAAAGTAAATGTATTCGTTTCGTGGTCAAATACATAATCTACATCAGAGTTTAAATAGATGCCATCTCTATAAACTGCTATAGCGTATTTAGCAACATTATTGGGAATAGATTGTGATTCAGTTAATGTAATAGTTGTATCTCCAGTATTAGGATAATGAATTGAACTAATTTTAAATTCATTTATATCATCCAAATAAGCATTTATAGCTGAATCAACATAAGCAGTGGTAGCAATTTTAGACGAGTTATCTCCAGCTCCAGGAGTAGGTGCTGTGGGTGTTCCAGTTAATACTGGTGATACTAAAGGTGCATAAGTAGTTGAAATAACATTACCCTCTGAATCCATAGAAGCTTTTTCAGAAGTGCCATCAATATTACCTACAAATGAAGAGGCGGTTATAACTCCATTTTCAATAGTAACTTCTGCATTATCTTGACTTCCAATATGCACCGCTCCACCATCTTCATTAAGATATAAATCAGAATTATTTCCACCAGATACAGCTTGGATACTATCACTATTGAATATTAATTGTGTGTCCGTATCATTGTCATTAATAATTAATCCATCATTTAATGTAAGTTCACCATTAAGAGTTCCACCGGCTAATGGTAAATAATCACTAAAGCTTTTGTTGGTACTCGTAATAACTCCATTATCAAAATAAATTGGAGTATCATTACTACCTACTGTAGCATTTGAAACTGTAAATTCTCCATTATTAATATAAATTGGTGAAGTATCACTGCCTACCATTGCAGTAGATTCAGTAACACTACCATTATTGAAATACACATGTTTAATATCGCTACCTAAAGAAATATCAAAAGCTTCTAAAGAACCACTATTATTAACATAAACTGGCGTATTACTTGATCCAATAGAATCAGTTAACTTTGGCATATAATCATTATCATGTGTATGACTTGATAAACTAAATGTAAGTCCTTTATGTGCTGTAACATTACCAGAAGAATCTTCAGTAATACTTGTAATAGCATTGCCTGAGCCTTCTGTAGTAATTCCAGTGTTAAGTTTACCAGCTAAAGAGGTATTTATTGTACTAGCAAATGAAGGATCATTACCAATAGCATTTGCTAATTTATTTAAAGTATTTAATGAGCTTGGAGCATTATCTATAACATTATTAATTGCTCTAGTTACAAACGCAGTATTAGCAATTTGCTCTGTATTAGTACCAACATTAGCTGTAGGAGCAGTTGATACACCAGTAATAGTAATCGAATCAAATGCGTTAAGAGCGTATTCTTCAATAGCCTTATTAACAAACGCAGTAGTCGCAATCTGATTAGTATTAGATCCAACAGCTGCGGTGGGTGCAGTAGGAACTCCAGTAAAATGAGGAGATACTGTCGAAATAGAACCAGAACTTGACCCTGATCCAGAGCCAGATTCAATATTTAAAGCTGAAATTAAATTATTAACATAAGCTGTAGTAGCAATTTTACTACTATTATCAGATACATCTGGAGTAGATGCTGAAGAATTAGTAATAGTAACATTATCATAAACAGAATTACTATGTGCCTTAACAGCCGTTTCAGTAGTAACTATAATCTTTTCATTACTGAAAATAATATCTTTAAAAGTAATTCTACCAGTACTTTGATCTAATACATAGTCATCAGATTCAGTTAATAAAACACCATCTCTATAAACTTCAGTTATAACTGCATCAGTTCTATAAGATGCTGGAACTGTAATTGCAGTAGTAGAAGTACTTGGATAATAAACATATCTTAATTTTTTATAGTCAACCCATACTGAATCATATCCATCATTTGATAATATTTTAGCATTAGTAGTACTAGTCATATCTGGAACTAACCAATGCTCAACATAGGTATCAAAATGATTTCCTACGAATTCGGTAGTGGCAATATTATTTGATCTATCATCGGTAGCTGGGGTAAAGGCATAGGTAGATTTAGACCCATCGGATTCAATACTAACTGCAATGTAATTATTATCATTACTATCATTATTTAATGTAGAGTGTGCTCTCAATACAGTGCTATTTTTGTTCTGTGGTGTAACATAACTATATAAAGAACCTAATTGACCATTATTTGCAAAAGTAACAACACCTTCAACAGTTTTATAACTATCTGGAGCTGTTCCTTTATTAAAGCTAGTATCCTGAACCATAAATGCATGACTCTGATTATCACCTTTAATAATAAGCCCTCTACTAGTAGCACTATTGTGAGATCCTTCGATAGTTAATGTACCAGTCATAGTATCTCCAGTAACATTAACAAATCTATCATCAGATTCAGTCTTAGTATAATAGTTATTGACTATATCATAAGCAGTTCTTGCAGAAGAATTACCATACCAAGTTTTACCATCATCAGTGCTAATAAATTCTACATAAGTTCCATTTTTATCTAAAGTGGGCGCAGTTTCAGAATAGGTATTCCAAATAATAGTTGAATCTTCTACATTTGAAATCCAATTTAGTGTATAGCCATTAGGATTAAATATTAAGAACCTATAAACTAATGCCCTATTATAGGGGGTGTTCTTTGAAGCTCCAAATAATAATACATCTAAACTAGGGCTATCTAATGTCATAACAATTATATACTCAGTTTCATTTAAAGAAGTCATATAGTCTGAACTTACTTTACCTAAGTCTATAATCTTATAACTAGAATAATCCTGTAACCAAGAATTGTCTAAGTAACCATATTCATTAGCTACAGGTAATTTGTTTAATACAGCAGTATCGTTAGTATCATCTATAGTTAAAATTCTTTCATGGAAGTCTTTAGTAATTGCAGTATCTAATAAGTTATGCTTCTCAATCAAAATACACCACCTCCTATATTAGTTAAAGGTTAAGTAATTTATAACAAAAATATCAGATTCTAAGAATGGTGTTGTAAAGGTAATTACTTTAGTAAGACTATCATAAGTATAATCATTATCAATACCTTCATTCAATCTTAAACCATCCTTAAATATTGTCATCTCAATAAAATCTTCTATATTATGGTCAGTAGTATCTATTGTAGTTCCATCTATATCTTCAGAACCATAAAAAAGAAAACTTTCCATCTTAATAGATTTCCAAGCAACTCCATTGGATCCTGTACTAACTAAAACTTTATTTTTAGTTGCTTCTGATTGTGCTGGAAAAGAATCTACATTTTCCCAAGATATAGTTTTACCATCTACAGTAGTTAATACCTTTCCATCATTACCTGTAGTACTAGGTATAATATAGTCCTTAATAGCCTTAGCTAATGATTCTTCTGTTTTTTTATAAGTAGCCATTGAATAGAATCTCATCTCCTTTTGGCTAAGTGTTTATGTTCCTTATTTGTTCAAATTTATTATAAAGAACTATGACTTCTAGAATCATTTTTCATTTGTATGTATATATAGGCAGTGACTGAGGAGATATTGAACTAAGTATAGGTTCATATCTTAAACCGCCTCAGCAAAGTGTCATCACCTCGGTATACTTAATAGCAGTTCCGAGGCTTTCCCAAGGAGGGATTAGGATGACAAAGGTAAAATGGGAATGGGAGCTCCGCGATTATCAGGAGCGAAAGCTCCTGAACGTAGTCGTTATGGGGGCCACATATCAGGTGGCCAAAGAAAAAATCGCGATGGTATGCCAGCAGTGGAAAGCGATTGCCTATCTTCTTAGAGTCATTGAAACAAAATAATAAGAAGAAAGAAGTAAAATTGGCGCAGTGATGTGTCAATAACCTACACTAAAAAGTGCAAGGTTTTCTTTTAGTTCGGTCTTGACTTTTCTTTTTGGTTTTGCTATACTTCTATTGAATAAAATTTTTATGGAGGTAAAATGATGACTATACAAGAATTATATAAATTTGGAAAAGAGCATGGGGTTTTAGACTATGACATTGCTATTAGGGAACTAAACTATAAATATGATAATATAATTAGACCTGCCTATAACCCTGTAATTACTTCAAGACCATCTGAACATATTTATATGCTAACTGAGCATGTTGTAACTATTTAAATGAAGGTGTTATAAATGACTATTCAAGAATTGTATGATTGGGCTAAAGAGCATAAGGTATTGGACTATAAAGTAGAAGTAAAGTATCGAGATGCTGGTGGAGAATATTATGGTAAAGATGAAGAACTTTATTTAGATATTGATAAAGATTGTAAAACTGTAATTTTATAATACAAGGAGGATTTTTTGATGAAAGTTATCACTGCAATTGAAGATTATGTAGTTAAGCCTGATGATATTAAGGTATTTATGGCTGGTGGAATTACAAAGTGTAGAGATTGGCAAAAAGAGATGATTGATATTTTGAATCAGTATAGTCTTCCTGAAGTGTTTGATAATGTAGTATTGTTTAACCCTAGGAGAGAAAATTTTCCTATTCATGATCCTAATGCTTCTTTCGATCAAATTAAATGGGAATTTAACTGGATTGAAAAATGTGATTTCTTTTTGATGCATTTTTGTAATTCAGAATCAGTTCAACCAATTTGCATGTATGAACTTGGAAGAAATATTGTAAGGATGCAACAAAAGTTTCCTAACGATTATTATCATAGAATTATGGTATGTATTGAGTCAGGATATAGTAGAGAGCAAGATGTTATTATTCAAACTAGATTAGCATTTAAGAGTATTTCAAATGATATTCTTAAAACTGGTAAGAAAGACTATACTTTTGATTTAGTTCATAAGATCAATAAATTTTTTACACCAATGATGAAAAGATCAGATGTTAGTAAGTTGATTGATGAGGTGATTGGTAATAATGCCTAATGTATCTTTATATCAAAAGTTTAGAACAGTTGATAAGAACAAGTATAATAAATGGAACTATGATGAGAAATGGATTGACCAACTTAAGCCAGGTCAAAAGTGTTTGCCTAAACTTAAAGTAGATTTCCAATTATACTGGTCTATGCAAAAAGGTTTTGGGGTATATGACATCAATAATAAGTGTGAAGATAATACACTTTACTTTGAAGGTAAGTATAAAGATAATGATGTATTGAGGTATATCATTTTAGGAACTATTACAATGCTGAAGTATATTTATCTTCAGGATTGGGTATTGGAAGCACACTATGATAAAGTTATTGATGGAGTTATTAATGAAAAGATTACTTTTACATTAGATAATGATTGTAATAGAGGTACACAAGCATTTCCAGATTTCTATATGGAGTTTGATGTAGTACCTAAATGGGAAGTATTTAAAAGACAGATACAGGATAAGTATAGAGAAGTAAGAAGAGATAAACTTCTTAAGATTACTCAAGGTTTAAATCGGAGTCATAGAATTAAAGTAGAAGATAGTCAGTTCTGGAGGGAATATAATGAATTAACTAGATTCTAAGTCAAAATTTGTATATATATTATATTATTGTACCTCAGATCTTCAGTCATTTTAAGAAGGTTTCTGAAGTACAATTTTTGTTAGGAGGTAAATGTACATAATGAAAGCAAATGTATTTACCAAAAATGTTGAGGGTCGAGATTTTGTACTGTGCGACAAGAATGGACGAGTGGTTAAGGTAGAAGGAGATACTGACGATGCGGTAATGTGGTATCATAAAGAATTTGGTGTAGTACCTTCCGCTCATGGGTGGCAGTATATGGATTGGGAGGTATTGGTTGGAAGTAGCGAAGAGCTCTATCCAGTGTGCTACGACTTGGATGAGCCGGATAAAGATAAGAAGCAGAAATCTGGAAAAATTGTTTACACAAACCTTATCGATTGGGAGACAGTAGACTTCTGGAATGATTTTGGTCTTCCAGCACCAGACGATTGTAAAACGAAAGAAGAAGCAAAGGTGAAGTTTGCGGTATTTTTGAAGAACTAAGTTTTAGATGTTAATGAGGATAGTCCAATGTGGATTATCCTCAATTTTTATTATCTAAAGGATATGTTTGTGGAGGTTAGAAACATGATTGCAATTAGTAGAGCATTTCATTTAAAAGTTTTGAGAAATAGCTATGGAAAGATATATAGATTTAGAAGTGTACATGATGCTAAATATTTTTTAAAGAAAATGGGAATGAATGAGTTTGATTATAATTTTGTTGAAATAGGCTCAGAAGAAATTTTTACTAGAGAGGAGGTTGATGAACTGTGCAGAAATGCAAATAATCTAAGTAAATCAACAGAACATTTGGTGACAATGCCCTTATATTATGAAGACCCACCACAGTATCAGTTTAATGAATATAAAACTGATATGGGTATATTTAGAATTAGTCGTAAGCCATATATAAGAAGTTCTGAACATTATGCACATTGGTATAAATTAACGTTTTTTCACGTATTTAAACGTAAAGATAAGGAGCTTAAAAAACTAGAATTAATCGAGTATTTTAACACAGAGATTGACGCTCGCCATAGAGTGTGTGAATTAAGTATAAAATATAGCCGAGGTAGATTGTACAGACTTAAAAATTTTAGGTTTGAAATAGAAAGATGCGGTTATCTGGATATAACTGTACTTCCAAGACAAGCGTTATATTTCGTTACAAAAGTAGATTTAATTGATTTTAAATATGATTGTAAACGAGTAGTATATGAAGCAAAATTTTATCGAAATGTGGATGCTGATATATGGGAATCATATCCATATTTTAATCCAAAACAACTTAGTGAAATAAAATAAAAAGGAGATAAAACATATGACTAAAAAACTTATTGGCGTGATGCGTTATTACCATCTTCCCTATGGTGTGTGGGCTAAGAAAAAAGTTCGTACTATTACTACAAACCTGATTGGAAAGAATGGAAAAAAATTTACTAAAACTTGCGAAGAATTGGATTTGGATAATGAGAATGTCGTGTATACTAAGAGCCCTAAGGAAATCCTAGATTCAATCAATTACAATGAAACTGAGGTTCCCAAACTTAATGAAAGTGCTACCAAAAATAAGGTGCAAAAACGTAGTGTGTGGCTTCCTTTTAAAGAACAGCCTCTTCATTATATTTATGAGGAGAACATTGTAGTTAGAGGAAAGCCTGTGGTACTTGTTGAAGTTAGATTTTGTAAGACCGTTCCGTATTATGAATGGAAGAAGTATCCCGTTTATGATACTACCGGTAAAGTGGTTTATTGGATTCATTAATTTAAGGGAGGGTGTATATCATGTATGTAATTGGAAGGCCTATTGAAGGAATTAGTATTAATGGTAGGGAGTATGTTTTGGATGATAACGATAAAGTTATGAAATTCGAAACAGTACTTTCAGCGAAGATGTTTCTAATCGATAATTGTGTTACTGAAGCTATGATTAGGAATGAAGGTATTGAGATTCTGGATGAAAATATTTGTAATCTTGGAGAGGAGGAATAAGAACTATGAGTTATGAAACTAGAGAGTTAGATCACTATAAAAAACAATTTGATACTTTGTCATTAGAATGTATTGAAAAGTATCTTCCAAACGATGTTAAAGTTAAAACTTATACATCATTAGATATGCTATTTAATACTTATAAAAACGGTACTGCCGTACTCCTTGGATGTATATATGCAAATGAATTTTTGAACCAGGGTAAAGTATATGCAATTGAATATTGTGTTAATGATACAGAGTTGGTTTATCAAGTTAAAATTTTGAATGATGAATTGAATTGTAAATATTATTTGTGGGATAGTATTGTTAAGGATAAAAATTCTTTTAACGAAATTAGACGTAAGTATTTTACAGCATATAACGAAGTTCTTGAATTAGAAAAAGCTAAAAAAGAAGTTCTTGAAATTATGAAAGAGTGGGACCTGGATGATTATCTTGAGCTTATTAAAGATTGGAGAAGATAGCGATGCATAGTAAGTTGTATGTTGTAAAATTCGATAAAGATACCATTGAGGATTTAGACCTTCTTATAGCAGATGTAGATACAGATGAAACTCGTCAAAGAAATGGATTAGATTATATTGATGAACTTGATGATGATCAATCTGAAAAACAATTTGAATATTTGCATACTAGGTTATCAAATGAATTTTGTGATAAGTTAAATGTAGATAATGTGAATAATTCAATAACATTTACATTAGATAATCTAAAGAATTACTGGAACAGAAAGATAGATGATGTGTATAAGTATCTAGAAGAGAATAATTCTATTGATACTTTTGTAAGAAATTTTTATAATCTTAAATGTCTTATTGATGATGACCATCCTAAATATCTTTCAACTTGGAGTTTTTACCTTGAAGGGGAAAGTGAATTCTTTAGGTCATTAGTCAATAAGATGATTTATGAAAAATTAGATAGCTTAACAGTAACTATCTATAAGATTTATGATTATCACTTTTAGGGGGTGGTTCAATTGATTGTATTTATTTAACTTTTTATATAGTCTGTCAGTAAGTTTACGTGAGTAAGTAAGATAAGAAAGGAAAGGTATACTATGATTGATGTTGGTAACGCCCATGAGTTTCCTGTAGAAACTCGAATGCTGTATTTCCCTGTTCAGGATAAGTACGGTAATGTATCTTATTCTGAGGCACTTGCTGAAGGTAAAAACAAAGTAAAAGGCGTAGTTAGAAATGATACTAATGTACTCCTTGGTGTATGCTCAGAAAGATATAAGATTATCGAGCATAAAGTAGTTAAAGAATATGCAGATAGGCTCATTAAAGAACTTGATTATGATGTAAGTTCTGCAAGACTTGACCTTCCGTCTGAAGGTTCTACCATGCTGTATTATAGCATTTTGGATAATCAAGAGTACAACATTGGTAACAATACTAAAATTAAAGCCGTGATTGAGTGCAAGAATAGTTACAATGGTAAAGAAAACGCATCAATCAATGTGGTCTTCATTAATGAAGAGAACACTATCTTTGGATTTGGATTTAAGAAAGAATCCAAAGTAGCTAATTCAGTGTTTGTAGCACACAAAGGAAATAAGGTTAAAGATAAGATTCATTCAGAGTTTGGTGGTCTTGTAGAGTATATTCCCAATACTATCAAGAACACAGTTGAACTGTGGAATGATTGGGATAAGCAGCAGGTATCTGGAAAAAGAATTAAACTGCTGTGTAGAGGTATTAGTGCTGGATTTGCCAAGTATCTTGAAGAGAAAGGAATCTTTGATACTGGGTGTTCCAGATTTGAGTTCTATAAACATTTCTGCAAATACAACTTGAATCTTGGAACTATCGGCAAATTCTATAAGACTCAGAAACTTAGTATTGGTCCTATGAATCAGCTTTTTATCTTTGATGACTTCTACAATGAAAATCCGGAGTTTGCCATTAAGTCTATCACAAAGATTGCAAAGTTTGATTATAATGATGCTGGTGAAATCAACCTTAAGTACACCAGAAAGTCCAAAACTTATTTGGCTCTGGAAAGAAATGAGGTTGATACTAACTATCATGTAAAACTTCCTGAACAAATTGTAGCAGAGAGCCAACCAGAAACTAAGGTTGTAGAAACTCCTACAATTATTAAACCTGAAGCGCCAAAAGAAGAACCCAAACAGGAACCCAAGCAGGAAACTCCAGTAGTTGTAGAAGAGGATAATAGTAATAATCTCTTGGCTGGTTGGTAATCTAAAATAAAGTAAGGAATCCTATTGACATATCTTAGTTACTATGCTATAGTTATATGTTGATAGGATTCCTTATTAGAAAGTAGGTTATCAATATTGTTTTATAATAATGTATTAGTTACACATAATGATTTGGATGGGATAGGTTGTGCGGTAGTAGGTAAATTGCTTAATTTTCAGTGGGTATTCTATGCATCATACAATAGAGGTAAATATTATATATCTCAAGTTGTACATAATGCAGTTAGAAGTATTCCTAATATTGAGTGGATTTACTTAGCAGACATATCCTTATCAGATTTGATTTGGAATGAAATTGAACCTGATGTTAAAGGGATGAATTTAAGACTTATTGACCATCATGAAACATCTAATAATGCTACTTCATTTAAGGATAAAATTAAAGTAGATATAGATTTAGATGTTTCGGCAGCAAAGTTATTTTACAGATTATTTAAAGATGATTATCCTGAATTAAAACAGTATGAAGATTTCATTACTGCAGTATCAGCATATGATACATGGCATTTTGAACAATCCCCTATAGCCAAGGACCTACAGAGGATATATGATTACATTGCATTTCAGGATCCTACTTTAAAGTATGTAAAATTTGCTGACAGATTATCACGGTTTACAAATTATTGTATTAATGACCCTATTACAAATGATAGAATGCCTGTATGGTGTCAATCATGTTTAGATTCATTTTATAAGTTAACTACACCTAAAGTTGATTATACCATTAATCATTCAATTTCTTACATTAAAGATACAGCGACTGTTATGTTGAATGCAGAAGATAATGTTCCTATGTTTGAGATCTCTTGGTATTTCGATGAGGTTAGACCTGATATCAAGAATGTCATATATGTCTTAACGCAGAAAACGGGTGATGCAAATGTTTCGTTGAGGACTAAGTACGATGATTTGGATGTAAGTAAAATCGCGGAGCAATTAGGCGGAGGCGGACATCAGAAAGCATCAGCTATAAGTTCTGTACCGGCTTCAAGTAAGTATGAAGTAATCGATAAGGTCAAACGCTTCATGCTTGAGAGTGAACATTCTATATAAAAATCTATCAAAATTCCATATAGAAATCCAATCTCTATGTGGAGGTAGTCAGTATGTTGGTGGAGTTGCTGGCACTGGTTGGAGCGGGTGCGTGGGCCTATGATAAACTGGGCAAGTCTGGTACACACAAGTTGAAGAGAAGTTTTAAGAAATTTGTAGGAGGTAGTGCTGTGAGACACTTGGATGAGGTTGATAGAGTTCAGTTTGGCACTTATATCCCTAATCCTTGTGATACACAGTACTTTGAAGCGCGTTGGAATGATACTACAATTCCTTGTGCTAATGACCTCACAAAAGCAATTCATTTAATGAAGACAAGACTTAATCCACCCGCGAGAGTAAGAGCATCGTGCAGCATATGCAAAGAGGGTAGTGCATATGTTCACAGATGGATGTTTTGCTGTGATACTCCTGACTCTGTAGAGCATATGTACTCACTGATGGAATCAGTGCAGGCAGAGTACTTTGGTTAGGAGAGTAAGACGATGCTTACGTATTTTAACACCGGTAACAAGTCGCTGTTTATTATGTTTAAGTTGAATGATTTTGGTAATGATACTCTTCGAATTGGTATCACTCCTAGAAATGATAAGGGAGACCAAATTAAAGAAGAGGCAGTTTCCTTCTATGTTTTCAGGAATATGAATTATAAAGTAAACAGAGAGGGAAAAATCAACTATCGTGATTTATATCAATTTATAAATGGTATCAAGCATATTGTTGATACTTATGAAAAAGGTAATCCTGAAGGAGAAAAGCTTCAGTTTACAGATACTTATGTAGTAACTAAAACTGAGCATGTGGTATCCTTTGCGTTTGGGATTACTGAAAAAGATGGTATTCCATATAGGATTTTGTATATCAGGGATAAGTTCAAAGATAAGGAACTTAAACAATCTTATACTTTCAGAGACAAAGATGAATTGGATAGGTTTGTTAAGTTTCTACGAATGTTTTTGTATAGGTCAGTTAACTTCATTGTACATTTGATTGTCTCAGAATTGAAAGAAACAATTAGAGATGCTGTAGGCGACCAAATTAGAATGATCGTTAGAGATGAACTAAGACAACAGTTACATTAGAAAGTAGGTGTAATTATGGGGGAGAGGGATAATCTCCTTCTCCCCTTTCATACTCATGTTTATAAAATCTACTCAAAGAAAAACTATAGATTTTCTTTTTTCTGATTCTACTAAGCAATCTTTTGTTACAGAATTAGCTGCATTATCTAATAAGTTTAAATCTATATTTAATATAGTTAATACTATGTTAGACTCTAATCAAGAACTAAAAGATACTTATGAAACATTTTTAAAAGAATATATTATAACTAATGATAGATACAACTGCTTTCTAAAGTATTATCCTAAGTTATTTAAATTAATTCAAGATACTTACGATACTTTAAATCTAGGAAAAGACTTAACTGTAAAAGTTAATAATGAATATGATTTAAATATAAACTTTGAAGAAACTTCTTGTTTATATAAGGTATCTATTAGAACTAGATTCTTTTTAATCTGTTATCTTTCAGATTATTCTGTAGACCAAATTGGACAAAAAGAAATACAGAAACTTATCTGTAGAGAAATGATTGACTTAGGTATCTTAGATAAATTATATAGGATTATTAATAGTATTGTTTTAAATACTTTCCCCACTAAATCTGGTAGAAAAATCTGGGATTTACTTTCAGCTTCAACTGGATATACCGCAGATAGTTATGCTATTAAACTTTTAAGTAGTGTTATCTATAAAGCTTTACCTAGTTTAAAAGCTAATGAAAACCCAATAGCTTATATGATTAGTATTGCTAAAAATGAAGTAGATTGGTTGTTGAGAACTAAGTTAGGTGTTAAGTTTGTTAATAGTGAAATCAATATTGTAACTATAACTGAACCTAACAATCATATTGAGGAACATGAAATCTATTATAGAACTATAGTTAAAGAATACTTTGAACCTATAGCTAATAAATATCCGGAATTAACTAATAGCTTATCTAAGTATAATACTTTTAATACTGTTGCTAATGTATGTAATCCATTAATCAATAAGATATTTGGAATCAATTCTAATCATCTTTTATTGGAAAATATAAGTATAGTTAATATTTTTTGTTATGATTTCTTGACTAGATTTGATCCATCTAAAACTGAACTTATAAACTTTTTATTGTTAATACCGATATCATCAAGAACTTATGATAATCGAGTGTTACCAGAAAACTATAAAGAAAAAATAATGAATCTAGTTACCTATAAAGAACTCAATAAAATCTTTAAGCATTTAAGCCCTTCTAATATAAAGAAGATACTTATTGATTCAGTTACTAAGTTATATGGGTATACTTATATAACTAAAGATAATGTAGAAGTTACTATAGATTGGAGTAGATTCATAGAACAATATATTGGCTTTATTTATAGTATTTCTTCAGGTAAGTATGATGAGTTTATTAAAATTGTTAAAACAGAAATTCTTCAAAACAGAAAGGATGCTGCATAATAATGTCTTTACTTATTAAAAAGTGTTTTAATTTATTGGGTAATACTGAGGGTTCTAAAGGACTTAAAACTTTACTTAGACCATATGAAGTAAAGTTAGATGATTGGTTTTATCAGAGAATAGATGAGTTACTTATTAGATTTGTAGATATAACTAATTGTGATCCAAAAGAAATCACAATTATTGGAGAAGATGATCCTAAAAAAAAGAATCCCTATACCGAAAAGAATACACCATTTAATTTAGACAAATCTAAATGTTTAAGTAACGGTAGTATGATGATTAATATGTATATTGTAGCTGATATTGAAGAAGTCTGGAAAGCATTTGGAGTAAACTTAGCTACTTCAAAATCAGGTCCTGCAGTTAGAAAGATTAAAGTATGCAGAGCTGCAGTTAAAGAAAGATTAGAAAAAAGACTTAAGAATACTTTTATTGAATTTGAAAAAGTTATAAATAATCTTGAAGCTGTTAGAGCTGGTCATCCTGAAGGTACTAATGAAAATAATAAAGATATAATGGATCTTAAGAAAAGAGATTCAACCCTTAGACCAGAGGATTCTACTGCTGAAGAAAATACTTCTGAAAAAGAACCTTCTTCCCAGGAAATTAAGAACTCTGAGTCATCAGAACAATAGGAGCTGATAATTTTTGTTATTAAGAGATATTAATAAGTTTATTGAAGAGAACGAAATCAAACAAGTTACTACTGCTAATATACTGAGAGCAGATAAGTTTGATGATAATGGACTCTTTAGTAATATTATCTTTGGGTTACCAAATTCCAGTAGATGGAGAACTAAGTTTGGGTTTATAGCGTTAAATACCAAAATACTTCATCCTCTTTTATATGAGATTGCAGATAGAAGGGCATCTATTTTACTTAAGTTTTTAACTGGTGAAGTTAGTATTAATCCAGATACTGGTGCTTTGGAAAAAAATTCTACGGGATACTATGGTATCCCATTTTTTATTGAGCATCTTGATGAAGTTTGTAAAGAACTCTTAATGGGTGATAGATTAACTGATGCTGGCCAGAAGTTAATAAAGTATATCCTTAAGCATAGAGATGTTGCATTTATAGAAAATATGATTGTATTGCCACCACAGTATAGACCAGTAGATATAGTTAGAAATAAAGTTGAGATAACTCCTATTAATAACTATTATATTTCTTTAATCAATGATGCTAATGTTGTAAGATATGCTCAAGGTAATAATTTTAGAACTGTTACTTATAAAATGCAAGTAACTGCTTATAAGGTTTATAGAGAATTAACTCAGTTAATCAGAGGTAAACAAGGTGCTCAGAGAGGTGCTTTACTTTCTAAAGTATTAGACTTCTCAGCTAGAGCAGTTATTACTGGAGATATTAATATAGAGCCTAATACTATAGGAGTTCCAGAAAACTTAGCCTTAGTTTTATTTAAAAATCATATTATTCATGACTTAGTATATGGAGATAAACGAGGGGTATTAGAGCAATATGGGATTAAGTCCTCTCAGTTAAATGTTGGAAGATTAATAGATCAATGCAAAAATAGGTCTAAAGAAGTACCTGATGAAGTTAAAGCAATTATTAGGCAATCTTTGGAAGATGTGATTAAGGGTAAAGTAGTTTTAGCTAAAAGAGATCCTGCTTTACATAGACATTCAGTTAGAGGTATGTATGTTCAGATAGTTGATGATGATTCTTTCCATATCAATCCTATAATATGTGGACCCTATAATGCGGATTTTGATGGAGATCAAATGGCCATATTCCTTCCAATTACACAAAAAGCTCAGGATATGGTCAGAGAAAAAATGTTAATAGGAAAGGACTTAACCTCATCTAAAGGTGATCAAAATATGAGTATTGAATTTAAAAAAGATCAGCCTTTAGCTATTTGGTATATGACACAGGATTATAAAGGTCCTCCTATTAAAAATCCTCCTGTAGTTAATACTATAGAAGATTGTGAAAAAGTTATCTTTGATAATAATGAACCTACATTCCCAGTTATTTTTAATAAAAGATTAACTACTGCTGGAAGAGCTATTTTTGAGTTAGCTACTACTATTAGAGTAGATGAGCCAATTACTAAAAAGAAAGTACATAAGTTATTATATGCCTTAAGAGATAGAATGGATTCTGAAGAAATTGTCCATAGAGCTGGAGTCTTAGGTAAGCATGCTTGTAAAATGACACCTATAATTGGAAAATCATTAGATATAAGTATTTATAAACTTAATGATAAAATTCTTAAAGAAAAAGACGAAATATTCGCTCATAGTACTGATATACCTGGAGACTTATCTAAATTAACTAAAGAAGTTATGGAAGACTTTAAAGAAAGAGGTGTACTCATTTCAGATATGGCAGAATCAGGTGCTGAATCTAAAATGGGTAATATCCAGGCATCTTTTGTAGCTAAAGGATTTGTAGCTAATTCAGATGGAGAAGTTATTCCTACTCCAGTTAAAACTGCTACAGGTCAGGGATTATCTTCAGCAGATTATTATAACTCATCAGTTTCTGGTAGGTCAGGTATTATTGATCGATCCCAAATGACTGCTAATTCTGGGTATATGACTCGTCAGATAATTTATGCAGTAGCATCAGTAATAATGGATCCTGAACAAAAAGGAAATCATGCTTATAGACCTCTTATGGTTAATGTTAAAGATAAATTTATGGCAGATGGTTTGATGGGAAGAACTTTATGGGATGGAACAATAGTTAAAGACCCAGAAAAATATATTGGACAAAAAGTAGGTATACTTTCACCAGTATATTGGACTGAGCATACTTTAGGTAGAAGATGTTTACCTTACGATTTATATGATAATTTACGTTCATATAATGTAGGATTTTTAGCGGCTCAAGCTATTGGAGAAGTTGGTTCTCAGTCTACTATGAGAACTTTCCATACTACTTCATCCAAAGGTGCGGCTAATTTCTTAGCAAATGATAAAGACTTAGAAAAGATTTGTACCCAGGACAAAGAAGCAAATATAACTTCATTAGTACCTCTTACTATAATTGTAGATAAAGATGAGATTTTAAAATATGCAGATGGAGAAATGATCTTTAAAAATTTTGTAATAGATACTGATAATAGAAAATTTGATCTAGAACTTGAATATGACTTTACTTTAATTATAGGAGATCCTGATGAAGTTCAAGATAAAGGTAATAAGTATGTTATAAATTATCCTAAAGATGCTATATTCGGATCAATGAAAAATTCTGCTGGTTCTACCACTGGTGCAGTCATGCAGATATTAAAATTAGCACAGCAAACTAATGTTACTAATCCTGATAAATTAGTAGAATTAATGTACTATAATACTTTATCTGGAGTTCCAATGTGGGCTTATGAAGTATTAGTATCGCAATTATTTAGAGATCCTGATAGAAAAGCAATCCCTTATAGATGTTCATCCAGAAGAAAGCCTCCTTTAAGAGTTGGAATGAAACAAGTAGCTGTTTATGAGAACTGGAGAAGAGGTATGGGCTTTGAAAATATTTCTAAAGCTCTCACTACTGCAATTTTAAATGATGATGACTCTATTAAGATTCATTCAGATTTGGATGACATCATGATGATGTAAGAAAGGAGCATGTTAATAATGGATAATATTATAACTAATTTACCTATAGCTAAAAAAGGAATCTGTTTAGAACTATTAGTCGAAGGTGCTGAATTAGGTTGTACTTATTACCAAAGATTACCTTTAACTAATCCTCCAATATTAGCTTATGCTCCTGAAGCTATGAGAGTTTTAAATAAAGTACTTTCATTAAATCCAGAAGAAGTTAAAGCTAAATATGGAGATGCTATTAAAACTGTTTTAGTTAATCCTATATTAGCTAAAGGAAATTCTTTTGTTTTTGATCTTACAATGTATATTAGCTACATTAGACAAAAGTATTCTTCATTAAGATATGCTAATATAGTTGATAACTTCGAGTTTAATATAAATAAAGAACTTAAAACTAATTTACATTATATGAATGTTTTATTATATGTTTTAGATAGTTCTTTAGTTAGAAGTAAGATCAATATGAAAAATCTTCTTATATTTAACTTATTATCAAATTTAAGAACTAATAGCTTTAATAAGATTACTTTTGATAAAGTTATTCTTTATAATGAAGATACTTCTTCTTTCCATTTATTCTTTGATAGAGATAGTGTTAATACTGAACAGAATCTTTATACTAATGCTTTAATGACTTTAAAGCAAAGTTTAAATAATAAAATTATTATGGATGATGAAGAACTAGCTCAGTCAGTTAGAAATAAAAGAGCATTAAATATGAAAGATATCAGAGCTAATCTTCAACCCAATCCTAATACAAAAGAACTTCAAAAAGATACTACTGTTTTAGACAAGATTAAAGGCTTTTTTAATAAAGATAAACAACCGGAAGAACCTATTCAAGATCCTTCGAATCCTCAGAAGCCTAATTTAGATCAATTAGCTAACTTAGCTAATACAGTTAAAAACATTCAGAATCCTCCTATTCAAATGACCCCTATACCAGATTCTAATCCACAAGAACCTAGAATCTATGATAATGCAGTTATAGATAGAGGAGATAATATTGAAGAAAAAGAAATAGTTAAGAAAGTCAGAATACCTGTAGCTAAAAGAGATCCTATTAAGAAATCTGAAGAAAATGAAACTAAATTAAGTGATCTTGGTAAAGATGATATTGAAGATGCGGTTAAAGAAATTGCTAAAAATACTAAGTCCTTCTTAGCTAATTATAATATTAGTCAAGCGTCTATTGAAAATAGATTAGATGCTTATACTAGAGCTAAGCCTTCAAAAGCTGTAGATGCTGTAGATGCTGTTAGAACTGATGATAAAGAAGAACAATTAAAAATAGCTCAAGAAGCTTTAGTTGGTTCAAAAGAACTTAAAACTGTCCTTAAAGAACTTAGGCCAGGTGAAATACCAGATCTTACTCCTAATTTAATGGAACAAGAAACTACTTCACAAGAATTAGGATATAATAAAGAAGAAGACTTTGACCCAGTATCTAATCATGAAATAGTTGGACAATTAATACATAATAATATTGGTATGGCCATTGCTAGAAGACATGGATATAAAGAAAGAATTGTCCATGATATTACTTCTTCTGCTTCTAGTAGATTATCTGAAATAGGATATAAAGTTGCGAAAGTATATTATTCTGATTCTAAAGCAGCTCCTACAGAAATGTAACTCTTTAGTGAGTTGCATCTTCACAGAGTAATCTGTGTCGTAATTTGATTGTGAATTGCTGGAAAGCCTACATAAGAGCCGTAACTACCGTTTGGTAATAACGTTACGGATTAGGTAATCAGCAACCGTTGTAGATAATAATCTGCAAGGTTCAACGACTATTGCGGTGTCAACCGCTTTAAGATAGACGATTAATTGCGTCAATGTCTGATGTACAAACTCCGAAAATCACGAACAGCGTGAGGGAATTTCGGAGGAAGATATAGTCTAGGCGTACTAACGAATAGCGAAAGCAAAATTCGAGGTAGAAACGCACTTGCTTTTGGAACAAATATATGGTAAACTTGTATATAATACGAAGGAACCGAAGATAATATTTGTTTCAGAAAGGAGGTGTACCCACGTAAAATGAGTCAAAATTCGAAAAATAGCGCTAAATACGGATATCATGCTACTAAAACGAAGATAAAACCAAATCGGACCATGAAACGATATCTGGATAAATGTTTTGGCTATAGACGGCGTTGTTGGAATAGATTGTTAGCGTGTTATTTGCGAGAAAAGGAAACGAATCCAAAAGTAAAAATCGATAAAGAGCTTTTGAAAAAAGTTCGTCAAGATGGACTTCAAGCAGATTGGGAAAAGGAAATGCCAGCGTTTATTTGGAGCGAAGTGCAAATGACTTTAGCCGAAACAATTTATCGTCATGGTAAAGCTAATTTTAAAACTAAGAAAAAGACGAAAGATTCGTTTATTATGGATTACTCGCGTATCAGGGATAAAAAACTCGGTTATTTCGTAAAAAGAGGAACACATCAGTATTTTCGATTCACTACTGGTCGTTACAGTGGAATCGATGACGATTTAAAATGGATCAAAATTATGGAAGATATCGAGTATTATCCTGATGACGGCGATACTCTTTCGGAAGTATCGATTTCTAAAGAAGCAGGAATTTATATGGCTTCGTTTGATATTAAACTCGGTACTCCGTTGAAAGAAACGGAGGGCAGTGGTAAAGTCGGTATTGATCCTGGTGTTCATAACCTTATGACACTCTCAGACGGAACTGTGATGAATTTCGATATTAAAACTAAGAAAAAATTAGCGAAACTCGATAAGCGAGCACGATATTATGACAAAGTAATGGGACGTAAACGAAACAAGAATAAGGATTGGAAAACGAGCAAACATTACGCTAAAGCGAAAACCAAGCATCAGCGCGTTTGTTTAAAGATTAAGGATATCCGTAAAGACAATCTTCATAAGATGACAACACAAATCGTAAAGACGTACAAATGGGTCTATTGGGAAAACGTTAAGTCTAAGAATATGGTTAAAAACAGTAAGTTAGCGAAAGCTATTTATGGCGCAAGCTGGGGAATAATTCGTATCATGCTTGCGAATAAATGCAAGATGCATTACGCAAATTTCATTACAGTACCAGTAACATTTGCCGCAACGCAAACTTGTTCTAGCTGCGGGTATCGTAGACCCAAGGAACAAAAACTTACATTAAAAGACCGAGTGTTTGTATGTCCGATTTGCGGTCATATTGAAGATCGAGATATTAATGCTGCAAAACGCATAGCGCAGTATGTGCCATCTAAGAAAAAAGATGCAACGTGTAATGCAGCTATGTTGGCTGGGGCGCAGCCATCCGAATAACGCATGAGTTCTATGTAAGACGTATCAAGGTCTTTGGCCGAGATGCGCAGGAACGCTATTAATGCGTTGACTTGTGGGTAAAGTTAGTTTCAGCAATGAAACCAAATGAACCTACACGCCAGATCCTTCTGACTTTGATATTATTAATATTAAATGCATTACTCCGACTAGAAAAACTGTTACTCTTAAATTTAGAGTACCACAAATTAAAGAAGATAGATATGTTGTTTCCGGCGGATTGAAGTGGTTCTTCCCGACAATAATGGCAACTTTGCCTATTTTTATAGTAAGAAAGAATCAAAGTCAAATTAGAACTAATTATTCTTCAATATCATTTAACTATGGTATCTTTAATAAACAGGAAGATGTTAGATGCTATTGTGGAGGATTTAAACTTCCTTTAATACTGTTATATTCTTTAATATTAGGCCTTGAAGGTGTTTTGAGGCATTATGAAATACCTTATAGTATTAGTGAGACTAAATTAAGAGGAAAGTTATGCTATCCATTAGATGGAGAAAAATGGCTAGTTATTGAAAGTTTTGATAAAAACAGAATAGACCATAGAGTTATTTTAACTGGATTAAGATTAGTTTGTAAAAAGTATTTATTTAAGTCAATATCTTCAGTACAGGATGCTTTTATGGCTTTAAGAGCTTATACAGGACAAGCTAAATCTGAATATATTTTGGCTCAAGTTATCAAATATATTATTGATGTTCAAACTGAATCAGTTCTTAAATCAAATAATTTACCAACTACTTTAAAAGACATTATTCCATATTGTGCAGAATTAGCAATGTCCGGAAGAACTTCCGATAAACTTAGTATTGAGAATGTTTATTTGAAAACTACAGATATTATAGTAGATGCTGTTGAAAGAGGAGTTGCTCAGGGAGTTTCTAATTTTAAAAGAAAGCATCTGTATGACCCAGATAAAGAAGTTTCTGTGGATCAGTCATTTGTAACTAAGTTTTTTAGAGACAAGGGTGCTTTACAGCAACTTCAGGAACAAAATCCTATTGAAGAGGTTAGTAATTATGCTGCAGTTAGAATTGCTGGCCCAGGAGGATTACCTAATCCAGATGCTATAATGCCTAGAGATAGAGCAGTTAGAAATTCGCACTTTGGAAACTTAGACCCTACAGATACTTCTGAAGGTGATCCGGGAGCTAGAATTTTCTTATCTTTAGGTCATATGTATGACCAAGCTCAACATGGGTTTATGCCGATGGAAGCTAACCCTAAAAATACTCAAATTATGGGCCCCGCTTTATCGGCAACTCCTTATGTAGATGCTGATGACCAGGCTAGAGGTATCATGGCAGCTAACCAAGCTCGTCAAACTGTGCCGGTACTTCAATCAGAATCCCCAATTATATCTACTGGAGCTGAAACAATTATTCCAGCAATGTGTTCTTCAACTTTTGCTAAAAAAGCTAATGAAGATGGCGTAGTTAAATATGTTGATGATAACGTTATTATAGTCCAAGGTAAATCTGGAAAAAATCAAATTATAGATATTAGACCAAGTAGATTAATATCAGGTTCTGGAAAAAATGCAGCTTTAACTTTTACTCCTCTTGTTAAACCTGGAGATAAAGTTGATAAGTTTAAAATCTTAGCTAAAAATCAATACATTAGTCCTACCTTAACTCAAGGTGTCAATGCATTAGTTGCATATATGAGCTATATGGGATATAACTATGAAGACGGTTTTGTAGTCTCTGAAAGTTTTGCAAATAGAGTAACTTCAATTCATCACGATAAAATAGAAATTACATTATTAGATAATGATCAAATTGACGTATTCCCTAAAATAGGTGATGAGTTTAAGACTGGAGATACAGTTTTAAAAGTAAGAAAATCTATAGTAGGAGATATGGCATTAGCAGATGATTATGAAATAATAGCACCTAATGATTGTAAAGTAACTAATGTAGAATTTTTCCCTAACGGGAATATTAATCAAATATTGCCTTTAATAAACTATACAGACAACTATTATGCTAAAACAGATTCAGTTATATCTCAAGCTGGTGGCAAAAGATTATTTAATAAAAAGTTTTTATTAGAAAATGCGGGAAAATTTACAGATCACAATGAAGTGTTTAAAGGAAATAAAGTTTTAGTAGATTTAATCTCATATATGCCAGCTAGATTAGGAGATAAACTTACGAACAGACATGGTGGTAAAGGAGTTATCACTAAGATTCTTCCAGATGATAAAATGCCGAGAACTATGGACGGAAGAGTTATTGACGTTATTTATCATAGTCTTTGCGTAGTTGGAAGAATGAATGTTGGGCAATTACATGAATGTGCCACAGGTAAGATAATGGATGATGCCACCAGAATGCTTAAAAAATTAGTTGATAATGGTGCTAGTAGAAATGAAATTGAAAAGTTTATAATAGACTTATACAGTGGATTAGATAATACTGATAATAAAGTTTATTCTACTGGAATTGCAAGGAATCTTAAATCTATGGATAATCAGGAGTTTGAAAAATACATTCAAGATACATTAAAAAATAGATTTAAGTTAATTGTAGCACCATTCCAAGGAGATACTATAGACCAAGTAATAGCTACTTCAAAGAAATTAGGAATACCCCTAGCAGAACAATTATATTTACCTGAACTAGGGCCTAATGTAAAGACTAAATATCCTGTAGCCATAGGTATGCTTTATTTCCAGAGACTTGAACAGATTGCTGGTTTAAAAAGTCATGCCAGGAATATTGGAAGATACATTAAAACTACTATGAACCCTACTAGAGGAAAAGCTAGAGAAGGTGGTCAGAAAATGGGCGAAATGGACACTTGGTCTTTACTCTCTTATGGTAGCGAAGGAAAAGAAGTTTTAAAACAAATGTTTGCGGTATCAGCAGATAACCAGAATATCAAAAATCAAGTTTTATCAGATATTATAAGAAATGGCGCTGCAGATATTAGTGAAGAGGTAGAGTTATCTGGTTCGGGAGAATATTTTAATGCAGTTTGTACTGCAATGGGGATTGATCCTTTAGCTTAATTTTATATGTATATTATAATACTGTATCCTCTGTTTTCTATAATATTATAGAAGTGGGTATAATTTAGTGAAAGGTGGTAGATACCTTGAAGTTAAACTTCAAGGGAAGGAGTGGGTTTATTTGAACCTAACTCCTGGTAACAAAACAAAACCACCAAGAAGGGAGGTGAACTGAATGGGGTTCTCTCCTATGCTTGGCTGGTTTGTGTTGAAATTCCTTGGAAAGGCTGCAATTATTGCATTGCTGTAGCCAAGGAATAATAAAAAGAAGAGAACTATATGCTGTATGCATACGGTTCTCTTCTTTTTATTTTTTTTTTTAACTTATAGTTATAGTAATGTTAGGGTCAGTTCCTGCCATTTCATTAGCTATTCCGGCTGAAGCAGCATCTACAGTAATTGTAGCACAAGTTTCAAAAAATTTACTCATACCATTACCATAATTAATTGCCATTTGCTTAAGTTGAGCTTCAGTTAATTCTGTACCATCTTTAGTCATAAAGTTAGATAACTCTTTAATTATTTGACCGTCTGGAGTTACAACTATATTAGTACCCAGTTCTTTGTTAATGTATCTAGCAAAATTTACTACCATTAAGATATTAAATAAATTAAGGTCTGTCATTTATAATTGTTGCTCCTTTATTAACCTTTTTCTAATATTTCAGTTAAAGCTAATTGTCTAGCTTCTTTTTCATTATTTTTTGCAGTAGCCAAGTAAGTTTCAAATTTTTTTTCTAACTGATCAACAGTAGTTTTTAGTTCTTCAGGAGGTATTTGATCTGAAATAGCTCGCATAAATGCTGCAGCTCTGGCTTTGTTACCCTCTCCATAAGCTTTTTTTGCTTCTTTAATAGCCTCTGCATAAGCTCCTTCAAGTTTAACAACTACATCTGGTGTTGCGGTTAATTGCTCTTTAGCTACTTGAGTAGCTTCAGCTAATTCAGATTGTACTTTTTGATTTGAAGAGGCTTCTCCAGCAGTAATAACTCCTTTAGCAGTTGCTCCTTTTAAGGTAGCTGAAACATACTGTGATAATAAAGGATCTACTTGAGTTGTATTCCCAGAAGTAGAACCAACACTTTGCCCTGTAGTAAATGAGTTGATCCCATTAGCGATTCCGCCTAAGTTATCAAATAATACAGTAGCTATGCTTGTAATATCTGAACCTCTACTTGTTAAATCTTTTAATCCCACAACATTAGGATAAGTTTGACCAAACATATTTGCTAATCCATACCAAGTACATGCAGCATTTCTGATTTGATTACTTAAATTTAAAGAGCCAGAATCAGTTACAGCATTAGCTAAATTATTAGTTAAAACTCTTTCAGGAACTTGACCTAAATTCTTCATAATAGTTTTGAAACTACCACCACCAGCACATGCATCTGAAATAGCTTCAACTACCCCAGTAGCATTTGCTACATTACTAAATGCAAACCCTACTGAAGATGCAAACTGCCCATTTAAAATACCTTCTAAATTAGCTGTCTGGCCTATTAACTTAACTGAATTTTTTAATCCATTGACTGAGTTCATGACCATCTTACCGGTATTAATTAAATTTCTTACTGGCTGAATGGCAGATTGAACTCCAGCCATAATATTTTTAACTCCCTTTGTCACTCCAGTAATAGCATTTCCAATAGATGTAATAAAACTAGTCTTACCTTTAGCATCCTTTAATATCTGAGCAGATTTAGTTACATTATTAGCTAATGATTGTGCTAATTTTGCTGTATCTGAGGAAACAGGATTATTAGGAGTTTTACTTGAAGTTGAAGCATTTACTGATGCAAGATTTAATTTACTTAAATTTTTAGCAGCTTGTTCTAATTTATAATTTTCTAAAGCCATCATATATGCTGGAATTCTAGCAAATTCTGTTAAGTAATAGGCTTCATTTGTAACAGGAGTTTTATTTTTATCTAAACTTTGAGCATACTTAACAAAGTTGTTTATAAACTTATCTTTAGTAACCGTATCTTCATTTTCATCTCCAATTCCTTTATCATCATTATCAGCATCATAAGCTTTTTGTTTCATAACAGAATATAGATCTCTAATAGTTATTTGTACTGTAACGTGCCTAGGAGCTCTCTTAAAATTAACTTCTTCTAGATGGGGGTCTATAGAAATACTTGTAATAGCACCAATTCGTATCTCAAATAACTGATCTAAATTACAAGAAATATACGGAGGAGTTTTATAAACTATACCTTTAGTATCAGTAGGTAAAGATAATGTTAATAAAATATATACTGGCAAAATAATGTCTTTGAAGTACTGATCACTCAAAGGGTCCGGGTTCATTGTTCTAAATTCTAATGTAAAGCTATGTTGAACGTTTGTTTGAGAATCCGTCCAAACATCGGGAAGATCTATTCTTCCTCCAGCTAATCTACTAAGAGCAACATCCCCAAGATTTTTAAAAGCACCTAAAAACATTGAAGCTGTATCTTTTGAAGCTTGGTCCCAATCTTGAGGTATAGACCCTGCTAATGTATCGATTGTTTCTTTCGTCATCTGCTGACCGGCACTTGCTAGTTTATTACCTAATGCTGCCGCAGAATTAAATAAATTTCCAGCAGCTCCTCCACCAACCTGAGATAAAGAGGAAGTTTGATTAATCGTATCTGCAATTGAACCAAACATGCCTCCAACCATTCCCTCTATTCCAGAAGCAGCATAATTATTTTGATGTGAATAGGTTATTTGACTATTTGCTTGTACAGCAAAATTATATTCTATCTCTGTTAAAACCGCGCTTTTGTTTATATATTTTTTTTTATTTTTATTAACTTGATCTTCAGTTAATCTTTCTCCATTCATTCCATAGACACTTTCAATATCAATTGGATGTATGGTAAGTTTTAAAAATGATTTTTTAAGTTGTTCATCTTCATCATAAATATACATCCCAGGAACTAACTCTTCTGCATCTACTGCAACTAAGTCAAATGCATTTTTACTTATTGCAGGAACTTCTTTATCTCTTTGAACGCGAGTAGGAGGTAGTCCCATTAGATCAATTGCGTATCTACCAGACCAGACATTTGGAAATCTTATTTTATTATACCCATTAACTCTAACATATGGAACTTTATCATGATTAGCTATCTGCATAAATTGTTTTTTATTATAGTTATCAGGAGGTAAATAATTTTGTGGGTCTTCTTTTGCTTCTTCTGGAGGCTTCACATCTTCGTTATTAGCTTGATCTGGTTTATTTTGTTCTGAAGGATAAGCATCTACAACTAACTTTTTTTCTTGTAATTGATCTACTGCTTTTTTCTGTTCTGGAGACAATTTATGATACTCTATTCCTTGTTTAGTTTCGACACCATCTTTTTTCATAATAAGAACTTTATCAGTTGTATTTTTATATTTAGGATTAGAGGGGTCAATAGGGTATGATAATGATTCGTCGTTTAAAATATTCGCTGTATTCTCGACTAAAAATTGTTGCTCTTTAGGGTCTATAGATTTTAATTTGTCAGATACATTATCTGATTTAACAAATGCTAAACCTTTTGGGTCCGTATATAAGCCAGATTCTGTAAGATATTTCCAATACCCACCATTTCCGCAGCCCACAAAACCATCTTTATAGGTATCGCTAACTTCAGCACAATGTGCTTTAATTTCATCAGGATCTGAATCTTTTATCATTTTCATATATGGTGGGCCATCTTCAAGAACTGAATGAACCCCACCTTCCGAATCTTCTAATTCAGCAAGTCTAGATTCAATTTCTTTTACTCTTGCTTGATCTTCAGAACTCAGACCTTTCGTGGCTTGTTCTAGAGAACTCTGGTTAGACGCTAATAATTGATTAAATGCATCATTATCTCCATTCTTTATTTTAGCATTAAATGCTGAACGACAAATAACTTTAATATCTTCTTTATCTTCTGCTGAAAATCCATTAGACGCTTGATTTAAAGCTTGCTGAAATTGATCTTCGGTAGTAATAGCCCCAGTTTTAATTTGTTCTAATACAGCTCCAGTAGCTGTGTAGACCTTTGCGTCAAGTAAATTAGAATTATCTTTTGTTTTTAGTTCTGATAATTCATGATTTAATTGAGCAATTTCAACACGTTTAATATCGCCAATGGCTGCCTCATGACCTCCATCAAAAATCCCACTACCTTCGTATGTGGTAATATATCCAGATTCTGGATCTCCCTCCATGACTATTCCGTCCTCATAGTCCATTACCACAACATTGCCACTAGTTCTAGAGGCCGTTTGAAATGCAGTTTTGTCGTCCATAGCTTTACTAACTGGAGTGGCTGGCGTAGATGATTTAATTACCGTAGATTTAGGGGGATCCGTTAATATAGCCACTACAGTTGGATCTTGAATAGCTTGCATAGCCACTTTTGACAATCTTTCGCTTTCTTGTGCTCGTTTAGCCGCAGATTCAGCAGATTCTTGTGCGCGTTGATTCGCTAAATCTCTGCCATATTTCAGTTCAGTAAACATGGTAATGATTTTCACCTTCCTTTTTATAAAAAATTATAACTCTTCTAAAAGACATTGAATATAATGTAATTTAGAAGAGTTATTTTATATATAACTTTTAACTCGCCTTACTTAAACTATTTTTTTTAGCTTCTTTAGCTAATCTCTTGCCAAGATTGTGTAAACCTGAGGGTCTATTTTGTACCACAGTTTCTTGACGTTTTGAAAGCTGATTAATAACATTAGTAAGCTGAATTGCTCTATCATCACTTTTACCGTGGTCTTGAACAACGATTCCTAAAAGCTGAGTTAATATATTAATATATTCCTTTAAATCTCCCTTTTGAGCATCAGTTAGTTCTTTTGAAGTTAAGAATTCTTTAGCCTTTTGAGCAGTAAGTTTTCTTGCCTGTAATTTCTTTACAACATTAGCATATTTATATGGAGATTTAGACCCTTGAATGAATTTACTGCCAGGTATTATCGATGTCATTAATTTGTCAGAATTATATAAATTCTCAATATTATCTAAGGCAGATGCTTTAGCTCTTCTATTTAAACTAGTGCGAGTTGAAAGATATTGATCTTTCATAAATTTAAATAAGGCATTCCCTTTGAATCCCATAGTTTCGCCTAAATTTTTAATAGTCGAAATATCAACAATATTACCCCAATCAGAATCGTTTGAAACATCTAATAAACTTATATCTGGCTTATCAAAAGTTGAACTAAGTTCATATTGATTATTTGCATTAAGTTTCCCGGAGAAAGTTATGTATTCATTATCTAATAAATCGGAGTTCTGACTACTTTGAGTAGATGGACTATTTGGAGTTGGTGTTTGTGGCTTTGCCGGTTCGGAAGTCGGTTTATCCGCTACAGGTGTTTGTGGCTTTACCGGTTCAGAAGTCGGTTTATCTGCTAATGCACTAGGTGATTGAACTGTATCTTGTTTTGCATTTACCTGACTAGCTGCAGGAAGTACTTCTTGTTTTCCAGAAGTATTTGTAGAAGATTTTGCAACTGTGTAATGCTTTTTAGATTTTTTATGAAAATATTCTACACCTTTTCTACTATATCCATATACTTTAGCTATAACGTCACCGTGGTTTCTATAAGTCGTTCCTTTCCAATCAGGAGTTAATAATCTTCCAGTTAATAATAATTCACCAACACCATATGGATCCTCTTTAGCTTTATTTAAAACGAATTGAGTTACTTCTGGATAGACTGTATATAAATATCTTCCGTTAGAGCTTTTTAACTTTTTAATAATTTTATTTGATGGTTGATATCCTAATTTTTCAGAAGCATATGCAATATCAAACGTTTTAGCACCAGCTTGATATTGCCTATCTGCTAATAAAACATTTGTAGGATATGGCCAATCTTTATAATGCGTATAATAATTATTTTTATAAACTTTATATGCAAGTTTAATCCAATCATTTTTATATTTGGGATTATCTAAAATTTCATGATTTAATCGTTGTAATTTCGGGTCATTAAAATTAGTAATAACTTGATCACTATTTCCAACAATAGATCTTACCTTAGCTACTATTTCTGAGGAAATCCCTAAAGATTCAGCTGATTTACCTCCATTACCATTTACATATTTAGGTAAATAAGCAGCGTAAATTCCGGCTTTAGACCAAAAGAAATCGTTAACGCCTTTTTGAAGTTTAGTCCCGGGTAAAATTTCTCTTTTATTAATTGCAACTCCACCTTCTCTAGTATAGGTGGAAGCGAAGCCAAGCATAGCATTATCTTCGTTGATATTAACATTTCCATTTGAGTCATAAAGAGATTTGCCATTAGACAATATATTAAAAACCCTATTAGCATTTACTCGATGAGAATTAGACATGACAATTTTTGCTGACGAATTTTCTTCTGGGATTAAATTAGAAGGAGATCCGGTAATATTACTTTTAGCCAATTCACTCTGGCCGATAATACCACCTAAACTAGCTCCTCCGCCACCAGGTAAAGATACCCCATTTCCAGAACCGGATGAACCCCCGTCGCTTGTTTGTTCTACTAATTTACCAGTATTCTCAGCAATCTGTTTAGCATAATCTAATAAGCTATTTTTAGCACCTTTTAAAAATGATTTAGCATATGTATATCCATGTGAATCAGCATATGCCATAGCCGAATCAATCCATTGATTTGCTTTTTCTTGCCCAAAAAGAGTATTAATTATACTTCCAGAAACTCCACCGAAAACTTCCATAGCTGAACTGAACATCTTCTTATAATCCTGATTCTTTAAGAACTCCCAACCAGCCTTTATCTTTTCACCTAAAGTATTAATACTTTCTGTTATAAACTTTTTAAATTTACCTGATTGGAACCATTGTGCTAAAGAACCTAACGAAGCTCCAGATAGGTCATTATTAGTATTATTATTACCAGATCCTTCGCCATTTTCAGGGGGCTTATTATTCTTATCCTTATATTCTTTAGTAGCATCTTTTACAGATTCGCTAAACGCTTTTTTAAGAATATCTACAACCCCAGATTTAAAAGACTCCTTACCATCCTTATTTATAGATTTAATTAAAGCATTTTGTTCTTCTGCTCTTGTAACTCCAGAAGCAATCATCGCAGACTTAACTAATTCTTCATTAAACCCGAGTTGATTATTCTTAATATTAGTATTAAGATCTTCAATTAATTCTGGAAGTTTTATAGCTCCAGAATGAACCTGATCAAGTCTTTCAAGTAATAATTCATATCCTTCTACAAGATCAGAATCAAGTTTACTCCTATTATTTTCAGTAATATCTTTAATTTGATGATATATTAGACTATCTTTAATTTTAGTTGGATCTAAATTCTTGAGTTGTTCTAGATCTATACTTGCTGCTGCGGTATATAAATATGGATTTTTATTGAAAATTCCACCATTATCAAATTTATGTTTTTCTATAGCTACTTTTGTAGGATCTTTCATCCATTCAGGTTTCCAACGTCCGAATGTCAGTTTTGATCCAAGCCATTCTAAACCCATTTTAATTTTAGCGCCTAACCACTTAATTGGTTCCCAAATTACAGTTTTAAATAGCCAAATAGATGCCTTAAGTGAAGATACAACTAATCCGGGGCCTTCCCGCCTAATAAATTTCCACACCCCTTGAAATGCGCCTAAAAATATAGAAGGGATAGCTGTGAACACCTTTTTTAATACAGACCCAGTAGTAGTAAAAAAGCTTTTTAACCAAGACCCAACCATTTTAGCCATTCCAGAAGTAATCGCACCACCAGGATCTTTAGACTTACCAGCAAATTTATCATATATTGAAGTTATTCCGTTTATTACCATAGCTACCACTTTAAATGCACTTACTACTAAAAAAATTGGCCCTAACACAGCTTGCAATCCTGATGCAAATGCACCTAATCCTCTAAATACTGATCCTAAAACTCCGAAACCTTTTCCAATAAAAGGTAAATTTTTCGCACCAGTCCAAGCACGTTGCATAAGATTTGGCTTAATACTGTTTCTTTGTTGATCAAAATTAGCGTCTAAAACTGCTCGATCATTTTTATGAATATTTGGGTCATTTATATCAAAACCTTTACTCTTATAGTATGCCTCTCTACCAAAATATGCTTCCGGAGTAGCGACCATATTACCTTGGTTATCATATGTAGCATATTTCTTATAATACTCCCCATCCCTATTAGGGACATATTCTTTCATTGTTGTATTGAATCCAAATTTTTCTCTGAGGAAATTAACACTTCTAAACCTAGATGCTTCTTTAGGTACTTCTACAAGAACTTTACCATCTTTAATCTGAACATTATGAAGTGTTCCATACTCGTCGTGTGCCATTTTTGCCATTCCTTGTAATTGAGCGTCCCGAATTATTCTTTGGTCTTGATTTAAGCCGATTAGACCACGAGTTTTTTCAACTACTTTAGTAAGCCCTACTTTACTAAATGCATCTTTTAATTTATCAGGATTTTGAAGTGCCTTTATACCAGTATATAGTGACGCTACTTGTAGTAATGTTTTAGTTAATACCGCTACGCCTTTTTGAATATACTCAGACAAAAATTCTCCAATTCTTTTTCTACCCTGAGCTTGTTCTATTTCAGAACCAAACATAGCATTCCACACAGTTGATATTGAATCTTTAATTGTAGTAAGAGTTGAGCTCACTTTAGTAAACCATTCTTCACCTAACATCCATTTAAATATAGATTTAATACCGCTCAATAAAGGATCAATAGCATATTTTTTAACTGCATTATATCCCGATCCAAAAACAGACCCTATAGTATATGGTGTGCCATTTTCTCTTTTAATTGGTAATTCAATTCCTTTAACATAATTTAATCCCTTTCTGCCCCAATCAATGCCTGTTTTAGCAATATTATAGTAAAATATATATTTCATTAACTTAGTAATAGGACTCCCAAAAATTAACTTACCCCATGTCATAGGATTCAATAAAGATAGCCCTATTTTTTTAAAGATATCCGATGCTGAAACTGCTTTTTGAATTTCGGAAGTATTATTATCAACAGATATCACATTTTGTCTTAATTGCTGAACTAAGTTATCTATAGTACCTGAAAGTTTAGAAAATTCTTTTACATTATAATTAGGTTTCTTATCTAATTTAATTTTAGTATCAAATATTTTAGATTTATCTGTTCTTATATCACTTATCTTTTTTGTACTTTCCTCTATCTGAGTTTGGTATTTTTGTGCATTTTTACGGTCACTTGGAGATAATGTTTGGCCATATCGTATTTTATCGTTAATAGTTTTAAGAGAACTTTGAGCATTATTAAGTTTAGTTTGCTCTTGACGTAATTCCTTTTCAGGTTTTTCTTTAAAATTGTAATGAAGCATTTGATATATTGACGCTAAATATTTTGTAGAATCACTAGCATGCTTAATTAACATATTATTTTGTTTTAGATAATTAACCATAATTTTCATTTGGGGCTTAGTCACTTGATCTAAAATTTCCTGGTTCAGCTGGTATTGTGATTGTATATAGGCACTAACCTCTGCCATACTTTTTGCGCTAGATTTTATTGCATCCGAAAGTTCTTCTGTAAAAGGCGCTAATTTAGCAGTAGGCTTTAAATAGCTTAATGGAGTTAGCTCAAGAAATTTAGCAATTTTATCGTTTTGAGTTGTAAATCTAACAATAGTCTCTTTAACGTCTTTTAAACTAATCAAATTAACGGAATCAGTTAATGACTTAAATTTTTTACTAATAAACGTAGAAATAAATCCATTAAAATATTGCTCATGTTCTGATAATTTTTCTTGAATAGCCATTTGCTCCTGAAGCAATGCCGTTCTATCTTGAAATAATTGGCTCATAAGATTAGTTACAGACTCGAAGCCTTCTGTAATCGATTTTCTAATATCACCTAAGCTATTTTTTAATTCTGTAGTTTGAGTTTTAATAGATTCATCAAACTTAATAGAAAGTTTATCAATATTAATATTTAAACTACTCATCAACCGAGTGTCAACTTGATTTGTATTAGTTTGCTGCCTTTGTAAATTAACATTAGCTAATGAAGTAGAGTTAACATTATTATTTAGTAACCCACCTCCCGATGGATTAACTCTTTGAGGTACAATATTTGGAGTACTTCTAGTCATTCCTCCTAGAGAATTTAACAATCCATGACTGGATGTACTATTCAGATTATCTGCCAATAGTTCCTCACCCCTTTAAAAACTAAAAACTAAAAAATAAAATATATTAATAAAAGTAACCTAACAATAAAAGTTACTTTAAAGTTCAAATTGAAAAAAGAAACTCTAGCAAGTAAAAGACATACTAACTAGAGTTTCTGAATAAAAAGTTATTTTATTAGCGTATTAACTAACTCTTCTAATCTTTTAAGCTTTCTTCTTTGATATGCAGCTTCTATAATTAAAGCTTCTTCATATCTAATGGCATATCCATTTTCTCTTCTGATTATAGGGCTATTTTCATCTTTAGGGTCTTCACGAACATCCCATTCATCATAACAGAAGAAACCATATTTAAATGGATCTAAATTATGTTTTTCAAATACTTCTTTTATTCTTTGCGCTATTAACCCCATATGAATTCTTGCATTTTCAGAACCTTTTTCTTCAACTGAAGCATTGAATTTAAATTGCTTAAATTCTACTTCTCCCCAAGCATCTAATACTTCATCTGGGATAGCTTCTATTTGTTGTTTTTGCCTTTCATCTGAAGTACTTATTGTAGTTGTAGCTGCATATAATTGTTTCCAAACTTTTCCTGAAGCGCCTAATGTAATAACATTTGTATTATTAGGTGCCATAGCCGTAGTGGAATGATACACACTCGCATTTCCTCCGCCAATATAAAGAGTAGTAACTGTTGTTCCATTTGATTTAGCAATGATTTCATTTGCATCGAATTCTAAATGCGCTGCGGTTTGAGCTCCACCTACTATTAAGGCTACGGCAGTTGATGCTGTATAGGATACTTCAGTATTTTTAGTTAATATAACCTGACCTGAAAAAGTTTTAGTACCGGCAATTGTTTGGTTACCCGAAGTTGCAACATAATTAGCAAAGCTTTTACCAGTTGTTGTTACAACTCCGTTGGCGTCAACATATACCGGTGTATCAGCATTACCAATAGCTGTATCTGTTGTATGACAAACTAATGTACCCCCAGATTTAGGGAAGTAAATATTTCTATTAGTTGTATCTCCAGAATGTGGATACACATTATAATATTTTCCAGAATTATTATATAAGCATAAACAGCCTGTAGTATTATTAGCAGTTCCAGAGGCTGTACTATTACCTAGTATTAATTCGGCTTGGCCCTCAGCCGAAGTTGTACCAGCTTTAACCTGGTATCTAATATCAGCTCCAAATTTATATAGTCCAGCAGTACCAGTTGCATCTGCATTAGAAGCTACTGGGTAATAGTTTGTAGAACTTGATGGATATGCTATTTTAGTGGCAGTAACATTAACATCTGTAAATACAGCATTTGACGGAACAGTTTTATTTAATTCATATATACCTACGGTTACTACACCATTGCTATCAGTATATACTGGTTTAGTCGCTGATCCGACTGATTTTGGAACACAAGCTTTTACATAAGCAGTTGTGGCTATATTAGTAGAACTATTTGCTGTAGCTGGGGTTGGTGCAGTTGGTGTACCAGTTAACTCTGAATTAGAAGCTTGAGCTGGTACAGGATAAACTTGATTTAATTTAAGTTTTGTTGTCATTTGTTATCACCTCTATCTCTTTCTAACTAGTTTTATGAATTAGGAGTAACTGTAACTCTACCATTATTCCTTGTAATGGTATAATCTTCAATAGCATCAAATTGTTCTGCTCTATCAGACCAGTAGGTAGCAGATTTATAGGTGTCTAATTACATCTATATTTCTTAATCTTGAGCAATTATAAAACATGTATGTTGTAGTTGTAGTTGCTTCACTATACCAATCAGATATATTAAGATTAACTAATGAATTATCATTATAAAACATATATGAAAAAGTTGTACACTTAGTAAAGTCTAAGCTATTTACATTATTTAAAGTAGTAAGCTTACTACATCCTCTAAACATACTTCCAGCACCTGTAACTTCAGAAGTATCCCAATTAGTTCCAAAGGTTATAGTAGTTAAAGCTGAACAACCATAAAACATACTGGTTAAGGTTGTACATTTATCTGTAACATTCCATGTAGCTAAATTTATTGAGGTTAATGTTGAACATCCTCTAAACGTATTGGAAAAGGATGTAACATTAGAGACATCTAAGGTGTATATATTAAGGGTTGAGAGCTTCGAACAATTATAAAAAGCATACCCCATATTATTACAGACAGAAGTATCCCAATGAGTCGCATCTATAGACCCTAATTCTGCGCAATCACTAAATGCATAATACATATTAGCTATTTTAGCTGATTCTTTGTATCTACAGAAAGGCTTGTTATAGTTTCATAATCCTCAATATTATCTCTTGCATAATGTGTCAAATCTAGAGTAGGTTATGGAGTGTAACTTAATAAAAAAGCTCTAGAATAATTAATCACAACTTGGTCTCACCACCTTAGGGGTAAAACTATTTATTAAAAATTTTATCTATAATATGTTATTCTCTAATGCTCTTACTCTTTTTTATTACAGATACACTTTAATTTAAATATTTATTAAAATCCTCTATTAGCCATTCTAAAGGAATATCTGGTGGTGGCTAATGAAGATTCTGTATTGTCTAATCCGAGATTAAATAAACCAGCACCTTCTTTGGAAGTCCAGCTTCCACCATGTGTAGCTATCATTTCACCACTTTTACTCCAAAACTTATCTGGTATTATTGAATTAGATTCTGCTGATTGAACTGTTTTAGGTATAAATAAACCTCTACTTGCAGTATAATCATCCATAGTCGCAAAGAACCCACCGCCTGTACTAGAAACAACTGTTTGGTTTGTATCTACTAAAGTATGATTACCAGAATCTTCCCACAAATATAATGCCCATTGTCTATTCAATATACCATCAATTACAGTAGGTCCATTCCCCCAAAGCTCGTGGAAGTTTCTCCACACAGCATTGCTTTTACCAGTTTTTGTTTTTGCTTTAGATTGTCCATCTCCACATAATTTCTGAGAATCAGGACTAGCTTTATCAAATAAAAACAGCATTTGTAAAGCTGCTATATGGAATATGTTCATTACTTCAAACCCTGTAACTCCGTTTACATTTCTATTTTCTATTTTTTCTTTTGCCTGTGTTAAAGTTAATTCACATGCAAAATCTTGGTCATATAATGAACTAAACTTTGTACTATCTTCAGGATCAATACAGCATTCATATTTACCAATATAAACGCATGATACAGGTGTTCCATTATATACAAAAGCTGGATGAACACTTGAAGCAACATTATCTATTTTAAAACGATATGGTGAGATAAACCATTTATTACTGGTATTATCAGAAACATATAAAAACTCAAATTTAGGTACTCTCACCATATCACAGCCATCAATAACAACATCTTCCATATCTCTATATAAAGGATAATTATTAATATAATCTGTAGATAATGTAACTACTTCAGAATTATGGTCTATTCTCCTCCATGTATGTGTACTCTTAGCATATTCTATACCAAGAATTAATTCTCTATTATATGTAAACAACGTAAAATTTCTACCATAATTAATCATAATACAAGTTCACTATCCTAGTTAATTAAGATGAAGATATAACTAAATCGTCAGTATTAAACTCACTATTTACATTACCAATATATTTTGTACTGGCATTAGCTTGGAAAAATGAAATATTGTATGCCTTATTTACTTCTAAATCTGGAGCAGTATAATCTGGTGTATTCCAAACTATATTATTTCCCCATGTAATAACAGGTACTGAAGAACTACCCATTAGCATACTCAATACAAATACTTTACCAATAGCGTCACCTGAAACATTTGGTACAGTAATTGTTAAGGTATTAGGTGTAGTTGTTGTAAAATCTAAAACAAATAAACTATAATTGTTTATATCTAAATCTATAGTTGATGATGAAAATGTTGAATACACTTTACTCTTTTGAATTGGCTTTTCATATTTATCACTATTAAACCCTTCAACATCTGTAGCTGAATCATCTATATAAGATAAAACTACTGTTACCTTTTCTCCACCTTCAAAAGCTTCATCAAAAGTAAAGGTATACGTAGAACTATTATACGTATAATCATCATCTTCATCCATTCTTAATCCATTAATATATACTGCTATACTAGTTATAGTATTATTAGTTATAAAATTCTGTTGAGTCGAAGATAAGACTACTGTAGTTGCACTTGAAACAGGAGTATAGACTTCTTTGGAAGTTAATAAAGAGCTAAGTACTCTCTTCTTTAATTGACTTAACTGTGAGGTAGGTATTTTACATCACCTCTTTTATTTTGGTATTACCCTAATAGGTATATCTTCTGTAATATTATTTAGTAAATATGTTGCTAATGTATCCCTTATTGTTGTATTTGTAAAAGAATATACATCTATTGAATTATCACCAACTGAACTAAGTGCATATGAAAAATCTTGATTATAAGCTGTTTTTTCTACATTAGAAGCATTTAATTCAAGATTAATATCAGTAAAAAGGAGACCATATTTATTTAAATCTAAAGTACATTGAATTAGCTGAAGTTTTGGATCATATGACTGGCCACATTGCAAAACTTCAATATATGTAAAACATCTACTATCAGTACTATATGAACCATCTGAATGCTTTAAGATATATTGAACTGTAGGATCAAAATAATAATCTGAAAGACCTTTTGTTGTAATACGATCATACTCGATATTACTATTACTGCTTGAGACATATTTAACCATACCAGTTCCATACCAATTAAAATTGCATTCTGGTTCTGGTTCATAATAATATGGGTCGGATTCTAACATTTTCCAAGATTCAATATAATGATCAAGTACATATGTTTGAGCTTGTGAAATAGGCATACCTTTTTTAAATAAATAATATGATAATAAATCATCATCCGTTGCATCTTCAATATCACTAATATTGTAATATGCAGCAGCTTCTTGATACAACTCATTCATATGCTCTTCTATTGGTTCTCCTTCTCCATCCCATACTTCTACTCCACTATCCATATAGATAGTTCCATCTTTAATAGTTGGTTCTTTCGTTGATTGCAATATTTTAGTATATCTTGAAATAGAAACTTTTGCAGTATACTTAAGAAAACTAATTATTTGATTAATAGTTATAATATATGTTTCATATTTTCTAAATGTAGGAGTTCTATTGTTTTCCCAAACTATATTATCACTCCAAATAATTATAGGAACTTGAGCACCAAACCTTAAAGTAACTATAATTGATTTACCAATACTTGATTCTGTATCTGGAAGATGTATACTTATAGGAGTAATAGGACTATTATCATCCTTAGTAAAATCTAAAACAAATGAATTAAACTTATCTACATCAAAATTTAGATCCGTTACATTTGAAAAATTATCATAATACTTAACTCTCTCATAAACGTCTTCATAAGTATTATCAATACTTCCATAAGAATTATCAATATATGCTACTGTTATAGTAACCTTTTCATCAGCATTAAACTTGTTGGCAAACACAAATACGCCAGTTCTATTATCAAAAGTATAGTCATCAGCTTCTTCATAGAAGACTCCATTGACATATACTGAGATGTATTTTACTTTAAAATTAAACACTATACTCTTTAAAACTGAAGATAACTCTATATAATCTGTACCAATTGCAGGTGTATAGCTTTCTTTTATAGTTTTTAAAGAAGATAGTATATGATTACTTATTTGAGTTAATCTTGAGGTTGGTATTGTACATCACCTCTTTCTTTTTATTTAACCGTAAATGGAATATCTGCATAACCGTTTCCTGTTCCATTTTCATTTGGTTCAGTATTAAAATAATTGAAAAGTGTATCTTTATCATCACTATCATTAAAAGTATAACAATCTACAAGACTATGGCCTGTACAACTTAAAAAGAAATTAACATATCTATTATTTTCAGTAAATCTAGTTACATTATTTGGACCTAAAGTTAAGTTTATATTTGGAAAATGTATATAATGTTTTGTTAAATCTAATGTAGAAACTAATATATCACTAGGAGCATATCCATCCATAGTATTATAAAGGAAACTTCCAATAAAAAAACCTGCCCTAGTTAAAGACTGATAATAAGTTTCTGAACTTTCTGGAGAATATGCATCTTCACCATATATATCTACATAAGCTTCTGTAGCATTAAATAATTTTTTTACATTATCACTTGGGCCAACATAATCTGTTTCATTGGAACTATTAGCACCCCAATTAGATGTTCCTATATATGTAGTATTTACATAGGAGTCTCCGTGGGGGAAATAATTAAAGGCGTCCCAATAAGAATCAATTCCAAATAAATTAAATAATTCTTCCGCAACTTCTTCACCATGATTTTCAAGATAGGAATCTAATGTAGCTGAAGTACAATATCCTTTTACGTCTATACAGTAATTAGAAACTATACTTTCTCCAAATGAAATAGGATCTTCTGCTAAACTACTAGTGATAGATCCAACTAAACTACTAAACACATTTCCATCTGAATTAATACTATTAGGGCTCGCTCCAGGTAAGGACAAAGTATAATCTATGAATTTTGTTATATTTAAATAACCAGGGACATTACATAATACAATAATATTAGGAAAATACGAATATCCTCCAACAAAAGATGCAACAAATGCTACTTCACATGTACTACCAGCATCATTACGAAAATCATCATAATGTTGTAATTCACAATAATTTTTATAACTAGTATAAAAATATGACATAAGTGAATCGTGTTCATCATCCTCTCCAAAAAATGCATAAGCTTGTTCAAATGTACTAAAAATAGATTCCCCAACACTCATTCTATAAGAATTTACAAACGTTAAAATTGATTTATCAAACGCATTACCATAGTCCCTAGAATCCCAGGTGTCATTTTCAGAATTTTGTATATGCATAATCCCCTCTATAACAGGATTTTGTAAGGTATTAAAATTTATACTTATTTAAATCACCACCTATTCTATAAAGATTAGGTTAAAAAATAAAAGGAGGTCTAAATCTGAAGAAATAGACCTCCTATAAAATAAAATTAACTACTACTTGTTACTTCAATACTACTTCCATACCAATTAGTACCACCATTAAATGTAACAAAAGTGATAATAGAAGGATTAGAAGTAACATCAGGAGCTTCACCGGACATCCATGTAATCTTCGAATCCCAAGTAATTGTATTACTTGTATTACTAAGATATAATGTTATAGTTTGTCCATTTGTAGTATAAGGACCATTAGATACATTACCAATAGTAATTGAAGCATTAGTACTTAATGATAACGTAAATAATGATCCAGCACTAGGATCAATAGTAATTGAAGCAGCAGAAGTAATAGCATTTACTTTTTCTATTGGATTAGCAAATCTATTATTAATAGCCGTAGTTACAGCAGAAGTAGTAGCATAATTACTCAAATCAATCCCACTCATAGCAGTATTAACAAAAGCAGTAGTAGCGATATTATTACTATTATCTCCAGCAATAGGAGTAGTAGCTGTACTATTCTGAATATTAGCTCCAGAAATAAGTGTACTACTATTCAAAACAGCATTCTGAGTAACCACGACTATTTTTTCATTAGCTGCTATAGGAACAACAAAAGTAATTTCTCTAGTAGAAGAATTAATAGTATAGTCATCAGTTTCAACTAATAATAATCCATTTCTAAATACATCAGTAACTACTGCATCAGTAAGATTTGCTTGTGGAATTGTAACTGTTTCATTAGCAGAGGTTGTATCATGGGTATATACCATTTTGGTAAAGCTCTTCCAAGACATAGAATTTCCATCAGATGTAAGTATACCAGAAGCTAATGCTGGGAATTCACCGGAAGATAATGCTTCATAATTATTAGAATATAATCCTACAGTTACTGTATCTCCGCTAATAAATGTATCGACAAATGTTAATACTCTAGTAGAACTATCAAATGTATAATCAACATTCTTAACTAATCTAATACCGTCTAAGAAAACTACCATAGCATCATACTGATTTAATGTTAAGAAATCAGAGGGTAATGTTAAAGTATTTTGACCAGCAGTAGTATTAAACTCTCTTACTAAACTAAACGGGCTACCCCAAGAAGCATCAGTGCCATCAGTGGTAAGAAACTTACCAGAGTTGCCAGTCTGAGAAGGTAACGCATCAACGGTAGCCCAAGAAACTGCACTACCATTTGTAGTTAAGAACTTACCCGAATTACCACTTTGTGATGGGAAGGTATCCACAGCAGCCCAAGAAGCACTTGTTCCATTAGTAGTTAAGAACTTTCCACTATTATCGGTTTGGTCAGGAAGAGCATCCACAGTTTCCCAACTTACAGTACTTCCATCTGTAGTAAGGAATTTACCTGAATTATTAGCCTGTGATGGTAACTGATCATCAGCATTAATAACTACTTTATTAGTAATAGCATTATTAGTAAATGTAACGCCGGTTCCAGCTTCATACTCATCAACACCTAAATCTACAGTAACTTGTGAATCATTATCGATATAATTAAATACTACCGTAACAATTTCATCAGCTTCAAAAGATTTAGTAAAGGTTAAGGTTCTAGTAGAAGAATTATAACCATAGTCTATACTAGGGTTAAGATATATACCATCCCTATACACAGACATTGCATACTTATTAACGGTACTTGGAATAGCTTGCTCCTGGGTTAATACAATAGTAGTTGCATTGGCTGTAGGATAATGAACTGAGCTAATTTTAGTCTCATTGAGGATATCAGACCAAGAAGCATTAGTACCGTCAGTAGTAAGAAACTTACCAGCATTACCTGTTTGTGAGGGTAATTGATCATCAGCACTAAATGTAGTGCCAGTAAGTGTAATTCCATCGCCAGCACTATAAGTAGTATCCTGAGTAGTTAAAGTACTAGTAGTGTCATCACCCTTAGTAACTGTAACTGTAGTACCACTTATAGATAAGGATTTAACATAGTTAGCACTATCGGCATCTAACTTTTCACCAATTGATGTAGATACTGTAGTAGCAAAGTTAGGATCATTACCTAACGCTGCTGCTAACTCATTAAGCGTATCTAAAGTAGTTGGTGCTGAATTTACTAAGCTTGATACTGCACTATCAACATATGCTGTAGTAGCAACCTGTGTGGAGTTTGTTCCAGCAGTAGCAGTAGGAGCTGTTGGTGTACCAGTAAATGCAGGAGAAGCTAAAGGTGCATACACATTATCGTGATTGTGTGTACTTAAGCTAAAGGTTGAACCTTTAGTAACTGTTAAAGCTCCATTGGAAGCAGTAATTGATGTAACCGCATTACCATCACCACTTGTAGTTGCAGTGGTAACAGTATCAGTAGCGCTTAAAACTCCATTAGAATCAATGGATAAGTTAGTACCAACCTTAATTCCACCAAGGGTATCTGAAGCGGCTGTTGGTAATACATAAGATTCTATTGTAACCCAAGAAGCTGAAGTACCATTAGTAGTTAAGAATTTTCCACTATTATTAGCCTGTGAAGGAAGTTGATCATCAGCATTGATAACCCCATTAGTAATAGTAATACCATTACCAATTTTAACTCCACCAAGAGTATCAGCAGCAGCAGTAGGTAACGAATAGGATTCAATAGCTACCCATGAAGCAGTACTCCCATTAGTAGTAAGATATTTACCAGAATTACCTGTCTGTGAAGGTAAAGCATCCACAGTACTCCAACTGGCTGTTGTGCCATTAGTAGTAAGGAACTTACCACTATTATTTGATTGTGACGGTAATGCATCAACAGTAGCCCACGATGTAGTACTACCATTAGTTGTTAAGAACTTACCTGAATTACCAGTTTGATCAGGAAGGGATACTGACACCCAAGATGCATCTAATTTACCTGATGAATTACCTATTGGAACTTTTCCAGCAGCTCCAGTTACAGATGAATCAATTAATATTGAAGGTATTTTTTGAACTGACATTTACTTAGTTATCCCTCCCTTTCATTCTTGTCTATAATTGGAATGCTTTCTTCAGATTCTCTATATGTATGCGTAGTATTAAGTATATCAATCGCATCGGCGTATTTTATCCCTGTATCTATTTGAATAATGTATTTATTGCTATCTGAATAATGCTTTAGGAGCTCTCTACCATCAATAACAATATGTTCTTCAATCAACATTTTATTCAGCCCCCTCAACATATTCACTTAAAGGGTAAATTTTATTAGCCATAGCGGACCAATTAGTAGCAGTTTTATATGAATTAACTAAATTATCTGGGACATATACTTTATTAAAATCGACCCATGAATCCAAACTACATACTGTGTTTTGGGTTCTAATAATAATCGTATTTGCCGAAAACCCAGATGAATCGTATCCAATCGATGTCACACTGCCAAAATCTATTAAAGATATATTACTAGAATAATTTATAACGCTAGGATTAAAACTTACTACATTTGGTAAATATAACTTATCTAAGTTATCACAATAGCGTAATCCCCATGAATCGGATGCAATCGATAGCAAATTAGGTAGTATAACTTTAAACTTAGTTGAAGACTCAAAACAATCTAAAAACATATCACTACCATTATGATTGAATTCAGTTATATCTGGACAATAAATTTCTGTAACCGCCCCAGAGTTAGACGATAGATCTATCCATTCACTATTGACAGATTTTAACACGCATATTTTTCCATTAAAATTTCCACTTGTTCCATTAGATTCGTTATAATCAAGATAGTAATGCGTATAATTTGCATAAATAACTGTATAACCATCCGCAGTAACATCTGCAACTAAACTTGGGGCTGTAATAGAAAAAACATACTCGTTATTTTCAGAGTCATAATATTTACTAGCAATTCCAACAACATATCCAACGCTACCCCGTATAGAATGAGATAATTTTGTATATACTAATTGATTTGTAGTATCTATAGAAGATGAAGATTCAATTGATAATGATTGAAGTTCTGGGTTAGGATTTACAATTCTATATCTAAAAGGAGTACTAGAACTAACATATAGATCTCCAGTAGTACTTCCACCAGTTATACTTCTAATAGCCGTAGCCATTTGTGAAGGTTGTAATTTTTCAGTAGTATCAGTTTTAGCTCTAATAGCATCTGCTATATCTTCAAGAGTGGAAGAATTGATTAAAACTTTACTCATTAATAGCTCACCTGCTCACCGTCAATAATTACGCCAATAGCTGAAGATATTAAAATAGATACTGTTTCATTACTAACAAATGCTAATTCAAAAGTTAAAGTGTTATTGCTAAAAGTATAATCCATATCAACAATTTGTTTAAAACCATCTCTAAACACCAATATATTAGATCCATCACTATTAACATAATTACTATATTCACTTAAGCTAATTGTCGTACTACTAGCTGTTGGATTAACTACCACATCAATATTAGCTAAGGCCTCCCAAGAGGCTGTAGATCCATTTGTGGTAAGAAATTTTCCTGAATTACCAGTCTGAGAAGGTAATGCGTCCACCGATGCCCATTCAATATCACTGCCATCAGTTGCTAAAAACTTACCAGAATTACCACTTTGAGAAGGAAGAAGTTCTTCAGCAGTGACTTCAAAATGTTTTTTTAACTTATCAATAGTATATAAATCAGACATTTTTAATTACTTCTCCCTCCCCTTTACGATATAGTATAATTAGCACCACTGGTTAAACCTAACCATGTAGTACCACTATCAAAAGTAATTAAAGTGATAATATCATATTTATTGTCAGCACTTAATGTAGGTGCAACATTATCAGCCCAATTAATACTATTAGGCCAAATAAGTGTATGTGTACCCCCATTTTTTATAAGTAAAGTAACTGTAAATGATCTATTAGTACTATAAATATTAAGTGATGAATCTTTTACAAAACTAAGAGTACAATTACCAGTTATATTTAAATTGTAAATTACAGCATTGTCTATATTTAAAGAGATATTACCGGAAGCATTATTATTAACAATACACTTTTCTGAAGGATGGATATTATCTGTCTTTTCATCCATACTTTCTGCTTCAGCTAATACCCCAATATAAACTACTACCTGATCCCCATTTAAGAAAGATCTACTAAAAGTAATAGTTCTTGTACTTGAATTATAAGTATAATCGGTTCCTTGAGTTAATCTTAATCCATCATGATAAACTGAAATTGTATAATTAAAAGCACTTCCAGGTAAATTATTTGCATTAAGAGTAACTGAAGTTGTATTTGATGTCACATCAAATATTTGCTGTGCATTATTTAAATTAGCCCAAGACGCAGTTGTTCCATTTGTTACTAATACTTTACCAGAGTTATTAGTTTGTGATGGAAGTGCATCTACTGTAGCCCATGAAGCACTACTACCATCTGTAGTTAAAAATTTTCCTGAATTATTTGCCTGTGAAGGTAATGCATCTATGCTTTGAAATGCAAGATACACTCCGCCCGAAGTTACTGGATTTAATGAATTCTCCGTTGGAGTTACATCAAAGGTAAGTGTATCTTCTTTTTGTGCTAAAGCTTCTTGAAGTCCAATAACTTGTGAAACTTCAGTTTCCGGATGGAAAACCTTGGAAGAGCCACTGTCTATATAATGCAGTTTACCCTTCTTTACAAGTTCAGAGGGTATTGTTCTCACCTCTCTTTTCTTCTATTAAAAAACAGGGTATGCTATTAGGGTACTATAGTCATACCCCGCATACCCTGTATAATTTAATTAATTTTAATTTCTATATATAGAATGTTTTAATTAGGGCTCAACTGGTGTAACACCATCAGTGCCTTCACCAGTGATCTCAAACCAGACCGTGCCATCAGCAAGACCAGTCGGTGTAGCAGGAGTAGCGGCCTCACTATTATCAATAACATCAATCTGCTTATCAGCTGAAAGAACGCCATTGGTAATTGTAACTCTATCGCCACCCTGAACAACACCCTTAGCTGCTGAGGTAGCAACGTCAGCATTAACAACGCCATTGGTAGCGTTAAGATAATCGCCAACCTGCATAACACCAAGGGCAGAATCAGAAGCTGTAGCAACTGAAACAACGCCATCGGTAACAGCAAGATTTGTACCAACCTGAAGAACACCTTTGTCACTGGCCGAACCAGTCTTAACGCTGATAACACCAGAGGCAACATCAAGGTTTGTACCGACCTGGACGACACCCTTAACGGCATCTGTAGCTGTAGCAACACTAATAACACCGGCATCATTACCAGTACCAACATCAATATTGGTGCCAACCTTAACAACGCCAAAGTCCGAAGTTGAAGCCTTACCAACGCTAACAACACCATCAGCAACAGTAAGGTTATCACCAACTTGAAGGACACCCTTACCAGTGGTGCTACCAGTAGCAACCGAGACTACACCATCAGCTACATCAAGGTTTGTGCCAACCTGAAGAACACCCTTGGCTGAAGTAGAACCAGTCGCAACTGACACAACACCGTCGGCCACATCAAGATTCGTACCAACCTGAAGAACACCCTTGTCACTGGCTGAACCGGTCTTAACACTGATAACACCGGAAGCAATATCAATATTCGTACCAGCCTGAACAACACCCTTGACGGCATCCGTAGCTGTAGCAACACTAACCACACCGTTAGCAACATCAAGATTTGTACCGACCTGGAGAACACCCTTATCACTGGCTGAACCGGTCTTGACACTAATAACACCAGAAGCAACGTCAATATTGTCGCCAACCTGGACAACACCCTTGACAGAATCTGTAGCAGTAGCAACACTAATCGTACCACTATTAACTGTAATGTTATCACCAATCTTGACAACACCAACAGCTGTAGTAGTAGCAATCGGAAGTGTAGATCTCTGCTTACCTAAAATTTCCCAATTATCACCAACACGAATGTACTCAGTATACACATTACCAGTTTCATCAGCGTCACCATTACCAGCCTCATTAACAAAGTAAATCTTATCAGTCTTAATATCATCACCAGTGGGAAGCTCATTAACAACAAGCACACCAAATCTGGGGAAGGAAGCACCAGCAATTAAACTATTAACACCAGATTCGAAATCAACAATCTGAGCAACTTCCGTTTCGGGGTGAAGAATTAAGTTACCAGCAGCAGTCTGCTGTCTAATTTTAAACTTACGATAAAGATTATCTGACATAGTTTAAAAAAACACCTCTCAAATATAAAAAATTAATAATTGAAATATGTATCTGTTACTTTAATTAGATCGGAAGTCGTTTCAATTAAATTATTTGAATCTCCATTCATGACTAATCCAGAGAATCCTACATCAGGTTCCTCCTCTATAGAGTCTAATTCAAAATAAATACTTCCTAAATCTAATCCTACTGGATTTTCTCCAGTATTAACTATTTGGAATAAATTCTTATGTGCATCTGAAGATTCATTATGAACCTGAAGTAAATCATTTACTTTAGCTTCTAATTCCTCTTCAGACATTATTGAAGGCTTATCAGTTAAGTCATTATAACTTCCTGATACAGCCACAGTAGATAATTGTTCTTGAGAAATATAATGAGATAATCTACTATTAATATACGTTTTAATTAGCTCAATTTGTTTCTCTAATCCTGCTAAATCTAAATATGCCATGTATCAGGTCATCCTTGATTTGAATTATCATCAGATTCTAAACCCCAAGCAGCTTGAATCTGTTCATTAGTGATAGGAACATTTGGGTTTACTGAAGGTTCGGGGTCAATATCAGATCCTATAGTTCCCCATAGTTCTATGATTTGTTCTTCTGTAATGTTATCTAAATCTATATCATTTTCAAAATCACTTAATTTAGTAGGTGCATTATCTAAATCATTGTAATCATTAGTAGATGCTACCTTAGCCAGATATTTTTTTACTAAATTAACTATACTAGGTTCAATAGGTTTGTTAGACATTGGATGCCCTATCACCTCCTAGGAAATTTTGAATTGAACCTATCAAAAACTTTCCTGTAATTTGTTCAAAAATATTTCTTATAACCTGTGTTTCCTTTAATTTGTTCAAAGTTTTTCCAACTTAGTTTTTGTATATATATTATATTAGTGTATCTTCGGTTTTAACACAAAGATACAAGTCTTTTGTACAGTACTTTGAAACCTGTACAAGAAATGCGGAGGTATTCACATGAATACTGACTATAAAGAAAAACTTGGAGTATCCATCTCGGTGTTCCAGGCGGGTCGTCGCCTGGCCACATCCATGCTGGAGGTCGAAGACTTCCAGGAACTGGTAGATTTTATGGTAGGAGGTATTCCCTTCCATATCACCAGAATCGCCGGTAACATCGTGGTTTCAACGGAGTGGTCTTCTGTCTGCCTGAACTCTGTAAATAAAGATTCAGGTATCACCGAAGACGCGATGGCGTACCTTGGGAAAACGTACATTGTGCGTCTTTTCTAAGTAACACCTGTCCATAGCACAGGGGCATATAATACTGTGCTCAATTTTATCTCTGGAGGTAATACTACATGAAGATTCGTCTGAACGTGGAACACTGCGAAGGAAAGTATCCGGATGCTCCTCTCTATGGGAGAAAGGAATCAGTAGAACTTCCGGAATGGATTTTCAAAATCCTTGGGGGCCAAAAGTCAGGCAAGTTTTTCATCGGCACTGATGCGCATGGAGAGCTTGAGCTGAGACTTATTGGGGAGGATGATGTGTAGTTTAAAAAAAAATGGCTCTGTAAATAAAACTCATTAGGCCTGGTTGGAGTATAACTAATCGGGCATTGTTTTTATTCCTAAGGAGGAATACTAACTATGAAAAACGGAATCCTTTTCATCGAAAGCTTTAACCCCTCAGAAATCAACGGGGTACCCGGTTATGAAATTGAGGGAATGGAAGAGGTTCATGTTCTTGCATCTCTGGTTAACATGAAACTCAGAAGTTCTTTCAAGAACTCTGACTACATCCTTATTGAGGCAAAAGATGTGGAAGGAGTTCCGGGGATTGGCGTTCGTATCACCAGAGACAACAAGAACTTCAATCCGAATGGGGATCGGAATGACCCCAAGAACAAAAAGTTTTTCACAGTCTCTAAGCTTGAGCTGAAAACCAATGGTTCAGCATTGGTTAAAGCTCAGCAGACCATTAGAGATGGAAGGCTTATCAGGATTTCCTTTGATCCTAGGTAAGCCAATAAAAAGAGAGCCATTCCTTTCGGATGGCTCTCTTTTTATTTGTTACTCTCTCAACAGTTGTACAGACTCCTTCTTTTTATACTCACCACACCAATTGGTTGCTTCAACAATAGGATTTTCATAGTTGACAAATCCTTGAGCCATGGTATACTTAGGAGGATATCTAAGGCATTTACCGTTACTAAAATAACAACAAGTTTCACACTTCTGGTCCATATTAAGAAGACTCCTTTCAATTTTGAATTTGTCTCTTGACAAGTTCTTAATAGGAGTATATACTATAGATAAATAAATGTCAAGGGGGATTCAATATGAAAATAGGAATTTCTAGAAGAGAAGGACAAGATATGGTCAGACATGCTCAAGTGAATAGTTTTAAAGATTTACATAAGGTATTTGATGGAGAGCTACTTAAACATGACCCTACTAATTATAGGTATACTATTGTACTTTCAGATAAATATGGCACAGTAACTTTAATTGGATATACTTTTCATTTTGAACCTAAGGAGGAGAAGGTAAATAATGTTTAACCATCATAAGTGCTTAACTGATATTGGTGTAAAAGTTACTAATGGTTTAGTCCCAAAGACTAAAACTTTTAACTGGTATAAATTTAAAAGATACTTTAGTATTAAAAGAATTAAAGAAGCTGAAGATTTCTTTGATATTCTGTTTAATATTAGCTGGCAGGATTTTAAGGATGAAGTAGAATTTAGTTATCAAAAACTTCATACTGATAATAAGGACTACTATAATATTAATAACGCTAAGTTTAATATTGTTAGAACTTTAATCTATTTCTATGATTCTATTAAATACGAAATCAAATCAAAATGGGAAGCATATAAGAACTATTGGCAGTATGGATTCTGGGATTCAGATGAAACTTTTTCATTAGATTATGTTAGCACAATTTATCTTTATGAAAGAGTTAAAAGATATAAAGATTTGGCATCTAAATGGGTTTATATTTATCCAGAAAAAGATGAACAGGGCAATGATAAAGTAGATACTCTCCATAAATTTAAAAAGATCCCAGTAATTACACTTAAAGATACTGAAGAACTTAAAGAACTCTATGATAAAGATCCTAGTACATTTTATAATGATGACGAATCTATTGTAAAAGTAGAATATAAAGATCTTTATCAGTATGAATGTATTGACCTTATTCTGGATTATCTTGAAAGAGCAATTAAGAGTGATGCTGGTCAATACATCTTTGAATATAACTATAAAGATCTAGAAACTGAAACTGATTTTCTTGATGATATGAATCAACACTTTAAGGAACTTAATGAAAAGTATCCTGACCATTTATTCTGGCATTCTTTGGAAGAAAGATATGCAAATATTCTTACTAGCTATGCCTTCCAAATCTATGGTAAAATTATTAACTCTATGTGGTGGTGATAAACTATGGTAGACGTAGTTAAGGAAGATATCTTCAATTTTAGAAGTGAAGATTATAATGATAATAATGTTCTTATTCTAGTAGACCCAATTAACTGTAATCTTAATGTAATGGGTAAAGGATTAGCATTAGAATTTAAGAAACGATATCCTAAAGAATTTAAAAAAGGAAATCTTAAAGACCTTAGTGTAGGTATTGGAGAAGTAGCTATGATTAATACTTTGGAAAATCCACATGTTAATATCATGTTATTTCCCACTAAACTTCATTGGAGTAATCCAAGTGAATATTGGTATATTAGTGCTAATCTTACAGCACTTAAGTATTATATTGAGGATTGGGTTTTTAATAGAGAGCATAAATGGGATGATGATGATATCCATTTTACCATTAGGATGCCTAAACTTGGATGTGGATTAGGAGGTCTAGATTTTAATCAGGTATTAAATATGATTAAAGTGATTTTTCATAATGAATGGTGTGAAATGTTTAATGTTAAACTTCTGGTATGTGATAATGGATAGAAGAGATTGGGATGATTTTGAAAGTATTATATGTTTAATTATACTTTTAGTAGGTGTATTATGTTTAAGTAAATGGATTGTATTATCTGTAATAATATGGCATATAATTTGGTCTAATTGGTGGTGAGTATAATGTTTCATTTTTTCAAGTTTAAAAAAATCTATTACAAAGTTACAATGGTTAGAGATCTAAATATGAAAAACCCACTTATTTATTGTTCATATAATTACATTAAAGTATCAGAAAATTTATGGAAGGTTAAACATTTTGGAATATCTCTAGAGGTCGTTAATACCTCTAGCGTATTTCCAGGAGCTATAATAACTATTATATAGGAGGAATATACATGAGAAAACTTGCGAGTATCCAGACTATTATTAACATTGAACCTATTAAAGATGCGGATAAAATTGAATATGCATCTGTATTGGGTTGGCATTGTGTTGTTAAAAAAGGAGAATTCAAAGTAGGGGATAAGTGTGTATATATTGAAATTGATTCTATTCTTCCAGAAGATAACCCTAACTTTGAGTTTATGAAAGACAGAAAGTATAGGATTAAAACTATTAAACTTAGAGGTAAAGTATCTCAGGGTATTATCTTCCCTATGAGTATTCTTCCTAAAGATGCAAGTAAGTATTCAGTTGGTGATGATGTTACAGCTATTCTTAAGATCAAAAAATATGAACCTGAAATTGAAGTAGATGTTAATCCCAATCCTTCCTATAAAAAAGGATGGTTGTATATTCATACTCCTGGGTTTATTAGAGGATTCATTATTAGGCACTTTAGAAAATTGGCTAAAAAACTTTATAATATTCCTGATCCTAAAAAACCATTTCCTAGTGATATTATTCCTAAGACTGATGAATCTAGAATTCAGAGTTTTGATTTGGAATTCTTTTTCCAAAATCAGAATAATGAATTTTCATATACTGAAAAAGTGGATGGCTCCAGCCTTTCAATATACTACTATAATGGTCATGTAGGTGTTTGTAGTAGAAATATGGAGCTACCACTTGATGATGGTAATAAGTATGTAGAAGCTGTCAATAGATATAACCTTATTGAAAAACTTACTAATTTCTGTAAGTCTAATAAATGTAATATTGCCCTTCAGGGAGAACTTCTTGGGCCAGGTATTCAAAGTAATAAGTATAAACTTACCGAATATGATATTTGTTTCTTCAATGTCTTTAATATTGATACTCAAAGATATTTTACAGAAATTAGTTTAACTCAGCTTTGTGACTACTTTAAAATTAAAAGAGTTCCGTATTTTGATACTATTAAGTTTAAAGAAACCGCTGATGAATGGGTTGAATTCTCTAAAAGTAAATCTCTTCTTAATCCTAATATTCAAAGAGAAGGCATTGTTGTAAGACTTTTTGATCCTTCTGATTGGGTAGAATCCAGAACAAATAAGGGGAGCAATATTATGATTCCTGTTGAAGGATTCTCTGGACAAGTATTGTTTGAAACAAATAATTACTTGTCATTTAAAGCAATTAACCCAGACTTTCTTATTAAATTCAATGAATAAAATATTAGGAGGTATTCTATATGGCTGATGTTAAATTTAAACTTAGAATGGTTAAATTCTTAGAACCATTTACTTCTCTTACTTCTAATCCTACTGGTATTAGAAAAAATATCTCAACTGTCTATACAGACCTTAGTACTGTATCAGATATAGTTTCCAAGATTAAAGAGTTCTTTAGTAATGAAACTTGTGATAAATTTACTAAATCTGGAGATAGCTTAACTTATTCTGAGGAAACTGGTATTGAAGTTGATGAAGAAGATCTTACTGAAAGATTAACTGGCTACTTCGATAATATGGTTAAATACGGAAGAACTGCTTGGACTTGTCACTTTGATTCACAGGGTGCTACTGAACTTAATTGGGATGATAATGTGATGTATGAAGCTCAGTTAATTATAACTGAACCTAAACTTGAAGAACCCGAAGTAATCATTTATCCTGGTATGGAATAATATATAAAATCCTACTCTAAAGAGATATATAAGTCTCTCTAGAGTAGGATTTTTTTTTTATTTAAAATTTAAATATAATAGAATTCAATTCATCAATAGTTGAAGCATTTTTTATAGCAGCTCTATACTGCTGTTTCTTCAAATGACAAATTGAATACTGCTTAAGCATCTGACTTTTAACAGATTTCATTACAGCTAAAGTTATATCATAATGAGTTTCATCATCAGCATCTGTAATATATCCTGTTTCAGAATTAGTATCTTCCATAACCTGAATAGCTCCAGTCATTTTGATAGAGTCATCAATATCAAACTGCATTTTATATCCTTCAGTAGTAACAAAAGAACCCTTCACTGCTTTATTAAATGTATCTTCTAATTCTGAGATTTTTCCAGCTCTAACATCTTCAATAGTTACATCAGTATTATCATCTTCAGTTATAACTACTGGAGATTCTCCCCAAATAGCTATTACTTCATTATAAACATCTAAGGCGTTATGCTCTTCACAATCTTTTCTAAGTTCATTTCTTCCATAATTTGAATTAACATACCCTCGTCTACCTATTCCTTCAAGCACAATACTGCACTCATCTTTAGAAATATAATTGTTTATATCCATTATTATATCAACCTCTCCATTACATTATGCATTGGTTGAATACCAACCTGAGAATAAGAAATGCCCAAGACCATCTGCAGATGTATTTGTAGAATTAAACTGTATATACCTATCGGCTACAGAAGAGGTACTAAACATTAAGTGGTCTACCATTCCCATAGATGTAGCAGAATTACCATGGATACACATCATAGATTTAGCTCCATCCCAATAACCAACTGTGGCTTTTCTAAATGAATTACTAGCTCCGCCATAACCTTGAAAATTAATACTAACAAACAACCCATTACTAGAAAAGGGAAACCCTTCTATGCCCACATTACCCACAGGTTGTGTAGTTACTCCAGAAACCTTAACTCTACCAAAAATATAAACTAAATGGCCTATCTTATAATATGTTCCTGTCTGAATAGAATATGTTAATGCTCCCTTAGTATTTCTTCCAGTTAAAGCAGGAGTCCAAGTACCTGTAGTATATGGTAATCTATTATTAACAAACGCTGTTGTAGCTATTCTAGTAGAATTATCTGTAGAAGCAGGAGTAGTAGATTTAGGTTCTCCAGTAAAAGTTGGTGAATTTACTATAGCGTAATTAGACAAATTAGATTTAACATATGCGGTAGTTGCAATCTGAGTACTATTATCTGTAGTAGCTGGGGTTGGAGCAAATGTTAAGATACCATCTTGATTATAAGTTATTCCTAGACTACTAACAGAACCTGTTGATGTATCAGTAGGATTATATAAATAAAATCCAATAGTATTTCTGAAGGTAGTAGAATTAGTATATCCATAATCATTCAATATTCTAGCAATATTATTATTTGAATTATCTGTATGACCAATTAAAGTATAAGCTCCACCGCCACTAGATATGACTCCTCTAGTTAAAGGTATTTCTTTTTTTAATGGGTTATTCATTATTTTACCATTTAAATCTAAATCGCCATTCACTCTAATCTGCCCACTAGCATTTTCTACTATAGAAGAAGTAGCATTACTGCTTTGATTATAATGAAAATTAATCTGACCACCAGTATTAGCTGTAGTCGTATTTGGATATAAGTTAATTGGTTTTTTAAAAGTTTTTTCACCATCAATAACTTGAGCATTGCTTAAATCAACAGCAGTATCATCTGGTTCTGGTATAGGAGCCATTTGATTATATCTTACTTTAGTAACTGACATCTATAATATATCCCTCCTTACATTAACTGAACTTCAATTTCAATATTATCTTTATCAAACCAAATATATTCTGGGCAATACTTATATAAGACTTCATATTCTGATCTAGGAATCTTATCTATGTCAAAACTATAAATAATTTCATCTGTAGGTTCAACTACTTCACAGAATAGAATATCTTCTAAAGCATCGTGGACATATCTGGCTAACTCAGATCTATATATATTAGCATTAAACCCAGACTTTAATTGTAAGAAGGTATAAACAACATTCTTAGCTTCAGTTATAATGTCATTAATATCTGTTTGAACATCCTCAGATACAAATAATCTAATATGTATTTTAACTGGTAAATCTATACTAAAATCTTCATTATAACTTTTAACTGGATTAGGCATATAGTTATTTAACGTCATATTAGTACTCTTACCACAAGTTCTTACAAACTTAATATTGATTCTATCTGTAATCATACCATATTGATTAAAGGTATTACTAAGATTTAAGAATCTTGAAAGTATTTCCTGATCAAGATACTCTAAATTTTGGTCGTACCATTCTTTAAGAATTACTGGAACATTACAAGCATATAATAACCCATCGGTAAATCTATGGACATCACTTCTAATAATTCTAGTAATATCTTGTTTAAAAATAGTACTTTGTTTATAGGTAGCAATGTTTTTACCATCATACTTTAAAGTAATTTTAAAAGTAACTTGACCAGTAGGTATGTTTTCACTTTTTATTTTTGGTGAAGTAAATACACACATAGATGATTTACTTCTCTCATCATCATCTTCTACTTCTATCATATCTCCAGTGTATTCCATATAGTACTCATTTGTCTGACTTAGATCATAACTATTAGTAGTCATAGTTAAATTAACTGTAATTTTAGAAGATGCATTTTGAGGTAACTTATTGACATTACAAATAAAAACATAACTTTCTCCATTATCTGGAGATGAAATATCTATAGATGAAAGCCCTAAATGAACCATTTCTATCTTAGGTTCAGAACTGTATTCTGTAACCTTATCTTGAATAGTATCTGGAGCTCTTTTTCCTTCAGTTAATATAACAAAGTTTCCTTCGTAAATATTATACAAAACATTAAAAACACCATTTGCATCTTTTACATAGATTCTAAACTGGACATCTATATTACCTTCATAAAGATCTGATAAAGGTACTGTTTTACTGCTATAAGTATACCTACCTTCCCCAATACCATGCAAAACAAAGGTCATTTCTCTATTGAATTCCCCAGTATAAGGATCTCTTAAATACCCAGTAACATAGAACGAAGAAGTATCTATTTTATTACCTAAATAATCTTCAGTATTTAATACTAATACTGGTACTGAAAATACGCCACTTTGCTTATCATTATTTAATTTAAAACTAAATTCTTTAATAGATAAGTAAGTATCTGTATTAGAACTAGTTACTAATTCAGTAATTTCTTCATCCTCAACAATAGCTCCAGATTCAAATATATTGAAAGTGCCAGTATACGTAGCATATTCAATAGCTTCAGTTGTATTAGGATAGGTATAATATAAAACTACTTTCCAAGGGAATTCTCCTACTGGATAATTAACATATGAAATAGCATCTGAAGACATGTTCATAACTGTCTTATTATTATATTCCTGAGTAAAGTTTAATGGTATCTGTTCTGAATTATTATTAATATATAAAATAGCACTAATATTTTCTACTTTCATAGTATCTAATTTAGCTATTTCAATTGTATAAACTAGCTCTTCAGTATTTGGATAAACTTTAGCCTGAGCCATTCTTACTGCCATTTCAACATCATCAGGAGTAGTATCTGTAAATAATATAGGAGCTACTTTTGTAGATGCTAAATTATAAACATACTGTGTAGTGGGTACATCATAACTATCGTCGTATATAATATCAAAAGGACAGCAATATTCATTACCATCAAATCCAACAATTTTAGTACCTTTATTAATTCTAGGATTTGCTGAATCTAATCTAACTGGTATTGATGCTGTTGGAACTAATTTATAATCTGAATCATATAAAGCGTTATAAATAGTAATATCATTACCTACAACATCTCTTCGATTTAACATTGGCATAGCTATAATATTGGTTAACCCAGTTACTCCGGCATAACCTTTATAATCCTCTTGAGTAACTAATCTTTTAGCTGCACTAATAGATTCTACAGTATGTCTTTTAATTTCTTGTAAGGTTTCAGCATCTCTTCCATTTTGAATAGCTAATCTATTAGTACTTAATACTGTGAGTTCTCCCTCAGAAGTATCTAAAGTATTAATTAATCTGGCATCAAATCTAGCCACATCAGACGCAATATTACCTGATGCGCCTAATGTAGTATAAATTGTTATTGTTCCTTTAGCTCCAGATTTAGGCTGATATCCATATACTCCATTACCTAATTTAATTGTTAATTTACTTTCTTCGTCTCCATTAGAAGGAGAATAACTCAGTTCATATTCTCGACCATCATAAGTACTTTGATAAATAGATTTAATTTCTTTATATTTTTCTTCTTCTATATCTACAGTAACTCGATATAATTCTCCTTCAAATCCAGTTACAGTAGTTTTATAGAATTGATATAACACTGGATTATCTATCTCTAAATCATAAGTATAGATATTAACCTGCCATATTTGTATTCCAAATACTACTGTAATATCTCCATCATGCATTTCTATATTATATGGAATAGCTTCTACTAATCCAGTATCAGAATTATATGCTGTAACGTGTAATCCATTTCTTCCCTGTTTAATATAATAAGTATTATAAACTTTATATGGTATTCCTCCAGCATTAATATCTGAACCTGCACTTATCTTAATACTGGTATTATGATTTAAAGTAATTGGAACTGCTACTGTTAATGTTCCCATCGCTGGAGTAGCATTTTTAATCTTATAATCTAATTGATCTGCGATATGTGTTACTGAAGTTCTTAATAAAGCTCTATTTAAAAAAGCTTCATTATATGATAAAGCATTCTGATATAATACATCACTTGTTAAATAAGTTAATGCTTGAATCAAGTATCCCATAAAACCTGATTCATATGTATCAATTTCATCTAAATTAAAATAGTTTTGTGCGAGCTCCACTATCTGTTCTTTAATATCAAAAGGATCAAATGATGGAACTACTTTTGTTGTTGGTGAAGCATTTGCCATTAGTTATCTCACCACCTCTTATTATTAAAACTTTCCACTAAAATCTTGTTTTTTAAATTTCTTTCTATACTCCCTTAACTCAATTAAGCAATACATTAACTCCCTATTCTTATCTTCTAAATCGTACTTCTTATGTTTCCAATTTCTAAACATACTGAGTATAGCTGTATCTAAAGTTATAAAACCATCTTTATCAGTTGGTTTCTTTTTTAATTTTAATTCACTTAATTTTCTTTCAAAAGTAATTGGGCCAAACTTACTTCTATACTTTTTAAGTTCTTTGGCCCAATTTCTTATTTGTATATGTTGTTTCCATATTTTTAAATCAGATTTATTACCATTATTTTCAAACCATTCATTACAGTTATCTATAATATGATTTATATCTTTATAACCTTTAGGAGTATTACCCAAATCTTCTTTAAGGATTAATTTATATCTCATTTGAAATAACTTCCAACTAAGATTTTAACTAAATTCTTTCCTTTCGAGGTATCTGGATTATACTCAACAATCATACCAACACAAACTCTTTTATCCATTCTAGATATAATTCTACCCTTACCATTAGTACCAGGTCCAACTAAACATCCTAAATAATTATTAGGATAATCTGGTTCTAAGCTATTTTCTAATTCAACCCAAACAGTACCACATAAAGCTATTGGAAGTAGATTTCCTTTAGATTCCATCTCTTCTTCAGAAGAACCTAATAATGTACCATATGTATCTGAGCACACTCCAATTATAGCATAATCCGTTGTTTTACATGGTCTAACTACTCCAGAAGAACAATCTAATGCCATTATCTTATGAACACAATTACTTCTGCTACATCCAGATTCTGCTTCAAATACCTCCGCAATATCCTTAAATAATGGATTATAAACTTTGGTAGCATGGAAATAGCCCTCACAATTAATTCTTTTAGTACCAGTAGGGTCAACATTAGTATGTGTAAATTCTACACTATGCTCCTGGTTTTCATCTCCAAACATTCTATACACATATAATTCTGATTGTGGAACTACTCCACCTATTTCAGAAGAATCAGTTAAAGTTTCTGGTTCTAAATCTGGATTATATGTACTTTTATACTCTCTATTAGTATCAGTTAATATTGCAACTCCATTAGGACTATGCTTCTGTTCTTTTTTAATATAATAAGTTTCAGTATCCTGTCTTAGCTGGTCTATCTTAGCAGCTAATCTTTCTACTTCCTGTTCTACGTATTCTCTTAAATCCTGTACTAATTTTTCATAGTATGCTCCATGCTTACCGTCTAATAAATCTGCATCTAAGCCACTTTCATGACCCATATTTGAATAGTTCCAAATAAGACAGTTATTAATATATGTATTAGTAGGAATCCTACGAGTCTTTTCTGATCCAAAGAATACTTTAAATTGTGTTGTTAAATCTGGAGCTAACTCTTCAATATTACAAGGTATAACCTGATCTGAGTTATATACTACTTCATATACCTCTACTCCACCCTTAACGTCACCTCTAAATTTAACATAGACATAATAATACTCTGGATCTTCATATACAAGTAAATCATGATAAACAGTATATCCTGTTAAAGTAGAGTCATTTGTAATGAATTGGGTATTTAACTTCCATTCCAAAGTATTTGAATTGATATACATCAAATACTCATTCTGATAAAATTTAGAATCAACATTATATGTAGCTATAATCCTTAAGCTATTATTATAAATTTCATTAACTCCAGTATCTACATTATAATTATTTTTAGGTAAAGCTCTACATAAGTAATACTTATCTGTAGTATGATATCCTGAAATAGAAGTACCTTTAACTCTAATATAAGTTCCTAACAGATCTCCTAACTTTTCATTACCCATTTCTCCTAAAACATTATACACTGCAGATGTAGTGACTGAATTCAATTCTTGTAAAATCTGTTCATAGATAATATTATCTTTAGGTGTAATTAATCTAACTTCTTCACTAATATCTCCGTTAGAATCAAAGAATATTCTATATAATCCTAAATGTATTTCTGGATCATAGTCATCTTCTTCTATAAGTTCTATTCTAGCAATATTTGCTGGAATCACTTTCTCATACTTATATGTAACAACTACCATCAATGAATTATCTTTAACTTTATTTTTAAAGTATTCATTCTTGTAATCTACATAGATTTCTGTATCTTTTTTAAACTGGATCAATACCTTATCTTTAATAACTTGACCACTTCTAATAAGTAACTTTAAAGTAGTATCCTGAATGGTCATCATTTCCATTCCAGTTAAAACTATGTTATCTCCATATATTGTATTGATTTGATTTAAAGTATTTGACTGCAATAATGAAAATGGATCTAATGTTCTAGTCTGATTCAACTGCCAGTCATTATCATTTTTAAAATTGTATAAGACATTATCTATCATTGAAACACTTCCTTTCTAAAAGTGTAGTTATGGGTGTATTCCTTATTTGTTCAAAATATAAAAAATGAAGATACCTGAACAACAACGCTCAGATATCTTCCTTATTTAAATAGCATTAGTTCTTCTAATACTTTACTTATCTTCAAAAAGTATCTATTCTTATTAAGATACTCTTTATATGTGTTTATCTTATACACATCTTCTGCAGTAACTATATCTAAATCAATTACTGAATTCTTCAAGCAAAGATTTCCTTTTAATCCATCTTTACTCTTTTTGCACCAATCAATTACATGCATATTATACTTATTGCTATAAAAGAAGTTTTCAATTACACTATCACTACGCTTAATTAAAAACTCTTTTATAAACATACTATAGATATTTGGTTCTAACTTATTAATACCTTTAATCTCTACAGACTTCTCATACTTGTTAATCTGTACGCCTTTATCTAAAAAGTATATATAGTCATATTTAAATACACTATATTCGCCCAATACATCCATATAAGTATAATTATACTCATTTGTAACTACATAACATCCATCTACCTCTGATTTAATAATATCACCATATCTCTTACCCATATATAACACATCTTCATATACATCATATCTTAATTGATTCAATTTGTTCTTACCACTATAACTCAATATGATATTAGTTAAAACATAATTATACAAATACTTCTTTGATTCAGGCAATAAATAAGATCTACTAATCTTATTACAAAAATAATTATATAATCTTAATTCTTCTTTACTTAAATACTTTATACTATAATTCGTAAAAGCTCTTTTAAAGTCAAGCTTAACAATATTGTTATATTTACCTACTTCAGGATTAATAAGTTTAATCTTATTAGAAGGATCATTATTCAGTTCTTTTTGAATCTTTACTCTATTCCAAAACTCTGTATAAATAGAATCATAATTAATAAGTATTCTATCAAAATCTAAAGTATTGGTACTATATTTATAAAATCTAATCAAATCTTGTTCAATACTTCCTACAGATGAGATATACTTTAAATTGCACACTTCATGTAAATATTCATATAAAGTAACCATTAAAGTATATCCCCTTTCCCTAGATCTTAAGAAAGAGTATAGCAGAACTCAGTAACTGTGTCAATAGCTGTTTTTATAAAAGATCTGACCAATCATCTTGGCCTAAATTTAAGTGCTTTCTAACTCCATATGTTTGGAACATTTCCATAACTTCTTCCGCAGAAGTTCCTGTATAATTTCTAGTATTATTCTCAAGTAATCTTTGAACTACTTCAGAACCTCCAGACATAACTTGTGCATTTTGATTTCTTTCTGATAAGTTTGGATTGTACCCATCTTTAAGATCATTATTAATTTCTGGGAGCATATCCATTAGTTCAGAATCTGTTTGTCTATTTCTAGCATTTTTTAAATGATTAAAAACAAACTTCTGTTCATGCTCTAGTAAATATCTACACCAACCTATAGCAAAACAAAGATCATCATGAGGTACCCCTTCGATTCTGCCATTTCTTCTTCTTTCTAATGTAGTTGCTTCTAATCTTAATTGATATGATTTTACTTTGTCCAAATTATACATAAATAAGTTATAAATCTGCTCCACACATAATCTTCTACTATTTACTGTAGAATGTATGCCTAACTTAGGATTGTAAATATCGCTATAATCCCCAAATATATCAAATTTATATTTCTTTGAAAGCATTTCTAATGTCTGGTTGCCAACGCCATTCTTCTCTATAGCAATTAATTTATATGGTAAATAATCTAATACTTTAGGTATATATCTATCGCAAAAATCTGTAACAGAACATTTAAATTTAGCCTCACAAACCTGATTCTCAGTATGATAATCTATAACTTCTATAGTTGATGAGTCAGTACCATCCATAGTAGCTGTATCTATGCCTACTATATATCCTTTATTAGGATTAGGCAATTCAAACCATTTAATATAGCCATCTGTAAATTTTTCTTCAGAAACTGGTTTAGTTGCTTTTGATTCATCTTGTAAATCTCCCATAATTTCATTAGGGAATAATGACTGATCATTAGCAATAAATTTAAGGTTATACTCCTGATCAACTTTAGCATTGATTTTATCTGGAGTACAATGCTCTGCGGCGCAAACTCCTTCAAACCATTTATCATCATATACTCCAGTTTCACTCCATAGATATTTAACTGCAATTAAGTTAGTAGGATCTCCCTGTTCGCAAGCCATCCACTCTTCATAGAATCCTTGCCCAGTTCCAGATCTACCATTAGGAGTAGAAGTATATATAACACCATAAGGAATTTTATTTTTTAAAGCTACCGTAAAGCTCATTGAAGTAGCAGGTAAAATAGCAGATAAGTGTTCTTTAAGGTCTACAAAAGCAGCCTCGTCAATCCACACTAAAAGCGGTCTGTAACCTCTACCTTTAGCAGAACCACCTTTTTTACTTGAACTATTTGCAGATTCAACTCTAAAAGCAGAACCATTAGCTAAAGTAAACCCTTTATCCTTAGTATCTGTCACATATTCTGGTCTTAAAAACTTAGGAAGATTATCTATCATAGCATGAACTTCAGATATAGTCTTTTTAGCAAATGTAGTATCTTTAGTAAAATGTAATATTTCATAATTATCAAAACAAGTTAATAGCCATGAACTTAAACCTTCAGACAATTGTGTTTTACCACACTGTCTCGATGCCATAAATATCATACCATTCTTATCCGGTTTAGTTCCATTATCAGAAGCCTCTCGTTCTTTTTTCCAAATATCTACCCAAGTTTTTATATAAGTTTTTTCTTGAATAGGCCAAGGTTTAAAATGAATTAATTTACCTGTACCTGATTCAGGCAGCATAGCATAGTTTTCTAAAAAATATTGGAAACCTGTTTCCAAATCTCTGCATTTAAGTTTTTCTAATGCAGCATCTGCTAATGAAGTTATATTAGGCATTTATAAAGTCCTTAACATTTCTAAATAAGGTCTTTTATTAGGTTTATAATAGCTCATAATAGCAACTATTTCATCTGCACAATAAAACTCTTGATAGCTAAAATTAAACCTATCTATATGATTTCTTATCTGATCATTCCCAATACTTCCATAGGCTGTTGTCAATACTTCATTAGCTAATTCAAAATAATTATCATTAATTACATAATCCCTTCTAGATAATAACATATGGAAATAAGTATCTGTAAATTTACTATCAATATCCCACATTCTATCCAGCATCTTTCTTAAACTATTTTTATTCTGCTTATAGTTAAATGCCCCGTCCATTATAGCTGTTACTAATTGTATCTTACTTTCTTTATTTAAATCAAGATTAATCATTTTACAAATAGTTTCAACTAAACTAGTATAGAATACTAAGCACATATTTTTAAATAACTCAACATACTGCTTATGTCTTTTTTCGGCATAATAATGACAATATTCATGTAAGATTATTTTAAAGATATCTAAATTAAGTCTATCTCTATCTATATATCTAGCAACTATAAGCATCTTATTAGTAGATGGGATATAACAACCACCTAAACCAGTTTCATAAAAATTATCTAAGTCATTTAAGGTTTGTGTAAATAAATGAGCCTTACTAAATAATGCTAATACTGGCCGTGCCATTCTCATAAATTTGACAAACATACTTGGTTCAATACTAACTAACTGGCAGAATCCTCTTTTAATATCCTTTCTAATTCTTTTTATAAGTAAGTCTGCCCATGGTTGTTTAGCTAAATACAAATAGTTCTTTTCATACAGATTATTGATAATATCTAAAGCATTCTGAGGAGTGGCAGATTTAGCATAATCTACAGGATCAAAGGATATCTCATTTAAATAGTTATACTCTTCAATATTATTTTTTACATACTTAAATTCATTTGCATTTACTTTATTTGCAATATACTCAGTATAATCCATTTCTTTAAGTAAGTTCATTTTAATACACCTCCTGTTGATGTATTTGCTATTTCTAAAGAACAAATACCATCCCATTTAACTCCATTATTACTAGCTAAACTAATAGTACTGCTTATAATATACCCAGTCATTTCAAAACCAAAGAAATCAGTTATAGATGTATCATATTTAACTTTTCTTCCTATAACAAAATCAGTTATAATCATTGGGTCAATTATATTACAACTAGTTATTAAATTATAAGATACATCTGCACTCAATGCGTTTTGTTTAGTTAAAATATTATCGTTTCCAGCTATTAATCTTGTTTTAGTTTTTTTAATCTGATCAAAGTATTTATAGTTATCTGTTTTTGAAATAGTTTTATCTTTTTGAGCCAGTTTCTTTAGGTCTAAGGTTTTCTTTTTATAAATAGTAGTTCTAGGATGTAACAGCAATACTACATCTTTAGAATACTCTAATGTTCTACTTGGTAAGTCAGTATCTATAGCGGGAGGGGTTCTTAATAAATAATAATGGTTATCTATAGTATAATTCTTATTAGTATTATCTTGGTCAAAATATAATGTAATTGGAGTACTATCTCCAACTAAGGTATCATTGACACTTTGAACATAAATGTTATTAAAGTCTGCATACCAAATAGGGCTTTGATTAGTAAATCCATATGTATTATATAAGTATACTAAGTGTGAATGAAACTTATTTCTAGTTAAAGCTAAGTTGTTAATTTGAGTAGTATTTAGTTTACCTAACTTTAAACTAACTCCTCCACTCTTTCTAGCTGTTTTAAACAGTTTAGTAAGTATTGATGATATATTACCGCTAGAACTTAAACTTATTTCTGAATTAAGTAAAGATATCAAATCTTTAGGAAAAAACACATGGTCAATAGGTAATCTAATAGTATCATTAGCATCATTACTTTTATTAGTTATTTCAGTTGATTCAGGAAAACATACAAACTTACCTTTAATTTGTCCCCTAGGTATATCTTTACCAGAATTACCACCTTTTTCAATTATAGTTAAATCCAGTTCATATGGTAATGATACTAAGTTAGCATACTTAATATCTAAAAGATAATTTAATTCTAGTTCAGGTAATAACTCAAAATTAGTAAAGCTATAACTTATATTAGTTACATATCTACTGATATCTAAAGTAATTTTATCTTTATTTAAGCCTAAAGTAATTTTAGCGTCAATAGTATATCCAGTGCTATCATAAGTATTAATAGCCATTTAAAAGGCCACCAATCTTTTCAGTTTCTCTTTGTTTCATTTGCTCTTTAGTTAATACATGCAGAACATTACTAAACAAATCATTAGTAGCTTGTGGTTTAACTTTAATAACATTTTGATTAAAGATATTTGAAGGTAATCTACAGGTTAATAACATTGAAGCAAATGATAAACCATTGCTCATACAAAGTAAACCAGTTAAACCTAACTGTTGAATAACTTTATCTCTAAAATCACTTAAAGAAGTTGACGGTAATATTGATTGAGTATTGAAGTATTCAAACATACTATTCCAAGTATTGATTTCTATATCTGGCGTAATTGGTAAAAGAGCAGTATCATAATTTATTTTACCCCTAGTATCATGAGTAAAGAAATAATGAGTTAAAGTTCTTGCAACTCCATTAACATTAGTTCCTTCTAAACCAAGATAATTTATAATAACCATCTTAGCCACTGCACAGTACATATTAGCAATATCTTGTTCTTCTATTTTACTAAAGTCTATTTCTCTAGCATATATTCTGGTTAATAATGAATAAATGAAGTCTACTATACCATGGAAAGCACTACTTAATAAAGTAGGGTCATTCTTAGTTAATAATATAATCATGTTCAAACCATATAAAACTGATGCACTAAAATCATTAGCATCTTCAATTACAATCGTTTGTTTAGCTAAATTTTGATGTATAGTAGCTGCGGTCATATTTAAACAAATTTTACCATCATTAGTTATAAGAGCAGGTAGAGCAGATAACTGATTAGGTAACTTTATCATAAACACTTTTTCCCAATTTAAGAAGTTCTTATAAAGTATAGATGTATTACTGTAAATTTTAGACTCATATATATTAAAGTTTACATCTGTAGAAAAATTGCTTCTTAATGGAATACTTTGATTTGGAACTGATTGTAATATAGGTATTGTTAATCCTGGTATTAAATCAGTTGGACTAGAATTGATTCCCTTATACATAATCAGTCTCCTTTCTTTTTATAATAAGATGTTAATTTCATGATTCTTTTCTTAACTTCATCTTCACCTATTTCATGAACTAATTGTTTATATCCTAAAGTACTTTCAACATCCTTAAGTTCTTTATTAAATCTATTGCTAAACAATCTATCTAAAATAGGATCATGGTCATCTCTTTTTTGTGAAATCTCTTTTAAATGCTGGGCATATTCATCAGCATCAGTTACTTCATTAACTGCTTGTGCATTCTGGTCATCTATTCTTAATATAAGATTAGTAACATCATTAGGTTCTAACATCTTGTATTCTTCAGATGAATCCATTACAAAATCTGCATTAGAGTACATTCTATTCATTAAAAGAATTAAACTATTTAAAGTAACATTTTGATACTGGTCATATGCTATTGTAGGTGTTGTATAATTATCCTTAAAGTCCATCTCATATGTGTAAGCCATATCTCTAAGCTCTTCATATTTTTCCATAAGAGCCGGACAAGATACGTCATATATTTCTAACTTAGTTATAGACTCTCCAGTAGTATCATACTTATAATCACCAATATATTCTTGCTCAGCATTTATAATAAGTTTTTCAAAGAGATTATGCATTCTATAGTCAGTTCTTTCATTAATATGATCTGCTACATCTGGTGTATCCCACATAGTATATAATCTCTCCTTTTATAATAAAGATAAAAAAAAGACTTGACCTAAGTCAAAGTCAATGCTATTATTTGTTCAGATTCCTAAGTGGATCTTTGTATATATATTATATTATTGTATTTTAGTCTGTCAGTCAGTTTAAGTAAAGTTAGGAGGGTCAATAAAGTGATATTGGGAGTATATAATCACAAAGGTTTTTTGTATACTGCGGTTATTCATGTAAGTAAGGCTTTAGAATATTATTCAACATTTTATATTAATATACGTAATAGGCAAGAAGAAACTGAACGACTGAACGAGCAGTTAAACGAGCTGTTAATTACTGAATATAAGTCAAACTGTTTTAGGCTATGGATTCAAGTTGTTTAAAAAAAGGGTATATCAGATGGGTTTAACTATTTTAAATTATACTTTCGGAGTTACACTTATTGATAACTTGGATTTAGGTCTTTATAGATGTTACTATGAAACATTTACAATATCTAGGAGATTTTATGAAGATCGAGTTCTAATAAAAAACCTTATGAAAATTTTTCATTGTGAAACACCATCAGGGCACTACCATTTTAACATATCTGTTATTTAAATAAGGAGGTAATATACTATGGGGCTTTTTGGAGATTACAGTAGTGCAATAGAATCTATCTTGGATAAGAATAGAGCTATTGAAGAAAAGTATCTAAATATGGTCAATTATAGTAGTCCAATTAAAGTAAGGTTTAATTTTATAGGAAATGATGGGTATACCCCTATTGATATTAATGTTTGTAATAAAGAAGATGTTACTAAACTAAACATTGTATTTAATTATTTGATGAATAAAGCAACTATTACATCAGATTTAAATACTAATAAAAATTTTGATTATAGCTATAGTATAGATATGAGGGATAATAATTAAATGCCTGGAGTATTTCAAACATCTTTTCACCAATATAATGGTATTAATAATTATACTTGTATATATGATACATACAGATTCTATAAAACTAAAACTATGTTTAGCTCATATAGTATCCTTCCAATGAGCTATGATGAGTATTTTAAACCAGAATATAAGTTGTTAAATGGCTCTATTGATTTAAAGCATATAAAGATGGCTATTAATTTAATCTGAAAGGGATGTTAGTGTGCTTATTGATAATAATATGTACAAATACTGGTCTGGATTTGATGTTCTTAAACTAAAACTTTCAGAAAGTACGTATGATGTAATATATGATTTCAGGGAATCAGATTTACACAACTTTAAAAAGAAATATCCAGATTATCCATATTGGAAAGAGGTTACAGAACTACAAAAGAAATGGAAGGAGAAATATAATAATGTCCAAGCTTAATTCATATTGCATCAATCAAGCATTAAGATCAATTGGCATTTGTAATCCATATATGGGAATGACTAGAAACGGTTGGCTAAAAATGCCTTTTAAGCAATATGATCAACTCAGGTATACTATAATGTGTTCATTTGAAGATAGATTTGAAACCGGGTATACTCTAAATGAACTCATTGAATACTTGGAAATTACAGGTAAATATAAATTTATTCTAAATTTCCTTAAAACTCTAAAAGAAGCTTCCTTTGAAAATTATTCAGTTAGTACTGTTTCTCCATCACTATTATGTTATATATTTAGTATCTCTACAGATAAAATTAAAAAACAAAAGAGTAATGGATATGAAGGTATAGGGATGTTCACTAATAGGTATGGTGTTAAAAAGTTTATTAAGTTTAGAAAGGAGTTTCAACATTGGTTAGATGAGGAGCAACAGTATTTGGAATTTCAAGCAGATTGTTTAGTAGGGTATAACAGGGGATAACAAAGGAGGATATTTTTATGAGTACTAAATGGTTGAATAAGCTTACAAAAGAAGAATTGATTGAACTTCATGAATATGTATTTGGTAAAGGTCTTGTAAAGGATCTTGAAGTTTGGCATGACGATGCTAACTTTGATTCTGAATTTATCTCAATTACTGTCAAAGAAAATGGATGGGAAGGTGATGATGGTAAAGATGAAACTATTGATACTAATTATGAACTAGAAGATTTTGATGGATACACTATTATTGATTGGGCTAGTTCAGAAAATAAAAACTATAAAATAGATTTTAGAATGTGGATGATTAATAGATTTGGGACAGAGTATGTAGATGAACTTGTTAAAGAAACTCTTGGTCTAAATCTTATTAATTATCTTGATTGGTCTAAATAGGGAGGATATAACTATGAAGACTATAAAAATGGCATACTATGGTAGTCAATATCTTTTCTGGAAATCTGTTGAAAACATTCTTAATGATTTATTTCTTACTTCTATGGTAGTTGGTATTATTAGCTTTATCTTGTATAAATAAGGAGAACAATCTATGGATTTAATGGAAAATATTTGCAGAAATGTTGATCTTCAAGATTTTATATTTCAAAAAGATACCAAGGAATTAAAAGAGCTAGTGGAATTAATTGGTACAGATAATATCAATATTCTTAGAGGATATTATACTGGAGTATACGATGTACTTAGAAGTTCTGCGGTCGATTTTACTTCTTTGTATAAAAAAATTAAATACACTATCAGCTCAGACTATCTTCTAATTGCAACTGATCTTAGTGTGAATCATAAAATCTATTTTGAAATAGCTAAGCTACATATAATTGATAGAGAGTATAATCCACTATATTAAAATTACATTAAAAAAAGAGTAACCCATGTTGGGTTACTCTTTTTATTTTTAATTCTTCTTTAATAATGCATCTTATATACTGTTAATTCACTACTATTAGTAGTAGACATAGATAAACTTTTACTATAGTCTTTTCCAGCATAACTAAAATCTATGTCAACATCAACTACTCCCTGTTTATAAGGATTTAAATTAACTGTAACAGACTTAACTCCAATTCTAGGCTCCCATCTAGCCAATGCACTTTCTATTTCAGACTGCATTTTAGAAACAGTTTTGTCGTCTGCTAGATCCCAGATATACTCCATTACTCCACAACCAAATTCTGGCTGCCATACTCTACTTCCTTTAGGCGTATTTAAAATAACATAAATAGACTGCATTATTACTTCCAAACCTTCATAAGTTTTAAAATCTCCATTTTTACCTTTTTCAGGTAAACATCCAAATAAAGCCATATAACCCTCACACTCCTACAAATACATTTGAAGAACCTGATGATACTGAGCTACCACAATCTATTGGTGCTCCAATGTACCCCATTTGTCTACCATTGACATAGACTGTTGAAGAACCCTTCTCCAACTTCCCATCATGAGAATCATAAGGTTTATGTATTCAGGTATGTGATGCCCAAGCATCCCCTTGTCTATGAACAGCGAGTCCATTTACAAAAACATTAGGACTACCTTGAACATTCTTTCTTGGAGGATAACACCCATGCCATGTACAAGAATCTCCCAGTCTAGCTACCCCTGGCAACTTTAGCAGCTCCTTCCATATGTTTAGCCTTTACTATGTCATACTCCTCATTCAGTATTGACATGTATAAAGACTTAACTAATCTAAATGAGCATTGATTCACTTCAGCAATTTTATCTGAAGCTGAAAGCTCAATATTGTTTAAAACTTCACTAACTTCTTCATAGCATTTATTAAATGCACCCCTCATAGCTACTTTAATAGGCTCATTAACAACGACTGTTCTTAATTTCTCTCCATAGAATCTCTTAATAAAATACGATATCTCTATAAATAAAGACTTCTTAACTTCATCAAACTTTTCTAATAAAGACTGCTGCTGTAAATGACTTAACTTCTCATCTAATTCTAAATAAGGTTCTACTGCTAATGAAATATTTTGAGCAACTGCTTCAATACTCAATCTGACTAATAATATAACTGCAGCACTACTATCTCCAATAGCCCTTATTATTGAACTTAACTTGTTACTAATTTCTTTATCCTCTGTATGTATACTATCTTCGGTTTTACTAACTTCATTAAGTAACTCCTTACTACTGTTAACTACTTCTTTAATTGTTCTTAAATGATTATCTAAAAAATAAAATCCTATTAAACTAGCTAAAAATGTACTGACAATCAGTATAACTATTAATTTAGTAGTATCTCCCTGATACCAATTATAGATATCCTCAGCCTTAATTCCTAAATAAGAGCAGGATGCAGTTAATACTAATATAATAGTAACTATACTAAAATGTTTTCCTAAATATCTAGTCAGCCAATTGAAAATAGAATTAAGCATTATCTTCTTCATCCTCCTCTAATATAGCTTTAGGAGTTACTTCAACCTCTTCGTCACTTTCTTTCTTTTCCTCATTATACTCATCCATTCTATCATTATCGTATTCTTTAAGTTTCTTAAATTCCTCACTGTTTCTATCTGAATATTGACCACTAAAGTAAAATCCTAATATAACTGACATCATACCTACAATTGATATCAATAACTTTGTCCAGTTATCACCTATATCCCCATTCTTAATATACATTCTCTCACTTACCCACATCATCCATATCCATTGACCAGTGAAAATAAATAATAGTATTCTTCGAACTAAATTACTAAACTCAAATGATTTTTTTGGTTTCTCCAATTGACCGACTTCACATCCAGTCTTATTGGAGTTAAAATAATTGATAATATTACCAGCTAACGACTTAAATAAAATAAATTTACTCTTAAACATGTCTCCTTTCTCCTCCTTTTTTGGCTCAATCCCAAAAAGGAATTATTATAAATTTATACTGCACCCCTAATAAGTGCTCTCTTATTGTTCTCTTATTTGTTCGAGATATATAATAAAATAACTATCTACCTCAGCATCTGTGAGATAGATAGTTTCAATATTAATTTTAAATTCAGTCATATATATATATATTAGCAATGACTATCGAGGACTTGAACTAGGGATAGGTTCATTTCCTCCAAGATTAAGATAGTCAATATTCATCACCATCTGGCTATCCTACGTAATAAGGCCAGAAATCCTTAGGAGGGATTTGTGATGAAAATCTACACGGTTGTGAAAATTCAAAGATGTTACACCGATGCCGGGTGGGACGGATTTTTCCCACAAGCTTCATTTACTTCAAAAGAGGTCGCGGAAAAATGGATCAAAGAAAAACAACTAGAAAAAAGGAAGGATAATTCTGTAGAATATTACGTAGAAACTACGGAACTACTTCAAGAATAGTTTCTAACCCGTAAGTCCTATAATAAGGCTGGGGTTTCTTTTTCTATATTCTATCATCATCCTTAAGATAATGATTTCCTTGCTCTCTTCTTTTTGCTTTTATAATCCAAATAACTTTTTCATCACTAAGACTATTAAGTTTTCTAGGCTTTAATAAAGGTAAAGTAAACTCACAAATATAAACTGGAATTTCATCCCCAATAGCATTTTCATTATAGAATACATTCTTAATAACATTAAAAAGCATAGGGTAGTCTTTTTTAAAATAAGTTTTTCCATCACATATTAGCCATTCATTTTTATATCTATCATAAGCTGATTCTAATATAGGAATAACAGTACCTACTTTAGCATTATAAGCCATAGTATATCCAGTTTCTTCATCAAAAACATCATCAATAAAAACTACATGAGGATAATCATGTTCAGGTTCATCTTCTTCATGAATAAAAAAGCCATCTGAAGTAACTACTAATCTTTCATTATCTAACTTAACAGTATTTTTCTTTTTTTCATCCCAACCAGATGAAATATCTGGAAGGATATAATCAGTCATATGCCTAAGAGTTCCCATAGTTCACCTAGCTATTAAATCTAGTATCTTTTAAGATAATTAGATCTGAATCTGTTGATGTGATATTAGATGAATCAGAGTTAATAGTTAATCCAGATAAACTTATTTCTGGTTCTTCTTCAGGTTCATCTTCTTCATCGATAGGTATTTCTTCAGTAGACTCTACAAAGATATGAAGTTCACCATCAAAACTTGTAGGTGGTACTTCTTCTTCATTTATAAGAATATTACTTGAGCCACTTGAAGAGGATCCATCTCCAACTTTCCAGCCAATCCACTCACTATTCTGACATGCAGGTTCTTACGCAACGAATTACTCCGTTACTGACCTTGCTCAACGCTGTACAAACGTAGCTGCCTCCGATACTGCTGGAGGTCTTATGACTACTCCAGCGTTATTCGGATGGCTGTGCCCCAGCCAGCTTACGCTTCGAAAACTTGAGAATGTTTCGAGCAGCGTTTACGTCTCGATCTAGTTTTAATCCGCATTCAGGGCAGATATATACTCTGTCATTTAAATTCAGCTTTTCATCACCTTCAAAACGATGCCCGCACTCACTGCAAGTTTGTGTTGCGGCGTTTATCGGATCAACTAAATCAAAAGTGGCTCTATGCATTTGACATTTTTGCTCCAACATCGTTTTTAGTGTAAACCAACACGATTCGCCAATCGATCTGGCGAGTTTATGATTCCTCATAAGTCGCGATGATTTACAGTCTTCCCAAGCGATATAATTGTTTCGCTTTACGATCTCAGTTGTTGCCTTATGCATAAAGTCTGTTTTGATTTGATTCTTACGGCGAAGCGTTTTCTGATGCTTGATTTTCGCTTTCATATAACGCTTACTTTGTTTCTTAGCATTTCGTATATAGCGTTTCGACATACGCTTTTGATAGTATTTCGCTTTTTGATCTAGTTTCTTGAGTGTTTTCGGTGATTCGTATTTTGTACCATCTGAAAGTGTCATCACTGTATGCACTCCCGGATCAATACCAACCGCATTCGTTCCGGTAGTTTTACTTCGATAATCAATCTGAATACAAAATGACGCATAGTATCGATCTACTTCTTTAAGTATCGTTACTGATAAAATACGGAAATCTTTTTCACCGAAAAACGCTGGTATCTCCGTTAATTTCATCCATCGGTCCTGTTTACGAATTCGACACTTTCTTCCCAAAACGATACCAAACTTTATATGCTTACCTACTATCGAAAAGCTTCCTTTTAAAAAACGAGAATTATCCACATAAAACGATTGTTTAGGATTCTTTTTAGATTTAAAATTAGCTTTATGTGTTTTTCGTCTTAATGCTGCTTTAAGGTTCTGCATTTCATAAGTAGGGATATATGATGGCATAGCATACTCCCACTTCTGTCGATCAGCTTTAAATTGCTTAAGTTGTTCGTTTAAAGAAGTCGTTTTATCGTTATTATGCATCCCAAGAAGTTGATTCCACGAATATCGACTATATCCGAAACACTGATCAAAATAACGTTTCATGCTATTGTTAAGAATCAATTCAATTTTGTGACGTATTATCAAGGTCATCACCTCCTGTCCGACAAATTTTATGTTTCCGATACCACAATAGTATCATAATTTGTTCGGAATTGTCAAGGGTGATCTATATAACCTCGTACATTGCTTTCGCTGTACGTTAACATGCCTAGACTATATCTTCAACCACATAATAGTGGCCTTTGTACATCAGACATTGACGCAATATATCGTCTATCTTACTCGCTCTATGAACGATAGTCGTTGAACCTGTTTAATTACTATTAAACACGGCTACGGATTACCTAATTCGTAACATTATTACCATTCGGTAGTTACGACTCTTATGTAGGTTTTCCCGTAATTCACAATCAAAAATACGACGCAAATTACTTTGCGAAGTGGCAATCGTTATTAACGATTACCAATTCTAAATAATTTTATTATCGCAGTTTCCGCATATTCTATATAAGGAGATCTTCCACTAGTCCAAATGATATTTACAGGCCAATTTATACTATATGGACCAGTTGCAGTTAAAACAAATGTAAGTTCTCTAGCTTCTAAATTGTTAGTACTATCTGCAATAGTTAAATTACAATTTTGTGCAATATTTCCAACAATAACATTACCTTCATAAGTACTGATAGTTTGGTTAGAACTAAAATTACCAATATTATTTACAATAGAAGTTTTAGGTAAATTTTCAAAGGGTACTAATGCTTTATTATTAAGTATAGTTAAACTATTAGCAACATTAGGTTTATTGGATTCAACTGAACCATCTTTATTAATAGTTAATCTATAATCATCACTATCATTAACTAAGTTATCATGAACATAAGTAATACCATTATTATTGATTTCCAAATAATTAGTATTATTGATGCCATCATTTTGTTGTAATCTTATATTATTTTCATTAGTATAGATAGTGTTATTTTTATTTACCTTAATATTATTTAAATCAACAGTACCATCTGAATACTGACCTGAACCTGATTGTAAAATTATACTACCTCCAATAGAGGAAGAAGTACTACCTCCAGAACCAGCATAAAGTTCAATATTACCACCTTTAGACTCAACATTGTCATAACCAGATATAACAGCTTTAGCAGGAGACATCTCAGATAAACTGTATTCTCCGCCACCCTGAATAGTAACTTTACCAGATTCAGAAGTATTTAAAATACCAGATTTTATAGTAATTTCGTGATTAGAAACTTCTGCATAACCAGTATTATTATTTTCACCAATCTTATTTAAGAAAAGATCTGACATCCAACCTGAATCTAATTTACCATCTTCATTAGCAATAGGAATTTTATTAGGAGAAGGAACTACAGAAATATCTGTTAAAGGAACATAACTTTGTAAGAAATTATATATTAGCTGATAGGTTTCTTCTCTAGTATATTTATTAGAATACTTATTTCTTTCAGAATTACTAATATAGCCTCTTTCAGAAGTTGGTTCAATATCTTCTGTAGTATAATGATGGTCATAAGTACCTATGAATAATTTTAATCCTGTTAAAAACTTAATAAATTTCTTTTTAGTTACAACATACTTATAACTATCTCTTGAATCATCAAAAGAAGATAAGTCTAATATATTAGCTTCATCTTCAGGATCTGCTGCTAAATATCTGATCCATTTATCTACGTCAGCTTCTGTAACTACACTTAACCATTCATCCAATTTTCCAGTACTAGTTGTTCTAGGGATTTTGTTTGAATCTGGAACATTAGATACTTCTGAATCATTAACAAAAATATCCTCAAATAAAGAATCCGTATTAAACCAAGACGCATCTAACTTACCTTGTGCATTAGCAACAGGAATATAACCAGCCTGAGCATTTAATGAAGATGCATGGCCATTTAAAGTATCTGCATCAATAGCTTCATGAATATCTGGAAGACTTCCTTTAGAAACTATAGTAGGAACTTTTTCACTTGGTATAACTTTAACTAAGTATCTTAATGCAATATTTTGAGGTCTAGTTTCTAATTCATCGGAAGTATATCTAGCTAAAACAGTACTATCTGAAAATGAATTAGAAGTAGTCCCTGATAAAACTAATCTACCTTCTTGAACTAAATCCTCATCTTCTTCATTAATTGAACCTACGCCAGTTACCATTAATTTATGACTATGCTCTGCAACTGAATCACCTTGTCTAGATCCAAATTCTCTTCCAGAATCATCCAAAGCTCTTAAGAAGTATCCCTTTAGATTGGGTACCCTAAATGTTGCATTGCCATCACCCTTAGTAAATTTACCAGGATAATCATATCTATCAGCATCTTCTATAATTAATGGATTTCCTTCTAAATCTACTTCAGTAGAAATTTTTTCCCAAAGATCTGGATACTCTTCCCTTAATAACTCTTGACCTTCAGCAAAGACAAAACCTGCTGGAGGTACATTTGTATTAAACATAAATGGTATAACTGAACCTAATGGAAGCATCTTCTCTTCCATTTGAGACATCTTTAAATAAATAGTAGGAATTATACTTGCATTAACTATACCTTGAACATCTACCACATTACCATTCTCATCGATTAATCCCATATCCTTAAAAACTGATTCTAATCCTAATGATCTAATAAATGCATAATCAGTTTTATTTAATAAACCATCTAATTCCGTTGTAGCTAATGGAATAGCATTTGCACTTATAGGTATCCATGTATTAGTAGGTTCATCATATCTATAAGTATAATTTGTATCCTTTACATTTATTGTCCAACCATCTTGTACTGGCGCATCCAATAATTTCCAGGCTTTTGACTCAGCATCATATACATACTTTGTACCATCTACTAAATCTACTCTCCACTTATCTTCAGGTAAAGATATTGTTTTATGCCAAGTATCTGTTATAGGATCATATGCATACTTTTCATGAGTACTTAATACTTCTACTCCCCATTCTCCATCAGGCTGAGGATATTTAGGTTCAATATCTTCAACATTATCTACTGGTTCTTGCCACTCAATATCATCAAAATTATTTGGATATAATTGTAATAACTCTTCATATGTATTAACAACTGTATCTAATTTAGTATAAGTTGTATCTATCTGTTCTTGCGTTGGATACTTTAATAAAATATCATCAAATGTATCTACCGATTCTTTCCAATCTAAATTTGTTGTATATGAATTAAATAAGTTATCAATATCTACTTTTTTATAATACTCATCAAATCGTCTAGATAAAAATAAATCTCTAGACTGAAGTATATCATTCTGTTCATTATTTCTTTCAGCAGTAATATACTGTTCTACATGTACAGGTTCTACTTCAGCCCAAGTATATGTAATAGGCATTTATATATTCACTTCCTTTAAAAATCAAGTAATAATAAGAGTTCTCCTTATTTGTTCAGACTCCTTATTCCAAATTTTGTAAATATATTATGTTAGTGGTTTTAAAGCTAATCAATTTTATTTAGATTAGTTTTAAGGCTTTAAATAAGTCCACTGGAACTTATTTAAGGTGTACCACTTTTCCTGTGAGGACATAATACAGGTGGACCACTATGGCATATTCCATAGTAGAAGGAGTTGAACAATGATATGGTCAACTTAAGAAACACCAGCAGTACTATATTTGTAAAAGGAGGTAAAGAGGAATACTTCTTAGGTAGAAAGTTATGTCTCTTAGCAAAGATGGCATTACTTTCTAAAGAACTTGATGATACTACCCAGTATTCTGTAGATGATTCTATTGAATACTTAGTTAGTACATTATGTGAAACTAAGAAGTTATGGTTATCCAAAGAAGAATATAATACTCTTCTTGAGGATGGGAGTCTTACTAAAGAACTCAGGTTCCAGGAAGTAAATGGTTATGTGTTGGTTTTAACGGTTAAGGATTCAGAAGGTTTTTATGTTGATACAGCTGAACTTGAAGATAACTGCAGAATATACCTCACTAGAGATATGATTTCTAGTGTAGAGTTAATTAAAGATTCTGTAGTCACTATAAATGTAAGACACTGAGATAGAGGTAAATATTATGGATAATACTAATATGAACTCTATCTTAAACAATTGGACTGATGCTCAATTCTATACTTCTTTCACTAAAGAAGAAATAGATAAAATGAGCCCTTCAGAAATTATCTCTAAAAAGATGGCTATTAAACAAACTTTTATAGACCATTTACTTAATATGGATGGCCATATGAGTTATCTACTTAATAGTCCTGATATAATATTTAGAGGTAATGCTTTTGTTACTGGAGATTATTATCCTGATAACATCATTGAAGGTAAATCTGTTTCTAACAGATAAGCCCAATTAAAAAAAAGAAGACCCCTATATACTAGGGATCTTCTTTTTGTATTGTCTTTAATTTATTTCATAGCTTCATCTGCTTCAGATCTAGCATTTTCTATATCTGCAGGCATTTCTCTAGAATGCATAATAATATGCTCTAAACATTTGCCATGAGTCATTTCTTCTTTAGCTATATCTGTCAGCATTTTTTTAAATTCAGTCTCTTCAGTCATTTTGGCCAATTCCATATAAGTAACAACATCATTATACTCTTCAACAGCTCTCATTTTAATATGATCTAAAAATGTATGCTTAGGTGTTTCTTCAACTACATTACTAGTTGAACTATTATCCATTGTATTAAGCGCATCTAATAGTGAAGAACCATTAGATCCATTTGCTTTAAATATATTGATTCCCTCAGCCATTTTTAATTAGCACCCTCCTCTATACAGGTTTTAAGTTTAGCAATATCTTCAGTAGAAAACTTTAAAGTCTTTTCATTAGGTGATATAAACTTTATTGCTGGAATAGTTACTGGTAACTTTCCATAAGTTTTTAAAGTCTCATCTATAATAGAAAAAACTTCATCAAGATCATATTTACCATCTTCAGTTTCTTTTACAAGATAACTTATAAATGGATTCTTTAAAACAGAATCTATAAGATCCGGATTTCTTTTTAAAGCAATTATACCTATACCTAAAACTATCTGTAAGGCTTTGTCTTCTACTTTAGATATAACTTCCAACTCAACATATTTGATGAGTCCATTTACAATTTGATTTTTACTAAACATTCATTCATCCTCCAAATCCATAAGAATATATTTTGTAAATAAGGAGTTCTCCTTATATAAGAAGAACTCCTTTATAATTACTTTAATTTAATTCTTATGAACCCGAAGTAGAATCAGTAGTTTTAGCTACTGTACCAGTATCTCCACCACTAATAGGAGGAAGAGGATAGGGAACAAAATAAGGTGGTAATGAGGAAACACCCATAACTGCAGCTCTACCATAACCTGGTGCAAGGTTCTCGTTAGGAATCATCAGCTTGGTTACACTCTGTAACTGAGCGATCTGACCCTGAAGATTACTTAAACCAGCAGTCTGAGTAGCATTCCAAACAGCCTGACCACTAATTTGCTGCTGAAGACCATTAGCAACAAAATCAGTATATCTGTTACTCTTCAATTCGGCAATCTCAATCTTCTTATCATTAATTTCCTGATGAAGACCCATCTCATATCTAGTAACAGGTCTATCACCCGGATCCTGAGGCTGTCTGTTACCTAACAAACCAGATAAACCACCAGCCATATCAAGAAGACCTAACGCTGTACCAGCGATACCCAGTCCTAATCCTGTGCCAGCCACAGATTTACTTGCATACTCCATAAAACATCACTCCAATTGAAGTTCTTTATACAAAGTAATTCTATTAAAATCTGCGCACAATTCTAATACAATCTTTATACAAAAAACTTCTTCAATGTTTTATGCTCGGGATCTCTATCCCATTTTTATCTCATCTCAATATTTGTTAAGAATTTTTTTCAGATTTATTTTTTACGAGTATAAGATCTCCTAGAGGTATTCTTTTTAGTTTCTGCCATAGATTCTTCCATTTGTTGCTTTTTCTCTTTTTCAAAATTAATTTTCCAGTCCATTAATCTTTTAAAATCAGAATACAGCATATTCTCAAAAACCGTATAATCTCCATTCTTAAACATTTCCATATAAATAGCTTTGTTTTCCAGCATAGCATTCGATACTGGAATCATTGCTATTTCTTCATCAGATCTCTTGTAATAAACGAAACAACTCCTGACCAATATTGATTGTCTGCTTAAATTCAGCATTACAAGACGAGCAATTCCCCTCCACCTTAAAATCAATCTTATACTTATCAAAATTATCTTTCCAAGTCTTAAGAATAGTCTTATTATCCTTAGCAGGAAGATTATTAATAATACCATAAATCTCAACATTCTTATCAACCACATAGTTATTCTCTACCACAGACCCGTCAGGCTGAACTTCAGATCCAGGAATAATCAGCTTTTTAACCATGGTATATAAACTCATCTTAGTTAAGATATCCCTGTCAATATTTTTGAGTAAGTTAACCTGTCTCTCATCCCACAGAGTAGGCATCTTAATAACTGCTTTATACTTGGATATAGGCAATTCAACTTCAAGTTCTTTATCAAATATATTTTCATTGCCCTTATACTGCTCAATAGTCATATATTCAGAAAGCTTAATCTTCATCTTATTTTCTTTACCACACTGCCTACAAGGAACTGTAATTTCAATTTCATCCCCATAAGTTGATACTAATACGCCATACATAAGAGCATATCTGTCTGACTCAGTAAGATTCTTTTCAAAACCTTCAAGTGTATCATAAGGAGCTCTCTTATCTTCAATACATTCAAATAATGTCTGGTTAATCATTGAAATATACTTTTGCTGCGAAACCGCACTCTCATAAAGCGCACTCTCCTGAGCAACTGTCAGTCCTCTTACATTAAAACTAACACCAGTAACTGGAGTGATAACCTCAAACACAGGGAAATGGACAGACTTCATTGTAGGTAAATCTCTAACAACATTATTCATACTTTAAATCGACATCCTTTACAATAAAAAATTTCTACCGAAGATCTTATAAAAAGTCTTGGTAGATTTGAGTTTATATATTATTCATAGTTTTTAAAATACCTCCTCCGACTATAAATAATTAATATTTTAATCAGAAGAGGTATTTCTATTATTTGTTCTAAATTTTTTCATATTTCATTCCATACATCTTCTCCGCTATATAATTACCTACTGAATCAGCATAAAGTTCTTCCTTATAATGTTCAGATCCTTTTTTAAATGATTTAACATATTTAGTATATGCTAAAGGTATATTCTTATCTTTTAGACTTAATAAGTTATTATGATAACATTCGTGAGCTAATTCATGTGCAATAACTTGTGCAATATACTTTTCTTTATTAAAATTATTCATATGCTGAGTACGGATATTTACTTGATTTGGCCTAATATAGATTATATGGTTCTTTGTCCAATCTCCTTCTCCTTTATCAGGTCTACTCGACATTTCTTCATTTACACTACCATCTTCATTATAAACTTTTGTTGTAAACTTAAGATTCATATAATCTAAATTTATTTTTAAAACTTCTTTATAAAATTTCTTTACTTTGTTAAAGACTCTCTTAATCCATTCAGTATCATTGAATGCATTCTCTATTAATGGAATTAATCTATATTTCATTAAGGTTTAATTCACCTTCTTTCTTCATATTTAAAAATATCTTCGATAGTATTAGGTATAGGTATTGATACAAAATATTCTTTGGGTATATAACACATCTTGGGAGAAATACTTATATGATTCATTGCGGCAAATCTCATAGATGCGTTATCATCATAGTTATTAAAATACTTTAAAGGAGTTACATTTAAGTAATAAGATTTATTAAGTTTCTTGTTATCTGAATTACTCATAACATATCCCCAATCAACATAGTTTAGCAATGGAAAGATCTGATATAAATCAATTCTATATATACCTTTATTCTTTAAAGTGTTAGCCATATTTTTACCTAACATTTTAAATGGAGGATATCTAAACATATAGATCTGATTACAACCATTTTCAGATTTTCTAAACTTACATATACCATCATGAACTTCTTCTAAAGTTAAACTATTAGGATCTCTTCCAGGATAAATATTCCATCCATTACATAACCTGTATCTATACTTATCACTATTGATTTTAAACAGAGCTTTATTTGTTCTATATTGATACTCTAAAGAAATAATTTTATTAATATTTTTAGGTGCTAAGTGATAGAAATATAAACTCTTAACAGCATCTTCTTTAAGTATTAACTTATATCTCATTACTTATACACCTCATTATCTTCTTTCACTAAACTTAACACTTGTACTAAATTAACTGGCTTAGTTATGATTTCTGTCTTATAGTATTCAGTACTGGTATATGGTTTGGGATACATAAACTTCTTACCCGTAGGGTTAATCCAAATTCTTCTTTCAGAACTATATGTATTAGTTAAAGTATTAAATAACGTTTTATGAACATGACCATGTATGTTAATTAACTTACTACTACCAGTCTTAATAGGACAATGTGTAAAGATAATATTGCCTAACTTAATAGATAAAGAAACTGAATCGAAACCACATTTGACTTTATAGAAACTTCTACTTAAGATATCATTATTACCTAATACTAAAAACTTATATTTACCATTTAGTTGAGCTATGTAGTTATACCAGAGATCTCTCAATTTTTCACTGTCTTCATCATATATAATATCCCCCAAACATATAAAGATATCGTTATTACTAACTACTTTATTTTGAAGTTTAATGTATCGTTCTATATTAGACTCAGTAAGATGAAGGTCTGTATCAAGATAAACTTTATTCAAATTGGCTTTAACTATATTTGTTATATCTACCATATCATTAAGTATAGCATATCTTTTTGTGGACATCATCCTATTACCAGATTCTTGTAAACTAGTTTTACTTATATTCATTACACCAACTAAATCATGTCTAACTTTCTTAAGTTTAAACCCATACTTAGTAGCAGCACCAATTGATTTTATATTAGTCCCATCAACTCTATACATTAATCTTGTGTAATTATTTCTTCTACACCAGTCAACTGCTTTATCTAATAACTTTTTACTTAAGCCTCTATGCTGATACTCCGGTTTAACAGCATATGCTATATAAGCTGTAGTTTTAGATTTCATATTGTATGGATACAATTCAATAAATGCTACAGGAGTACCTTTATCTTTAATAACATACCTAAATAAAAAATTAGGTGTGTCTATTCTTCTTCCACTAGGCATCGCATACTTCTTACCTTCAGGATCTAATGAATTAAGTATATCTAAAGTATCTTCAAATGTACCTATAGATTCTTGTTCTTCTTTTAGTATAAGCCTGTATCTCATGGGTTATACTCCTCAATATCTTCTTTATTAAATTTTAACTTTGGTAAAAATATAACTATAGATGGAAGAACTTTAAAAGAACCCTTCTTTACAAACTCTAAAGATTTTTCTTTATTGTGTATAAATGGTTTACAATATTTATTCCAATTAGATTCATTGTATTTGTAATTTCCATTACCAAATCTAATAACTAATACATCTGGATCTATTGTATCTAAATCTATTTTTAATCTATAACAAGTTGTTAATAAATCAGCAGGAGTTGTGTATAGCCCAAATACCCCAAAATAAGGTTTACCTAATACTTTTTCAAAATTTTTCTTATAGCCCATTTCAAACCAAAAATTAACTTGATCCTTTAAGCTTTTTCTTTGCTTACATAATTTAACAAGTTCTTCAGGAGCACTAGATAAAAATTGATCTAGATAACCTTTATAAATTATCTCTTGTTTCTTCTTATCTGGGTTACAATTCAAATCATACAAATAGTTCCCCTTTAAATCCATACTATTATTAGTAGCAGTTTTATTCGTTTTATTTAAAAGATAATGATAAGTTATATGACTCATTTCTTATACACCTCAATATCTTCTTGATTAAATTTAATCCTTGGTAAAAAGAAAATTATATCTGGAACTGATGAAGATACTGTTCTAATAGGCCCTCTATCATATGCATCTTTTACTATATCATCAGTTTCATTAGTTTGAAATGGTTTACAATATTTATCATATATACTAGGAGAATATTTAAAATATGCTTTATCCATACTTCTACTAAATTTAGAATAATTACCCGTACTAACTTTAATAATAATACAATCTGGGTCTATCACATCACAATCAATCTTTAATCTAACTTTATACCTAGGGTCAACTCCAAATAAATCTGCAGGAGTAGTGTGTATTCCCCATACTCCAAAATATGGTTTACCTAATATTTTTTCTAAACCCATTCTATTATAACTATCACTAAACAAGATATTCATTTTATCTTTAGGAGTATTTGCATTCTTCAATTTATTTAACATCTGGTTGGCCCATTCTTTTTTATTATCTGGTGTATCTGGATCAGAATAGATAGACATTATTTTCTTGGTTCTATCGGTAATATATCCAGACCAAACTCTATTCTGTAAAGACTTATTTAGAAGATGCATAGAATCATAAATATAATTACCTTGTAACATAGATCCATTTAATAAGTAATGATAAGTAATTCTACTCATGTCTTATCCACCCATTTCCATTTAAACTTTATGCCAAGCCCCTTTTTAGTATGATCTTTAAAATACATAGTATACACAAAAGTTTTAGCAGTCTTAGGATTAAATGGTTCTACGTGTATTTTACCTATCTTTTTAACTTTGATAGGTGAAGTAACCCAAACTTCTTTACTTAATCCTGCATCTGGAACTAATCTTCTTTTTATAATATCTTCATTACTAACGGATGTATACTTACCTATTGGTGTATACACATAAAAATCATATCCATTTGGATACTCTGTATATCTAGGATCATCTAAATCTGTACCAGGATGTATTGGGAATATACCTGCTAAACAGCCATCTATAGTTTTAGCAAATGAAATCCTTGGAGTTTTATTATCTTCTCCCTGTATAGGTTGATCTGGTACCCTAGGTTTCATTATAATTTTATCTAAATTTGAATCACCACTAATATGATATATCAGTTGTTTCTTCAGTTCTGCTTCTTCTTTTAATATCAATCTATATCTCATTTTCCATCACCAACCTCTTTCAATAAATTTAGTTAGTCTCTATATTTGTTCAGACTTAATCTTGTATATATATTATTATAACTGTCTTTCGCTTGTCAGAATGGATCTGATGTTATTTTTATGAATATATTGGAGGATGATAACATGGCAGGTAATAGAAATGTCGCGTCAGTACCAGTCCTTCGGGTTTTCGACCTGATGCGTTTTATGGTCGAGAACCAAGAGTTTTACCGAGGGCTTGGTGGAATCCCCACAGAAATAATTTTACAGAAATTCTATGGGGAAAATAATAGCAGCAATAAAAAGTTATTTCTTCGAGATAGAAGCATCATCTCTACCTGTTTTGGAGATGCGTTCAAAAAAGTCTCCAAAAGGAAAAAGAAAACGAAGCCGTCCACCCCGGAAGACGGTGTGACAAGGTGGCTCTTTGAAGAACCGTGGAAGAACTGGGGTGTAAAATCTCCAGTGACATTGAAGGCTTTTCCAGAGTTGGTTTGGAATCAGGAGAAACAGTGTATGGTTAAAGAGGAGGTACGATAACCATGACCAAAAAACTTTTCTGCATCCACGCGGAAGTCTCCCATTATGGGAGCTTCTATGATGAGGATAGCTGGACAGCATCTTCAGCTATCAGAGCTACCGCTGAGGAGGAAGTTAACAATCTTCCTCAGCGGATTCTTGAAGCCACACTATGTGGCGAAGATGGTATTGTTATTTCGGATATTATCGTATCCGAAGTAGCATATACCAATGACCACATCTACGACGCTGAAGACCTGAAAAGGTGCGAATGCGCCGGTGATGTGTATAAGTTGTAATAAGAACTAAAAAAAGAAACCTGAAACAGAGTATCGCAAAAACGATATGGTGAAACTGGTTTCTTTTTACTTAATCCTGAACAAATTAATGAATACAAACAATCCTACAAAGGAGGTTATATTATGCCATTAAAGTCGGGACAAGAAATAGAAAGAACTTGGATAGTTAAAGAAATGCCTTCTTTTGAAGAAGTTAAAATATTGCCTAAATTAGCTATAACAGTAACTCAAGATTATATACTTTTAGATGGCCAAGGCGAATTAAGGACAAGAAAAATTGAATTTATTGAGGGCAAAAAACTTAAATATGATATGGCTATTAAAATTGGAAACGGAATGATCCGAACAGAAGTAATTAAACAATTAGACCCTGATGAATGGAAATCTTTGCACAAAGTATCTAAAGGAAGCTTAACGCAAACATTACTTCCATTAAGAGGTGTTAATTCAGTAATTCATATCTATAAAGGTAAATTAAAAGGATTAGTTTTAGTAGAAGTAGAGTTTCCAAATATATCAGAATCTAAAAAGTTTATACCACCATATTGGTTTGGTAAGGAAGTTACTAATGATATTAGATTTAGAGGTAAATCGTTAGCATTTAGTGAGGGTATACCTCAATAAACCCTGAAGAAGTATTTGCATTATATATTGCTATTGAACTTTAGAAATAACAGTATACATATCGGCAAAAAATATAAAAATTGCCGATATGTATGTTTTATATATTAAAAAACTACTACCCTCTTATGAGGATAGTAGTTTTTTTTTTAATTATATTTGTCTATTTCTTATTGCTGTACTAATTTCTATTAGCCACGAGCACCATAGAAACCGCCATTCTCTCCACCGATGACACGAAGGATACCAACACCCTCTCTACGAATGAATCTCGTAGCAAAGCGGCTGATAAAGGTCATCGAAGGAATACGACCAAGAGGCCAAGGCGAAACAACAAGGGGCTTATAAGGAGCATAGACAAACACTGCGTTAGCCTCATCAGTGGGCTTGATAAGAACAAGGATCTTACCTTGAGGCATAAGAGGAGTACTAAGAGCCTTCCAGGTGTCGTTAAGTGTACCGGCAACAGGAGTCTCCCCGTACTCACCGCCCTTGATATCGCCCTCAAACTTATAGTCAGAGGTATTCTTGAATAAAGCCAGATCAAGAGGATTGGCGATAAGGACATTGGGCTGGGTCATATTCGTGTCAACCTGAACTCTTAATAATTAAAGAAATTATTAATTTGTAAGAAGTTTACTATTGATGTAGCCTTATTCTTACAGGTGTGCTCAGAGCACCACTAGAATATAGTCTAACAATTTCGTTAGGCACAATCTTACTTTTACGAAGAATATTAAATGCAGCATTAACATCAGCATTAATTAATATACCCTTAGCAGATTTATATAATCCTCTTTTAATGCGTCTCCCTGAGAAAGAGTATTCAAGGAGATTGTTTTTATCATATATAGGAATATCATCGTTATCTAAAAAAGATGCTTTAGATGTATAACTCTCTTCTTGGATTATTAAGCTAATACCAACTTCATCACATAAATATTCTAATTTAAACTTAAACTGCCCAAAAGGTGTATACCCAAAAATTTGGTTGTTTTTTACTCCTATATTGAACTTATCTTGAAAGTCTTCACGATACCCTAAAATAATTGTACCTATTTTATTAGAAATACAATAATTAATAATATACTTAGAAGCTTTACTAATATAATCCAATATTCGATTATTTCTTTTTAAGGTAAGACAAATCTGTTGCTTAGTTAAGTCATTTCCAAATTTTTGTTTATCCTTAATCCCACTAAGAATAGCATTTCTTTTATTATACCATTGATTATAACTTTTCATTTTTTTACCATCAATAATAAATGATTTACCTTCTGTAGTTACACAGGTAGCAAAATTATTTATCCCTAGGTCAATTGCTAATACTTTTGATAAGTCAAAATTAATTTGAGGTTGTGTCTCTTCGATATTGTACACATAATGTACTTCGAAAAACTTAGCATTATACCTTGGAACAATTCTAATTTCTTTTATCATATCTTTTTTATTAACCAAAGTTAAAGGTAATTTAATAGCTATTCTTTTATGAGTTTTTGAAAACTTCCACGTATAAGGCACATAATATTTATTATTTTCGAATTTTGGAACTTCTTGAATAATTAGCGTATAATATCCATTTTTATCCAAATATCTTGGCATATGTATTTTTCTATCAGAAGATACTTTCCCAGACTTTTTAGCTTTCAACAATCCAAAAAACGATTTAAACATTAAATCAACTTTTTTAATAATCTGTTGGCTCATATTAGAATTCAAGATCCTATAACTAGGATTATCTTCCATTTGTTTCCTAGTCATTTTGTCATCTAGATATAAACCAGTATTAAAAAAATGCTGCCTCTTCAAATAAATAGCTTCATTAACTATGTTTTTAGCTTCGTGTGTAAGTTCTTTTAAAATCAAATACTCATCTTTAGTAAGATGTTTAAGTCGCTGCTTAATTGTTCGTTTCATTCTAGTTATCCTCCTTTCTATAAAGATTTGAACTTCTATACCCAGAAGTATACCATTCAAATCCATTTAGTCAAGAGGATCAATAATTTTCTTTAATTAATTTATAGAGGTTTTTGTTCATGAGAAGTCGTCAATTTCTCACAGGCTATATACAATAGCCTTCTTTAGTTTTCGCTAAAGCACAGACTATATCTCATTCCACAGCATTACCTGTTTGGATTCACCCACTTCCACTCACTTGAGTGTACTCCCCTTAGGGGGGATAGTCGTTGAACTTTTTCCTGTTCGGACTTAGATGCTGGTTGTCTATTGCAATAAAAAAGTACTTAGGGTTTAACCTTATACTATTTAGTAAATTTTTTATATTTTCATAACATTAACATATAACCATATTTCATATTTATGTTGTAGTTTTACTAACTATTAAGAGTTTCCAGCAATTCAGGTGATAGGGAGTTTAATTGAATATGAAAGAATTAAACCACTACATACTGATTTCTCAATATGCTTACCTTGACAGTAGGAAGTTAACCTACTTTTTGATAAATTTTAGCACTTAAATCGTTGAGCTTAACAACGATTTGATTATTCCATTCTTTAGGCTAGTCCACAGCTACTTTAGTAACTTATTAAAAGGACTATAGACTATATCTTATCCCTAAAATTCATAATATATTTTATAGGGTAAATAAACATCAGACATTGGCTTAACATATAAGCATGTCTTACACAAGTAGTCGTTGAAGATTAAAATATAACTAACCTTTATTTATAGTTTTCATTTAATCCTGCTGATTATCCAATTCAAGTAATTATCAACATTTAGCTTTAAACAACTTTTAGTTTACTTGACTCTAAGGACCTTCCAGCATTTCATATTTGATTTCATTATAGATTACTCTATAAAGTGAGCACAAAAGTACCCCAAGCAAAGTTAGCCATAGGTCTACGATCAAACGTAAATCTATCGGCATCACTGGTGCCATTACCACAGGAGGTAGGATTGAAAAGCTCAGTCTCACGAATAAGCTTATTAAGGATTCGACGGTCGATATCCATAGCAATAATCTTACCCATATGGTCAACAAGCTGAGTCTGGATGTCGATGTCGAAGTAGGCCTTATAGTCCTGCTCTTCCTGGATCGTCCAGTCAGTCTGAATCTCGATGTCTTCGGCGCGGAACTTAACGTATGTATTCTTAAGGTGAACCTTATTAGCGTACATCTCCTCGGCCTGAGTCATTGAACCAACAATACGGACACTTTCAACCTTCACGCCACTGGCATGTTCACGAGTCGAAGAAATTGAGAAGACACCAGTCGTATAATTGATATTACCAGAAACGATATCCTCAATACCATCGCACTCAACAGCAAAGCTAAAAGCGCCACTGTCTTCAGGCTCAACATGGATATCAATTTCCTTACCGTCACTGCGAGTAACGCCAACAATGGCGAAATCAGCAGAAGTAATGTGAGCATTGGTAGGATTGAACTTACCAGGCTGACCAGCTCTATTGCTCATATGATCAAGAAGGTCAAGACGATGGATATGATCGCCGCTACCTGAAATAACAACATTGATGGGCTCGATGTCAACATTGAGGCCCAATTCACCAAATGCCTGACCGGTCGAAACACTAACACGGTTGTTGGGCATTTCCACCTCGTTACCACCAACAGTGGCAACAATTCTCATAAAGCTCTTAGCAATTTCGGGCTTGTCCATGGGAAGGACTGTAAGAGCTTCGCGGGCAACTAACTGAGGCCCTGTATTCATCAACTTTAATAACTTATTAAATAAGCTGATATTTAATTTTCATTATATAAAGAATACAATTAGACTATATCATCTCTATATTATATAGAGTTAATGTGCTTTAAGTTTTAACTATTACTAGTTAACTTTAATTAGTCGTTGAAGATTTCTCTTTAATAAGAGTATATCCTGCTGATTATCCAATTTAAATATTTATTAACTATATACATTGTAGTATATTTAATTTTAGGACTTTCCAGCAATTCGCATTAATTTTAGGATGCATGCCTCAAATTTTACTACATCCTTCTGAAAATAGGAAGCGTAAGGGGAGCAATAGGACTAAAGCCATAAGCAGTACTCTCAGAAACAAGAGAACCACGCATATGGTCAGCCATATTAAGGAATGAGGACTTAACCTCACCTTCAAGACCCTCAGCAAGAGACTGTGAATAGTGGCTGAAAAGAGCATCCTCACTTAAAATCTCTTTATAATTGGAATAAGGGTCAAGGCCCATCTTATTCATAGTATGAACTGATTCAGTTAAGAAGCCGCGAGTAATATCATTTGCCATTTGAAAATTCCTCCAAAAATAGTTTACATTAAAGTAAACACTAAGTTAAGATTTTTTTAAACATACCATATTGTAACATCAAAATAAATGATTACTCGCTAACATCACATAACACTGCATTAATTTGAGCATAAATAACATACTGTTAAGAATCAATAAAAATAGTAAAGTAAATCTTATAAAAATGTTTACATAATTACTTACACTACTAAAGTCCTTCGATCTTCTTCTTCATTTATATGACTTTAAATGATAATAATTATTTTGAAAATAGTATAGATAATTACTTTGCATCAATATTAGATTCTCTTATTGTAACTATTATTTTTACTTACTCTTAAAGCATATTATGTTCTGCACAAGTAAAACATTAATGCTTTTTAAGTATGTTTCTATACATTTAAAGGAAGTTAGACAAGGCCTAAACTCCCAATAAACCAAAAGTAATATAGAAGGCCCTCAGAATATAAACTTCCGAAGGCCAGCAGGAACCTCTTATAAAAGAGATTAACCTTTTATATGAATATTTTAACTGTATACCTAAATCTTGTCAAGATAAGTATACTTATTTAACTAAGATAGTCTTTATAACTATCCTTCCAAATATCTTCAGTATCAATATTGAAATGTTTCTTTAATAAATCTTTTCTTGCTTTATCCCTATTAGTTTTTCTCTTATCTTTATCATCAAAATAATCAGTAAGATATTCTACCATACTGTTATGATAAGATTTACTGACATCATTCTTATCATCATTTAAATAAGCCTCTAATAAACCAACTATTGATTTCTTTCTAAACATTTCTTGAACTTTTTCAGGATCTGGTTTAAGATTATTAATAGTTTCTGAAAGTTCTCTAAGTCTCTGATCCAATGTCTTAGACTTATTCTTTGTAATACTATACAATAAACCAGTTCTATCCATTGTTAAAGCACCAAAGGTATTCTCCATAAGAAGTTTACCTTTAGCTGGTGGAACTACTATTTGAGATTCACTTACTCTTGACTGCATTCTGGCTTCCTTGTGCGAAGGATTAGACACGCAGTCATATGTCACCATCTCAAAAGGATCTTTAATAGTAGTTATTCCAGATGAATTTACTTCAGATTCCCCCATTGCTCTTAAGGAAAATCCAACAGGTACACCATCCATAATAAGTCCTGCCATATCTCTACCTTTTTGAGTAGAAGCAGTCTTAACTATTCCCATAACCTTATTACCCTCAAAATAAATATTCTCAATTATATGAGAAGTATTCTGGTATAAAACAACAAAATGTCTATAGGAATCTGTTTCTGATGCTCCAGATGGAACTGGATGATCTAATTCACCTGTAAGAGCATGCTGTTCCATCATAGGTCTGATTTTTTCAACAGCTCTCTGTAATACTTCTTTAGGATAAATTCTTTTATTTTTATTGACATCATCACATGTTTGTAATATTGTCTTTATCCTAACTTGAGGTCCGCCATTTCTTGTAGTTGATTCTAATATTTGATGAGGATTACCTACAGAATCAAACTGTTCATTAAATAATATAGGCAATTTCTAGGAGTTCACCTCCTCATTAAAAATAAAAAATAAATAATAATTAAATATTATTTTATCATAATTTGTTAAAAATATTTCTTAAAAATAATGAAGAAAATATCTCCATTTATTCAGACATTTTCCGTTATTAAAAATTAAATTACTTACTTTCTTTTAAAAAAATTATTTAAATCCTTACTTAACATAACTAAACTCTTAACTTTCATAGCATTAATATGATCTTCATTAAGAGTTAAAGTAGTTTCATTGAATAATTTATTCATCTTATTAATTTTACCATACTGTTCTTTTAAGTTTTTCTTAAACTTATTTAAAACATATGATTCACTAAAACCTTTACATCTACAATCAATAGATTCAAATATCTTCCAGATTAAAAATAATATAAGACATTTACAAATGTTTCCAATAAACTCTTTACAACATTTAGGGCCATGATGATGTTCACATCCATGATGACATTCAGGATGATGATCTAAATGATGGCATAAATGCGGCATAAGATCTGGAGTCATCATATCCATAACATTATGTAATCCACCCATCATCATGGGTTTACCAATTGAAATTAACTTATGACCAAAAGGATGATCATCCATCTCATCCTCAAACTTATGCATCATATGTAATCCATTATGAAGCATATCTTTAACATCTTCCTTAGGGATATTGGGAGATGCCATTATTTTTATTTTCTTTATTGACGGCAAGGTTATATTTCACTCCTTTTTAAATTTATTAATTATAATACTGCCTCTCCATATTTGTTCGGATTATTTTATTTGAACAAATATAAGGTAACATTTATACTAAAAGGAGTTGTAACACAATGTCAACAACAAAAGTGCCAAACTTTTTAATAACACCCAGCCCACCCAGTGCTGAAGAGATTTCTACTGCTTTAGGTACTAAATTAAATATTTCAGACTATAATACTACATTAACCAGTATAAATAATAGTTTAGATACTAAATTAAATATTACAGACTATAACACTGCATTAACCAGTATAAATAATAGATTAGACACAATTGATAATACTTTTAACAATTACTTACCATTATCTGGTGGCACTATAACTGGACCAGTATACTTACAAAATAACACTACTTCCAAAAACGATGGATATATGCTAACTGACGATTCATTAAATGCCCACTATGGCTTTAACTGGGGGAAAGGGCCAGGAATAATATTTAGAGGTTTTAATTTTGGTAATCCAACAGCAGAAGCTGGCAACTTTGCATTATATGCTAGAAGTTCTACGTCTACTAATAATTATATTTTAGTAGGTAGACCAGATGGTCATTTAATGTGGGGTACAGCACTTAATAGTGGAAAAGAAGTTGAAAGAGTTGATAGTACTAGTGTTACAGCCGATAACGGATACATTAAATATGCATCTGGAATAGTATTTCAATGGGGTATTACTTCTGTTAGTACTGGTTCTACAGTTACAAATGGGCAATACGAATCTAACACAGTTACTTGTACCTATCCTATAGCCTTTGTTAATTCAAACTATGGAGTATCTCTTCAGGTTGGTGATGTTGGTGGCGTTGGTAAACTAGAAAAAACTGTCTTAGTTAATCAAACTGCCACTGGATTTACGTATAATGTAACAGCTATAGCTGCAAGTACGTCTATACCAGTTAGATGGATTGCATATGGCTTTTATAAATAAAGAAGGTGATTCTCATTACAACAAAACTTAAATTAAATCAAATTTATCCAGTCCCACCATCTAACGATGATGTAGTTGATTTATCATCAGCACAAGATATTGATGGTGATAAGACATTCCATCATACTATTAAAATAAATGCAGCTTCTGGATATAACACTGGATTAGCTTTAATTAATATAAGTTCAGAAAGAAATCAAAGAATGATTAGTGGTTATGCTGGGGATATGACATCTATAATTGGTAGTATTTACTGGAATAAAAACTTTACTACTAATAATAATAGAGTTGGTTTAAGAGCAACTAAAGATGATGGTGGTAGTTACGCTGATCTATATGTATCAATTAATCCTGATGGAACTCCAATTACTTATGCCCCTACTCCTAGTACATCTGATAATTCTACTAAAATAGCAACTACCGCATATGTTAAAGCACAAAATTATGCTACATTAGCTTCTCCAGCTTTAACAGGAACTCCTACTGCTCCTACAGCAGCTGTTAGTACTAACAATACACAAATTGCTACTACTGCATTTGTTAAAAATCAAAATTATATCACATCTAATGATTATGCTAGATTAAAAAGTTGTATGGTAATGCAATCAAGTAGTACTTCTACAAATCCTTGGTATAAAGTATGTTCAGTGCTATGTAATGTTGAGAACTGGGATCCGCAAATAACCTTTTTAGTAGAACAGACATATGGTAGTCATGCATTTGGTATATTGCGATTACATTTAAGAACTAATGGTAGTAAAGTATTGGATCCTAATGTCTGTACTATAACATGGTTAATTAATTCGGGGTTTGCTACTAATGAGTTTGTTTTAGTATTACCAACAGCAGCTTCTTCTACAGCAGAATTATGGACAAGCATACCAGCTGCTTGGGTTGGAAGAAGATTTTCAGTTTTATCGGAAGGAACTAGAACAGATGCATATCAAAATAATTGGACATTATATAATGCTTCTTCAGCAGGACAAGCTGCTAGTATAACTACTTCTGGAACTCAAATAGTTTCATCATAAAGGTTGTTTAATATAGTTTTCCTATTTTAATAATAAATATTAATTATAATTGGAGGTATCAAAATATAACTATGGCATTTATATCTACTTTAGATTCTTTACAAAAAAGATTAGCATCCAGTATAGATTTAAGTAATTATGCAACTAAAACAGAGTTAAATAGTAAAGCAAATACTTCTGATTTAGCTACTATAGCTACTTCTGGAAGCTATAATGATTTGGATAATAAACCAACATTATTTTCTGGCGATTATACTGATCTAGATAATAAGCCCACATTATTCTCTGGGAATTATAATGATTTAGATAATAAACCTACGATTCCAGATGTTAGTAATTTTGTAACTTCAAGTCAAGTTGAAACTAGATTAGGAAAAGGTATTGAAAAAATAAAATTAGTAGCTCCTAATGATTCTATTTTAACTTTAAATCCTCAAGATGGAAGTTTATTTAAAGCTTCTCTCTCTGCTGCTACTATTATTACTTTATCTGATACAATCGGTTCTAATTATACTGAAGCAGAGGTTTCAGCTACAGGAAGTACTATTACATTACTTTTAACTCTTTCTTCTACTGATATTGCAGTTTCATGGCCAAATACAGTTCATTGGGAGAAGAGTGCTATTGCCCCTGAACTTGGAACTAGTAATATCGTTACTTTAGTTACATTTGACAATGGAACTTCATGGTATGGCTCTTGTTTTGTAACTTCTTCAAATTAATTGAGGTTCTATTATGTATCAAAGACGAAATATTTTACTTAAAAATACTGGAAGTAATATAATAGTTACTAGAGATGGTGTACCTAAATATAGTATAAATAATCAAAATGATATAATAATTACACAATCTTTTAATCTTAATAATGCTTTTGATAATGTAGATGAAATTGAATCTTATGCTCTTTATTGTGCATTTGCTGATTGTACAGGTTTAAGCGGGAATATAATTTTCCCAGATTTAACTAAAGTAAATGCTAATGGTTTAAATTGTGCATTTAAGAATTGTACAAATATAACTTCAGTATCTTTCTTAGAATTAACTGATATTGATAATTATGGTCTAAGTAATGCCTTTTTAAATTGCTCAAATATAATTTCTGCAACTTTTTCGAAATTAACTAATTTAATTAGCGAATATTCACTTGGAAGTACATTTAAAAATTGTACAAGATTACCTACTGTATCTTTTCCAGAATTAACTACTGTTAATGGAAGCTATTGTTTTAATGAAACTTTTCAAGGTTGTACAAGTTTAACTTCTATAGATTTTCCAAAATTAGCATATGTTGGTACTATTGAAAATTCATTTGATTTATTTTATTATGCATTTGAAAGATGTACGAGTTTAACATCTATAAGTTTTCCTGAACTAGTTGAAGTAGGTGATCATGCTTTTCATGCTACTTTTATTAGTTGTACAAATCTAAGATCAGCATCTTTTCCAAAATTAACTACTATTGGAAATTATGGATTAGATGGTATATTTAATGGCTGTACTGCTTTAACTGATTCAATCTCTTTTCCTAAATTAAAAAATATCGCAAATACAGGCTTAAATGGCGCATTTTATAATTGCACAAATTTAAGAGAAATACACTTTAGAGCTGAAATAGAAGATACAGTAAAAACTCTTGAAGATTATTCTGATAAATTTGGTGCTTCTAATGCTACCATCTATTGTGATTTAGGATTATCATATGTTAACATAACACCAAATATTTCTGATTGTACTTTTTATATTAGAGGAAAAACAAGTACTAATCCTTTAAATATGTATACTGAGACAGAAAATGTTTATTATGCATATAAAGATGGATACTGTCTTTATAAAGGAACTAAGACTCCATCAGCAAGTGATGAAAATCAGACTTTAACTGAAAATATCACAATGACAAGTACTGGTAAGATAGTTACTTTAAATATTACATTTCCAATAAACAATGATATTTCTACTACTAATATGATTATAGAATATATAATAGACGGTATTACTTTTAAAACTGATACTAAAAATGGAATAAGTACTAATAGTACTCAAACATCTAGTTCTCCAAAAGTTTCAGATGGTACTCAGATTACTTATAAAATTAAAACAAAAGGGTATAATGGTATTACAAATACTGTAACACCTTCTAATAATACTATCAATATTACATTAGCAGCTTCTAGTGCAGAAGTTCTTGAATTTGCTTATCCATTTACAAGTAATAGTAGTTACTTATCTAATTTAGTTGATAATAACAATTTTGTTATTTTAGATGATAATTCTACTCCTGCTTCATGTATTGCTTCTGGTCCTAAGTCATATAATGTAGATGATGGATTCTCTACTGGATATATTGAATTTACAACACCGGATACCGATGACGAAGATTTCTTAACTGTTTCTGTTACTTGTACTAATTATGCTGAATCTTCATATGATTATGGTGTCGTATTTATTAATACTACAGGGGCTATACCTAGTTCAAATGTTTCATTAACAACTAGTGCTGGATCAACCGATTCTACCTATGGAGAAATACTTTTCCAGGGCTATGATAATCAAAGTTCAACATTTAGAACTGTTACTAAAATTCTTAATCCTTCTACTACTTATTATTTATGCTTCTATTATAGAAAAGATAGTTCTGCTAATTCTGGCTGGGATCGTTTTGCAATTCAAAATATTAAGATTCCAGTTGAAAATTAAAAAAAAAATAAAATGGTGGTATTAAAATATGAGTAATGTATATTCTAAATATCAAATTGAAAATGGAGTTATAGTTGCTAATGATAAAGATGTGAATTTAATTTTTGAAGATATAGATAAAATATCTTCTAAAGCTCTAGAATACTATTTTTCGAAAAATCCCAATATAGAATCAGTTTCTTTTCCAGATTTAGAAATTATTGAAGACAATGGTTTAAATTATGCATTTTTAGATTGTACAAATATAACTTCAGTCTCTTTTCCTGAATTAACTACTGTAGAGGAAAATGGTTTAAATTATGCATTTAAAAATTGTACAAATATTTCTGGTTCGATTTCATTTCCTAAATTAACTACTATTGGTGATTTTGGATTATATGGAATTTTTCAAGAATCTACTGGAATAACCTCAATTTCTTTTCCTGAATTATTAACTGTTGGAGATTATGGTCTCTCTGGCTTTGCAGGTAGTTCTAAAGCAAATTTTACAACTATCTCTTTTCCTAAATTAGTTAGTTTAGGTGAAGACGCTTTGTATTGCGGTTTTAGATATTCTACTTTATTAACTTCAATCTCATTTCCTGAATTAACTACTATAGGTGATGCTAGTCTTTATTATTTATGTGAAGATTGCACAAATTTAACTTCAATTTCTTTTCCAAAAGTAACTACTATTGGAAAAAATGGCCTAGCATATGGTTTTACAGGTTGTACAAATTTATCTGGATCTATCAATTTTTCAAAATTAACTGATATTGGCTATCGTGGATTAGAAGGAGCTTTTCCTAATATTACTGGAATAACTTCTGTTAATCTTTCAAAATTAAAAACTGTTGGTCAATACGGTTTACAATCTGCATTTTCTGGTTGTTCTGGTATAACTTCTTCAATAGATTTTACTGAATTAGAAACTGTAGAGGAATATGGAATGAAGAATGCTTTTATCAGTTGTTCTGGTATAACTTCAGTTTCTTTTCCAAAACTAAAATCATTAGGCTCTAGTGCTATGAGACAAATATTTTCAGGAGCAAATATATCTGGAATCGTAAATTTTCCTAAACTTACTACTATACAAAATGATTCTCTATATAATGCATTTAGTGGTTGTACAGGAATTACAGAATTACATTTTAGAGCTGATTCAGAATCTACAATAAAATCTCATAGAAATTATAGTATGAAATTTGGAGCATCTAATGCTACTATTTATTATGACTTAGGTCTTATTTATGTAGATATAGTTCCAAATATTTCTGATTGTACTATTTATCTTAATGACCAAGTTACTGCTAGTCCTTTTCTTGTAGATCCAGATGTAACTAATACTTATTATGTATATAAAGATGACTATTGTCTTTATAAAGGAACTAAAACAGCTACAATAGAAAATGAAAATCAAACTTTAACTGAAAATATTACTATGTCAAGTACTGGAAAAAGTACAACTTTAAATGTAACTGTTCCAACACTTACTGACGTTTCCTCTACTATTTTAACTGTAGATTATATAGTAGATGGCATTACTTTTAAAACTGAAACTAGATCTGTAAATACTAATACTACTCAAACTTTTACAACTATTAAAGTTCCAAATAATACACAATTAACTTATAAAATCAGATCGGATAACTATGAAACAGTTTTAAATACTATAACTCCATCTGATAATACGATTGATATAACATTACAGACAATAAATGCTAAATTTATTGAACTAAGTTATCCATTTACAAGTAATAGTAGCTATTTAAATAACTTAATCGATGATAATAATTTTACAATTTTTGATAATACTAAAACCCCTGCTTCCTGTATTGTATCTGGTTCAAAGTCATATAAAGTAAGTAATGGATTTTCTACTGGTTATATCAAATTTAAAACTCCTAATACTTTAGTTGAAGATTATTTGAGAGTAACAGTTGTATGTACTTGTTATGCAGAAAATTACTCTGACTATGGAATTGTATTTATTAATACTAGTGGAACCTTACCTTCTTCAAACAGTCTAATACTAACTGGTGCTGGTCAAATTGATTCTACTTATGGAGAAATACTTTATCAAGGATATAATAATCAGAGCACTACATTTAAAACAGTTACATCTTCAACACTTACTCCTAATACTGATTACTACTTATGTTTCTTTTATAGAAAAGATTCTTATGTAAATTCAAATTGGGATCGTTTAGCAATTCAAAGTATTAAATTCCCAGTAACTGAAAGTTAAAAAAAAATAATCCTATCCCCCAATATGTTTACTGGATGCTCTGCATTACAATATCTTATTATTAGCTCACCCACATATAAGTTTGAAATGAAAGATTTTACTTGTGGTACTATTCCTTCTGGATGTAAGATATTAGTACCATCTGCATTACTTGATACATATAAAAATGCAACTAATTGGTCAAACAAAGCATCGCAGTTTTATACAATTGAGGATTATACAATAACTAGATCTAATGGTCAGGTAACTGTAACACCTAATAGTTAAATAGAAGAAGAGAACCCTCATGTGAGGGTTCTCTTCTTATTTTAGTTCTTTTTCATATCTTCTTTAGATGCTTCTTCAGCATCAGATTGCTTCTTATTATCTATAATAGAATTAAGTTCATCAATATTAGTTGAAATGAGTTTTTCAATCATATCATTAAGTTTTGGCAATTCGGGCTTATCACGCAAAGTGCTAATCTTATCTGATATACCATTAATTAAAGTTGAAATAGCTGACTTCATATTAGATATTTTTTTATTATTAATCTTTTCAGAAAGATTACTTATCTGAGTATGAAGTTTATTCAATTGATCAATGTTAGCTGAAAGTCTCTGATTTTCATCAACTGGAGGTTCTGCACCAGCAGCATTAGGGTCATTAGGATCTGCTGGAGGTGCATTTGGATCAGGGGGAGGAGCATTAGGATCAGGAGGCATTCCACCATCAGGAGGTAGTGCATTTGGATCCATACCCATCCCACCATCAGGGGGCATAGCATTAGGATCTCCCATACCCATTGCATTAGGGTCTCCGCCAGCCATTGGATCCATGCCCATTCCACCCATAGCATTTGGATCCATACCACCAGCCATAGGGTCAGCCGGAGCATTAGGATCCGGAGGCATCATACCCATTCCTTCAGCCATATCTCCACCAGGAGGAGGAGCTCCATTAGGATCGGCAGGAGGCATATCACCACCTGGAGGAGCAGCATTAGGATCTCCACCCATATCTGGAAGGGCACCACCGCCCATAGCGTCAGCACCAGGAATCTGGTCTACTGACTGAATGTCTTCGGGGGGTGGAGGAGGTGCAGCATTCGGATCCCCCATTCCCATATCTCCACCAGCCATAGGATCAGAAGGGGGTGGGGTATTAGGATCTTCTGCCGGAGGAGGCGGAGGTGCAGGTGGCTGCTGTGCATTAGGGTCAGGTGCAGGCGCAGGAGGAGCTGCTTGAGGCTGCGGCATATACACTGGAACAGGTATAGGCTGAACCATTGGCTGTTGCATTGGCATTCCCATACCCATAGGAGGCATACCTGTCATAGGCATTTGCATTGGCATAGCTGGCATAGGCTGCATCATAGGCATAGCTCCAGGCATACCCATCTGAGGATATCCCATAGGTGGTATCATTTGGGGCATTTCCATGCTATCAAAACCCTGGCCACTCATTAAATCATCTGGATTACCTTCTTCATCAGGAGCTTGTTCATCTCCATCAAAAGAACTATCGTCATACTGAGGAGGTGCATCATCTGCATCATAACTATCCCCTTCAGGATTATCTGCATCTGGATTAGAGGGATTCATTTGAGGAATCTGATCCATAAAATCATTAAATCTATCTCCAGTTGCTCCCTGATCCTGATCATGTTCTCCATCATCAGGATTTTCTACATTTGATTGAGCATCTTGAACTGCTGATAAATCTTCTCCTTCCATAAACATTTCTGTCATTTTAAGACTATCAGCAGCATCTAAACACTCTTTTATTGTATCATAATTAGTCTCTACAAATTTAAGTAGAGCTGAATAGGAATCATACATAATAGTTATAAGATTCCTCCTTTCATAATTGATTATTATGTTTTATTTATAACATCTACTGAATTCCCATAGCCGCTAAATCTCCACCAACACTACTTCCACCTAAAGCCTGTGAAGGAGTCATTCCGGCACCACCACTCATATCCATGCCTCCACCCATATCTCCACCAAGAGCAGACATATCACCCATACCACCAGCATCAACCATTCCCATGTCCATACCTCCACCCATATCCATGCCCATACCGCCCATATCACCCATATCACCCATCATGCCGCCCATTCCCATGTCCATACCAGGTTGCTGCTGAGGTTGACTAAATGCTTTAGCATCAACCTTATTCCAATCAATCCACGGCATGACCTTCTGTTTAGCATCTTTAGGAGTAAATCCAAGTTGAGTCCATATATTAATAGCATTCTGTTGATTGGATAAAACTTCAACAGAACTACTGGCTAAAATACCTTGTGGCGCAGGGAAAGTAACTTTAATTTCTTCCACATTAGGGTCAATAGTGCGAGATTTCTTATGCATAAGCACATATATTTTCTGTATAAATGCAGTTAACTGATCTGAGAACACTTTTTGTAATCTAATTATAGATCTGGCAAAAACAATAGATTCCTGAGATAAAGTATTTCTACTGTTAGTATATTCTTCAATACCTAATAATGAAGGAGGTATTTCTATGCCAGTTAAAATATTCTTCAATAACTTATCATTTTCAGCATCTTTATCTTCAGCAGAACCTAAATCTAAAGTATCAATATTAACAAATTTTTTACCATCTTTCGAAGGAACATAAATATCATCAAAAGTAGTCAAATGCTTAGCAACTGTTTCTAACGAATTTAAATCATCACCAGTAATTTCTCTTTTCTTTAAAGCCCTTCTAACAGATTCAATTCTATTACGAGCATCATGATCATTTGTAACATCAACTTCTATAAGTAAATGTCTTCCAGCTCTTGCTAAAGCATATAAAGTAGATGCTAATAACTTACTTAAGTATTGTTTAATCATAGGTAAGATATTATAGAAATAAGATTCTCCATATGGGTCAAACTCTTCAGATTTGATTTTAAAATGCTGCATATTTTCTATTGGTATGAATCTTATAACAACATCTCCACTCATATGATTCTTTAAAATATTAGTAATAGTATCTTTTAAATCATCTGGAATCTCATCTACTGATTTAGTTTTAAGATAATTTAAAACCGACTTATATAACTTATCTATAAGTTCAGTAGCTGAAGATAACTCATCATCAAAAGGTCTATTTTTAGATTGATTAGAAACACCTTGTTTACTATTAATAACATCAACATATAAATATCCCATAATCCATTGCTTTTGTCTTATTATAACAATATTTCTAGGATTATGGTCTATAAGTCTTAACTTATATGTAGGTATAATAGTATTCTTCTGTCCTTTAGCTGGAGTATTATCTTTAGGTACATAAGTAATAGTCCTTATACCATCATCATTTTTATTGGTAATAGAGTTTACAAAATTAAGAACATCCTTAGGGCTATTATCATCAGTATCATTCGTTTCTAAATCTGTATGAGTACCATTTCCATTAGTTACATCATCAACATAACCTAAGATATTATTAACTGCAAAACTATCCTTAGGTATATATGTGATTCTTTTCGTAGGACCATTATAAGTATTATCTGGATCATTAGGATCTATTAACTTATATGTATCCTCCATTACATTAACTATACCATCATTAAAGTCATTTTCTTTAATAATATTATAACCGTCATAACTTAAATCTAAACTAGGGGTATCTTCAAAGTATACTGTCATTTCTTGAAGGTCTTTACTCTTAGATTCTCTAAATCTATACTTTTCCTCTTTTAATTGGATATTACTCATCTTAGCTGTATGAATAAAATCAGATTTAACTGTAGTTATTTCTAAAAATCTATCTCCTTCAAGCATAGTATTAGTAATTAATCCATCAATCATATCCTCTAATCTTATAGATTTAATTATATTCTTGTACTCATCAATGATACTACTATACTTTTCATCATCCTCATCATCTTCATCTGTATTAGCAACTACTTGTAAAGCAAATTTAGTTATCTCATCCGGACTCAATATATTATCTACATAAATTCTAGTAGCTCTCATCAACATTGGGAATTGCCTTACTATAGATCTAATCTCATCATACATAGATATTCTTTTCTGAGAAGCATATGTTCCTTCCAATGATTTAGTAATTGAATCTATAATATCCCCATTACTTACTTTTTTATTAGAATATAATGTATCTCTAAATAACTGGAAATACGAATTTCTCTTATTAGGATCTACTGTAGATAAGTTTGATAATGAATCTATTTTACTATCTAAATTAGCATTACCAACTAAATCTCTTTCTTTTCCACCATTAATAGTGGACATTATATCCTTTACTTGATCAAATATAGAGGGCATTAGCTATTACCACCTCCTCCATATAAAATATTATCTACTTGATTACTTATATCTTTATTTATATTTGTAGTTATATCTATTAACGATTCTCTATCTTGAAGTACATCAACATCTTGAATAATCCTATCACCATATTCTTCAAAGATAAGTGTTTCTACTTTTAGTAACAACATTGTTTCTACTTCATCCTTAGAACAATATAATAATACTTCCCTGTATCTATACTTAGACACATTCTTAATAACATAATTATAACAATCTTTAATCCTATTCTTATACTCTGTTTCAGTTATTGTAGAGTCTAATGAAGTTGTTATATCTAATTGCTTATGCCTATTTAAATAAAACTGCATTAATGCATTTGTCTGTACTTCAAATCCTTCCATTGCAATTCTATATGCTTCATAGTTTTTTATGTTTCTATATGGTATAAACATATAGTAAACAAAACTCACGGTTAAGATAAACAATAAAAGAATAAATACATACATTTAGTTTACTTTTTATTAGCTTTTAAAGCAGCTCTAACTTCTTCATCAGTCATGATTGAGCTCATCATAAATAAGAAGTGTTCCTTATTAATTAAAATAACATCATCTTTAGAAGTACCTAATGATAACCAAACAAACTGATTATCTGTAGATGATATTACTTCAGATATTTTTTTAACTTCTTCATTACTCATATCAGGAATAGTTAAAATAGTTTTTTCTCCGCCTGTATAACAGAATATAAGTCTTCTCCAAATAGACGGTCTATTAAGGTCAAAAGAATCATTTAATGATATAACATTATTCTCAACTTTCATAATAAGATCAAATCCTTTCTATATAATAATCATAATGATATGTGTAGAAAGTCAGTAGAAGAAAATATCTCTATCTCCTCCTACTGACTTAAGTATAAATTTAATTTATTACTTCTTATCTTCTGGTATAAGTTCTTCTATTTTAACTCCACCAGCTTTAAGAATTGCTATCTGATTTGGATATAATTCTATAATAGCAGGAGTTCTAATATTGTAGCCAAATGCAGCTACTTTACCATAAGAAGTAATTTTAACTTTAATTTTAGTTCTCTGCACTTGGATTCTATTCCTTTCTAAATTATTAGCCTCTAAGGTTGATAAGCTTCTTAGCTTTTTCCTGCTCTGAGAGTCTTTTCAGAACCGCTAAAGGATTATACTGAGTTCTATCAATCATTGTGATCTTAGCAGCCTCAGTAACATTAATCTGCTTATTCTCCTTCCAAGGACTCTTCTTACCCATCTTCTCATTATAGAAATCAAGAACATTTCTAATCTTCTTTAAAGCAGACTCACTAAATCTGCTGATAAATGAAGGTGAAGCAAAGAGAGTAGTAGCTTCATCAATAGCCTGAGGAATAATCTGAGCCTGACCCTCAACCATTGAAGCAATCGGGAACTTATAATCAGATTCCTTAGAACCTGTACCCTCCCAATAAAGATGGGTCTTCTTAAGAAGGTCAGTATTAACCTTTGACTCAGACTTATAAGCAGTCTCAATTAAAAGCTTACTAGCCTTAAGTCCATCCCAAGAGGCATTCTCTGCAATAGGAAGTGACCACTTAGGAACTGAAACCTCAGAAACCACTGAAGAATCTCTGACTTCCTTAGCAACCTTACCAGCACCAAAAGCATTGTTAAGATTTCTAAGAACTGAAGTCATCTCCTGAGCATTAAATGATCCAAGAGTTGTAGTCTCAAGAGTATTCATCGGTTTATTAGTGCCATCCTGAGTTGCACCATAGCCTTTAACATTAGTAGCATCCGCAGGATTTGATCCAGCATTATAAGTTTTATCATTTGAAACACCAAAGTTGACATCATTTAAATTGCCTTCACTTAACTTCTTCTTACCCTTCTTAGCTTTAGCCTTCTTATCAACCTTCTTTAAAGCAACCTTCTTATCCTTTTTCTTACCCTTCTTCTTAGCATAGGCTTCTCTGATAGCAGTCATAAGCATATGATAATTATCAGTAAGCATCTCATCTTCATCCTCTTCAGTGTCATACTTCTTACCATTGGATGAAACCACATCATCACCCTCAACTTCAACATCATCATCAGCTTCATCAGGAGTACCTAATGTAGAGTCTGAATCATCCACTGCACCATTACCGGTATCAGTTAATTCACCATCATCACTGAGATTATCATTAATATCGCTGAGCATATCAGAAGCATCATCATCTAAGGGTTCAGCTGAAAGCTTACCATCACCATCGGAGTGTGAACCCAAATCATCACCCTCCATAATGTTCTTAAGCTTTCTAGCCATCCATCTAAGTTCAGCAGCTTCCTCAGGCTGAATTGCTCCCTTTTCAATTGGAATATCACCATCAGTAACTTCACCCTCAGAACCGCTTAAATCCTTTTCTTCAGCCTCTGAATCATCAATATCTTCCTCAGAATCAATAGGAGCATCTCCAGTAGAGTTAGACGGGTCTGATGTACCAACGTCACCCTCTTTAATCAGTCTTCTAAGAGCTCTCATAACTGCACTCTCAGTAACTTCCTCTTCAGGCTCCTCGTCACCTAAATCCTCATCATCTGAATCCTCATCATCTAACTCCTCTTCGTCTGAATCCTCATCGTCTGAATCCTCATCATCATCAAACTCAGAATCATCATATTCAGGATCTGCATCATCAATATCAGGATCGTCATCTTCACCTAACGTAAAATACTCCTCTAAGAAAGGATAATAACCTTCCTGAACAGGAGTATCTTCCTCCTCATCATCCTCCTCTCCAGCTAATTCATCATCATCTAAATCACCCAGATCTTCATCATCACTAGTATCCGGAACATACTCCGAACCACCAACTGAAACTGAAACATCATTGGGGTCCATATCTTCAGGAATATCTATTGAAAGACCATCTGAATCAGAATTATCTTCCATATCCTCTGGATCAGAGTCATCACCCATAGATTCATCATCTTCAAATAATCCTCTGTAACCTTCAGTAACATCATCCATATCTTCGCCATCATCATCTAATTCATCATCGGTAGGCTCCCCATCTAATTCGTCATCCTCAGAATCTTCATCATCAAGGTCATCTTCACCGTCCTCGAAATCATCATCAATATCTTCATCCTCCATATCACCTAAATCCTCATCGTCATCCTCATCATCTTCGTCATTGTCAAAATCTTCACCGTCTTCTTCATCGCCCATAGACTCATCATCTTCACTAAAGAACTTTTTCGGACCATCACATTCTTCCATATCGTCATCTTCATCATCGTCTAAATCGTCATCTTCGTCATCACCTAAATCCTCATCTTCATCTTCCACATCATCTAATGAAGGATCTTCATCATCAACTTCATCCTCAGGATCTTCAGGGAGCTCCTCATCACTTTCATTTAAAAGTTTATTAACGTAATTAATAGTAGCCTCAACTGCAGCTACTGTATTCTTTTCAACTTTTTCATTTGGTTCACTCAGATCATCTGCGCTCTTAAGTTTCATAGAGTCTGAACCAGTCTGTAATCCTAACAGATCACCTAACTCTGAAGTAAGGTTAAGATCTGTTGCCTTCTTGTGTGATTTGATTGTTGTTCTTGCCATTATTATATTGGCCTCCTCATTTTTGTTATATTATTGATGTATTCTCGCGCATTATAATGATAAATATAATAGAATGAGAAACTTTTGTTGCATTTTGTTTTATTTTACTTTCTTTAATTTATACCTTTTAATATTTTCCGAATATTGTTTAGTAGGCTTCCCTGAGTCAAAAATCCCAGTTACATTATTTGCACGTATACCATACGTTTGTGGATTTTGAATAACATCTCCTAAATCAGATATCCCCTGTCTCTTCAATTCCATGTTCGCAGCACGCCTTTGTCTTTCAGGGCTTCTCATAGTATTAATATAAATTGCTTTAGCATAATTTCTAATTTTAGGGTCATTACTGGATAACAAAAATCTAAGTAATTTACTGTACCTTGGATTTACAGCTTCTGATAAATTAGGGGTTTCATTCTTATCAGTAAGCCACATATCTCTGGGAAGCATATTTACGGTACCTTTTTCAAGTTCTCTTTTTAAATATGCTATAAGTAAATTTTCTTGTGAAGGAGATCTAAGGCCCATTCTTATTTCAGGCTTTATACCATATCTTCTATCGGGAGCAATTTTATCATAGTAACCTTCCGAAGAATTTATAACTATAGGACGCTTTTTATTCTTCTCTTTTGAATAATCTGCATACCAAGGAGCTAAAATAGCATTAGCATCTGGAGGATAATTCGGGCGATGCCTATCAGAAACATCATATACCCCACCAATAACGTTATAGTTACCTGAATCTAATGCAGCTTTAATTCTAGCTGCTACTTCTGGATTATTAATACCTTCTGATGCTAAATTAAGTTCATCATCTTCTCCATTCTGCATACGCATAAGTCTATCAAATTTTTTAAGCTTTTCATGAGACTTCTTTATATTATTTCTAAAATAATTAAGCATAGATTCAGCTAACGCTAATTTTTCAGTATCATCAATAAAAGGATACTGAGATTCAATATACTTTAATATTTTAGTTCTATTAATTTTCAATTGTTCACCTTCTTTTTTAACTTATATCTTTTTACACCTTCTGACATTGGACCACCTAAAGACCCATAAGGTAATTTAACTTGCTTGTCTTGAGCCGTATACTTCGAAGGTCTATCTCTAAAATCTCTATATGCAAGTTGTCTTCTTCTTTTAGCTAAAAGAGCAGCATCCTGTATTCTTCTCATCAACACTCTTCTAAGTTTCAACTCATCTGCTAAAGACCTACCAGTTTTTGTATATATACCATTAGCATCAAACCATCTAGATAATACGGGAGCTGCTGTAGTTATAGTATCTACAATAGATGGATGAGACCAAGATCCATATTCATCATCATGCTGGGAGTTATGTAATGGCCCAGATGCATCACGTATTCTTCGAATTTCTGAATCATATATTGGATATTCCCTATCCCTGCTTCCGTTTTTAAATCTATATGGTATCTGATCAATTCGAATTGGTTCGGCTTGTTGTAACGTCAATATATTTTGTTGTATTTGCGCATATTCTGGAGATGTTTTTGGGATTTGCATTAACCTATTTTTATAATTTTTAATAGCCATATCTATTTGAGATTGTTCTAATCCTGGATTAATAGTATCGTTACTATAATTTTTTAAATGTTGTGCAGCAATCTTAAAGAATTTCCTTGGTGAAACTTTTCCCTTAGAAGAACCCATTTGCCTATAAAACCTATGAATATTCGCATCATTTTCCCCTCCATATGCATGACCTAGTTCATGATTTATAACTCCATTCAAGTCTTCTTCAGGAGAAGCATATCCTGGCATGTGTATTGAATTATCGTTAGGATTATAAAACCCTTTCGGCGTTGCTCCTTTACTATCATAATAATCTCTATATGCACTAACTGCTCCCGTAGGTAAAGCCGTACTATGATCAAAAAATAAATTTAGCCATGGATCGTCTTTATATTCCTTAGGTAATCCGTAAGTCCTAATATAATCATATATTTCAGGAAACCTTTTTAACACGTCTCCATTCTTATCTCTTCCATAATAAACTGGTATTGGCGTAATTTTAGAAGGGTCTTTAGACCAATCAAAATTATGTGTTTGTGGAAGTCCTCTAGATTGCATAAAATCAAACATATCTTTAATTTGATCTGGCCGAATATATGTATCTGGTTGTCTTTGTATTGCTCTTTTCCAATACTGAGAAGAACTAACATCTGGAGAATACTCAGTATCTTCTATAGATTTTGCATATTTTTTAATGTATTCCATTTCTTCTGGAGTTGGTGGCGTAAGATTTTCTGGTCTAGTATATCCAGCGTATGTTTTTAAGGCCTCCAATTCTTCATCAGTTAAAGGCCGTTGAGTAATTGGCTTAACATACGTTTGCCAATTATCACCATTAGCATAAAGTTCCCCAGAATGGTCATTCTCATTCAATACATTATTCTTTATAATATACTTTAAGATGTCTTTGTATTCCTGTTCATCTAAGTATGGATACATATTACGAATACATTTATTTATTTCACTTAGCATCTTATACATTTTTTTCCTTTTCATCATATATTCCCCCCTTTTCTCTTAAATACTTTAAATATACCAAAGGCTGCCCCAAAAAAACCCATAGCAAACATAAGTACTTTGCTAGCAGCCATTCCCCCAATTAAACCTGCATATTTTATAAACAATGCGTTAAAAGCAAAGTGAAGTAAAATACATATAGCTAACTTAATAGTTGATTTAACTGCTCCTTTATTTCCAGAACCCATTATTCTCATAGTAATTGCGTGGAATATTGCGCAGATTGTTCTTAATATTATAAATACACCTAGACCAGATCCTCCGGTCATTAAAAACATTAACAAATACCCACCAAACTCTAAAAAGTTAAATGCAAAATAAAAATTTTTACCGTATCCGCCTTTAATAGCAATCAACTTTGCGGGTTCTTCTATAATAGGTGCTAAGATTAAACTAGAAAAAAAAGTAAATAACCCGTGTTGCCAACCAGATGGAAAATCTCCTCCAGGAGATCCTCCAAGGTATATTCTGATTATATTTGTTAAAAGCATTGTTATTACAAATGTTACAATTGTTAATAACGTTGCTTTCATATTCTTTTTAAAAGTAGATTGATATTCGCCTTCAGATAAATTATATAAAGGATTTATACATTCAACATATTGAAATCCTTCACTTAACCTAGTAGCATTAGTGTTTAGGTTATTTAATCCTGCTCTGTTATTACTTTGGGTAGAAGTTTGGTCTCCTGTAGAAACATTCGTTCCTATTCCTATCCCATTAGGATTTTGTACATTATTTAATTCAGTTAATAATTTATTAATATACTTCATTGTATCAGTCACAGAAGATACTACTTTCTTTTGAATTCCTGAAGTACCTGAAGACGTAATAGCCTTAGCTTTACTGACAATATATTCACACACAGACTGAAATGTGCTTTGACCCAACGCATTAACAGCGACTTGTTCAATATTTTTTTGTGCTTTTTCCCTTAAACTTGGCATTACAGCTTCTAGTCTTTCTAAAACTTTACCACCTAAATTATTTTGGCGACTTTGGTTCGGAAGCTCTTTTATACCATTAAATATACTACTTTGTTTTGGCGTAATTTTTTCTAAATTAGATCTAGTATTGAATGTAGACTCATACAATAAATTAAAAATTTTATTATCTTGATTATCACAAATGATTTCTATAGGATCCTCACCTCCTCTAATTTTTATAAATAAAGTTTTAACAAATAATAGGATTTAAATTGCTCACTATTTGTTAAAACTTTTTGAAATAATATCTCAAAACTTTTAAGTAAAGGAGGTTGAACAAAGTTGGAAATTAATGTAAAAAAATATGTAATTAAAAAACTTATAGAAGCTTATGCTGCAAAATATCCTTTTTTAGATGAAAATGATTATAGATCATTAGCTATAAAAAATTACACTGAACACGAGATTGGCCACGTATTAGGCTCTGAAGATCCAAATACGCCAATGTCTAAAGAAGATTTGGATGCTAAATACGCAAATCAGCTTACAAGTTTATATAATACACTTGGAGATAAATCCGTACCTCTGTATCTAAATGGAAAACTTAATCCACTGGCATTAAAATATATGCGAAGTAACCCACAATTTATAAGAGGATTTGCTTCCACTAAAGCTATTACCAAAGATCCATCTTCACTAAACGATATGATTAATGGTGCTAACCGAAATGCTTTAACCCAACGTAATAAAGTCCCAGCTAGCGTATTTTCAAAACGATCTTTAGATGATAGGCTAGCAATGATCAATTCTATTAGACCGCCACAAGGATAAGTATACTGAATTATTTTAATTTAAAAGGTAGGTGAACCTTAAATATCTAGTCTAGAATCAAAAACTCGAAATTTAGCTACTATGATTGAACAAACCTGTAAAACAAATGGAGATTATCTTTTAAACCAGTATCCTAATGCTGATAGAGCGTTATCATCTTTATTAAAAAAATATAAAAATTTTAAGCCTAGCATAATGTCTTGTGTTAAAGAACCAAAGAACTATATTAATGAGTTGATGAGAGTTTCTCAGGATTCTGACTCAGTAAAAGATAAGGTTTCAGCCATTTGGTTTAATAAATTTTTGCAATATATTACTAAATGTTCTACAAAAGGAATGGCAGTTGCTAAAAATTTTATGAACAAAACTATGAGTACTAATTTATCTGAAGGGTTCTTTAAGTCGGTTATAAAGGATGCTTTTCATATTGCACGTAAATCTATATTCACTCCACTTATGTGGGTAATGGGGTTATGTTTAGGTATAGTTTCAGCAATTGTTATAATTGCTGTTGGGCTTTGGATGAGAGCTACTGGGGATATTGTTGTTAAATTAAAATCTTCCCCATCATTATTAACTAAAATAAAAGAAAAACTTAAAAAGTTTTTTGGTGAAACTTCTGATGATCTTCCAGATGAATTAGAACCACCTGATTTAGATATTCCTAATGTTAATTTATCCATTAATGTTAGTGAATCAATATCTTCATTTATGGTAGATTCTGCAAAAGTTAAAACCGCACAAGTATGTATGAAAGTATTATTCTTACTTTGTTTAAAAGCAGTTTTATCGTTATATATGAATCCATATTTTAGTACCGCTATTACTTTAGGAGTCTCAGTATTTACTCCCGGAATGGATTTCATATCATATTTGTTAGTTTGGCTTATGATAGGTGTTACAGCAATTATAAAATTTTTTAAAAAACCAGATGTGAGATATGTAAATGATTCAGAATAGAATAACTAAATTTTTATCCGAACCTTGCATATCTTTATCAAAAGATGTACTAATTTCAAATGTTAAAGAAAAAGCTATTACTAACAAATACTTATCTTATCTTTATACTAATTACGATTTAACTAATTTATCATGTAATGATGCATTAGATATTATGGAAGACCTTTGCAAAAAACTATTAAAAACTGATGAAGACAAATATGCACAAAAAGGTATTAATGGATTAGTTCGTAAACTATTTGGAATATTAATTAGGGTATGGAACAGATGTTTATCAATAATGCTATCAATTGGATTTCAAGTAACATTATTTATATTTAATTTATACACATCACAATCTATATTCTTATCTTTAGTAGCTAGTAGTATATATTTTTTAATTTGTTATGTAATTTTAGATTATAGCGCTGATTTAGATTTTTCATCAAAATGGTATATTCCATATAACATATTAAAAAAGCATTTATCAAAATCATCGTTTGTGGAGTATATAAAAAATTTATTTACTTATACTAAAAAGACCCTTAATTCTTTAATAGACTGGTTTACATTTAAATTAGATGATGATGAAAAAAGAACGGTCAAAGTTAGAAGAAGATGGGCTCTTTTATTTAGTTTAGTTTTATTTTTATCACTAATAATATTACATTAATAAATACGAGGTGTTGTTTTTTATGAGAAAAAAGAATTATTTTCTTGAAGGAGATGCTGCTGCCGCAGCTTCTGGTTTCGAAGGATTTTTAACTGCTATTAAAGGGTTCGGAGATTCAGTGTTCGAGGGGATGTCGGGGCTTTGGGAAACTATAAAGAATTTTATATTAAAGGCAATCAAATTCTTATTTACAGGTGAAACTACTACTGTCGCTAATCCTGAATATGGTATGGTTACAGGATTTACCAATATATTTAGAAGTAAGGGTAATGAGATATCAGCCACAGTTACCACATCTACACCTGGGTTTTTCCTGAAGGAAATTGGTAACATTGGGAGTTATGCAGTTACTCCGCTTCATTTAATTGCTGGAGCAGCAATCCTTGGAGTCTTTATTTGGGGTGTTTATAAACTTTGCTCATGGCTGTATAAAAAGTTTAAAAAGAGTGAAGGTTACTCAGTCTATGTTCCAACTATGAATGAAATGTTATCCGAAGCCATGTTTGGTGGGAAATTATCATTTGGCTTTCTTAAAAAAATGATTGGATTAGGAGAGAAGGCTGCTCCTAAAGTTGAAAAAATGGTTTCATCGCCAGCAGTATCTGCCGCTTCTCCAAAACTTAAAGTTTTTTCTAGAATTAGTAAATTCTTTGAGCCTATTTCTTCTGTCGCGAAAGATTTAATTAACTTTAGATCAAATGGCGCAAGTTTAAGAGATTTAGAGAAACGTTATCAGGGAGTTCGTGCTCAATTAGACAGAGCTTCTAAGCAAAATGCAAAGAACCTTGGCAGAGCCTTAAGAGCTGAAAGAAGAGCTGATTCAGCAGAGGCTAGAGCTAACAGATTAAGCACCGGGATCAAAAAGACTAAAGATTATATCTCAGGGTTACGTTCACCTGGTAGTTCTGAATTTAAACTTGGAAATTCAAGTTCAAAGCGTAAATATGGTCAAACTTCGAAATTTGGCGACTTAATGGCCGATTTTAATTCAGGGTTCAACGATTTCGATATGTCTGGCGGAGATAATATGCCCGGTTGGCCCACAACTTTCGACAGACCTTCTAGAATGCATAAGGGGTCTAAAGTTCCTGCAGGAAGTAAATTTAGAGATGTTCGTAAGTCATCTCGTCGTAGTAGACCTATGAGATTATCAGAAGAAAACTCAATGCTTATGGATATTCTTTCCTCTGCTGCCCTTCAGGAGGCTAAAATGTTTAGCAAAAAGCTTCGTAAGACCACCAGTTATTCTGTGGCTGATAGAAATGCTTTAGCTGAAGCGTATTATCAGGAATCCTTAGCTAATAAACTTAGTTACTTTCTTGGATAAATCAACATTAGTAAATACTAATTTATAAGGAAGGATATATTATATATCCTTCCTTATTTTTATAAATGGTGGTGATTAACATAGATAAATCATTAGCTACACAAGATTTTCAAAAAGGTGCAAATATGGCATCTGGATTACCTGATAATAATTCAACTCCTTCGATGACAAGAAATACAAACCTTAATAGTAGTACCCCCCAAACAACTCCCCAAGCAACTACAAATACACCAAATGTACCGAATGTACCGAATTTAAATCAACTCCCATCAATAAAATCTGAGAATATAACCCTTTATAAAGCTATTCCATCAGTTTCTCAAATTAATAAGATGACAAGAGAAGAATTAAAAACATTAAAAAAGTTTTTAATATCACATTGTCTTAAAGAAGCTTTTGAAAGTACAGATATTGAAAATGTTAAAAAATTTGCTACAGATATATTAAAGAGATGGCAGAAAATACCTTTTGAAATTGATAGTTTTTATCCAGAATTTATTAATGATGATTTAAACTCGACATATAATACAATGTTAAAGTATACTTTATCAGACTCAACTGATAATCCGATAATAAGTAATTTAAACTCTACTGTTAAATCTAGTTTAGATCAAACTATGAAGTTAATTACTCAATCTTCTGATTGGATTAGTATAATATTATCTAAGAATTTAAATGAATGGAATAGTTTATTTAGCCAAAACAAATTTGGATCTTTAACTATAGGTAAATTTTTATCAATTTCTGCATTATGTGCATCTATAGTTTATATTATGACTAAACTTTTTAAATCTGGTTTTAATAAAGAAAGTACATTGAGTGAATGCAAAAATTTGTTTATAAAACTCTATAATAGACATTCGATAAATTTTAAAGAAGGTATTGAAGATAAACTTCAAGAATACATTAATAAAGAGGTTCCTTCTAATGTTATTACATTAAATTCTTTAATCAATAATGCTTATCCATTAGCTATGGGATTACTTTATACTATTGGGTACAATGGGGATGAAATTTCACAAACTTTACCTTCAAATATTTTAATTTTAACTGAAATAAGCGCTTCAGTAGTTATTCTTTGGAGAGAAATAATTGGTAAGAAATTTAAAGGATTATGCAAAGGTAAAGCTATGATATCAGATAATCTTCTTATAAGAATGAAATCAGATATAAATGGGCCAACTGATGTATTCAATAGTTTAAATGACTTTAAAAATGAAACAACGCCAATAGACGATTTAGGTGGTGAATAAATTTTGAATAAGAAACAAAAGTATGAAAAATATATTGAAAATCTTATTAAAGAGTCTAAACATAGAATTCTTAATGAGAAAGAATTAATGCATTTAATTAGATATACAGAAGCTGGGTTTATTCCTAGCGGTCTAAGGGGTAGACTTAGAGCAGCGTTAGGCTATTCTCAACCGGGAATGATACCAGCATATGCACCAACACTAAGGGACCCAACAAAACAAGACCCTAATGTTCTGCTAGGGGTAGCTAAGGATGCAATTGGAGATGCGTTAGGTCCTAGAGTTACTGGAGCGTTAAGAAGAGCTGGATCTGGATTCGATTCATTTGCATCAAAATATATAGACCCACTAGTAGCACGTAGTAAAAAAGGCCTGTCTAATTTTGCTGGAGATGTTGTTGATATGGATGATGAAATCCGTAGACAAGCAGCTATTTCCGGTCGATTAGCACTTGATGCCGGTAAAGGAAAAGCAAGTCAACTTGCCCAACAAGGTAAAGAATGGGCTAAACGAACAGCGTCTGACGCTGGAAACTGGGCTAGAGAAAAAGCGGGTCAACTTGCTAAACGGGGTGGTGAATGGGCAAATGAATTTTTTCAAAACAAGGTTAGTCCTGCATTACAAAAAGTAGGTCAAGGGGTATATTATGCTCTTAATAATCCCGGAGAAGTTTATCGAACTGCAAAAGACGCTACAGGTAGAGCTGTAAACACTGTTGCAACCGGAACCGGAGACTTAGCTACAGGAAGAGGAATATCTCAATCTGCTGGAATGGGTGTTCCAAATTCAGTTCGCCAGATTGATTTTGACTCAAATTCAAATTCTCCTTTTGGTATGGACGCTAGAAATAATATTTATGGCTTAGGTGGACTTAGTGAAGGTACACTTAACAACATCCTTGAAAATACAATTATAAGAAATGGTAGGCCTATAAAACAGAAGCCAATTTTATCGGAAGCCGAAGAATTAGAATTAGTTAAGCATTTATATTCTGAAGGTTTTTGGGATTGGATACAAAACAAATGGGACGATTTTCAAGCTAGAAATACCCTTAGAAATATGAACCCAGAATTTTATAGGCAACTTCAAAATAGTTTTGATCCTGGTATATCTCCAGTGGTTCGTCGAATAGTTAATCCTGCGTTTGACAGGTTATCCCAAAAATATCCAGAATTAGTTAATCAATATGCTCAATTAGCAAATGGAAATAATATAGATTCTTATATAACAGCACTTTCACAACATATGGGAATAAGCCCTGATGAAGTAGTAGCCAGACTTCAAGCGTCCGGTCAAAGCGGTAGAGGTACTCGTGGTGGTAGAGGAAACAGAGGTACTCGTGGCGGAAGATCGGCTCAAACGCAAGGAACACCAACAACCCAAATTAGAAGAAGACCTAGATGGGACCGCTTTAGAAATCCAAGACGAGTTTTAACAGGTCAGGAAGCTTCTCCAGTAGCAGCAGCCCCACAAAGCCAAGTATCAATACCCGCTACACAAAAACGTGGGAAATATGCTAATATAGATTATTCAGCTATGTTCTCCGAAAGCGCATTACTCCGTTCTTTCTGGATTAACGAAAACTCAAATCTTTGTAAAGAATCTCTTTCAACAATTTCACCAAGAAATATGTACCAGTTATATTTAATAAAAGAAAGTTTATCTCCAGAATTGTTAGCTCGTATAACTAAAGATAAATCTAATATTGCCGAACGAATCAAAGATATGCAAGCAAAAGCAGATGCAGACTTAGAAGCTTCTTCAAAAGCTAATAAGGAAAAAATAATAGATACTATTCATTCTGGTAGTTCCAAGTTTTCAAAAGCTGCTGGAATACCAACCAGAAGTAGAGATGAAATTAAAAAGTCTTTAGAAAAGTACTAAAATAATAACTCTATAATATACTAAAAAGAAGAATCATAAGAAACACTTATTTTAGACTACTTTAACTCAGTCTAAAATAAGTGTTTCTTACAAAAAGATATAAGTAGGTGTTAAATTAAGCACATGACAAAAAAATATGAAATATTATCAGAAATTGCTAACAATATTTCTGATAAGTACCCATATATTGACGAAACTGACATCTATAACATTTCTAGAAAATATTACAGTAGATATTTTTCAGAAGGGGTTACACAGTCTTCTGTAAAAAAACTGTGTACTGATGGATTAAAGAAGATATCTAGTTCAACAAATAGTGATATGAATTCTAGTAGAGCTCAAAAAAATATTGATTTAATTCAAAATTGTGAATCAGATATAGATGTTACTAAAATACTGGACAAAGAGTTCCAAAACATCTTTGGTAAATCCGCCATACCTGAAGAAACTCTTATTGGCTGTATAAACGCTGGTAAAATAACATATAATTTAAATAGAGAAGTAGGTAGAAATAGATTAGTAAGTTATATTTTAGCTTGGTCTGTTATGCTCAGATTCTTCTATCTTAAATTGTTTAAAAAGAATAAACTTGATAAGTTAAATAAGTATATAAATGGTACAGTTAAAAAACCTGTGTTAGTCTCTATTGTAACTATACTTACAACAATTGTATTAGTTATGATACCTATTCTTGTTGGTAAAAGTTTATTTAATAGATATTCTATGTCAGCTAGAGATCTTCAAACTGCAGATAACATTAAAAAGTTAAAAGTATATGGTAAAGATGTTTTTAACGATACTCAGAAAAAATTAATAGATAAACTCAATAGTGCAATTTCTCCAGAGGAACAACGGAAGATTTTATCCAAAATAAACGATGGGTTTAATACATTAGTACCTCCTGAAACTCAAAAAGCCGCTATGAAGGAGTTATCAAGATATTCTAACGTTTTATATGATAAATTTAACACATTAGTGCCTCCTGAAACTCAAAAAGCTGGGCTTAATTACTTATCGAATGTAGGAAATGCTGTATTACCTCCGGAAACTAGAAAATCTTTATTAGCCGGTATTACCGATTATCTAGTCAAGGTATTACATTTATCTTAAATATTAAAAAACCCATGATATCGACTCTGATGGAGAGAGAGCTATGCATACTCTCCTCAGAGTCGATTTTCTTCTAAAAAAGAGGTGTATTAATGAACAATTATATTTTTAAAGAAATACACTCTAGTGTTAAAGATAAATTTCCATATATTGAATCACAGGAAATTTATGAAATATCCAATAAATATTATAATAGATACTTCTCAGAAAATGTCATTCCTTCTAAGGAATCACTTGAAAAATTATGTAAAGATGGCTTAAGTAAAATAACTAAAAATAAAATTGTTACTGATAGTTCTTGGAGAGATGATATCGAAAAAATAAAAAATAGTACTTCTGATAAAGAAGTAAAAAAGATTATTGATAGAGAAATTAGAAAAAAGTTTTCAGCTAAAAATTTACCAGAAGATTTCGTTATAGGATGCTACGAATCTGGATGGATTACTTATGCTTTAAATAGACAAGCAGGTAGAGGTAAAGTTGTTAGTTATATTTTAGCATGGGCAGTTATAGTAAGATTCTTATATTGGAAAATATTTAAACAAAATAAATTATCTAAGTTAACTTCTTACATAGAAAAAACTATAAAACAACCTATACTATTTACATTAGGTTCTTCTTTAATAAATTTAGTAGTAAATTTAATACCTTTTTTATTAGGATATGCAACAATTACAACTACACCGTATTCGTTACCAGTCACTGGAACTTTAGCAGGTTTAACTTTAACTTCAATAGGTGCTGTATCTATACTTCAAGCAATGTATAAATTTATGATGCAAACTTTATTTGAATTAAATAAAACTAGAAGTACTGCTAGTACAGGGGTTGTAGATGTCGATCTTTCTGAAGGATTATCAGATCGTTATTATAATATAAGACAAAAACTTGGCTCTATGGGAGGATACTATAACCCTTTTAATTTTCAATACCATAATGCAGAAAAAAATTTTTATGATTTAACCCCTGGTCTTTCTGGAGATGCTTCAGGTCCATTAATGCCGTCAGCATTACCACAAAGTTTATATGCAGCAAATTATGCTGTATTTTGGCCTTTAATTAGATTGTATGGATCAGATTTAGTATCTGCCTATATACGCCAACCAGAAAATTTAAAAAGGACAAATCCAAGAACATATAATTTAATTAATCGCACAGTACATACCGCTACAGCTGCTCGTAATAAGTTAGGTCAATTAAAACAGCAATATAAAACAAAACTTTCTAATTTAATGCCTCCTACAACTAATTCTAATGGATTAGCACCTGCAATATAAAATTTTATTTATACAACGAAGCTAATGGAAAAAAGGTCCTAGAGCTCAAAAACTAGCTTCTAGAAAACTTAGAGCTGCGTTGTTACCAAGACATAGATCAACGGTATCTCGTGCATAACTATACAACAAGGTGGTGATTAGAAATTTATAAAAAAACAATACGAAATTATACCATCAAAAGAACTAAACTTCTTTCTGAAATTACAGCAATAAATCAATATTTAAATCGAGAAATTTTAAAAAAAGAAATATCTAGGGATAAGTTACTTAGTGAAGTTGGAGTATTTAGAAAACCATCAAAGCAAATGATGAGGGTAGCACTTAAGTTTGCTAAAGAAATTAATAACGGAGCAGATCCATTAGTTGCCTATAGTAGAGTAGTAGGATCTCCAAGGCATATTTCTATGAATACTTTAGGAAAACTTAGACAATATGCTCAGAAGAAAGGTATGAGATTAGGAAAACAAGCTATGATAACTAGATCTGGTTCTGACGGTGGCCTAGCGGTATTCAGTAATAAAGATAAGAAAAATGTTTTACAAATATTATCTACATTAAATTTTCTTGATAGGGCTAAATTTTTTAAAGATAAGAAAGGTGGACCAGGAAGTATACTACATAAATTTTTTGATAAAAATGAAGAAGGCCAAATATATAATATATTTAATAATACTTATATAAAATCTAGTCCGTATGATAGAGCATATAATTTAATTCACCAAAGTTTTAAGGATAAAAATGGGAATTATGCTAGAGTAAATCATGATAAGTCTGATATGATAGATTTTGTAATGATAAATTCTCCTGATAAATTTACTGTGGGGCACGAATTAGGCCATGCTGCATTAGGTGATTATGGTAAATCAAATTGGGTGGAACCAGATCCAATTACAAAGGACCTTAAACCTGCTGAATTATCACAAGAGTTACAAGCAGATCATATTGGTGCGTGGATCTCAGCTGGAATGAAGGACCATGTATCTGATTCTAGAGCTATTAAAATTGCACAAGGGGTATATAATCATTTTAACAAAGATATGAGTTTTTCTAATAAGCGCAATTACGATAAATATGAAAAAAGTATAGTTGAACGAACATTGAAGGTAATTGACGATACGATTCCTCAATTTGAAGAAATGTTAAAATCAGCTAAGAATAATAAGGAAAGACGATATTATCAAAAAATGCTTTCCAAATTTAAAAAAGATAAAGAAACCTTTTTAAAAACTAAACCAGTTAGGTATGTAAAAGGAGTCCCTGTTTATCCAGGTAGGATAACTAGGTTAATTTATGGTCTATATGCTTCAGGTATCGGCGTTTTACATCCACACAATTTAGTTAGAGCTAACTACATTCTTCACAATCTTCGGCCAGATTTGTTTGATGAAACTGGTAGAAATATTAAAACTGGGGAATACGTAGACTTTACTTTAAAGGGTCAGATTGTTAGAACTTTAAAAAGAGCTAAAACTGTGGGTAAAAGGCAATATAAAGTAACAGTGGGTAGATTAAAAAGAGCTTTAGGTAAATTTGGAAATGCTGTTAAGGAAAAAATTTCCGGTTGGATTCCTACACAAGCTCAACCAGCCGCAGTGTCTGAAAGCTATTATTATAACTTTCTAAATTTAAATAAAAGGAGTGTGATATTTCCATGAATAAAAAACTTATATTAAAAGAAGTATATGATAATTATACTAATAAATTTCCATATATAGATAATGCTGAAAATCTAAACAGAGCTATAAAGTTTTATAGTCAGAATTTTTCAGAAGGCACAACAATGGATTCAATTAAAAAACTCTGTACAGATGGACTAAAAAAGCTTTCTAAAGCATCAAAACAAACTCCTGGAATTAACGATAGCGAATGGATGCAGGATGTTAATAAGATTCGAAATACTGATAATGATGAAGAAATTAAAAAGCTTATAGATAAAAATCTTCGTAAAAAATTTTCTTCTAAAAATTTACCAGAAGAGTTTAGAGTTGGATGTATTGAAGCATCTTGGATAACCTACTCTATGAATAGAGAGGCAGGAAGAGGTAAAATTGTTAGCTGGATTTTGGCTTGGGGAGTTATGACAAGATTTTTATATTGGAAGATAATCGGGCAAAACAAAGTATCTAAATTAAACTCCTATATTCGAAAAACCGTTAAGCACCCTATATTATTTACTTTAAGCTCAATGCTAATATTTGTCGTCATAACATTAATACCTTTTTTATTAGGATACGCTTCATTAAAAGCCGGTGGATTTAGTGCTTCAGAATTTGCAAAGGCTAGATTTAGTGGATTATTTGGTGCATTAGGAATACCTAACAGCGATGCTGCACTACAATATCTTGCTGATAAATCATATACTCCATTAGCAATAGGGGCTATGGTTTCAGGTATATTTTTAGGCTTTATATCTATTATAAAGGGATGGTTATTAAGTATCTTATTTATGCTCAATACAACTAGAAGTAATAAAGCTGAAGATATAGTAGATGTTGGCGGCGATTTACTAAAGTAAAAAAAAAATACAACCCCGAAAGGGGCTGTATTTTTTATATTATTATCAATAAACTTAGTTACTAGAAGTCTCCTGAGCATAGATATTGTCAGAAAGGGTAATACCAGCACTTCTAGTGCTCTGAACAAGAGTTCTAGCATAAGATTCAGCAGCAGTTCCTGTAAGCATCTGATCAAAGCTGAACGAAATTGAATGCTCAACCTTATCATGATTTGTAACATCCGATCCAAATTTATCAGTAGGAATACTAAGTGGGAAAACACCAGTAAATACAGCTGCAAACTGAACTGTTAATCCATCAGGAAGAGTAGTCGCATAAACTGCTTTACCCTTATAAGCGCCCTGAGAATATGTATTCTGAGCTGAGGGGTCAGAGATACCATAAAGAACATTCCTGAAGATGGTAACCCATCTACCCATAATCTGAGTAATAGGTAATCCGGCCATTTCAGTAAAGGTGCAATCAAACGTCTGCTGATTCAATGTAACTAATCCAGGAACTTCCCATTTCATACCATTTAAACCAGTATACTCAATAGCCTGAACAGTATAATTTGGAATGGTAACTGACTGACAAACAGTCGTTAAGAACTGGCCAACTTCCTGTCCAATTGTATCCGGTGGGAAGAAGTAGACAAAATGATATCCTGTAGTATATGGATCAATAAATGTCTTTTCTCCACCGAACATTCTCCTCATTCTATCTGAGTAATTATATTTGTTGAAACCTAAATTATTTATAAAAGGATTAATAGGCATATTTTATATTTTCACCTTCCCTTATATATTACTGAACATTAAGAGAAACATTAATAATTTCAATAACACCAGTAACCTTAAGGTTAATATCAACCTGGCACTGATTATTTCTCTTCTGATATTCTGTAGCAGTAACACTGACTGAGAAGCTTTCTAAAGCTCTCTGAGACTGGAGCTCTGATAAGAAATTATTAACAGAGTTCTTAATAAGAGCATACGTATACTCATCATTAAACTCATAAACATACTGCTTAAGATTTCTTTCAAGAGTTCTCTGGATATACTGTAAGCAAAGAACGACATGAACATTTTTAAGAGCTGATGGAGTCTGCTGGGTAGTCCAATTACCCCAAAGAACATCTCCGCCATTGGTAAATCTAACAATAGGATTCAGCTCATCATCTTTAAATTGGTCTCTATAACCACCCTGTAAGAGATATCTATACTGCTGAATACTTGTAGACACTGCGCCTCTACGTAAACCAGCAAATGCCCAGAATATATCATAATCTCTGGCTGTTCTGACCATTAAATCAGTAACATGATATATAGGAGTCATCCAAATATTCTTACCAGTATAGGCATCGTAGATCTTAGTATAAGGCTCATATAATGCAGCTCTATAATTACTCCAGTTATGATCAGTTAATCTCTTAGTAATAGCGTCCTTAGCATTTTTATTACCACTTTCAGTATAGATACCATTATCAAGAATACCAAAGCAGGTATCTCTCTTATTGCACAATTCTATAATAGCATCTTTAACTGCAGTTGGATAACCTGCATCAAACACTACGCTGATATCAAAGTCCTCAGTATCAGTAATGAATCCATTTGATAAAGCTTCCTCAGAACTTACATCTACTTCAGGATTAGTAAGCACACCTGTGTAAGCCTTAATCATAGGACCCGTCATTTTATTCCAGTCTAAAGCACCTGATTTAGTATAGATAGCACCATCAGAACCACCAGATAAATATTCAATATCAGCCATAGCTAATTCATCATAGCTATTAGAAACTACTGTAATATTACCATCAGCATCCTCTTCTTCTGTATCTTCACTAATCATTATATTATCATTAACTTTGCATCTAAGATACTCAGAATATCTATCAAGAACATCTTCAATAAATAAAGAAGCACCAGAAGAATCTGTGGCATTTCTATCAAAAGAAACAATAAATGATTCAACTAATGAAGGATAAGCTGAATCTTTACTCTTAGTATAGATATCAAGAACAAAAGCGCCATCATAAGACTTTCTAGCCTTAGTAATCTTATAACCAATATTATTATAGTATTCTCCTCTACCATAAGGATAAAGAACCATATCAACAGTCCCATTACTAAGTGGATAGTCCATTTCGGCAACTGAATGGAACTCACTTAACTCTGAATCAACAAAGCTATAATTATTAGTAGTTTCTGTAGTTTCAACAATAGTTATAGCTTTAGCTTCAGAATCATCAATAGAAGTTTCAGGATCAGTTGAATCATATTCAATTACATCAAAATTAGCTGTAGATGAATATGCCTGAGAAAGATCTTCAAAAACTGAATTACTAACCTGAATAACCTCAGTATTAACAAAATTACCAGCAAAGGATTTACCAGTAAATTTAAATCCAACCATTTCAACACTGGATGAAGAAGGATTCATTGAAGTTACAACAGTTTCTCCGCCAGCTCTATCAGAACCAGTTGATTTTTCAGATTCAGATCTAGCTCCATATAACTTAACTGTAGGATCAATAGTATAATTGATACTAACAGCTTCAGGAATAATTAATGAGCTACCTTCATTTTCAGAAATAATTTCATCTAAACTCTTTGAAGCTAAATCTTCCTGAGAAACTAACACACCCTTAGTAGTATCAACTTCCTTAATTTCAGTTTTATTACCAGCTTCATCAACTTCATATCTGGTAACAACTGTAGTAGGATTAGCTGAAAGCTTTAAAGCCTTAAATGCATAAGTTGCATCATCAGGAAGAACTCTCATAACATAAAGATTACTAAGAGTCTTTAAATACTGAAGGGCAACATATCCGCCTTGGCCAAATCTGGAGCTATCAGGGCTACCATAAGTTCTGATAAAATCAGATGCTGAAGTTGTTAATCTGGGGGTGTTATCAGGACCCTTTTCACTATTAATGCAAATAAAACCAATAAGATTACTTGATAATGCCTCTACATACTGAGAATTATCAACTATCTTAACTCTAACACCAGGCCAGCCACTACTTATACTAGAAGCCATGGTCTATACCATCTCCTTGTAAATAAATGTTTGCTGCTAAATATAAAAAAGTCTCTTCCACAACATGTAAAATATTAATGGAAGAGACTTTTTAAACTTAAGTTAATAAAGCAATACCCCTTGCAGCTAACATTTGTAAATCTTCTACAGATTTCAACTTTTTATATTCATAAACACCACATCCAAGAGTTACTGCTAATACTTCAGAGGTATTATATAATTCTGAAAAAGGAGGACATGGGTATTTATGTTTAACTCCTTCATCACTATCATCAACCATTATACCCATATAAGGCGCAGTATGATAATATGCACTAGTTAAACTTCTTAAATTTAAACAATTAAAATCTTGAATATCCATAAAATGAGAATCATGTCTCAATACTAAAGTAGTATTATTTCTAAAGCATCTGTTAAAATCTTGTAAGAATTTGATATAGAATTTATCATAATATTCTAGCTCAAATTGGGATAATCCTGATTCTGATAGTTTCATTTTAATTTGATCTTTCAATTGATTAAACATAAAGTCTAATTTCTTTTCTTGATCTTCACTAAAATGTAAACCTTTATTAGCTACTGCTTCATAGTATTGAAGTATGATTTGAAGATATGGCCTATAAAAAAGTTCTGCAAATTGTTTAGCTGTAACGGTATTAACTCTATTAGAAAAAATATTTTTATCTTTTGGATCTTTAAAAGTATAAAATAACATATAAAAGAATTGTTTATACCAATTTAAAGTAATTGGATTTTTAGCTAAGATACCTCTATTATGAATATTATAAGAATGAATAGCATAATATAATAAGCCAGATAATATATCTGCATATTCTTTCTTAAATATAGATTTAAAGTTATCTTTTTCAGTATTAAAGATATTCATCTTTTTAACTATAGGAGTAGTTATGTCTATAAAACTATAATTAATATATATTTTATTATTCTCTTTATCATAAACTACCGGTAAGTTTCTTTTCATAAAGTTAAAATGCTTAACTTGAATACCTTTATCTAATTGAGCATTTATAGACTCACACAATACTGGTACTAAAAAATCAAATTCTCCAAACTTAGTAACTATATCTTCTATATGCTTATACGCATCAAATAAAAACTTGATCATTAGTATATAATCTCCTCTCTATAATGTATAATATAGGGAGACTACTTTCTGTGTTAGTATACCCTAAGATTTGTTCAAAATTTTTTAAGAATTAGTTTTGTACCAAATACTAAAAATAATCCAGTCACTAGAATTAACTGTATTTATCTAATAGGTTAAAATTTGTATGTATATAATACTATTCGGGAACAGATGGGTCTCAATTCACTATAAAGTGAATCTCCCACAGGAATTCCCAGGCCAAGTCCATGGGGCCAGAAACATATCACTGGAGGTGATGACCATGGAAGTGGAACGCAAGTTCCTCATTGAGGGAGCAGTGCCCTTCTCCCTCAATGTGATTAAGGAGTACGAAATCCTACAGGGTTACGTGCTCCTAGAGGGCAAAAACGAAGCGCGGGTTCGCCGCCGCACTTCGAATGATGGTGAGGAATTCTTCCTTACCATCAAGGCTGGCACCGGCCTGTGTCGAGCGGAAGTCGAGGTGCCAATCACCTCCGCGCAATTTAAGGAGCTAATTAGTGTGGCTGGCGACCGCACCATCAGCAAAACTCGCTACCTGACTGCCGAAGGGTATGAGGTAGACCTGTACCATGGTCGCCTCAACCACCTCAAAGTGGTCGAGGTAGAATTCGGCTCTGAGGCCGAGGCACAGAAGTTCGTGCCTCCGGCCTGGTTCGGGGCCGAGGTGACTGAGGACAAGCGGTATAAAAACCGAGCCCTGGCAATCCAGGGCTAACTCAGTCTAGTTTAATTCCCCTTCCTATGCTCGGGGAGGGGGATTGTTTTTACCCCCACTTAGGGGGAGAAAGGAGGCCATCATGAAGATGGTCAAAATCGCCCTCACAGGTGGTCCTTGTGGGGGAAAGAGCAGTGCCATGGAGTACCTTCGGGATAGACTCCATGGCTGGACCGTAGTTGTCGCACCAGAGGCAGCCACGGAGGTTATCCTGGAAGGGAACTCTCCTGGAACGTTCTCATTCCAGAAGAAGGTGTTCCAGCGCCAGCTTCTGCTTGAGCACCGTGCAATAGAGGAGGCCGCACAGTATGACCGTTCGGTTGTGCTGTGCGACCGCTCCCTCCTGGACCAGATGGCGTATGTTACGTCAGATGAGTTCCGGGAACTCCTTACGATGAGCAACCTTTCGATGGATGAGGTTGTTCGTCGTTATAACGGTTTCATCCATCTAGTATCCGCAGCGGTTGGCACTAACTGTTACACTACCGCTAACAACCCTGCTAGGAAGGGTAATGCGGAAAATGCCATTCGACTGGAACACAAGACTCGAATGGCTTACCACGATGTGCCCGGTGTCATCGTGGTGGATAATTCCACCGGGTTTGAGGGCAAGCTGGCGCGAGTCCTCAAAGCTGTACAGGAGATTATCTCCCGCTCCTAGTACAGCAAAGAAAAAAGAGTAACCCTCCATTATGGTTGCTCTTTTTCTTTTTGGTTCTTGACAGCATAAATCCCTATGCTATAATCATTTCATACCTTAGGGAGGTGATGCAAATGTTTTATGAACTTTGGTGTAATGATGGTGATTATTATCATCTTACTGAAAAGGCTAAACGTGAGCTTGATCAGTATTTAAAAGAAAATAATGTTGCATATAAAAATATCGGTATTGATGTATCTCCAGTTAAACTTTTCGATCACATTCCAAACATTATCGATTTCTATATTGAGGAATATAAAAATGCGAGAAGATGACTACATAGAAAAAGGAGTTCAGGTTAAATTTTTATGGTACGATGGTACTAAATATATACCAATGAAAGATCTTGCATGGATGCATTTCAGCAAGGATCTAAATTGTAATGTATACCATACCATGGCATTCGGATGGCTTACCGAAAATGAAGTTATTTCTTGGAAAGAAATAGAAACCTCTTGACCAACTGAAAATGACGTGGTAAAATATTAGCTAATGATGGAAGGAGGTAGACTTCGTATGAAAACTACTAAAACAGTATCTGTAGTTACTACTATTGAAGATGAATACAAATTTTCTCTTTGTAATTTAGCCGTTGGATTTAAGCAATTGTTTTTTATTGATACCACCGGTTATATTGCAGACAAAGAATATTTTAATTCAATGTATGAGCAACTTAATGAGACTAATAAAGATGTTCTAATATCTACAATTTGTACAATTTTTGATAACTTCTACCATAAGGTAGATATTGACAATTATACTGCTCAAACAGATTATATAGTAGGCCAAGCAATCAAGATTGTGTGTATTTCTCCAGATATGGTATCTATGCCTGTTATTCACATAACTATAAAAACATATACTACTGAGGAAAAATAGATGGACTATTTAAGTATGTTTTTAAAGTTTTTTATTAGCTCTTTTGGGATAGTATTAGGTGGTTTATGCGCAACTATCCTAGTTTTAAAATGCGTAGATTGGTTTTGTCTATATTTAAACTATCGGGATAAGAGGTAAGCTACAATGAAATCTAATCAGATGAATTTCTTTTTATTCACTCTATTGGAAGATATTGACGGTATCAATCCTATGCCAGAATATTATAAAAATATGTGGAATGAGTTCAAACAGCTTTTAACTCAAGAAGAACTGGAAAAGGTATATCTATTTATAAGTACTGCTCCTCTGCATGATTTTCATAATTTTGATTTTAGTAAAATGACTTTACAAGTAAAACTTTATACTGTAAGAGTATCTACATATGATGTTTTGGAACACGTAACTTTTAGTTATATTCTTCATGAAGAAGAATCAGAACAATATGCTTAAGGAGGAAAAAATGATGTCATGGTTTATTAATGGATTTGGACTAGTGTTTGGTATATGCCTTGCAGTATTTGTGTTTTTATGGTTGATGTGTTTTATCAAGTATTTTAGTGAAAAGAAAGCTGAAAAGGAAAATAAAGATTCTAATGTGATTATTAGTGATGATGTGTTTGTTACAAAAGTTAATGATTGCAGTATCATTAACGTTGGGAAGAATACTATTGTAATAGATCGCACTGGCGGTATAACTATTAATAACAAACCGTTTAAGCCTGAGGAAGAAAAACATGACCTGGTTTGTTAATGGCCTTGAGTTAGTGCTTGGGATTGGTTTTGGCATATTTATAATATTATTTTTAATGGCAGTTATTGTTCAATTTGGAGAAGAACGAGAATTAAAAAAGTTAGGAACTAAAGTGTATAGTGATGACCATAGTATTTACATTAATCAAGATGTTTGTGTAAAGAATTTAAAAGGTTGTACATTTATTAAAGTTAAAAATAACTCTATTGTAGTTGATTCAAATGGTAATATTAGTATTAACAATAAACCTATTAATATTGAGGAGGAAAAGTAATATGTTTAACTATGATCCTGAGTCGATGAAGATTAAGATTTGCAAGGAGTGTAAGGGTACTGGTAAGAGTGAAGGTGGAGAAGTTTGTGCTAACTGCAAAGGTACTGGTAGAATTGTAGTTAGAACTAATGCTTCTGAATATCAGATTAGTGATATTGTAAATAATGTTGTTGATTTTGATAAAGATATTATGAAAGTTAAACTGTGTAAGAGTTGTAAGGGACTTGGATTTATGTTTGATAATACTGGTAATAAAATCCCTTGTATTGATTGTGAAGGTACTGGTAGAATCATTAAGTGTGATCCTAAGACTGAACTACTGATGAGTGAAATTGAGGAGTTTAATTAAAATATGAATGACACTGAATCAACTGCATACTGGGTACCTCCTGCTGTAGGAGACTGTACTTATGCAATACAAATTAATGATGAATATAAATCAGCGTTAAAAAAAGATTTTACCTGTAATGAAGAATTCAAAGCGTATAAAGAGTATGTTGATACTAGATTAAGTAATCTAAAAGAGGCTATCAATAACCTTCGGTTTTCTAGTTCTAAAGATCATAATAAAGGAGAAATTCATATGATGAAAAAGATTAAACCTGTGTTGGTATATGGTTTTGCTATCTTTGGTCTGTTTACAGCTGTTAATAATGCAATTCTTATTCCATACAAAGATGATATTTCAAAAGCATATACTTATCTGTCTGAGTCATTTACAGTAAACTTCCTTGGTGTAAAATATCATTCTGAAAACTGGAATACGTATTCTCCTAAACTTAAGGCTAAGGTCTGGGAAAATCTTAACACAGAGGATCGGATTAAGCTTACTGATAAACTTAATACTTATGCTCAGAAAAGCCACGAACTTAGCGATTTTGAAAAGACCTTTAAATAACACACATTAAAAATAAAACTACCCTTTCCTAGATTTTATTCTAGGTTAGGGTAGTTTTATTTTATATTTTATCAAATACAGTGTTTACATAAACATCCAAATCAACATCTTCTGAAAAACCTAAAAAGCTAGTATTAAACAAAGATCCAAGAGAAGTTTTAGCTCTATCAATATCTCTAGGGGTAGGTCTATAGTTCCATACTCTAGATACTGCATTTTTAGTATTAGCTAACAATGAGTCTAAAATGCCAGGTTTTTGAAGTTCTATAGTTTTTCCGTAGGCTACCTGTGTAACAGCAATACTTGTTGGATTTCTCATGCAAAAACAAACAAAAAAGCATAGTATTAGTACAAAAAATGAGAATATTGGATGCTTTTTTATACCTTTATAAACATCCTTAATTATATCACCTACAAACTTAAATCCTTTCCTTATAGTTCTTCCAACAAATTCAAAAATACCACCAAATATACCTTCTGAAAGTAGCCCTAATTTCTGATTATATATTAAATGCTCTGTAAAATTATAAAAATCAACAACTAATTTATTCCCTCTATTTATATCTTCACTATACCTATCATAACTATCAAATTTATCTTCTTCATTATCCCCGCCTAAAAGACCTTTAAAAACTTTATAAAATGCTATAAGAACTAATGCAGAAAGCAATCCGCAAGCAATAGCATTTCCATAGGTTATTCCAGTAAATCCTGGTATACCACTCTCAAGTCCAGGAATTTTTCCAAGCATAGTACTTAACCACTTATATACAGATGCAATAATTCCACCAATTCCTTTTCCTATTTTATTAAATATACCTCCCTCTTTAAATAGACTTTTAATCCATTTACAGAAGTTATCAAAAGTTAATTCTATATTTCCAAATATTCCTTCTTTAACAGCTTCTGTTGCAAATTTTGGATCTGTTTGACCCGTTTTTCCAGTAAAAGTTCCCATTATAAATCTGTATATAGGATCTATAATATTCTTAGTTAAATGAAATCCTTCTGGAGATGCAGCGCCAGAATTAGACGCTGCACTACTAAGTGCTCGAAATAATCCTACTCCTTCTTCCTTTAAATTTCTCACTTTATAATCACATCCACTCTATTAGGTTTATCACCATAAGTAGGATAAATACTGTTCATAGTTTTTCCTATAACAGAACCATTAACATTCATAGGATCAAACTGAGATATTACTTTAAACATACCATCTTTACCAGCAATTAATAACCCACCATGCTCCAAATTATAACTAGAGTAATAAGGAACATTTTTAATCTGGCCTATAACTGCAACAGGAATCTTATGCTTTTCTTTAAACTCTTTTTCAAAATCAGTACTACCGCCTAATATATGAGCAGGATGATAAGATACACATCCTATGACTGAGGGGTCTCCTTCATCTGAAGAAAACACTGCATTACCATTATGAATACAGATACACGTACCTTCTTCAGGCATTTCTTCAATAGAACTATCAGCTGTGAAGTATTCAGCAACATCAGCACACCAGAGAGCTCCAGTAATACCTCTGCTATTAATTTCTACTTTAGTACCAGATTGAGCTTCACTATTATAGGATTTAGAAGGATCCTGGCCGCCAATAGAAATTCTAAATACATCTTTACTAACATCGATATATGCATAATTACTAGTAGCAGCCATAGTTAATCCACCCTTATTCTCAACTGAACCATCATCATCAACAGTACAATCAGTTAATTTAAGATATGGATCTCCTTTTGCAATATCAATGTTCTCAATAACAGTTCCAAATAAAGAAGAATCGTTATTAGCATTCTTTCTGACAAAGTAATCATTATGTGCATCATGATGTTTATTATAAACAAGATCATCCACATAACCTTTATTAGTAATATCATTATCATCTACTGGATATGCATCAATTTTAATATTAGAACTGGCAACATTTTTACCATCTAATCTTAAATAAGTAGTATTAGCCCAAGTAGGTGTATTTTCAACATCTCTTCTAAGATCTTCTAAATTACCATCTTCCCACCAATCATCTAATACACTTTGAGCTGGAGTTCCGGTCCAATTGTCAGTATTAAATTTATAAAGTCTTAACTGATTACTAGGAGTCCAGTTTTCAGCTCTGATTACTTTAATATAAGCAATTGGAACAGGCTGGATATTTCTATAAGTATACTCTAATACGATATAATATTCAGCAGCATTAGTAGGAGTTTCACAAAGTTCTAATACTGAATCAGCAGTCATTTCAATAACCATGTATTGAACGTATGCTGTACCAATAGATACTGTAGCTAAGATTTTATGTAAAGATGCATCAGGTTTAATACTAATATCAAACCCATTAACATACATCTTAAAATTACCAAAAGTTTTAAGTAATTTATTATGGTTATCAGATGTAACTGGAGAATGCGGATCTATATTACGTTCCTGGATTGCATCCCAATCAGTAGTAATTACTGCCATTATCTCACCTCTTTTTAAAACTTAAAGAACCATTCTATAGAGACTTTCTGATAGATGCTCTTATAATAAGTAGGAAATGTTACATGTGAGAACATTACGAAATTAGTATTATCATATGATGTAGTTTCTCCAATAAACATACCTGCTTCATTAACATATTTATCAGTTAAATCTTTATAGTCTAAAGTCATAGTTAATTTAGCTGTAAGATTAGAAGGAAATGATACTGAATCAATTAACTTAAATCTATTATCTACTGAGCAATACTGTCCGCCAGTATTACCAAATACTTCTGGATTAAATAAGTTATCATCAGTATCAGTAGGCCATATAGGAATAAATGGTGCATCAACAGCACATCCCCCACTACCCATACTAAACCATCCTGGGGTCCAAGTATAAGAATTAATATCTTGAGTTAAAGGCATTCCAAACATCTTCTGCATTAACCAAGATCTTCCATTAATAACTATATGATTATCTTTATCAACTATAACTTTTCCGGTATCTACTTCTTTCATAGTAAAATGTCCTTTTATACCAAAAGAATCATTTACTTTAACATTATCTGTAAAAGATAATAGTTTCTTTTTATTAAAATTCAAAGGAAGCTTTCCCTCCTCTTTCTATTATATTATGTATAATGTTTTATCCTGCACTCATATGTAAATTTTGGCAAAACTGCTTTACAATGTGCAGGTAAGTATATTAATACTCTAATAAAATTATGGTATCCATCTATTAAAGGTATTTCTTCTCTCGTAAGGTCCTGATTAGAATTTAACTTCTTCCAAATTGGATTCTGTGACATATCATTAACTGGAGGTTTATTCCCTCTAAATATATCATTAACCTTAGGTATCTTCATTCTAGTATATTTAATTACAGATACTTCTTCTGGATTAATAACATACTCACCTTCAAATCTTTCTCCAATAACAGTATAGGTAAATTCTGAAGTAAATCCATGGTATATATCATCTAATAAAACTAACATCTTAGTTCTACTGATATTTTCATCAATATCCTGTTTAACAGTTTTAATATTAGTTAGTCTATACTGATCTTTAGAATTATATTGTTTAGTAATTAAAACTAAATCTCTATCTAATAGATTTTCTATAGTACCAGTTACAAAGTCATATGCTAAAGAATCATACTTGCTTAAAGTAGTATATAATATAGATGGATAAATTTCTACAGGAATATCATCCGTATTAATACCAACTTCTTGTTCTTGACTATCAACTATTACATTAAAATCTTCAAAGATATCTTTATCAAACTTATCAGTATACCAAAGTTTTTCATCAATTCTATGATTATATCTCCACTCATCAATTAACTGATATGTAATTCCAGGATTGTCTTCATCATCTGGACTACCACCAAAATAAAAATCTTCAGTAATCTTTTTCATTTGGTCATAGTTATTAGGTCTATAATCATAGGGATTATCAAAATTCCATTCATATACATCTGTATAGATTTGTTGAGTTAAATTATAGGTTAACTGATCTCCTACAGACATTGTATCAGATATATCAGAACCAAATCTAATAATTGGTGCCAAATCAATCATTCTAGCATGATATGGTTTAAGATAGTTTACTATTAACTTAGTATAACTACTGTATAAATTAGTTAAAGTACCTAATAACTTTAATGGAAAGGTTTGCCTGGTATACTGATATAAAATTTGTTCAAATGATGTTAAGAAAGTTAAATAAAATTGATTTGCCTGTATTATAACTGAATTTATATTTAATAATCCATCTTTATATGATTCATCCGCAGGTTCAGCATCATACATAGTAGCAACTGGTTTAGAATCAAACAAATACTTTAACTTAGTTGGAACAGAAACATTCTTAGCTTCATTAGCAGCTAATTTAGCAAAGTTATCTATTTTACTTTTACAATAATTATAAAAATCTTGGTTTTCATTATATAAAAGTATACCTGATGATAAGTATTGGCCAAATGAATTAAGAGCATCCGTACCATCTAAGAAATAGTTATGATATTTTGTACCATTTCTATAGAACATTTTCTTAAATACTTCAAATCTAGCATACTTATCTTTATAAGAAGCTGCTGTAGCACTTAAATGATCATATATTTTTAATGCTTTAGGAATATCTATGACAGGATTGGTGACAACTCTATTCCATCCAATAATACCATCGCCATATAAGATGTTCAAAGTGTAATTAAGATATTTAGGATATCCATACCATGAACCAGCCTCTCCATAGATATTACAAAATGCATAAAGATACCCTAGTACCAAATCTCTGAAACTAACTCTCTCACCATATCCATCAATTGTGTATAACTTCGTTTCTTCACCAAAAGCATTAAGCCTTTCAGAATATTGTCTTACTATGTCCATAGCTATAGCTATTTTGTTCATAGTATGCTTATCAGATAAAGAACTTATTGTAAAATAAGATGTCTGTACTGGAAGTGAATTAAATATATTCTGTCACCTCCCCCTTTCAAAAGTCTATATTATTCTATAAATAAATGTGTAAATACTGTGAGATCTGTTTAAACTTCTTATCTCCTAACTCTTTAAACTTCTCATTACACCATTTAATAGCATCTTTTGGCCCAGTAAATTCTTCTGGATCAGCATCAAATATTGCTTCATCAAGTCTTTTATTTTTTTGGATACTAGATGCCTGTGGAGTTATGTATGCAGAGGTTTCAGAATACTTTTTATTCTTAGGTATAAGTTTATAGGTTCTCAAGGATTCTCATCCTCCTCAGGTGTAGTATCTTCTTCTTGAACTAAAGTTAATAATGACCTATTAAATATCCTTCTCAATTCTTCATCAGTAACTGTCCACAGAATATCATCTAAATCTTCTACTTTGATTGGGTATACATCTACAGTTTGACCAGATATTCCATGACTTCTATATGTTGTATGTGGAGCTAATACAAATTCTCCATCCAAAGAGTTTAACTCATATTCATCTATCTGATATGAATTAAAGCCTATGTGTGATAATAGAATAGTAAGAAGTTCTGTAGTACCTTTTAATCTAATATTTCTATAGATATGTTGTGCTAATTCTATCTTAATTGGTGTTTCAAATATTCTATGAATTAAGAAACCATATGAATCTAAGAAATCATTAATAACTGAAGTTTCTTGTTGTGCAATATCAGTTATATAAAGTCTACCTTCTATAATTGTATCAAATATCGAAAATAAATCTATTAATACATTTATAAGTTCTTCATATCTAGTATTATCTTCATCATCTGAAGTATATACTGACTGATATATAACTGATCTAAAATACGGTTCTATTTTATTTCTAGATTCGAGATATCTAGATTTAATAACTGGATCATTAACTTTAGTAAAATCTAAATCTTTAGACGCAGTTATTAGTTCTTTAAATAGTTTTATAGGAACTCTTCTGCTTAAAAGCTTCTTTTCAACATTATGTAATGTTTCTTCACAAATATTTTCTCTGATATTGACACTCATTCTAATACCACCTTATGATTCTCAATATCTAATAATTCTTTATTGATTTGACAATACTCTACCATAGCTTCAAATAGATTAGTAGCAAACATACTATCTGGATATACCATTGGGTTACTACTATAAGTATATTCCGCAATTTCATCAGCTAAATTACAAATAGGACTATTCGGGTATTTATTTATTAAACTTACATTATAAGTATTATTCTTTTGACAATCTAATAAAAAGTTAGTAGCTGCATTAAATTCAGCAGTTTTTTTACCATAAAACATTGACCCTAACAATGTACCTGAACTACCAACTAAAGCTTCAGAATAACCATTCCATAAATTTACCTTAGGATTTAAAACAGAATCTTTGGAAGTAGTACTTACTCTATTTAAAAACTTATGAGTATTATCAAACTGAGTTATCATAGCCCACAATATAAAAATACTGTTTAATGGTATTTTAACATCAAAACCTTCATTTAATAATATCTTTATTGGTGGTGAGATCTTATCATGAGTTGCAATTATAGTTTCTAACTGTGGAAAAGCTATATTATTATAGAAGTGATACCCGATATTATCATGATAATTATCATCATTATTAAGATAATCAATAACCTTATTAAGCCTGGTTATATTTCTATTATAGTTTTCAGCATTAAAAGTACTATAGATTCTTTTAGTGAATTCATCGTATTGGTATTCTTGAGTAAGAACATTTTCTTTTTCAAAATTATAATTAAACATTTCTTGTTTTAACTGACACTGATAATATGTTATATCAAAAGTACCTGATTTAGTTATATTAGTAACCACCCAAGTAGAATAGTCATTAGATATTTTAAAGATAACTCTATCTCCAGGATGTGGATGTAATCCACAAACAGTATCAATAACAATACTGGTTTGTTGGTCCATATAGTTTAATCCTTTTTCAGAACTATTTAAAGCATGTGGTGTAGCATTTTGGGAGAACAATACTGCTAGATTATGTATCTTAGAATACTTTAAACCTGTTAACTTACCATCAGGTCTATATGTTGACATATAATTTTGATCATACACTGATTCATCTTTATCTAAATGGTAATACGTACAATCTATAACAACATGCTCTTTAGCATACTGTTCATAAGTTAACTTTTTATATTCTTCAACATAATCTCTTCGTCTAATAATAGTCTGGTGTAATGATGATATGGTATTGTCACCTCCGTTAAATATATAAAAATATAGAGAGCCAGTCACCCTGTAATTTTAGTGTGAATGACCCTCTATATTTGTTCAAGAAAAATTACTATTCTTTACTAGATACAATAATTGAACACAATAGGAATCCAAAAACTGCACCAGCAATAAATTTAATCATTTTACTGAAAAGAATACTAGATAAATGATATAACCAATTGCACCAATAGTTGTTCCAATGAAGAAACTCATCCAAGATTTAAACTGTTTAAGCTTATTTTCACAAGTTTTAAGTTCTTCTTTTCTGCATTCATACGCTGTTCTAAGTTCATCATAAGTAATCTTATAATTGCAAAGCTCATTCTGAACTGTAAGATACTTAGTATTTGATTTTTCTTTTTCATATGCCTTAACTTCTTTAAGAGTTTTAAGTTCAGTTTCAAGCAGATCATTCTTATACACAACTCGCTCATAATCATTTTTAACTGCATTAAAACAATTATATTTCCTAAATATCTCATTAAATGCAATCAATTCATCAGTACCAATATTCTCATCAAAGGGAATTTCAAAAGTTTTAAGAACTTGTTTTATAATCTCTTTCTTATCTTCCTTAACATAATTTTTAATATCAAATTTCTTATTAATATAGTTTTTCAACCATTCAAAAGTACATCTATCATCAATAGTAAGCTCTTCATCTTTTACTTTAAAGATAAGTGGAAGTACTTCTCTATAAATATCTGTAGTTAATCTATCCGCATCCACATAATCATCATAATTACCTGGACTCCAATAGAAATTATTTCTTAAATAATAAAAACTATCTAAAAACTTTGAGAATACATCTGAGACAGATAGATCCAATTTACAATTATGTACTGTAACTTCATTAGTATCCGGTATATCCGACAAATCCAACATAACCGAAAGTTCAAGTAAAGCTGATTCAAATTTCTTAAAGTCTTCAGTTTCTATTTCTTCTTTTGGAACATCTATTTCAAAGCCACCATACTTATCAAGATACTTATAGTACTTACTAGCTACAATAGTATGCCAATTCAGCTCAAACTCATCAATTTTTTCTTTGTCTAAAGTATTCATAATATTAATCCTCCTCAGGATAATATACGTTAATATTTACTTTAAATCCATTCTTCTCAAACTCTTCTTTTGAAAAAGCACACATAATGTACTCCTCAATATCTCGAAGTTTATTAATCAATGTACACTTAATAAGCACTGATTCAGGAACATACTCGGCAAATATATCAGCGACATAATATTCAGCATCCCATAGTTTAGATATGGGTTTTTCTTCCCAATAAACTGGGATTAAAACCAATTCATCTGAAGTTTCATCTACAATTCCTCTGTGATATAAATCCCTATCTACACAATAATCATATAAAGCATCATATTGAACATTCTCTTCTACATTACAATTAATAGATGTGATCCCTAAGTTCTTAAGAAGATCAAAATAAAACTTCTTCTCTCTAAATATTTGAGACAATTCTAACACCAAGCCTTTCTAATTGATTTTTAGTAAGGGCCATTTCATATTTCAAGGTTGCTGTTGTTCCATCACCTGTTTGATCCCAGAACTTAAAGTATGCAATATTAGTATCCTTAAAATACGTAAAAGAAACCATACTAGCAAAGTCTTTAGACGCATCATAGCACATAGTTTCTAATCTAAGGTTTGCTTGCATACTCCATTCTCTAAGGTGAACATCATTACAATAATCATGACCACCATAAAACCTATAGCCACAATTATACTTATCATTAAGCTCAATCATAGTTAAACTCGTATTTTTAATATAGATCTTAAATCTTTCTGTATCAGTTGCATCAGGAGGGCATTTTTGTTGACCAGGAAGAGTTAAGTCCACATCTATCTTAAGATGGCTTTGACTAGGTTCAAAGTGGTTCTCAATAAATCTTTTAGTCAAAGCATATAGAAGTTTTTCTTCGGGGTCTAGATTAGTTTTACAATAGATATATACTACTTCATCTTTAAGGTCATATTCAAATCTAAGATCCTTCATATACTCATCATCAGTATCTTCTTCACCAGTCTTTGCATCAAATAACTTATCCTGAATATGATACACATCTGAAGTAACTTTATCATAGCATATTCGTGGCGGATTATATGTATTCTCAATATGAAACTTAATTGTTCTATCTGAAATACCACAATTAGTTAATACATAGTAAACTTGTTCTTTATCCATTTTATTTAGTCCTTATAAGCAAACATCACACTAACACCATGGTACTTCTCAAGATCAAATTTGTTAACACAGCCTAAGTACATATAATGATCATCATTATCATTAGTGCTAAACCATACATGAATTAGATTATAATCTTCATCGTATTTAACACCAACTTTGCCAACAAATTTGTCTTCTCTATGAAGTTTATCCCCTTTATTAACCACTGTAAAATGCTTACAATGAATCAATGGATTATCTTTACAAGATTCCTTTACTTCATAATCTTCAATAGTATAAACATCTTCTGGGTGAAGTTTAAGATGCTCATTATAATCAAATACCTTAGTGCTAATATTATCCATAAAAGCCTCTGACCAAGCAGACTCATCTTTGAAATGCTGTTTAAATACAATTACACCATGAGTAGGCTGAGTAACAACTGCAAGAAGCTTAATGCATGCAAACTTATTCATATAAATTAATCCCCCTTAGTTGCTTGATTCCAAAATTTAATTGCTTCTTCAATGGTATCACATCTAGGTCCGGTAGCTAAACAATAAGGATTATCACAAACTACAAAATATTTACCTTTTTCTTTAGCTACTCCTTCAGCACAACTTTTACAAAAAGGGCAAGTGTTTAGCCCTTCATTACCGTTTACAAATTCATAATCCACAGTATATCACCTAATAAATAAACTCATCTTGATATTTAATTAACAGTTCCATTCCTTCTTTAATAATCTTTTTATCTTGGTTTGGCATATTATATTCATCACAAAAATACTTTTCTTTAAGTTCTAATGCTTTGATCATCTTACCCAGAATAGTTCCCCATTCTCTTCTAGATTCTTCTTTAGGTTTTTCCTCATATCCAGTCCAGATATATGATTCACTTCCAAGACTTTCAATTTTTTTAATAAACTCTCCATTCTCATCTTTCTTACGACTAATATCATACGGACAAGTTTTATCTAAACAAGCTGAACAGGATTTCATATGTTTAAGACCACTAATAAGATATTGTCTAATATTATGACTAAAATCTAGTAATCCTTCAAAGCTTTTATCATCATATTCAAATCTAGCAGCTTTTCTATATCTTTCATCAACTTTCTTGAGATCTTTATTTAAACTTTCGAGTTCAGCTTCAATTTTTTGTTTATACTCTTTATGTGATTTTTTAGCTTGCCAGAGTCTCCAAGTTAAAATCTTAATCTTCTTTTCTTCAGGAGTATCTTCTGGAGTAGGTATAAGATTCTCTTTCTCATACCAGTTAAACTTATTATCTTTAAGTCTGTCCAATTCTTCTCTAAGCATCTTATTCTCATTAATTAAAGATAAACCCCATCCTAATACTGTTTTAATTACATTAATGGGCTCTTCTTTTTTTAACTCCTCAAGATTCAATTCTTTAACTGGCATCTCGTGCTTCCTCCCTGAAATTAATCTTAATAATAAACCCATACTTACTCAATTCATCTAACTTAAAAATAGCTAAAAGCCTATATGCGGGATAATCGATCAAATGCTCTGTTGCATATAAATCTAATGAAGAATCTTCATTATGATATCCTAAAAATATGATAAGTAAATTATCAACATCACAGGCCGCAATCATATTATCTAAATACTTTTCCGTAGTATTACTATTGGTATCAAGTTTAGTTAAATCACTATATCTATAAAATGGAGCATCATCCGTTTCATAAAGATCATAAATATCGCCACTTAAATACTTATCCCAATGATACTCATTAGCATTTAAGCTTTTATAAATATTAGGATTAAACTCTAAAGTAGTTTTACCAATTTCTTTTAAGAATCTAATTAGATCATCTTTATTCATTTCCAAACCTCTTAACACACTGATTTGGATAAATTCTCCAACAGTAGAAAGTTTCATCTCTTACTGTAATCATCTTAGGCCCAATACTATAAACTACTGCCTTAACTAAAGTAGGCCTATATACCCCAAGCCTTTCATCATAAACTTTTTGAATAGCCATAACCTTATCACCAATAGTAAGTTCAAATCCAGAAGAATCCTTAGTATAGATCATAGTATTATTACTCCTTCCAAAAAAACTTGATTAGACAATACAAAGTCGCTACGAGCAGAATATAAAATATTATAAAGATATAATCAACATCTCCATAAGGAGTCATGATATCAAATGTTTGTCTCCCCACTGTCAATGGTTTCATCTTCCTTTACCTCCTCAGTATCTTCTACATTCTCTTTGGTAGCCTCTTCATCAGTAGTAACTGTAAACACAGGTTTTTCAGTCCAAGCCATAACATACTTATCATTAATAATATCTTCAAGCATCTTAACAAACTCATTCAGCATATTTGAAAGCTTGTCTTTAACTGCTTTACTATAATTGTCCTCATTATCAACACTAATATTACAAGCAAAATTAACTCGCCTAAACAGCTGGAAAATACCTGAAGTAATCAAAAATGAATTTACCCATTTCTTACTACAAATATAATCAATATCTTCTTCTTTATATGAAGTAACCATAAAATTAATATTAACTACTGGTACTTTTTCTTTATCCTTAAAAGTTTCTTCATCCGGAATAATAGAAACGGACATAATGTCTGTCATCTCATCAGGATTTTCATTATTTCTACCAGTAATGCCAATCTTTACAGAAAAAATATCAATCTTCATTCTTATTTTCCTCCTCAATAACTTTGCCCAAAGGGTCTTTAGTGTATTCAGAATGTACTGTAAGTACTTTTATATCTGGAAATAGATTTACATTAGAGCCAAAAGCTTGGAGTAATAGATCCGGAGTTGTTTTATCTTTTAGCTCATAAGTGATTGTAATGGTTCTAAATCTACTTAAATGATTAACAGGAACTTCTTCTCTATTTTTATTATTCTTATGCCAGGAAAATATATACTTCTCTATATAGGGATAATCTAAATACGTTCTTCTAAGTTTCTTATAAGCCTTTTCATCAAATTCTTTAAGCCATTTTCTATATTCTGGAGTATCTCGATATGCTCTCCATTCATCAGCATCAAAATCTGTTAGTTTTTTCCACTCGTGGTCAGTATCCAAATTACTTAACCTCGTCTACTGGAATATTACCTACAATAGGAATACTACCATTAACATTAAGAATCTTTGGCATATGACCATCCCACTTATCAACTGCTTTTTCCATAAGAACAAGTGGGCTAAGTGTTTTAGTCTTAATAGCCTGAGCTTCACTTTCAAGAATATTCTTCTGCTTAATATACTGCGCAGTAAGAGCTTCTTGTTCAGCTACCTTCTTATTTTCAATAGCTTTGTTGTACTCATCACTAAAATCATGATTAGTAATATAGAACTTCTTAACCACAATACCTGTTCCAGAAGTCTTTTCAATAATAGCAGTCAAAATCTTATGTGAAATCTCTTCTCTAGACTCAACAAATTTTTCAATAGGATAAGATGCACAAACACTATTAATAATCTCATACACTGTTGGTCTGATAACAATCTCTTCAACTTTATTCTTATATGACTTATAGATATCTCCAAGTTTATCCGGATCAAATGCAAATACTAGTGTAGATTCAATTACAATAGTCTGCATATCCTTAGAGCTAATCTCAATCTTAGAATTAAAGTTCCTATCTCTAATACTTACTTTAGTCACTGAATCAATAAATGGGACTTTAAAGTTCAGTCCTTCGGTAATACTATACTGATACCTGCCAAATCTGAAGATCATTCCCATTTCTCCGCTATCAATAATAGTAAATCCACCCATTACAAGAAACAGAATAAACAGCCCAACCAAACCACCAATAGCAAATGAAGATTTAAGTACAAAATTATTTTTAAACATTGTAACTCTCCTCCTATATAGTATTTAAACTAAACATCGTTTTATGTAATAGATGGTCCAGGCGGATAATCATTAGGACCTTCTGAGAATGGATAAGAATATCTTACAGGGAAACCAGGCTTATCTGGTCCTTCTGGAAACTGAGGATAATTAGACTTATTCCCAGAGTTCTTAACTGTGTTTTCTATAAATTGTAATCTAGAATCAATCCTATCAAGAACTTCACACAAATGATTTAACATTTCTGATAAGTTAAAATTGTCATAATTACAAATTTTTCGTTCAGGAATCGGAGTTCTAAAAACCCCATCATGAATAAATACTCCATTACCTAAATCTTTAATAATTCCGTCATCCATTACTTAACTCACCTCCATCAATCTTCATACCATCTAGGCTTGTCAGTATTCTTCTGCAATTTATCAACAAGCTCTTCCAAAAGCCGTCTAATAGCAGTTAGTTCTCTTAAAATATCCATAGTCTGAGCATCAAACATTTTAAATAAACATCTCCTTCTTAATTCGATCTAAACTAATAGGATAATAATGTGTATTCTCAACGCTTACATTATAATACCTATTACCATCCGCCCAACTTCCACCATTACCATATCTTAGATTATGTGTATGACCGTGTATATTAAGATAAGGACATTCTGAAGGCATATAGGTAATTGGTTCATGACTTAGCCACAATCCATTATACATAATTGGATATCTTGAAAACTCTACACCAACATACCTGCCATTACCTAATAGATAATTCCTATCATGATTCCCCTTAACCACAATCATCTCTATCCATAACTCTTCATCAATTAATCTATCGAGTATCTTATATAAATACTCTTCATTACCAAAATCACCCAATATAAAAAATTTAATAGGATTAGCTTGTGTAGGATAATAATCAGTTTTACATGTTTTAAATTTTTCAACAATATTATCTATAAGTTTCTGATTCATTTCATCTACATCTTTAAAAGGCCTATGGTAATACTTAATTATATTCTCATCATCAAAATGAAGGTCTGCAATAAAGAATTCCATCTTAATTAAACCCTACTTTCTGTTTCTTATTCGATTCAAGTTTTTGCTTCGTGATCGAACCAAAACTAACTATATCTGCTATAATACTAAACACTATATACTGTAATATCCAATATAACCCAGTGATAACTATAAAGAAAACCAAATAATAAATAATATCAATCATTGCTTATCAATTACACTAATTGTGCATCCAGTATAAACTGTTTTATATGTTGGCAACACTTCTGGAAAGCTGCTTCCCTTTTTGAATATTTGGATAAATGTATTTGGGGCTGTCCCACTAAAAATAACTATCATCGAAGGAAATGGGGCTGAGTTTTTGCTATTACCAAACTTAAGCCTACCCTTAATAAAAATGATATCTCCCTTTACACAGTACTTATGAAACCATTTAGTGTCAGTTCTAGCTGGGAGAAGAAGTACTCCTACATTATCATCATGCTTATATGCTTCATTATAAGCTTTTTCTACCCATTTACCAATATCCCTTCCATAAGGAGGGTTCATCCAAAAAACCCCATCCCAATCTTGTTTAAGTCCATCCATTTCTTTTGTAAAATACTTTTCACATTTATGATTAGTTTCATCGGCACATACATCCAAAGTAAAATGATAAATACTGTTAAAATAATCAAACAAATCCTGTGGAGTTGCCCATTCATCTGTTTTACTGCTAAACATAACATCTGTATTCATTAATGAATACCTCCCTAATCTTTATAAGAAGATATTACCAGAAAGTAAAATAGTTGTCAAGTAGAAATGTGATGAACTTTGCATATATATTTTATTACTGTGTCATTCTTATTATAAATCTTAAAGGAGCGTGTTATTATGACAATTGTTAATCTCACCCCTCACGAAATCAACATCAAAACTAGTAACGGCATGATTAGTATTCCACCATCTAATCTGCCTCCTGTAAGATTGGTGGAAAAAACTGAAACAAGAAAAACTATCGAAACATCTGAAGGAGAAATTACTGTTAGTGCCAAATACTTTGGGGAAGTAAAGAATCTTCCTTCTTCAGAAGAAGGCAAAGTGTTTGTTGTATCAGCAATCGCAGGAACTGCAATATGGGAGCTTCTTCCAGAAAGAAGAAAAGATGTATTCATTACTGGAGAAGCAATCAGAGATAGCGCTGGGAAGCACATTGGATGTAACGGCCTTTGCTGCTATCCTAAATAAAACTAGGGGACTATTGATAGTCCCCTAGTTTTATTAACATATTTTTATATGTATATTATATTAGCGCTGTTTCAGTTTTAGGGGCAGCGTATTACGGTAAACTCAAGCCGTAAAGTTGAGTAAGGTGAAAGTCTCTCTTACCTAAAGCAGAGAGTCTAGGTCCAACGTAACACGTAACTCAGGGACCGAAAGCACTAGCTGCAAGTGTGCCTACCAGCATGGGCAAAGCAGCGTTGGAAAGATATTCACAGCACCCTAAGGGCGACTTTCCAAACTATTTAATCTTAGGGGTCCAGACTGAAAGGAGGAAAGGGTGTAGTCTGGATTATTCACCAAGGAGGTGAAAGAATGAACGAAGTGAAGTTTATCGTCATCGCGGTCATCGACCGTGAAGACGAAAGCTTCTACTGGGACGTTCGCACATCCAACCCCGCCGAAGCGGAGCTGGAGGTGCGCGTCGTTCTCGCTCAGAAGCCCAGCAGAAAATTGCAGGGCCGATGGATCGAGGACGAAACCGGTCGCGTCCTTCTGTGGTTCAATCCCAAGAGCCACAGATGGGAGCGCTGGTAGCGTCTCCGTAGAGGCGAAAAGAGACCCTGACTGGAAGGGGTTTCTTTTTGCTTACTCTTGAATTAGTTTTGAACAGTAATCTGTATTGATGGCAAATACTCATTACTCCATTCATCAGTAATCAAAACATTTCCACCATTATTTAGTTTTGCATACATATTCAATATAAATACAGACTTATCTTGGATAAATGTACAAGGTAAATTATCCCGATTATTCAATTGAGCTTTAATAAGATTTGCAATTTGACTTTTAATATCTTCATAAACATTGATGTGGCTTTCTTCAGAATAAACGTTTAAATGAGTATCGTCCAGCACATTTATCATAAGTCTGCAATACATAGTATTTAAATCGATACTAAACTCAGTACAGATTTTTTCTGCAATCCACGGAACCACATCATATAAATTATTTGATTCAACAACATATTCATCACTTTTCCAGCGGCTAATTTCAATACTTTTATACCCACAATACCTAGTAACTGTTGCAGTAATTTTCATAATCTACTCCTCCTATTGTTTAAATATCAGTATCTTCAAGTCTTTCTTCAAACTTACTAACATTTTCATACTTATCCACAGAGATATCTACATTATTAATAACTTTAGGGTTAACTACTTCGTTAGGATAGTTCAGCATTCTGTAAGTAGGATAGTCAATATATACTGGGAATTTAACATTATCCTGGCCCATTCTGTTTTTATCAATAATACAATAGACAGGTTCAATAGTATCTAAAGTGTTCTTAAACTGATCATGTTCATCATAGAAGTCTTTATCAATTTTTTCTTCAGAGAATTCTTCTTGAACACTCAGATCAGTTTCTTCTTTAGACTTAAAGTTAAAGATAGCGAAAAAGTCAACATTTTCTCTTTTTCTAATTGACCCAGCAATATTTCCACCATTCATATTAAATTCAGAACTATTACCTTTACCCTTATTCTTATAAGTATCTCTGTTAAGCTGAGTAACCGTTACAATAGGAATATTAAGGCTAATAGATAGGGATTTAAGTTCATCTACAATATAGCCTAAATCCCTCCATTCTTGATCTGATTTAGAAGCATTTACAGCAGACATTTTATCTGCATAATCTACAAACAGAATATCTACTTTAGTACCAGTACTTCTTTCAATATCGGTAATAATGGTTTGGATATCATAGATATCAATACTTTTAGCAGGTCTATAAGTAATATTAATTCTAGTATTATCTGGATTAAAGACTTCTTTAATCTGATAATCATACTCTTCTTTAGTAAGAACTTTATTATTAAAGTTGTTCTCAATTTCAACAATAGATTGACCTAAAGCACAACATACAAATCTATCACCAGTCTCTTTAGTACTATTTTCAAGAGATACATAAAGTACTGTATGCTTATTAGAATCCTCTTTATATTTTTCATCAAGAAACAACTTAGCTCTATAAGCAAAATTAACTAGTACTAGAGATTTTCCTCCACCTGAAATTCCACCAAACATATAAATTCTTTGATTCTGGAATCCACCCTGAAGGATCTTATCAAACATCTTATAACCAGTACTAATCTTAGTTACTTCATTGTTATTAGTAATAAGGTCTGTAATAGTTACTGTAGACAAATCTAATGAATTAGCGGCATCATAAGTGTAAGACTGAACATCAAGTAAAGCATTTCCTAAAATAGTATGGAGTTTAGTAACAAGTTCATTCCAAGAATTACATTCAAGATATCCATTATTAATAAATTTCTTCAATAGCTCAATTTGCCCCAAAGCATTGAACATACATTTCTTATTAGAAAAACTTGTTTGAATTTCATTAACTACATCAAGAATAAGTTCTTCTTGTTTAGCAATAGATAACGCTTTATTTTTATCTTCAATAGATAGTTCAACATCATTATCAATAAAAGCCTTATACTTCTCTAAAGCAATATCTCCATCAATTACTTTATTATTTAGTGTAAATGATTTAGAGATGTAGGTAAGCATCTTCTGTTGAAGTTTATCCAAAGAAATAAATTCAACATATTGCTGAGATTGCTTATTTTTTACCTTATCAATAAAGGTCTTAAATTCTTTACACAGATATGATGCAGATTTAATTACTAGAGGATCATTCTTTTTACCAAAAACTAATCTGGAATATACCGAAAGAAACTCTTCACCCATAAATTCCTTATCTTTATCCAAAATCTCCCTAAGTTGTACTAACATACTATCCATTTAAACTAACCCTCCTTATATAAAAAAGAAGTGGTACACCTCTCTATATGAGAAGTATACCACTTCGAATGTTTTATGTCAAGCCTTAAAGGTCAACATCCTTAATCACATCACCAACAGGTGCTTCCAGCTTATCCTCAGAAGTATATGATGTGCTAGGATTATCACGCTTAGGGGAATCCAGGAATTTGAAATCATCTGCCATAACCACTGTAATAGTGTTCTTCTTTTCAGGGTTATTTTCATCTTCCCACATTCGAGTTTCAATATGGCCAATAATCATAACATTTCTACCCTTTTTAAGGTATTTAGCCATTCTTTCAGCATTCTTGCCCCAGCACTGAACAAGAGGTGCATCAGTAGCTTCCTTACGTTCAAGCTCTCCACTTTCACCCTTAGTGTAATAGCTTCTATTCACAAAGAGCCTAAAAGAGGTGAAATAACGACCTGATTCATAAACCTTATAAAAAGGATCTGCACCAAGATTTCCACAAAGAATAACCTGATTAAACTGAGCTGCCATTATACATCAATTCCTTTCAATTATTAATTATTGTCTTCAGAAGGAGCTTCTTCAGTTCCATTGTCTTCATCAATTTCAATATCAGCAGCTTCAAGATCATTCCAATCCTGAGCATCAAGATACTGAGAAATATCACTGTCGGGGTCAGTTGGATCATAACCCATATTCACCGCATAAACAATTTCATTATTGATAGTCATCTTCTCTGTAGCTACTGAGAAACCTTCATTAAGTCTGCTAAGAATTCCAGTTCTAAAATCATTCATCATCATACTAATGTCTGAGAAGATTTCTCCAATAAATCTAGCCCTAACTCTATAATACTTAGCAAGAAGTTTTGCTTTAGCTACTTCTTTACCAAACTCTTCATTCCAAGTATCATTAGTTTCTGGATTACACTTTGCTACTGCAAAAAACTTATCTGGAAACTCTTCAAGGAGTTTCTTATCGATAAGGTCAGCAACAAAATTACAATCACCATTCCTATGAACTGCTGTGCAATTATAAACAAAATTAACAAAATCACGATTGCAATTTGTCATAAATGCACACACTACACCTTTGTCCTTATTAATACGATACTCAATCATAGTTTCTGCTCCTTCTTTGTCTGTTATTTTTGCCCTTATTAGGGTCTGCTCGTTTTGACGTATTCTTGTGATAACCCTTATCCTTTTTCTTTTTGGTGTAATCCCAAGAATCCTCATCCAGCTTAAACTTCTTAAGTTCTTTTCCCATACCTAATTGAATCTACTTCGCTCCTTTTTATAAGATTATTTACTACCAACCTATATCATTAGGATCATCAACTTTAATCCCAAAGATATCACAAAAATTAGAAATACGATCATCAACTGCAAATTCTTGCATTTTATTATAATTAATTCTAAACTTAGTTAAATCTAATGTACCATTAGTAGGAATAGTAATACAATCTAACTTACCTTCTTTACCCATTGTACCAGATCGAACTAAATCTGTCAAGCGTCTTTGTGTATCTGAATCAAATTGACCTATATCAATTTCTTCCAAGTCAAATCTATAGCCTCTATCCATTACTCTAAAGGTACTTCCATAAATTGCATTATATACCAACATAGATTTAACTGATCTTGGCAGTCTATCTTGGGCATAGTTTTCTTTATTCCAAGAACTTGGAATAGCACAATAAACTGTACCTGTTTTTAACTGCTCAACATATCTACCTCTATAATCATCAATCTTAGTGGTAAGCTCTTCTTTACTGATTCCTTTCTTAAGGATATGCTCAATAAAATCATTTAACATATCTCTGCTAAATTGAGGATAATCAGATCTTACAACTTCTATACCACTAATACTGATTTTATCCAAAGGCTTTCCTTCTTTGGAAACTAACCAAATAGCATACTTCTTTTTGATTTCCAGAAACAAAGCTCTTCTAATAACAAGTTCCTGTTTAAAATTAAAGTTAAACTTTTTAGCCGAAGATTCTGTAGGAGATGTATTATGCATATTAAGAAGTTCATGAATCATTACATTATTAATATACTGTGCTACAGATTCATTCAATTCAATAACTTTATCTATCTTTTCCTTGTCAGAAATTTCATCATAATCTTTTCCATAAATTGCTTTCAATGCATCGCCATATTTAGTAAAAATTGAATCTGTATTATGAACTAATATGTCATTTGCAAAAAAACAATGATCATCATCTGGCATTTCAATATCATATACATCAATAGGTTCTTCTGGAGTAATCACTTCTATTGATTTAACACTCTCTATCTTCATTTTCCTTCACCACCCATATAATGATTCTATCAGACTCGGCATACTTTGTCAATAATTACACAATATTCTTATTTGTAGGTCCTGTATAGTATGGGCAATACAATACTAATCAGGTATCAATTATACGATATTCTTATTTGTAAGTCCACATGGTAAAACAATTCCACTACTCCAAAAGCTCATAGTTATACGATACCCTTATTTATAAGTAACGTATAGTGAGTATACCAGAACTGAAAGAGCACGTCAAGTTATACGATACTCTTTATTTGTAAGTGTCGTATAGTGCTAAAATACTCATGTTTAAAATGTCTGTTATACGATACCCTTATTTGTAAGTACCGTATAGTAACATCATTAAATTTCATTTTTACATCACTGTTATACGATACCCTTATTTGTAAGTACCGTATAGTATGTGATGGACCATGCAGGAAGAAGATAGCGTTATACGATACCCTTATTTGTAAGTACCGTATAGTGATGATGAGGTAATAGCAGTAATAGTTAGAGTTATACGATACCCTTATTTGTAAGTACCGTATAGTCACCCAAATCAGCATACTCTTTAATATCATGTTATACGATACCCTTATTTGTAAGTACCGTATAGTTCTTTTTTATCGTCTGTTGTATCTTCTTTTGTTATACGATACCCTTATTTGTAAGTACCGTATAGTATCCTATACGCAAACTCTTACAAATACTGAGTTTATTCAATATTCAGTTGTAAAAAACAGCATTTTCCATACGTAAAAACAAATAAAAAGTATCGTATCCGAATAAATCCGGAGGCAGTTAATTTTCATTAACTTTATTTAAATTCACATCGCTGATTCTGATGATCTTATTTAAATGGGTTTGCCAAACTTACCCAAATACATCCCCTGTTTATTTAGGGAATTTAGAATACTTTAGACCTTCAATTACGTCTTTAACTCTCATCCTAACTGGATGAAATGGATGGTATCCAACCCAACTAAAATCTGGAATTGCTTTTCTCATAATACCCATAGCGCCATTTACATCAGCATTCACCAACTTTCCAACCCCAGAAGAAAACAATCCTCTGTGAATTCTTTTACCAAAGTTAGCCTCATCTCTAGTTTCAGGGTCTTCTTTAGTAGCCAAGGGAGCATTTCTAAGATGATCTGTTTTACTAGTATAAGACTCTTCAACAATCTCGAAGCTTATGCCCCTCATTTTACACTTATATTCGAGTTTGTCAAGTAGTTTTTTAAAAGGAAAGTTAACAATAATTTGATTATTTTTATGCCCAGTATTGATCTTCTGCTTCATATCTTTATTCCAACCGCAAATAACTCTACAAATATTATAATGGAGGCAATATCTAACAATATACTTAGTATATGCATCAACGATATAATTTATACGATTAATATGATTCTTTGTCATTGCTTCAATTCTCTTAGTAGTATACTGCTTAGGTCTTTTCTTCCCATTTTCATCAGTAATAACTTCAATCTTATGTTTAAGTTTATCTACCATTAAATGATAAAATCTAATTTTAGATTTCAAAGCATTACCATCAAGGATAACTGGATTAAGTTTATCATCACTAGTAATTATAGTACAAAAATTTCTAATACCCAAATCAATACTAAGATATCGTTTATTATCAAGTTTAGGAACCGATTCATTATACGTATAAATTATTTCAATCTTAAAATATCCTTTTTTAGGAATTATCCTAACTTGGTCAATTCTTTTTCCTTTTACATACTCCGAATTATGTGGCAATTTTTGAAGTGGGATATAAATGCTTTTATTATATCCATCCGTTCCCCTCGGCTTAGGAAACACAAGACTTCTAGTTTTTGAGTTAATTTTAATAGAAGTACCAGAAAAGTATAATGGGCACAGATCTCCTTTTTTATAAAAACCGGGCTTTCTTGGCATTCCTTTATATTTTTCCGGGTGCCTACTCCAATCCCCAAGGGATCTTCCATATGATTTTAAATTTTTAGATAGTAATGTTCTAATTACCTCTGTAGTTGCATCTCTACCTACAAGATTTTTAAGTAGTTCCCAATTACTTTTACCCTCAAGATTTTTAGTATAATACTCACCGTTCTCATCTTGTTCACTGGCATATCTCCTCAAACTCATTACTTTAAAAAAATCATCGACAGGTTTTTCAAAACCAACGTATTCGTCTGGAAACCAAGGAAAAGACTTACCAGTTTCTTTTTTATATTGTTCTCTAACCGGGTCATAAGCTTCTTTAAACTCATAAGCATAGTACAGTGTCTGATTATACAAATTCTTAGCAACAGTACATGCTTCTACAAGCCAATCATATACTTCTTCATTTCCAGGTCTTCTATAAAAGTTAAAACTAGCAGTAAGTTGCATTGCCTTGGTTTCCCCCTCAATTGTCTTTTGTTATAACATAACTATACTATATAAAACATTTATCAAGAGGCTTTATTAAAAACCTTATATCCATTACGAGCTGTCTTATCTTCACATAAGATAATAAATTTAGGATAGCTATTACTATTAAAATAAGTTGCTCTCTTACAGTGCTTACACGATAAGCACTGAATCATCACTGGTGCCTTTTTCCTTATATGGTAGTCCTGAAATTGTGGGCAAAAATTAACGTTTGATGTAACAATCGACCTTGGAAATTCGTTTCTAAAAAATGTCCACTGTCTTGTTAGATCTAATCCATTAAAATTTTTATTTTCTAATATATTCTTAAACTTCTTTTGTTCCATATATTCTATAATGTCAGTCTCTTTTAAAGCATCTAATCCCTCATCAGTTAGATTGTCATAAAACCTATCTACATACCATTTAACTCCGTTTGTAACTCGAAAAGCGTATTCATAAGATCTATCACAAACTAGGTCGCTCTCACCACTTCTATGAATCCAATTGCATGGAATACTGCCGCTTAAGTATGCCTGTTTTAATTCGTCATATGTAGATTCTCTATTTACTTTAGATAAGTCATACTCTACAACATAAAAATTATTAGTATCTATAGATTTAATTAAATCTAGTTTTACATCATCTACTCCATGGGTTACTGTTACTTCAAGATACACGCTACATGGAGAGCTATTAAATCCAAACATTTCCTCATAACTAACATCATAGCATGTCAAATCGGGTCTAATATATTTCCCATTAGCACAATTTAAATTTTTTTCAAGATAACCCTTATTAAATTTATAAAAATTTGATTCTTTAATCCTAATATATGATGTGCCCATACTAAGCGTATTAGGATTTATAATATTACCATTCCAATCAATATCTAATTCAGGCATCCTACATAGGCCTGTTTCCATAATAATCTTTTTCATGCCTAAATGTAAATTAGTCTCTCCATGAACATAAACTGAAGCTGGACATTTACTATTCGGTAAATGTGAAAAATGATGACCAACAATATTACCTTTTTTAGCTACTAAAGGCTCCCCGCATATAGGGCAGATATAATTATGCAACCCAGACACTACTTCAGAAATATTCTTAATGCTACCGTCTATCAAACAATATTCTAACTGAGCCACAGCATATACCCTCTTTTCATTTATAAACTCTAGTTTATAATATATCTAATTATTAAATTTTCTCCTTAGGGCAATCCTTAGTCCTATGCTTTTCAGTGCATTTTCCAAACCAGCACTTAGGACCACAACCAATAATCAACAAAGGAAACTGATTCTGGAAGATAATATAGATCCTATCAGCCAATTCTCTAATACCACTTTGAGCTCTCATACACATTCGCAATTCCATAAAGTGCCTAAGCTCTCTTAGATTCATAGTCATAACCAAAGAAGTCTGAGTAGCATTAGGAAGAATCTCTCTAGCATCTTCTTTAGGAATTCCATCTTCAATATATGCATTATACAAATCAAATGTATCCTTAAGATGCTGTTCAAACAAAGCCTGTGCATGAGGATTATTTTTAATTGATTCTGGGATAGTAAACTCTTCAGGTCGCATCGTAGTATATCTTTGACTTCTCTGAGAATAAGAAGCAATCCTATGACGAACAAGCTGATGGCTAACACTTCTACTAATACCTTCAATAAAAAAGGTAAAATTAGCATGTTCAAGTGGAGATTCATGACCATTTTCCAGAAGCATTTTTACCATCTTGTCTTGATACTCTTTATTTAAACACTTCTCTTTCAATTTGTCAAGAGTCAAATCTGAATAACATGTGGCAGCAGCTAAAGTAATTACAAATTCAGGATCCTCAGTATTACTAATCAAAGTTACATTCATAATCGTCATCATCCCTTCTGATATCATATTTAAAGTCATTACCTAGGTAATCACCATAACTATCATCAAATTCATCAGTTTCTAGCAAAAACTTATCTGATCTAAAATAAACTTCATCTTTAATGCGTTCTTGTTTATCTTCAATAAAAGAGCACAAATATGGGTCATCATCATTAAAATGTCTTACAATTGATTCTAGGATATAATATTGTTTTCTTTGTGAATCATTCATACAATCAATACAAACATCTTCTTCAAAATCTTTTCCAATATCAGATTCATATAATTTAGTAGCCAGTTCAGCAATACTTTCTACAGTTTTCTTATTAAGATCTGTATGTTTTTGAAGTGCATTATCATCAAACTTAGCATATTCATTAAGAACATCTTTTTTAGAAATCATCATTATCACCTCTGCTCATTTGTGAAAAAACATCAGCCATCCCATCATCATAATGACCTTCCAAAAGGTCAATAGCTCTATCAACAGCTTTTTGATCTTTAATATCTCTACTAACTTCAGTTAATACTGCACAAGCTTTTTGAATTATTTCATCATCATATTGATGAGAAGTTATTTCGTGGAAATATTTATTTGATCTACTAACAAATTTAATCAGTGTATTCTCATTAAACTTTTTAGATTTAATTTTAGTAACTGGATCAATAAGGCTTTTATAAACTTTAATAAAAAATTCTTTATCAATAGGGCCTTCTACAATAGGTTCTATAGGTTTATTAAAAGTACCATCTTTCTTTTTCTGCTCAATAATCTGCTCTTCAGTATGATTCTCTAGAATATACTGAATTCTAGCTTCAAGTCTTTTTCTAAGAGTAGGATCTTTAGGAACATTTTCCTGAATAGCTCTAAGAATACAAATCTCTTTAATTTGCTTAGGTAAGTACTTTTTATCTTCAGGCATATTTGGAAGTGTTTCTGGATTCTGAAGATATTCATTTCCTTTAGCAGTCATAGCTCTAATAACTGGTCCTTGGAGTTTAGTAGAGGTTACCTGGGCAATCTGATTAAATTTTCTATAGTGTGACAATACATTACCTTGTGTTACTTGCATTCACATTCCCTGCCTTTTAAAATGATAGACATATTGTCATAAGCAGAATCCAGAATTAATCCCAAATCATGTATATATGCAGCTATACATTCTTCAAAAGCTTTATAGATACTAACTTCTTTTTTACGTTGATCAGATAATTTAAAAAAATTATCCAGTTCAGTTTGATCAAGATTTTTAGGATTCTCAAGAAATCTATTAGCATAATCCACAATATCTTGTATCAATTCTTTTGGGAGATGATCTCTAGTAGTTATAGAAGATTCATTATCTGAATCATAATTACAATATACCCATTCATCAATAACGTCATCTCTGGTTATCAATATAAGTATCTCCTTCTAATATCCTCATTTACCCAATTCTTTCTAAACCAAGTATCATCATCTAAATGAACCTTATCATATTCACACAGCTTATTCCAAATAGATTGGATAATCAACAGCTCTTTCTCAGTCTTACATGGCATAAAATCAAATAGTAATTGTGTCATCGTTCTGTAAGGGGTCGTTCTGTATAAAAGTTAGAAGTATTTTCTGATTTAATAACTCTAACTGCATCATCATAAGTTTTATCTTTAAAGTATTTCTTATATTTTTCCATTTTCTGTTCAAGTTCACCAGGTCTAAGTCTAACTTCTTTTTGATTAACAAATACCTTAGGCTTAAGAGTAGCTCTATCAACTACAATAATATATGATGGAATTTTATCGCTAGGAAGTTTCTGAATAGCTTCTTTCAAAGCTTCATAATGTGCTTTTACTCCAAATTCAGAATATGGTTTATAGATATCCTCAGCAATTCTGCTGTCCATTCCAAAATACATAACATCAAAATGACCTGCACCAGTAACTACTTTTGTTTCAGACATTTAATCATTGCTCCTTTCAATTTTATATAAGGAGTATATCAGAAAATCAAAGCCATGTCAATATAAAAAATCTCTGAGATCAAGAGACCTCAGAGATTTGTTTATTTTCATTAGCATCTTCTTTTTTAGTGGTTGCTTTTTTTCTTTTAGCCTTTGTTACAGGAGCTGCTAATGGTTCTGGTGCTGATTTCATTTTCATTGCTAATTCTTCCATAGTAGGTAATGGCTTTTTAGGCATCTTAGGCTTCTTAGGAGCTTGTCTATCTAAGGCAGCCATTTCAGCTTCCAATTGTTTAACTTGTTCGTCAATACCTACTACCTCAGGAAACATTTCTTCACTAGATTTAGTTCTAGAGATTCCCTTTGGAAGTTTTTCTTCTTCTTTTTTAATAGCATCTTTTTGAGATGTCCAGGTAGGATCGAAAGGATTACTATTCTTAGAAGTAATAGCTCTGACACCAGAAGTAAGTTTTTCTACTGGCTTAGGTGACTCCTCCTCAATACTAAATGATGAGAAATCTTCTACTGGTTCATCCTTAACACTAAGTGTATTAAAATCTAATGGAGATGTAGTAGTAGCTTCAGCTAAAAACTGTTTAAACCTTTTATTCATCAGATCAACTTTTTTAGCCAATTTCATCTGATTAGTAGCTATTACTTTCATAAGCTCCATTATATTTTTTGACACTGAGTTCATCAAAATCACTCAGCTTTCTTTTTCTTAGGAGGTCTACCTCTTTTTCTCTTAACTGGAGCAGGAGGAGTAACCTCTTCCTTAACTTCTTCAACAACAGGTTTTTCAACAGGTTTTTCAACAGGCTTTTCAGCAGGTTGTTCTTTGACCTCTTCAGTCTTAGTCTGCTTACTAGCAGCCTCTGCTTCAAAATCCTCTTTTGTTTTAATTGGAAACTTGTAAATATGTCCTTTATCATTAGTTCCAATCAAAACACTATCATTACTAAGCGGAGCTTCAGCCAAACCCATTCTTCTGCAAATTTCCAAAGCTTCAGCTCTGGTATATTTTTTCAAATTAGCCAATTAGATCTTCCTTTCTATTATAGTTTATTTTTATAAAGTCCAACTCTTTAAAGTATTGGCAAACCAAACTTCACCATTTGGAGTAAACATGTCCACGATATCAACACTATTATTACCAGAAGTACCTGGCTCAATACCATTCATCCAAACAACTGAATCAGGCCAAGTAATCCCTTTAGAAGGATTCTTAATAATCACTTTGATATGCCTTGCTAAAGTACTTCTGTTATTAGTAATTGATGCATCTGTAGGCACATCCAAAATAGATATTGTAACCGAACCAGCTAATACTAAATAAAACATATCATAATTGTTAGTATTCAACTGGATAGAACCCATAGCGTTCTCATCTATAGAACACATTCTAAAGCCAGCAAGTCTATTAATATCTGCTAAGGTAGTAGGTCTGGCATCATTACTAACAGTTAAATTAGCCAATTCATGTGTATGATTTCTAAACTGACTAGCAGACACTTTCTCATTAAGTTCCTGAGTAATCTTTGTCTCCAATTGATTATGGTATCTCTGTAGGTTTTCAAAAGTTACTAAATTATCACTCATAATAATCATTCTCCTTTCCTTATAAGGTGATTAGTTGGTCTGTTACAACTAATTCTGTTGGTTTAATTATAGTTTTAACATTATTTCTCATTACTACCAAACTATGATCTTCAGTTACAGTGACTGTTTTTCCAGATTCAGTAGTAATCTTATACAGTTTCTTATTAGTTTTATGCTTCATCAGATACCTTGGGAAATAAAGTCTGTCATCATATCCAAGTACGCATTTATTAGGATTCTGAATATAATTTTTTCCGAGATAATGCCACACTTTATTATCCGAAGCACACATATCCCAAAGTTCTTTAATAGTTATATTACCTTTACCAGTTCTGATTAAAGAATCTCCAGTAACTGAATCTCCATAAATTACATTTGGTAGAGCTTGTTCTGATTGGTAATCCCAATCAAAAGGAATATCTACATGGTCAAATTTATTAGATTTATTTTGAATCATTTGATTAATGCAATTATTAGCAACTACTGCGGCGATTTTAGCAATTTCTCTACCAGTAGAAGTAATACTTCTGGCAACCTCATAATCATACAATCTGAATCTAATATTGGACTGACCACCATAAAGAGAATTAGTAATGATCTTAACTGTTTTCTGCATAGTATCATATCTGTCAACTAGCATTTGGTCTTTACCAATATTATCCTTCATAAGATCTTTATACTCTTTTCTCTTTTTAATGAGCATATCTACAATATCATAAAGAACTGACTGCTTATCTTCATGCTTCTTAAAGATAGTGCCAATCTGGGTAATAATATACCCATTCTTAAGCATTCTTTCATGAAAACTTTTAGCAGACAATTTATACAATCTCTCAATACCTTGAACTTTCAAATACAAACTTACATCTGTATTGGAATTAACAAATTCTTCTTTATTAAAGATATATTGTCTAGCAGTATCTGTATCAACTTTTCCTACATAGGTATCTGCACTAATGTTATATCTTGCCATAATGTATGGATAAAGAGAAGTAAGATCCAAATCACCCAACCAATCATGTACACCGCTAATTGGTTCTCTAACATAAGCACCCGCAAACTTTTTCTTCTCAATTCCAGCTTTAACAATTTTGGCTACTTTATCTCTATCCATAAGATACTCATAAAGAATCCCATCACAAATATGTAGAGTAGTATAAATACTATCCCATGAGATATTAGCCAACTGGACTATACTAAAATTAAGGTCAATATACTTCAACTTTTCATCCAATTTTCTTACAAGATGAACGTCGTTAATATTGTATGCAATAAACCTTTCAGGTTCTTCCCTAAAGATTTTATCCATGCCATCTTCAGTATCAAGTTTAGTAATACCCAACTCAATTTTAGAAATAGTTCCAAGCTTATAATTCTCTTTTTTACCAAGAGTTCTTTCCTTATAGCATCTTTGATAATCAAGTGCTACAGAATAACCAATATGAGGAATACAATAAGTAACTTCCTCTTCATGTTTATTCATAACTGTTTTATATTCAATTTCAAAAGTTTTATTATGAGCCAGTTTAGGATGTTCAATTCCTAAAAATTCTGCTCTATACTTAATATAAGGTAAATCAAATTCATCACTATTCCACCCAGATACTAGATCTGGATCAAATTCTTTCAATAAACTGAAGAACTTAAGGAACATATCACTTTCTTTATCAAAGATTTCTACATTGAAAATACACTCATCTTTGTAATCAAGATATTCCTTAATTTGTTCAGTATTAATTTTAGCTTTGTTTAAATTATAGACCAAAGTATAATATTTGTCAGTATAATTATCATACAAAGTAATCAAGTTAACGGGAATAACTCTAGCTGACTTCTTAATATCAGCAAAGTCAATAATACCATATCCTTCTTGATACAACTCAATATCAACATAATTTACTCTAAGTTTATAATGACCAAGATTATCTTTGTTTTCTTTTTTCCAAAGATAATTCTTATGAATAGCCAAATTAAAATCTACATTATAAATAGCTTTATAAGAAGATTCTGACTGAATTTGTTCAATAATGTATTTTCTTTTACCATAATGTACCAGTTCACCTTTTAATCCTGCAATATCATGAACATCTAAATAATCATCTTTACCGGTATACATCATAACCATATCATCAGTCTGAGTAATATATCTTTTATCACCAACTCTAATAACATATGCAAATTCCTTATTCACATAGTCTGAATAGAAGTTAAACAGCATAGGCTTAGAATACCCATCAGTTGGCTTAGAATCTTCTTTCTCTTTAGAGCTATACAATTTATATTTACTCTTTTTATTAATAACTACATCAGTTTCTTTCTTTTTAGGTTTTTCTTCAATTTTGGGAAACACGGGTTTAACAGGAATATAATTAAACTTATAAATAGTGTTATACTTCTTATGTACTTTAGCAATATCTTCAATAGAATACTTATACGCATAAGGATTATTGAAAAGCTGATTCAATACAATAGATGTTTCAAAATCTTCTTCAGCTAAACTTAAAATAGAGGAAATCTTAAGAGACTTACATTCCTCTGGAAATGGCACATTTCCTTCAGTAGCTAACCATCTTATATATGTAGTTAGTGGTGAAGCCATCTTAGATTTCCTCCCTTGGATTATTTATTACAAAACTTAATCAATTTATCTACATCATCAATACAGTTCAATTGAACTTGCATACACCCATCAATACTATGGTCATTAATTTCACCATAATACTTTTGTCGTATCTTTCTCATATCAACTGTTTTTTGATAAGAAGAATTCACAATATCGATAAGCATAACTTTCTTATTAGGTTCTTTATTGTAAACTCTTGCAACTCTGCCAATAGCCTGAATAAGACCATTCTTAGCAGTCAATGGAGTAGCAAAAATTAAAGTATTAAGTCTTGGAACATCCATACCTACTTTGAACATTCCTAAAGTAGCTAGGATACATCTTTTATCATAATCTTTATTTTTAACTGTACCATGGACTATGCTAATCTCTTCAGGATATTTGGAGAATTGTGCAATGCTATACAATATATTGATTTGGCTTGAAAGAACTAATGGTTCTCTTCCCTGCTCTAAGCATTTATCTACTATAACCGCAATAGACCGCAAGTACTCTTCTTTTTTAGATAGAAACTTAGCATATTTAGCACTCCAAGCGGAAGCACTACCATACTCTAAATATCTACCATATCCACCCATCTTAATTGGGATATCTAAAAGACCTGCATAAATTGGAAGTACAAACCATTGCCCATCATCATAAATAGTTTTGCCCATATTCCAAATAAGGATTGGCGCTAAGCTATCCCTTCTAATTAGTGTTGCACTCAGACCATACATTCTTTTACTGAATACTGTTTTAGTAGATTCACTAAATTCAGCAGAGGATGCAGTGATATGACATTCATCATAAAAGGTGACTCCAAAGTTTCCGTCATACATCATGTTGAAGAAGTCTTGGTCATCTCTTTTAACTCTAGACAATAATGTTTGAACTGTAGTAAGATAAATAGGTTTATCAATTACTTTTGTCTTAGAATTGAGATACCCGATATCTTCTTCTTTAAGATCAGTGTATCTCAATATGGAGTTTTTCCACTGATCCATGAGGCCGTCTTCTGTAGATACATGAACTACAATAAGAGTACGCTTCTTAATCTTAGTAATACTATTCACAGCCACATAAGTTTTTCCAAATCCGACTCTGGCAGAAACTAATCCATGAACATTTTCTACTATAGCATTAATCGCATTCTCTTGTTGCTCATTCAAAGGTTTAAACTCAGGCTTAAGATTAATTTCAATATCCTCACCATCAGTACTGAGGTCTTCAACATCTTTGACTTGCTTGAAGTAACGTGGAATCCGATAATATTTTTTACCGGATACTTCAATCTCATCAAAACACTTGATGTCTCCTTCATCAGTAGCTATAGTGAGTGTATTTTTATCAAACTCAGTCAAGTCTTCTACATACATACGACCTTTAATAAATGCCATACCACTGCCCCTCCTATCAGATCTGATATAAAGAGTATAGCAGACTAAAAAGAATTTGTCAATATATTCTCATAGAATATAATAATCGTCTTTTTGAATCTCTGGGACTGTTCCATACTTCTTTAAATAGAACTCATAGGTATCCTTAGACAACCTAGTCTCAAACCCATAGAATGTTGGGGTTCTAAAAAACTTTATTCCCTTTAAAGCAGTTGCACTATCTTCCAAATATTCAGTACCAAAGGCATCATATACTTTATTTTTACTTAAAGATAACTCTTCTACTCTTTGACCTAATTCATTTACATAATTTACTAATTCAGTTAAGTCTAATTCTTGTACTTCTTGAGTAGTATCATCCATAATAGCTAAAACCAAGATAAATCAGGATACATACAAGAATAATCCCAATAGTCCACATAGTAATACTATAGATATAATCACTCAGTTTAAAATCACCGTATTCATCTTCTGAGCTACTATCAAAGGCTTCAGCATTATCCAAAATAACAGTCTTAACATAATCATATCTTTGATCTCTTAATCTGGATTCTGCATAATCCTCCTGAATATCATTAGGATCACCATAATACTTAGACAATTTCTTCATAATAAACTGCCTAAACTTTTTACTATAGATAGTGTTCTTTACACCAATTACAAGATCTTTATAAAGATGCTCCATATCTTCTTTAGTAAAAGTATCTTTAATCTTAGCAATTTTACTCATAAGTGCTGTAGTAGATCTTTCTACACCAGTATAATCTTTCATTTCATTAGAAATCTCTTTCCAAGATTTCTCATCTTTAATAATATAATAGAACTTAAGTAGAGTTACTTCTTCTTCAGTCCACAGCTGGTTCTGATTCTTTTCCATACGCATTCAACTCCTCCAAAAGATTTTGGTAAATCAATAATGCCGAAAAAGTAGATAATTTATCTTCTTCGCTTTCATAATCATAACTACTATCAAAGTTATTAATAGTGTTATTCCATCTAATTTTTAAATCATTATCCCAAAATCTTTCATAAAGTTCTTTCCCAAGTTCTTTAGCAATTAATAATACAAAGAACTTTTTCAGATTATTAAACTCAAGATTGTTTTCTTTAAGATATCTAGTAAAGTACGGATTGACATTTAAAGTATTTCCAACAAGTTTAATTTGGGTATTCTTCATTGGCTTAATAAATACTTTGATATAACTTAAATCCCAACCATACTCTTTTTTAGCGACTTTAACTACACTATTAAAAGAGCTATAGATTAATCCAGAAGACTTATAATTGATCATTAGATAACCATCTCGAATCTACTTTAACTTTATCAGTAGAAGGATCATAAGTTACATCTAAGATAAATCCACCTACTGCAGGTACATACGCTCTTCTAATAGTGTATTCATTTGGTTTAACAAAACAACCTGGAGCTACAGCATATTGAACATCACCATAATCATGAAGTTCCATTGCCTGATGAAGATGACCCATAATAAAGATATGACACTTATTATAAGTAGTATCAATTAAACCTTTAAGTTTAGTCATAGGTTCTCCAGAATAATTAGAACCATCACAGTGAACTACTCTAATAATAACACCGTGCTTATTAAAATCTGTATAGTAATCTCCACTATACTTAATATCAAACCTAACTTTAGCCAATTCAATGATAGGATGAATATTATGTTTTTTCATAATATTAACATCATGATTACCAGCTACTATATAAGTAGAGATACCTTCATATTTAGGGTAATTCTTTACAATCCAATTGAACTGCTCCCTATATCCAACTAGATTCTGATCTTTTTCTTGATATGAATATGTAGTACTTCCATCAAAAAGATCTCCAGCATGAATTATTCTGGTAACACCTTCATCCCTACACTTCTTATAAAATCCTTTTAAAGCATCAGCATCAAACCATTTACTACCAATATGTGTATCCGAAATAATACCTAACTTAAAATGAACAATTTCTGTAGTAGAATTACTTACAGGTTCTTTATCAAGAGTAGTTTCGGGGACTGCCTCTTCAATCCAATCTTTAAGCTTAGATTGATCAGGTATATTTTCTGTAGTAGGAGTATTATCTTGTTCATTCTCGTCATGCTCCTTATCATATAAAGAGATGTACTCATCAGATACTCCTAATTTTTTCTTAATCCTTTTAATAGACTTCTTAATAGATTTCTTTCTATTTTTACTGGTCTCCGGATTATTCAATTCATATCTAAGTTCATTCAACCTATTAAATAGAATATCCTCAGATTCAGCTTTTTCTTTCTTCTCTTTTTTAGTCTTAGGAACAGGGTCAATAACTTCAATAATCTTAGGCTCAGTTGTAGTCTTATCAAGGATATTCATTTGCTCTTCAAAAAATTCTTTAGCATGAATAACCTTTACTGGTGTAGATTCAGTATTACCTTCAACCAAATCTAAAACAGCTCTTACTGAAAAACAAGAAGTCTTTTGATCATAGAAAGAGATATGATGTTTAAATTCAATGGCTTTAACAATTTTTTCAGCAATATCTACTGGAACATTAAATAAAATAGCTATATCATTGATACTAACAACAGACCTTGGAGTACTCTTAAGATATTCCATAAATCTACTGTCAATATCTGTATGTGTTACTGAATTCATTTTATGCCTGATAGAATCAGGGCTTCTACTTGGAAAATTTGGATAACTAATTGACCAAATAGAACTAATATACTTAGGGGTTAGTGCATCCTCTTTTGATACCAGATCATTAAAAGATGCTAATACAGAAATTACTTCTACTTCCCATTCAGACCATTTTGTCATTAATTATCAAACCCTTCCAAATTATTTCATAAAGTAATTAATATAAATACCAATAGATATATAGCCAAGAATTACACAACTCATTACTAATGTACCAATTTTCCACAAAGTAAGACTATCTTCCAAATGTCTAATCTGATGATGAAGCTTTGCAATGGTATCTTCCAGATGATCAGTTTTTCTCTTAATCTCAACTGGTGGCTCGATATCTTTATCCTTACCATCATTCATAACCTTTCTAATAGTTTCTGCCATCCAACGAAGTTCTTTTTCTTCTTCAGGAGTAGTAACTGTAATAGGAATTTTTTCACCCAAATGATTCATAGCAGTATCTTCAGCATCATCATTCTTTTTCCTAAAATTCTTACCCTCCACTTCATCCCAAATCCATGATTTCTTATCCTTAATTTTATCATCAAGTCTTTTAAGCTCAATAGGGCCAGTCGAAGTCGAATCTGGGTTTGCTTTAATATCCAAATGAACCTTTGTAACTGGGGGATGATTATTATCAACAATAAACCCATTAGTTACAGTAGCTGTAACTAAGCTATCATCATAAACTTCTTTATAATTATATTGTTCAATACTAGACATAAAAATCCTCCTTAGATATTTAATCTATAGGAGGATTCTAGCACATCTGTAAGTTCTTGTCAATACTGTTTATGCAGATCTTTATATAATCTTTATAATATCTGTGGTTGTACCACTAAATATAAAATACATAATATCTGTTCCTTCAATGTATGTTACCCCATAGCCAATTTCAACATCTCTATACCCCAGGCTATTATGCATAGCTCTCAATCTTCTTAAATCTTTAATATATACATCATATGCTTCATGAAATGTTTGATAAAATACTGGACATACCGATTCAAAATACAATTTGTCTTTGCCTGATGCAGTAAACTTAATTATATTCATTTTATACTCCTTTTATTTAGAAAATGTATTACATCAACGCTCCAACTATATCCATCACGAGTCAACTCTAAAATACATCCTTTCATAGAATCATCCTCAATAGTTAAAACGCAACTAGGATATTCCTCAAAGGAGTTAACGTATTCAATAGCCTCATAAAGAACCTTCAGACTATCACCTTGCGCATAATACTTATCTGAATTTACTACACCTTTAATTGTAATCATTTCAATCCTAAGCTCCTACAAATCATATTAGCAAAATACTCACAACAAGTTTCCTCATTAATAACACTACCTGCACTTCCATTAAGACTATCTAAATAAAGACTATGAAAAGATTTATCATTATTAGCCTTATTATAGATATTTGCCTTGTCTTTCTCTTTCCAATGATTCTTATACAATTCTTTGGCTACCTGATATCCAATAATAAAGGTAAACCATTTCTCTGGAGGCATATCTAAACCAAAGTAATTAAGTACTTCAGTATAATTAGGATTAATATATATTATACCATTTTCCCCCCAAGAAGATGCCCATATCTGGTCCTTTTTCTGAACTGGTTTTCCATTAGTATAATGTGCATTAGAATCTACTACAGGTTTCATATAAGATACATTATACCCAAACTTATTAACTGCATTTATAACATTATTAAAACAATCATTAACTAAAGTATATACATCCTTCATAATATATCCCTCCAAATATTTAAATTATATCGATCTTTATAGATGTTAAAAAATTTAATGTCAATTGATAATTATCATACCTATAGACATAATCTGGCCACGGTGAAGGATAAATTTTAGATATCTTCCGTAATATAATTGATTCATAAAATTTATATTCAAAATTGTTTTGAGCTAAATGCATAGTTGCTAATTGATATGACTCGAATAAGCTGCATATAACCAAATTCACGAAAATTTGACTCCTTTTAAACAAAATTAATCTCTAATCTACTAACTAAATCAGTAGGCAATTCAAAAACATTAATCATACCGTTTTTTATATGCTGATTTAAAATCTCTTCGGTAGTATAGCCTTTACTAAAACCTATAGATTCATAACCAAACTCATTCGATACTTTTTTATACAGTTTTTTTAATTTTAAAGGATAGGTGCTTTTTCCGGAATCATATACTTCTAAACCCGAGTCATATCTTGTAAAGGTATCCCACATGTTTATACCACCTTTATAAAGTCTTTTCTTACATCTTTCTTAATGACATAATCTCTTTCAATAGTCCAGCATTTTCTTTTTTTAAAATACTTATAGCATTTAAATCCTCTAATCATAATACCTATGTCTTTAGTAATGAGACCTTCTCTATGATACAAGTTTCTCCAATCAGTTATCTTCAAATTATAATCGTTATATAATTCATAAACTGAATCAAAATTACTTATAAAGTTCTTAATGCCAAGAAATATAATACTTGTATCATACCTATTATGCCAATGAATACTACCAGGTTCTTCAGTAACATCATATAAACTAACTTTAATAACAGTGTAATTATCAATCATATTAATTCATCAACCCTTCTTATCATATAACAGCTATAATTTCATCATTAGTTTGTTTTACAGCTGTAATAAATAAAATCATAGATGTTGTTTTCATTGTGCTATACATCAATGTAATACTAAATGACTTATTAATAGAGTCCTCATATAGAAGCTGTTTAAATACATCTGAAATTACTGTATTATAAAACATATCATTCTTAAACATCCCATTATCTACTGCATTACAAATAGATTTTAGATTTTTCAATTTAGTCCTAATATATCTAGTCTTATAAATAGCATTTCTATTACTAAACTCAGATATTGTTATGTTAATAGAATACATTACTATATAACCTCTATCATTATATTTGGAACATCTCCTACAATCATATACTCCCACAGTCCTAGCATTATTTTATTATTAAGGCTAATCCAATAATGCTTACTCTCAACTCTATCATCTGGAATCCAGGTATATGACTTATATATCACAGTTTCATTGTATTTAACCTGCCATTCATTAATAAGCATATCAAATCACCTTGATATAATCCTTAGACTCTTTAAAATCAATTTTTTCAGCATATACTTTTAACTGCCATTTAGGACTTGTATTACTAACCACCTTGCTAAGTTCAATATAACTCTTTCCACGAGTCTGGTAAGCTAATGGAAAATTCTTATATATCATCATATATGGATATGTTATAGTTTCTACTGAAGAATTCTTAGTTCTTTTAAAAAATAAAGCATTATTATAATACGGACTAATTTTTTCATAATATAAACATGTAGAAATCAAATAATACCTTTTCATATCAAATCACCTTAATATAAAATTTAGACCCTGATAAATCTATTTTTGCAGAATATAAAATCAGCTCTAATTTTGGAATAGCATTATTAATAATCATACAATAACTATCATACATAGTACCATGATTTTGATAAGATGATGGATAACAGCTATAAATAGTCAAATATGGATGAGTTATATCGCCTAATGAAGAACCTCTAGTCCTTTTAAAAAAGAACTCACTGTTATAATAACTTATATTATTATCATCTTCATATACAGTTAATACCACATTATAATACCTTTTCATATACCAATCACCACCCATACAAATATTACCATAAAAAAATAAGAGAGTCAAGAGGGATTTTGCTCCACTCCTTAGACTCTCTGTTTATACTAAAATATTTACTTTAAATTCTAATGGTCGGGTATGGAGGATTTGAACCTCCGACCCTCTGCTCCCAAAGCAGATACGCTAACCAGACTGCGCTAATACCCGTTTAGTTACTCTTTAAAATACAAATCCCCAGTTTTATCTCCATCAATCTTATGCAGAAATACCCAATCTAAAAACTCACAAGCAGTAGATCTTTCTTCTTCAGAACAATCACTACCATTAATATACTCATCAAACCATTTATAAAACAGTTTCTTTCTATTGAAAGTTGCATTAATACAACTACTAAGCATATCCAAGTCAATATCTTTAAGATCTGTTTTACCGGCGTTTTTCATTACAGCTTCAATAGTTTCCCTGATAGCCTTAACATTTTCTGGCTGATAATAACGTTCGGCATTATTAGTCACATTTTCACATTTATTTATAGTCATATTCATATTTGTTATCCCACTTTCTTTATATTGGTAATAATGATTGGGATACTTAAAGACCAAAACTCTAGCTTTATAGGGAGAGGTTTGATCTCTATCCCAATAAACTAGTTCCATTTCTAAAAGCTTTCTAGCTTCAAATGGAGTAATCTTGACACTATCTTTTTTAAACTCTGAATCAAATAACTTAATTGTTTTCTCCATACTCATTATGGGTAGTCTCCTTTATATAAGGGTGATTGTCTCTGCTTTTTTAATCAAGAAAAAACAGGTCAAAAAGAAAAGGTTTGAGGGGAATTTCACCCCTCTGAGAGGTATTAAATTTTAAACTAAAAAGCCATAGGAATATACGCAGCTTTATAAGTCTGTTGCTTAGTTGATCAGTATCTAAGCTATCTGGAAGATGCGAAGACCTATGGTTAATTCTTTAAAAGGCTATAGGAATATCAGTACTCAAATGATCAGTTTAAGTAGTCTATCTGATAGACCTATAGTCAATGCTTATCTATTATTAGGGCCACTCACCAAGAGGCTGTCCAAGAAGACCCTGCTGAGGAACCCCTTCAAGAATCTCCTTGAATTCAATCTTATCGTAATTGGAATACACACTGATAAGAACAACCCTGTTAGGATTACCCTTAGTCATAGCCTCAGGAGAAAGCACCATCTCTGTTTCACCAGCAAAGACGTACTTCACACCATTGACAACCTGTGTACCAATAAGTGCAAAAACTGAAACATTACTACCAACAAATCCAGCAAGATTATCCTCAAGAACCTTCATGGCCTCTTCAGGAATATCAGTAGTAGGATTAATCTGAACCCCACCCATCTTACCAGAGTCAGACAGGACATTGGTAATCTCCACAATACTGAACTTATCATCCTTCTCATTAAGAACAATAAGAACCACATTATGAACATCATTTCCAGTAATCATGGTCTGTGTAGCAAGAATAGCATGATTAACTCCAGAAACAACCTTACTACCAAGGTATGCAATCACATTATACTCAGCACCAACCATATTACCAAAAATCTCTGTAAATGCGGAAGCAACCTTCTGAGGAAGCTTACCGGGAACAACATGAATCTCATAACTACCCAACATAAATATCATATCCTTTCTTATTTATTTTTATCAAAAATAAAAGCTTTTATCAACATTACAATTATAAAAATTATAACTACGTATTGTATATATGGCAATAACTTTATTGAACTATCAAATACTCCTGATAACCAGGAAAAGAATACATCAAACATACAATGTATGCACTACCAAGTTATGTTTAGTAGTATCTACTTTCTGTGGATAAGGATCTTCATTATTCTTAAATCTCTGATACTGAAGATCTTTATACTCCTTCTTCTTCACCATTGTTCTAGTACCTGTACTGTCTTCTGTAAAATACCATTCAGTCATGTTATACATCAATCCTTTCTTAAGGCATATCAACTTCGTCTACATAAAGAACAATTTCCTCATTACCATAGCTATCACCAGTTGCTGAAATACTTGATTCATCATAAAGTTGCTGAACTGAATCAAAATAGCTCTCAGAAACCTCAACTCTATGCCCTTCATCAGTTTTAAGATAGTATTTAGCAGACATATTAACTACACCCTTTCTTTTCTTTTATGTTACTGTAAATGTTTTTGAAATATCGTATTGTTCGTTCTGCCACCACGCATCCATTCCTACTCGAAAGTCTATACGGACTGTATGTTCACCAACATCACTTACAGAGGCAGGGTCTGGAGCTGTCCAACTTCCAGAAGCAGTTAAACTATTATAAGTCTGAGAATATACCCGATTTTCATCATAGTATAAAGTTATAGAATTAAGTTGATATCTAGTTTGTTGAACTGTATACGGAACAAAATCCCATTCAACATATGCACTTTCACCAACCGATATATTATTAACCCTTAACACCATACCCTTGTATCTGCCTTCACCTTCTCTATACGAAATATCAACGGTCCTTACGTTATCATTGTTGTCTTCTCTAACATAGGTGTTAAACAAATCTATTATACGATTATAACAGCTATCTGCCGGTCTACTTGATAAATAAATACTATAAAATGAATCTTCACCATAATCATAATAGGTTAAAGTTTCTCCGTCATAATTAAATGTTTGATCGATATATGGAAAATAAATAGAAAAAGAGCCTAAATGGGCTATGTCAGGATCAGAGCAATATGCTCTTAGTTCAAACCATCCCATATCGGGAGGAGTATTATAATAAGGATCGTCTCCATTGCCATATGTACCGTAAGCTGACGCAGCTGGTTTACCAATTAAACGATCATTTATAACTAAAACAATTTTAAATTTTTCAGATTTATTTTTAATAACAAACCCAACACTAATAGTCGAATCATAAGTTTGTGCTTCCGCAAAGGTCATTCTGTATATCTTATACTCATCTTTCCCCCCATTCAACAAAAGAGGTTTTGTAAACATTGATAAACACTCCTTTTATAAGTTTTATATTTGTAAGAACTAGGTAAACTAGTTTAAAAGTCAAAGGTATGGTGGACTCGCTGGGGTATGATCCCAGAACCTGGCGATTATAAGTCGCCTACTCTACCAATTGAGCTACAAGTCCATGTAATAATGGTGCCCAGGGGGGGACTCGAACCCCCACGCCAGAGATGGCAAGGGATTTTAAGTCCCTTGTGTCTACCTATTCCACCACCTGGGCATTTAACTATTTTTATATTTTATGGAGCCCCTAGGAAAAGAGTTGAACTTCCATCACTTCTTTACAAGAGAAGTATAATAGCCGTTATACTATAGGGGCAAATAAATCTTATTTGTAGTCTACATCACTCAAAAGATTTAGGAAAGTTCTATACTATATTTTACTTCTGATTAACAGAGAGTGCTCCATCCTTAGCTATAGTATAGATAGATGGTTAAAAGGTGTAGATCTTTCAATAACTACTTACTGAAGACCTTTATCCAGGAAAATTATATCAGCAGTATAGTTATTTGTCAAGTACAAAACTGACTCACTTATTTATATGATCTACATGACCCTAAGAATAGGTCATTTGTGTAGTACTTTCGATGACTTTAATGGGCGTAATATATGTACTACAATCCTTTTCCCCTTTCAATCAAAGGATGACAGTTTCTTACCACTTGCAGTAACCTGACAACTCTCCGGAATCCTCCACTCAACACTGCTCTAGCTTCTACTAAAGGTGGCTCAACATTAAGTTTCATAGGATAACTACTACCTCAAGTGTAGTAGGTTCTAACAGTTTTTATAAAGTCTATCCCTTAGCCAAGGTAATTTTTATTGAGGGTTACATTCCCTAATAGACTTCTATCCTACTTATGCCAAATGAAGACATTACAATCTTCTAAGTAGATCAGCCTTTATTTACTGTTATTTCCCAAGCACTGATTTGGGTGAAAGGATTTTAATTGTAACTCATTTTAGGTTACAATTTAATTTTTAATGGCTCCTCCTGGTGGTTACGCTCCACCGTATACGGTTTAACAGACCGCCACTCTACTATTGAGTTAAGGAGGAATTAGAACTGGCTCTGGAGCCCCGATTCGAACGAGGATGAGAAAGGAGGTCCCTTTACTTACTGATCCAAAGTCAGCTGTTTTTCCAATTAAACTACTCCAGAGTTAAATTATCAAGGGTTCACTTAAGACTCGCACTTAAGATCTTCAGCTTTCACATTTTCCTAATTATGCTCTAGAAGCATACATAGAAAACACTACTCAGTGAGATTTTGCTATTTAAACTATGAACCATGTCCAACAAAGATATTAAAGCATACTGACAAGAATTTGTCAAGAGGTGATTTTAAAAATTTTATGGCAGGTCCACTACCGCTTGCAGATAGTTCTGAAGTTTTGGAGACTCCTGTTTTACTACATAAACTATGGACCCATCAATATTTGTTCAAAAAATTTTAGGTGTGGAGAGAAGTAATGAGGTACTCCTCCCCACTTCAAAGGAGAACGATCATGAGCGGAAAAATATATAGATACTTGATAGCTGTGAGGTATGTTCAGACTCAGACTCTGTTTAAATAGTACAGACCTTTATTCACAGATTTACATAATAATTACCAGCTACTTACTATTAGCGAACGAGTTTACGTTATATTAAAGCTAATGTGATTTCACTAAGTAAATCTTAAGTGAGGTTCGACCAAGCCTCTTCATAGGGTCTAACTACTAAATCAACAATACTAACTACTCCCTACTCAGTAAAGTCTTACTCAATCCAAGATAAAATAGTCATCAATCAAAGACTATTATTTGAAATTAGATGTAAGGCTTTCTAGTCTCAGGAAAATTGAGAGAAAAGCATTGTTATTATATCGTCACATTTCAGGTGTGAAAATATAATTAGATAACTTTGCGGTCATCTAAATATTAGGAGAGTATCTTTCTTATTTTTACATGAATAAGATACTCAGAAAATCATGAAACAGAGTATTTAGAACTTTCACCAAGTATCAAATCTTTAAGTACTAAAACTTAGTACTCAATTTCAATAGTGGTAGTTGCGTTAGAAACCTGAAGTGCTGAATCAACATTGAGTTCAAACTGATCAATCTCAATACTAAGAGCGTTAATCTTCTTATTAATATCAATAGGATCAATAAGAACTGGCTGATTCTCCATATTGTACTTTTTCTTAAAGGCCATGATAGCATCTGTATTGATATTGGTTTTATCCTTATTACCATACAGGGTCTCAATGGTTTTTTCAAGTCTCTGTTCAGCTTTTTTAGTATCCTCTTCAAGCTGACTCTGTGCAAACTGAAGCTGAGTCTGAAGAGTATTAAGAAGCATTTTCTTAGTCTTAAGCCCATACTTCATCTGATAAATTGCTTCAGCAACAGTCATTTCCTTACCACCAACATTAATGATGGTTTCAGCATTAGACTTACTGATAGCAGCTTTAATAGCATCAACTCTTCTAATCAGATCAGTAACTGCCTGATAATTACTGCTTACCTTAGAACTAAAATCCTGAATTGACATTCCATCAATTCTAAAATTATCATTAGTAGGATTATTATTTACAGCCACATACCTATTGCTAAAACTAGTGTACTGCATAATTTTCTTATCTGCAAGTTTGACCTCACAAAGCGCCTTATGAATAGTCATCTTCTCAGTAGTCATTGCTTCAACCTCCAAATAATAGTTTTTACTTAACTCTCTTAAAATAAACTACAACACCAGCAATAATAACAAGCAAAGCTACAAGAACTGCACTGGAAGTAATAGGATTAGCAGCTACAGTATTCTTAGCAGCGGTAAGCCAAGTAAACGCATAATTCAACATGTTTAAATTCCTCCTCATAATAAATACTAAGTCTATAAACTCTTACTAATACTACTTTAGTAAGTTTAGGACAGAGGGCAGGAGACTCGAACTCCCAATACCTTTTCAGGTATGCCTGTTTTCAAGACAGGTTCCTTAACCAATTTGGATAACCCTCTATATTAGGGGGAGTAGAATGTAACCAAGACCTCCCCATTTTAGGAGATTACATTTTTAAATATTATACTTCTCCCACCAGTCACATTCTAATAATGATTATACACAAGATTTATTTCTTGTCAAGTACTTCTTTTTCAAAGTCTTTAAAGGTTCTCATCTTAGGATAAACTTGAATTACTGTAGGCCTCTTACTATTGATTTCAATTTTCCTAAACAACTTCTTAAAACCATTATCCATAACCATATCCTCCTAAGTAAGATTCATTGCAATTAGTACTTTAGCATAAGCAAATTATTTTGTCAATGGGTTAATTTCAAACTTTTCCAAGATCTTTTTTGCAATATCAATAGCACATTCTTTATTGGTAGAAGTGTATCCAATATCGTCTTCCCATCTAAAGATCTTATCCTCAATAATTCTAATAAGTTTAACCTTATTCTTTAATTCAGGAGACATCATAATCACCTCTAAATATTAAAAAAGGAAGAAGTAGAAAGAGGTAAAGATCTTCTTCCTATATTTATGAAGGAGGGCTATGAAAGATCGAAAGGACTGTCCTCTTTCTAAATATGATTATACACAAGTAAAATTTTTTGTCAAGTACCTATCACAAGAAATTTTTCAATTTATTGATAAGAAGATCATTAGTAGCAAGAACCACTCCAAACACACACCACCAATAAATATCATAGAAGAGATTAGTGATAAATGCATTATTGGTAATAAACGCTAAAACAAAAAGAACTGCTGGAGTGAAGATAAAGAATTCAGGGATATATGATACAACTTTTTTAAACATAGTCTAAGTCTCCTTTGCAATATCTAAATAATAAGGTGAAGATCCTAATAGACAAATACTTAAATACATGTACACATCATAATTAATAGGATTCAGATCAAACCCAGATATAGCTAAAAGTAAAAGTGTTATCAAATACATCTGAATTTGATCCATATAATCTCTTTTCTTTAGAATAAGTGATCTACCCATTTTAAAGAATAAGATTCCCATAAGAGTTGCACTAGTAAAAAGTAATGCTTCAAATATAATGCTACTAATCTTGATCACCTTCTTCTTCTTCAAATAAACCATTAGTATTTGGATTGATATATTCAAGATATCTAGAATCACCAAATAAAACATATGCTATTGCTAAAGCTAAAATTGGAGATAACAGTACTATAAAAAATACTGAAAATAGTCCAAAGATTACCTTATAGATATGCATACCAATAAAGTTTTTAACGATTGTCATATGGGAAAACCTCAACTAACTTACTCCTAAGAGCTAAATATTTTTCATTATCTAATAAGGCATTATTTTTGATACCTTTTACTTTAAGCTTATCTAATTCAGTTTGATTATTAAATCTAATAGGCATATTCTCTAATGTGAAACCTAACTTAGCAAATCTAGTATACAGCTCTTTACATTCATCACATTCACCACAAAGAGTATAATTGCCAAACGTATCTCTATGAAAGTGCTCACATTTAGATTTAAACTTCATAAAGGGTATATTCAAATATAACCCTAATAGCAATATCTCTTCAGATTGAAGATTCTTAAATACTGGGGTATAGGTAGAACCTTTATTAAATCTGGTTAAATGAGTATATAAATCAATCTCATCTAAATCGTTAGTATAGTCAATATAGTTTACTTTAAACTGATGAAAAAGAGGGTTTAATAAGTGCTCTTTTAATAATGGTGCATTTACAATATTAAAAGTATCTATATTGAATGATTCCGTTAATAATGTAAATTCATCTTCACCTATACAATTATAGTCATTGATATTAATCTTGATCGGATGATAAAGTTCATTAACTAAATATGGTAAAATAAAAGATTCTATACTGCCATCATAATTACAAGTTAAAACATACTTATTATTAATACTAATTGGATCATCAATATAGATTTGTTTAAAAGCAAATCTACCATCGATCTTAATAGTATAAACTGTCCTGTTTTCAATATTAGAAGAGCTATTTAATTGATACTCTGTAGATGGTATATTATCGGAACTAATGAATATAGATTGGTCATCTATATGAACATAACTAGTTCTATTACTGTTAAATAGATAAATGTTATTGGCAGGTGCTTCATATAAAACTATTGAAAAGTTACCAGTAGTATTCTTCAGTACTTCTTCTAAGCCCATTAAAATATTATTTCTATGAGCTTGAATGTACATATCCAATTGATCTAATAAAGTTTTTATATCAACTTCTTTAAATTGATCAGAATTTCTATGAGCCTGAATGTACATATCTAATTGATCTAAAGACTTTATATCAACTTCTTCAAATCGATCAGAGGCAATTTTTTGTTTAGGAATGCCACTTACTAATAGATATAAAATATTATCTTTATTAACTAAATTGGATTCGTTAGTATTATTAGCTCCAATTAAAACGGTATTCCTAAAGAAACTGTTATTCGATGATCTGTTAATAAGATTATACATATCACCTTTAATCTTGATAATATCATTACCTAATTTGTTTAAGCTATTAACAACCAGATTAACGTTATTACCAGTATTAACTATTGAACTAAATAAAGTTTTAAAAGTAGATTTATTAGAACTAAGATCTGTATTGAATAAATGTACTAATAAAAAACTGGATCTTTTAGTATCCATCACTGTAATCCTCCATAACATCTAAATTACAGTTTTCATGTAATTCATAAATCTTATCTAAAAGATTACTTAACTTATTTATATCTGGATTATATGGGTCATATACACTGTATAAATCAATTAATGACTGTAAATTTGATTTTATCCTACAGTATAAAGTATCAGGGTCCTTTATATTAAGCTGACTTAAATCTGTATCAAATAAGTTTATATTATTATAAGCAGGAAGGCTTTCAATATTCATTTAATGCGCAACTAATAACCCAGATTTGGTAGCTGCGGAGGATGTAGCTACTGTTAAACCTGTGGTAGCTTGGATATACTCATTTAAGATACCCTGATCAATATCTTTTTCATCTATAGACCAGCCAATTTGATTTTTATAAATTTTAACTGGTGCATCTGTACTACTCAATGCGCTGCTTAACATAAACGGGACAATTGCAGCTGCTAACCCTTGAGGTGTAGGCTGTTTCATAAATGTCTTCAGCTTTTTCATAATATAAAATTCTGAAGTTTCATCTATGACCGTGCCTAAATGCTCATCTGTCCCTTGGGCATAACCGAATAAAAGCTTGTATTCTTGCATGTGTAAATACACACTCCTTATTTTTAAAATCTTAGTTTCTGGTTATATTAAAGCATAACTAAAATATTTTGTCAAGTATAAAATTAATTTTTCGAAGAAAATTATAAGAATTAAATTTTTTCAGCTGGGTCAATTCAGTGGGTTTACCCCCAAATCAGATTTTTGACCTTTTGAATAAAATTTTATATTTGATTTTAAAAGTCTTTGCTGAAGCTTGTTCTTTTATCAGAATTTAATTTTGTTTTGCTTAATAAAAATTTAGCTTTCAGTAATCATTTTACATAACTCTTTCATTTTGTCAAGAGGGTAAAATTTAAGTCCTTGGTAATTATTTATTAGGTTTTAACTTGAAAAAAAAAAAATAATAGTTTAACTTTCAGTAAGAGAGTAAGGAGTCGTCGTCTTGAAAAGACGACTCCTTACTCTCTATTATTATATATTTTTTTATAGTAGTAGGGAAATGGTAAAACGGTGGATAACTCTCTTTTGAAAGTTATGTGCTACGATGGTTGCGTTTTTGTTACTAAACATAAACGGTGGATAACTCTGTGGATAACTCTGTGGATAACCTATTTTTAGGTTGCATGGGTCATAAAATATAATATTTTATATCATATACTATAAAACATGGCTTAAGCCATTGAGAATACTGAGGTAGCGTAATATTGCCTGAATATTCTGTGAATGCAGCGTTATAGTTTACATTGTGGATAACTTTTGACTGAATTGTATGCATCTGTAATTTTTAGATTAAAACTAGTTTAAAGATATTAGTATACATTAAATAAGTTTAAATTATAGATAGTTAAATATAAAAACTGTTTGAGGCGGTTGTGGATATGTGGATAAGTATGTGGATAACTTGAGATGAAATTTGCATATATATTATATAAGAGTCCTTTGTCTTTTATTAAAGACAGGGTTATTAAAATAACCTACTATTGTAGGATGATTTTATAAATATTCTTTCATACAAGGGAGTAGATATAATGGATATGACAAAACTTAAAAAATTTTTGAAAAAAATGTTCCTTGCTTCCGATAGCATTATTCTTGACGGTGAAGAGTTCAAGGGTCATGAGCTGCTTCAGATGATGCAGCAGTTGTTTAAAATCGAAGGGTACTACGAGTTTCAGAATGGTAATTTGGGCCTCGTTGTGCTTAACGATTTTGACCGGGGGCATGGCATGCCTGTTCGAGCTATGCTTCAGTGGGCGGAGGGAGGAGTACTTCTTCCTGAGGAGGGGGAAAAGTACCTGAAAGAGTGGGAAGCGGAGAGGATTCGGAGGGCTTCGGGTGATGAGCCAATCACCTTGAAGGATTTTTTGAATAAGTAGGAGGTAATATACATGATTAAAAGCGTGAAAGTGGTATTTGCAAATGGTATTCGTCGTTTTGAGAAGGTTCTCTCTTTTGAGGGAACCAACGAAGTGGCGATTGCTGGATTTCGGTTTACAGTTAGTCACAATTTCGAAAGTGGTAACACCGTTTTGAAGGTGTACAATCCGAATGGGTTGTATAAGGCCTTTCTCATTGAGTTCGATGGAAGGGAAAACACCGAACGTGATTTTTCCCTGTTGCTTGATGAGCTCAAGCTGAATGGTGTTGAGGTTGCTATCGACACTATTCAGCTTGATAGCGGTAAGCGGTGGCATTGGCTGGATGGCTGGAATTAAACAGTCCTAAAGGGAGGCATTGGTATGAAGAAAATGGCAGTAGTGTATTACAAGAACGGTGAGCTGCGTCGGTTCACCGTTCTCGCGACTTCACCCCTTGAGGCTGCTCAGCGAGTTTCCTACCTGATGTTTGTGGGGAATCCGGATTGGGATCGTACTTGTAAAGTGCTTGACGGCTCTCAGGTGAAGATTTTTCAGGTATGCGGTCCGTATCCTGAGAATGTGTTTGAGGGGCTCCCGTGGTACGAGCTTGAGGACGAGTAAAATGTAAGGCTTAAATGCCTATACCTTGTAAATTCATCAGGGTGTAGGTTTCTTTTAGTTCAGTCTTGACACTTTTCTTTTTGTCTGGTATACTCCCACTTAAAGGAGGGATAAAAATGTTTGAATGGCATGACATTGAAGAAGGAAAACTTACATTAAATTTTAGTGGAGTTACATCCAGATTAAACATACAGATAGGAATATATGCTAAGTATAATGATACTACACATTATCTTGAAGATGTGTATCCTATGGTATCTATTTCAGATAATAAGAATTATTCGATGTCTTTAAATCCCAGTAATGCCCTTATGTTTTCAAGTATAATGTCAGTATACACAGAAGAGGGTACTATTAAGGAGTATTTCAATAAAACTGATATAAGTGATGGCTGGTATGTAACTACAAAGTACGTAGATAAGGTTATTTTTAAAAAGGTTTTAACTGATAAGATTACATTGAAGATTAAACCAGTTACAGATGAAAGAAGGATACCATTATATCAGTTTAACTTTATTAAGGATAAGAATAGTATTAGTATTGATTTAACTAAAGCAGAGATTAAGTCATTGATTCTATTTTTTTCTAATTTTGCATCAAATGCCTCAGTATATAGTTTTATGTTTAGGTCTAAGAATCAATACAAAGTTATTGAAGACACTATTGATAAGATTAGTAAGAATAATCTGTTACTTGAATCAATTTTAAGATATTTAGAAAAACCGAGTATTAAATCAGATATAGAGTATCATCCTGATGATACCATGTGTGTAGTTCCAGAGATTGATTTTAGTAATTTAAAGAAAGAAGTAAATAACAACAATATTGTTAAAAAAGTTAAAAAAGAAATTAAGAAAACAGATGTGGTTGATATTGATAGTATTGAAGTAGATAATACTAGTGAGATTGATGATAAGATTGTAGAAGTAGTTGAAAGTACTACTGGGGTTAAAGTAGGTAAGAAGGATAGTTTTGATAGCGTAGACATAAAGAAAATTTTAGCAAAGGAGGATATGGAAGTGGTAGAGCCATTGATGGAAGTTAGTAAATTTCATAATGCTGTTATAAGAAACTATAAAGAAACGTATATCAATGCAGATACTAAATTTGATCTACTTAATGTATTGGCTAAAACTGGTAAAGTTGATAGAAGACTTAAAAATAAATCAATAGTGTATAATATTGCTAAGAAGGGAATTCTGGATCCTAAAGCAATTCCTACTCTGTTGGTTAATAAAGAAGCACTTTGTACACCAGCAACATCTTTGATTTATTCTGCATCTTTGTTTGCATCGGTATATGAGTATAATGAGAATCATCCTAATGAAGATTTTAATGATATTATTACTATTGCTTATAAAGCATTACAGTTGAGTTCAGTAGAAGGACAAGATCTATTTGCTAATAATGTTGAACTAAAAGAGTATGGAAATACTTATATGAATATTCTTACTAATATACTTCTGGGTAATAAGAATAAGCTAGGTATTGGAGGAATTAGGACTATTGATAAGTACCTTACTTTGAATCATACTTATGAAAAAGATAATTCAGATGAAGTATATTTTAACTTTGCTTATTTCGATTTTTCAATATTGGATGATTTTGATCAGGATACACTTAATAAGAAAGCATCTTGCTTAGTTTCAGCACTTACTGATATTTATTTTGTACTGTGGTATGGAGAAAACAAGTATATTAAAGATGTAAAGCTGAGTAATACTACTGGGTATATGATGGAAGTTGTTAATAAGCCTATGTATGAACTAGCAAGAGCAATTCTTATTAATCTTGTAAACAGACTTCATCTGAAAGATATTATGCTTAAGGGTATCTTTGACTTTGATAGCATGGTTAAGTATGCTGGTAGTTGGGATTACGAAACCTATAAAGATGCTCTTGTTGAGCTTATTTCATATAAGAGGGCTTCTTGTGATTATTGCCCTTATAATGAAGTACTTCCTTTGGGTTCTGTAGTTAAGAATGATATTAAGGTAGGTATGCCATGCTTCAATTACTCACAAGTTATCTCAGACTAAATACTTTTAATGATGAGTTTACTCCAGATAGCTTAATTAAGTTCTTTGATACTGAGTTGGTGGATATGATTAAGTACCTTTATTCAGATCATAGGCTTAATTATGATAGACTATATAAGCAAGAACAGATAAATAACATTTATAAAGTAAAGCAGGATAAAAAAGAAAACTATGAACAGCATATAATTAGCTATTGTAAAAAGAATTTTAATTTGAGTCATACACTGGTTACTTTAATTAGTAATAATGGAGATGCCTATGGTTATGGAGATATAGTTAGATACTCAAATTACATAGAGGAACATCTGAAAATTTGGAACAAATTATGGGATGAAAATATCTCTTTAGAGAATTTGAAAGAAGTATCTGAACTAAATCTGATTGTAGATAGTGTAAAGAATTACTACTATGGAAGTATCTATGATTTGCTTTATGATCCTATATGGTCAATGATTAATTACTTTAGCGAAGAGTACTATTTGCATGAAGATGATATTAACAAAGCATTTCAGTTTAAGTATGATTCTATTTATAACATTACTAAATTGACTAAAGTATTTAAACTAGTTATGATGGATGTCTTAAAATGCATTTATCAGTATAGTAATAGTAGTACCTTAAGTCCAAAGATTGAGAAGATACTTAGAAAGAGTCTTAATAGTGAAGAAGAAGTATCTAAATGGATGTTTATAGTCTACGATATTATGATTAATGGTAGATTAAAGGGAATACTGAAGAATACTGATAAAGAGATTAAAGTATTGGATACCTATTATAAACTCTATAGAGATAATGGAGTTAGGTTTATATATGAGATTGGCGGTGTTTAATATAAGATGTATTTGGAAAAAGCATTTTGTGAATTTGTAAAACCAAAACAGGTAAATTATGTATTGGATGAAGTTTCTGATAAGAAAACCCTATTTGAAGCAGATGAAATAACAAAACGACTTCATAATAGTTATTTGAGATCTGAAATAGATAAAAGTACTTGGACTAAAAAGAGTATAAGTGCTTATGACCTTACTGGTTGTATAAAGAAGCTATATTTTAGGTTAAGGGGTATTAGTCCATCTGATACTCCTAATTATCCATATTCAAATATAATTTTTGGTATAGGCAATTCAGTACATCAAGCATTAGTGGATGCTATACAACCAGAAGAAGTTGAAGTTTCATTTAAGTCATATATTATTGGTTTTGAATTGAATATGAGATGTGATGCTATTTGCTATGGTAAGATATTGCATGAGTATAAAACTGTGGAAAAGATAGATGATGACACTGAATTAAAACCAGAGCATTTACAACAAGCAGTTATTTATGCATACTTATTGAATAAAATACATCATAGAAATATACAGTATATTCAGATTATATATGTTTCTAGAGGTAAAGTTAGCGTTAAAGTATTTAATGTTGAAGTTAATGAAGATATAATGAATAAGGTTGGTAATAGATTGAACAAGCAATTGAGAGAACTTAAAGATTGCTTAGATCAATATAGAGTACCTTCTTTTGATAGTGAGTATTGTTCAAAAGATTGTAAGTTTTGTGAGTATGCAACTTTTTGTAGATGTTTAAGTAGTTAATATAATAAGAAGAAAGGGGTTAGTCTATGTTTGGATTAACTTTTAAAGATTTAAGTAAATATTTTACAGTGTTAGATCCAGTTCAATTAGAAGATTTATATCCAATTAGAACTGAAAATGATATGACTGCTTGGAAGTTTTCATTTGATGATAATGTGATATGGCTTCCAGTTAGTAATATGCTGGATGTAACTGATTACGCAGCAGCTTTTAAACTATTACTGAATGGTGGTCTTTATAATGTTTATAATGATTATGAAGTATACGGTGATGAGGTAGGATTAGTTAATAAGGCATTAGGTATTACAGACAGAAGTATTGTTAAAAGTGAGTATGATGAAAAGAATACTTGTATGAATTATAATTTATCTACAGTTAAATATAAGCATATAGATGATGCTGTTATTGAAAAGAAGAATCATGTTGGTATTTTCTTTAAAGATATCTTTGAAGCATTAAGAGAAGATAATCAGTATAATGAAATTGTAGTTATAGTTAAAGGTGAGATTACAGAAATCGCGGCATATTTGTTTAGAGTTCAAATAGAACTTACTAATAAAGATAAGCAGATTTTGTGTAATCAGGTAATCCAATGTAATGATTTTGCATTACTTAAATTTAAAATTGTCCGAAAGGAGGAATAATATGTTAAAATTAGATTTAGATATGAAAGATTATAGTGATGTTGAGTTAGAAGTTTTCTTAGTTGAGCTTACTAAAGCCTATGACCATATGATGTGTTTATCGGAGCCAACTGAAGAGTATTCTATGTTTGAACTTGATGTTACTAAGAATGCTATTTATAATGGCTATGTTGAGTCAACTAGAAAGTCTATTGAAAGACTTATGGAGACTATTAAAACTGAACAGACCTTAAGAGCTACACTTAAGGAAGAGATGATGAAGAAGTTAGATAGTTATACTATTGCTGAACTTACCGATCTTCACTTTAATGTTCAGAATGAAATTGCACATCAGAGAGATATTCTTGAAAAGATTTCTGATTCTGATGGTACTAATATTAAAAGAGATATTAAAGACTTTATTGAGAAACAGGAGAACTACCTTACTCTTCTTACTGATACAATCAAGAAGAGAGCTTCTGAAAGTAGCAGCCCTACTGAACCAACTACTGATGAAGGTGAAACTACAGACCCTGAACAAGGTGTGACTCCTTTAGGAATGACACTTGGTAGTTCGAGAGGTTAATAATTGTTTAATTAGAGGTAAAGGTATTATATCCTTTGCCTCTTTTATTTTACCTGAAAGGAGTTCTATATATAATGCCTTTTGCAGGTATTGAGGATAGATTAGTATCATTAGAGAGTGCTAATTATGGTAAAGAATATTTCTGTTTTGTAGATCAAGATATCTTTGAAGATGATGAGAAAGCTAAAACTAAGTTTATAAGAAATGTTGAAAAGACTGTAAGATCTTCTGCAGAATATAAGAAATGGCTAAATTTCTTGAAGAGCACTTTATCTATAGATTTACAATGTTATCATACTGGGAATCTTCCTGGGATGTGTTCTTTAGAAATACATCATCACCCGTATACCTTATTTCAATTGGTTGATATAAGTATGTATAATATGCAGGATCAATTGTATACTATATTTGATTTAGCAAAAAATGTGATGAAGTTACATTTTATGAATCTAGTAGGTTTTGTACCATTATGCATATCTTCACATGAAAATTATCATAACCAGATATTGGATATCCCAATAGAAGTATGCGAGGGAAATTGGAAAGATTTGGAGTCAGTATTAAATATACCAGAATATATTGAATCAGATGTAAAAAGAAAAAGTGCTATTACCTTTGAGAATGCCAGAAGTAAAGATGAGTGGAAAGTACATGGTGGATTGTATAGGTTAGATAAAACGGTTGAACCAGAAATTAAACGTGTAGACACTTCAGAATGGGAGTGAGATAAAGAATGTCTATTATTAACAAAGAAGAGCTTAAGGAAAAAGCTAAAGAAGTTGCTATTAATATTGGTAATGATTTAAAAGAAGCTAATTCTACTAGTAAGACTCTTATTATAGTTTTACTTATTTTATTTATTCTTTCATTTAGTACAGCATATAGGTTATATAGAACTGATGCTGAAATTAAGACATTGAAAACTGAGAATCTTATGATTAAAAATAGAATGAAGGATTTAGATAGAGAAGTTAAACAGAATAAAATGGAGTTTTTAGAAATAGCTAATAGAGTTGATAAGATTAATACTAATTTAGAAACTAAACTTAAGGAAGCAAAGGAGGTAGTAATTGATGAAGTTAAGACATCTAGTGACATCATTAGTGTGCTTGATGGTTTGTCTGACCTCACCACAGGCAAGTAATGCAGGTATTGAAGTATTACAAGTAACCAGTGCTAAAGTTATAGCAGCTAATAAGTCTTATGATTTTGATTCAGGGTGGTATGTAACTGATAAGAAGATGACTGCTATAGCTAATGGTGCTAAGAAATTACAGGCGCAGGTTAAGTCATTAACTATTGAAAGAGATGCTTATAAAGAAGCTTATGAAAAGTTAAGTACTGAACACGATAATCTTAAGATTACGTATAATAGACTTTATGAGACTCATGAACAGTATAAATTGGAAACTACTGCTTTAATTAAGAATTATGAAGATCAAATTAATTTTTATCAGAAGGAGAACTATAAACTCAAGAGAAATGCTACCACTTATAAATGGCTTTCAGGAGCTTTAGCAGTAGGTGGGATTATAGCATTATGCAAGTAAAATTATGGTATCCTGATGATGCTGTTATAGCAACAGAAGTACCTTTTTATGTTCCAGTAAAAGCTACTGTAACAGATACTGAAAGGGTGTTAAATGAAAAAGATTTAGAGTATGAATGGGAGATAAATAATAATTTATTATCAGAACCTATTCCATATTCAGCTTACGGTAGAAAGCATATTCTTTGTTTAGCATTTTCTTCAGTAGGATTAATTAGGGTTACTGTAACTGTTAAAGATACAGTAACTGGAGAAACTGTTACAGATACAATTGATGTTTTCGGTCAGATTAAAGGTGCTGATGGTATTTATAGATGGGATGAAGAGCCTGTAGCAACTTATTATGATGATAGGTATGTACCTAATTTTACAGTGCAATTTAGGAAGAAGTTTAAAGCTGGTGATGAGTTTTCTGGAGCTTATAACTATTTCTTAGGTAGATGGTTTGTTTCTTCAAGTGACTATAGCTTTGATTATGAAAGTATTGAAAATGCAGTTAGAGAGCTTATCAATAGAACAACTCAACCAGATCAAATGTGGGAGAGATTCTTGGATTCAGATTGTAAGTGCTATTATTATATGAAAGACCCTGTAGATGCATATTATCCCAATAAGTTTAATTTAATGCAGTTGTATAATTATACTACAGGTATAGGGTATCATATTAAAGTTAATAATGATTATCCTATAGAATTAGCTCAAGAAAGATTATTCCAAGCAGTTAGATTTGTGTTATATCTTAAGGGAGTAGAAGTGCAGAGGCATGATTGGCAAAAATATGTTTGTAGCTATCCTATAGAAGAGTATGACGATGTTCTTGATAAACTGGATGTTTATATGGACCAAAAATATACTGAAATGAAATCAGTTATAGACTTAGACAATATGTACGAACTTTTAAGTGATACCGTTGATGATTTCTTAGGTCAGAAATCTTATGATGATAATATGGTGGTTTATGATTGGGAAGAAAGCGATAAAGATTATTTGGAGAGACCTCTTGAAGAACCCGCTCAAGTATGATATACTCCTCCCTAGAGAGAACAATATCTAGGGAGGTTTTGTCATGTGGGTAGATAAGTACAGACCTAAGACAATTTATGATGTAGCTCTTGAAGATGATATTAAAACCAAACTTATTAATCAGCTCAATAATAAATCTATTAATCATTCTATTTTTGTAGGAAAACCTGGTACAGGCAAAACATCTTTAGCATTAGTTATTAGGGATACTCTTATTAAAGACGATTCAGATGTATTGTTTATGAATGCCTCTGGAGACAGAGGAATTGATACTATTAGAGATGTGGTAATTGATTTCATTAAGACACCTCCATTCAAATCTAATATTAAATTAGTTATAATGGATGAAGCAGATAATCTTACATCTGATGCGTGGAAGACTTTAAGAAATCCTATTGAGAACCCAGAGATTAATGTTAATTTAAGCTCTAGGTTTATCTTTACAGCAAACTATGAACAAGGTATTCCTGATTTTATTAAAAGCAGATGTGATTTGTACAAGTTCTATGGTATGCCTAAAGAAAAAGCATACGATAAAGCTTTTAGTATACTACAGAATGAGATGGTAGAATATGAAGAAAAGGATGTATATAGTTTAGTTAATGATAAGTATCCAGATCTAAGGGCTATTATTAATAGTTTAGAAAGTAATACAATTGATAATAAGTTTAGTTATAATTATACAGAATCTGTAGAGAGTATTGTTAAATCTTTATTTAATCAGTTTATTGATGCGATAATTCATGATAAAGATTATGATAAAGCATCTACTATAATTTATCAGATCAGAAATAGTATTGGTTCTAATGTGGTAAATTATATAGAACTTACAAGATACTTTATGGATAATGTTGATTTACCTATTGCTATGATTCCAATAATGAATCACTATTTTAACCAATTTAATATGGTTATAGACCCAAGATTACATTTTATTGCGATGCTAGGAGATATGATGCTTGTATACAAGAGAATTGGGGGTTAAGATATGTTTGAGGATTTCTTCAGAGAATTAGGTAAGCACCTTAAGTATATTACAACTACTTCTGGGCATAAAATCTATAGATGCCCTTTTTGTGGAGATTCTAGTAATACTAATAAAGGTCATCTGTACGTAGCTACAGATAAGCCAGTATTTAGATGTGCAAAATGTGGTGAATCTGGTCATTTCAGTAAGCTTATTAATCTGTTTAATTTAGATAATATTGTATTACCTAAAACTAAGATATCTGGTAATAAGTATAGTAATACTCCTGTGTCCAATATAATTAAGTATACTTTGGATGAAGATACTGAAAATTATTTGGAGAGCAGATTAGGTAAAGTTACAATTGATCCAGATGAAGCTAATATTATTAATAATGATGAACTTAATAATATCTGGACTGGTAGTTCTAAATATACTTCAGATAGAGTTATACCCAAACATTCTGTGAACTTTTTAACCTACTTTAAAAAGAAAGTTGTTGTAAGATTGTATAATGAAGATGACTTGAAGTATTTTGGAAGATATGATACAATTCAGTTATCAGAGGGATCTGACGTTTATATACTGAACAATAAAAGAATTTTTTCAGAATACTTTAAGCATCGAACTATAGTTATTGCTGAAGGTATCTTTGACATACTTAATACATATTATAATCTTAATATGTTTCCCAAGGATGCTATTTATACAGCGGCTCTTAATGCACATATAGGTAAAGCATATGAAATAGCATCTTCAGTAGCAATTAGTTTTAATCCAAATATAATTGTATTAGCTGATAATGATAAGAAAGACATAGATTATTTGAAATGTTTGCCTAAGTCTCTATGGAACAGTACAGTTATCTATAGGAATACTTTAGGTAAAGACTTTGGAGAAAAAGAAGTGAAGGGAGAAATCTCTTATGGTCGAGCTAACCAAAGATAAATACACAGATCTTTGTGCTATTATTAATAAGATAAGCTATATTACTACGGATATGGATATGAGGCATTCTGAAATGAGCCAAAGATCTGGTGATAATACTTATAATATCAATATAGATTTTACTCCTATACATTCTGATCTTAATCTTGGTATCATCAATATACCTACGAAATATCCTCTCCTTAAATCATTAATGGATACCACTTCAGAAAAGTATATTATTGATACACTTAAAGATAAGAATTCCTATATTATTACAGATACTATTAGTGATATAGAATTAGCTATTCCAGATTTTACTAATTTCACTACTAAGTATGATGAAAGTCTTAAGATTGATTTAAATCAAAATGATAAGATTTTTACAGTAAATTTGGATAAAACTCTTATAAAGAAACTCAATAATTTTGTAAGAATCCTTGGTGCTGAAACAGTTAATATTGATATAACTAATGGTGAAGGTAAGATAAACATTAGTAGTAAGTCAAAAGTATCTACAGTTAAACTTATTTCTGGCTTTGAAACTAATGTTGATAATTTTAAAACAGATATTAATATGGAGTGTTTTAAAATGAGTGTAGGTGATGAATGTGTGATTACTGCTTATAAGAGATCAAAAACAGCTTGTTATGTGGATATTCAAACTGAGCTATCTGGATGTAAAGTTAGCTATAAACAAAATAGACAGGGGATATTCAAATGATTTACCTTACTGGTGATACTCATGGAGAAATGTCTAGGTTTAAATTCCTAGATTATAGTTATGGTGATATTGTTATTATTCTAGGTGATTTTGGTGGAATCTTCTTTAATGAGTCACGGCAGTTTAAAGAGGTAAGAATTCAATATGAAAAAGAGATATTTGATACTCTGAATGATTTCAGATGTACTTTTCTTTTTATTGATGGGAATCACGATAATATTGATAGGCTTGAAAACCTTCCTATTAAGTATAAGTTTGGTAATCAGGTAGGAGAAGTTTCAGATAATGTATTCTATCTAAAACGTGGTCATATTTATACTATTGAAGATAAGAAGTTTATGTGTATGGGTGGAGCATTAAGTCAAGATAGAAACCATAGAACTGAAGGTGTAGATTACTGGAGAGATGAAAATCCTACTTTTAAAGACTGGAACAAACTAGAAATGGAACTAGTTAATAACCAGTATAAAGTAGATTATGTTCTTACACACACTCCACCCGAGTTCATTACAGAAAAGTGTTTAAAGTATCAATATTTTAGTGAACCAAGTACTCCTTCTTACATGCTTGAGGATGATTATATTAAAGGTAAATTAAATGATCCTACTGCTAGGACTTTAAATAAAGTATATGATATGATTAAGTTTAAGATTTGGTTCTTCGGTCATATGCATCTCAATATTACCTTTAAAGATTATCCTAAGTTTGTAGGTCTTTATGAAAAAATTGTACCATTGAAAGATGATGTAGATGAATATCATAAGTTATTATCCAACTTTTGAAGAACTTGACAGCCTTAGGGAATCGCATCCTAAGGCTAATTGTTTAAATATATTTTTAGACTTAAAGAATGCTTTAGGTATACTTTATGTTAAAAATGTTGTAGAGAATTTATTAGAGATTTCCAATAAGACTGGTAAGCCCAATAGTATGATATTTTTATCCTGGTTAGACTTTTTAATGTTTCACTATGATTACGCTATTAAAAATAATGTTAATATTAGAATTATAACTTATGCTGATGTAGGAGAATATCAATATCATAAAGCTATCTATAAAGATTATAAAAGTAATAGAAGCATTACTAAAAAACGAACTCATTCGGATTTATGTGATTCAGATGATTTTCATAAAGTAATGCTGTCTAATATAGAAACGATTATGAAAGCTTGTAATAAATTTTATCATACTAAAGGAGTATACCTTTCTTTCTGTGAATCTGATTTTGTTCCAGAATACTATATTGAAAAGTACTTTACTGATGAAAAGTATTTGAATATTATTTATAGTTCTGATAGAGATTATGTTCAGACTCTTAGATTTAAGAATACAGTTCAATTTATGAAGAAAAGTAATCATGAAAGAGAATTCTTAGATTACAGTAATTGGTCAAATATCTTGGATAAGCCTACTACTCTTCCAGTAGATTCTTATATTTATATTAAATCTATTATGGGTGATAAAGGTGATGGTATTGATGGTATTGGTAAAGTAGGTCCAGTAAAGGCTACTCAGTTTATAGAGTACTGTTATAATACATTGAATAACGCATCTATAGAACAAATATTGGAAGAAGCTACTAACTGTTGTAATAATGCTGATATAAAGGAATCTAAGATCGCTAAAGCTATTGAAGAGAAAAAAGATATAGTCTATAGAAACTATAGATTAATGTCTTTTAATGAATTGATTCAAAATCTATCGTTACCTACTATAGAAAAGTTAATTAAAAAAGAAGAAAATCACTTGACATTAGAACAAACTTTTGATACTATTAAATTATTAAGAGAAAAACTAAAACTTTGGTAGTTATACTAAAGAAGGTGATATTTAAATTGTTATCTAAACAGAAAGTAATCTTTTTTGTTAAACAAAGATTAGGATTTCCAAATGTTACCATTGAAAAGTCTGATGAAGATATGTGGGAATATATTAGAAACTTCTCTATAATGGAGTTCAGCAAGTATGTTCCGGATTATCAGGAAATGACTTTAGATTGTAATGATTCTGATAATAAGACTGATGATGAGAATATGTTTTTACTGCATGAGCCTGAAGGTGCTCAAATTATGGATATAGTAGATATTCCAATGCCTTGGAATAATGCATTTATTAATGGCTGGGAATATCAAGCTCCTATAGCGTCATATGATTCTTTAGCTAATTATGCTCAGTCAGTTGAGAGAGAAAAGACAGTAGAGCATTTCTCTAAAGCAGGTCTTTCATGGAGATTCTTTCCCCCAAATAGATTAAGAATCAACATGAGCATGCGGCCTGATAAGTTAAAGATTATGTACTATAGAGCTCAGCCAGAATCACTTTACTATATTCCATATCAGTATGAATCAGAATTTTTATTCTTATGTTTAGCTGATATTATGACTATAATTGGTAATATTAGACTAAAATATTCTTCATTGACCACACCTTTTGGAGAAATACCAGTTAGTGGAGACATAGCTAATACAGGTAATGAGCTAAAAGATAAAGTTATCCAGAGACTTGAGCAGTTACCTCCTAATGCACTTATTTATGTGGATTAAAATATGACTAGTAAACAAAAAGCTAAAGGTAAATACTTTGAAGATAAAATTGCTACGCATTTAAGGAATACTCTTAATCTAAGAGAAAATGAGTGTGTTAGGTCTCCTAATTCTGGAAATGGAGAATTTGAATTTGGTGATTTATTTTTTACAGACCCTATTAAGTATCCATTTATATTTGAATGTAAGTTTGGATATGATTGGGATTTGAAATCAATATTCCCTAAATTAAATAAACAATTAAGTAAATTTCTAAAGCAGAATAAAGAAGCTGTTGAAAAGTATAAAATAAAAATGAAACAAGAACCAAGATTCTCAGGAGTAATACTTTCAAAACCTTATTCTGAAATTTTGGTGTTGACAAATTTTTATGAATGCGATTTAATTGATTGTACTAGGATAGTTACAGAAGATATTGATGGAAATAGAGTATATGTGTATCCTCTTAATAAAGCTTTAGAGATTATTTTAGAACTGCAGGAGGATCCTCTTTATGGTAGATAAGTATAAAGAGCTAGAGTTGATCCTTGAAGATTTAGCAAAAAGAAAAGAGAAGTATGAGGGGATTAGTTCTCAGGCAACTAAAGTTATAGATGAACTTGAAGCTAAAATTATGCATGCAGTAAGAGGTAGCCAAAATTTACCAAGAACTGCTGATATTAGTATTATAATTCAAACATTTAGTCAATTACTTAAAACTAAGTTAGATGCTGAAGATTCTATTACAAGATCCTTAGAAAAGAGATATGACTTAGTTAATAAGTTTGAGAATCCTGATAATACAACTGATCCTAATTCAATTACTGCTGATTCAGTTGATAAACTTCTTGTTCTTTTTGAAAAATCTAAGCAAAAGGATCTTGACAAAAGTTCTGAAGAAGAGTAAAATATTTTTACTGAGTTGTTAACTGCCCTGTTAAATAAATTGGCCCTTTAGTCTGAGGATTACTGGGTGGGGAGTTAATAGCATGCTATTCTTTGGTAGACAACTGCCATCAGTTAACAACCAGTATACATTTTAAATGCCTCGCCATAGTTCAATGGAAAGAATCCGGGTCTTCTAAACCCATGATCTCAGTTCGATTCTGAGTGGCGAGGCCAGTATTTATCAATATTTACATGCTGTTAACAAAATCTAAAATAGAAAGGCAGTGGTAATGACCCTATGAATAAAGAGGAAAAAGCATTATCAATTGTATATGGTATAACAACTTGTTTAACATTAGGATTATTTATTTTTATGTACTATACAATGTATCAGGAAATTTTTGTAGCAAATAGTATTACCTTAACAACCTGGGGAATAGTGTTGCTTATATTATTTGCAGGATATCCTGTAGTATTTGCTATGAAATTGCTATCATTAGTTATGCCATTGCCATTTATTATTTCAGATAAACTTCTTTGGATTGCTATATCAGTTGCTGTAGCAAGGGGACTTATGGATATTTTTGAAAAAACTTTGAAGGGGGATAAGTAGAGCTATGCCAAGAAAAAAAGCAGATGGTACTGAAGTAGAACAGGTTGCTGATGATCTTATTGCTGGATTGGACGATGCATTAAGTAAAATTAGTGGTTTGGAAGATCTGACTGGTAGTGATGAAATTAGGTGTGTTCCTACTGGAATAGACCTTCTTGATGAAGTCCTTGGCGGCGGAGTTCCAGTAGGTAAACTGTGCTCAATGACTGGTGCCGCTGGGTCCGCAAAGAGCTCGTGTGCGATTCAGTATATTGTAGGCTTTCAGCATTATGACCCTCGTTCAATTGGAGTATTTATTGATGTTGAGCAAGCAATTAGTATGAAGAGACTTATTGAATTGGGTTGTGATCCTAAAAGAACTAAACTTTTTAGCAATTCTGAATTAACAATGGAAAGAATAGCTTCAATTGTTAGAGGATTGGCTAAGTTTAAAATAGAGCATAAGGTTAAAGATGTTCCATATATTGTAGTGTGGGATTCTGAATCAGTGACACCTACACAAAAAAGCCTTGAAGCAGCTGAGTCTTCTAAAGTAATGGGAGAGCATTCAAGAACTTTGGGATTTATTATGAATCAGTTAATCCCATATATTGCTAAAACAAACATCACTTTGGTTATTATTTCTCAATTAAGAGATAAGATTAGTCAGAATCCTTATGAAGTAAGGTTTGATATGAATTTTGGATCTAATCAGAAGATTACTGGTGGTTCTGTAATGCAGTATTATCCCTTTAATATGTGCCGAACTAGGAATAAGGGTGAATTGGATTATGATATGATGGGTATTAGAGGGTTTAAAACAGAGATGACATTTCTTAAAAATAAGAACTTTGCCCCTAAAATTCCTATCCAAGTAGTTCTCGATTATGCAACAGGATTTTCAGATTTTTGGACTAAAGAGAATCTTATTAGGGAAGCTAAATGTTTTATTACTTCTGGACCTAAGAATGCTTTGAAAAATTATAAAGATTTTAAATTCAGTAGAAGAGACATTAAAAAACTTTATGATACTGACGAAACCTTTAGGGAAAAGTTTGAAGAGCAGTATAACATCTGTAAATCAGAAATTCAAACAAATAATCCGTGGGATAAAAATCTTCAGATCAAGAAAGTTAAAGAAGTTGAATCTGATTTGTCTGATGAAGATCAGGATCTTCTTAGTAAACTTGATTCTCTTGGTTCAGAACCTACAGATGAATTGAATTTGGATAATCTTTAAAGAAAGAAGGTTTGCATTAATATGAAAATCTTTATTTCTCAGCCTATTACAGGTAAATCAAATTCAGAAATCTTTGCAACTAGGAAAAATATTGTATCCAAACTTCATACTAAATATCCAGATGCTACTATCATTAACTCTATTATCTTAGGTGGTAATGATACTAATGATATTAAATATCTTGGACTTACTCTCAATCTTATGGCTGATGCAGATCTAGTAGTTATGGCTAAAGATAGAGCAAATTCTAAGGGATGCCAAGTTGAGCAGTATGTTGCGACAATCTATAATAAAGAAATCATTGAAGAAAGTGAGTTGGATTAATTTTGTTTAATGATTTTAATGTGGTCATAAGCATTACTTTATCTGGTAAATCTTATGAAGAATCTATGCATCTTAGTGATGATGTAATTATGGGTATTTGTAGGAATTGTAATCCTAAATATAGCCCTAAAACTTATTTTCATCCTAAAACTTTTGAATCAAATATTAAAGTTCCAGATATGGATAAAGAACTAAAAGAGATGGTTAATAGAAGGAAATGCATTATAATCACTCCTAAAATTAATGACTATGATGTGGTTATTAACCTTCTTTCAGCAGTAAAAAGATGGAGAGAAAACTGTGATGAAAATGTTTTTGGTAAAACTATTGAAATCACGGCAGAGTCTAAAAGCTTTGATGGAACTCTTCATTACAATATCTCTAATAAAATGTTCATTCCATCAAGAACTAAACTGGAAATTGAAGGGGTTACCCAGTCTTTTATTGATAAAATTAACGCATTCAATAAAGATATTGATGATATCCCAGTTGTTGTTCTTACTGAAGAGGAGTTGGCTGAAATCAATAAGCCAAAAATTAAACAGGAAACCTTTGTTGATAAACTTCTTAAAGATTTTCCTATAAAATAATTAAATAAATCTTTTAAAGAGACTCCTCTTCTGGTATAATATCTCCAGAGTGAGGAGTTTTTCTTTACTCAAATATAAATGGAGGTAATGATATAATATGCTGTTATATACGACTGGATGTTCAAAATGTAAAATCCTTGAGTCAAAACTTAATGAAAAAGAAATTAAGTATGAAGTGTGTGAAGATAAAGAGCTGATGAAATCTAAAGGATTCAGATCAGTACCTGTTCTTGAATTGGATGATGGAACTATACTGACCTATGGTAAAGCAGTCAAGTATGTGAATAATTGGGAGGATAATCAGTAGTATGGCTGGATACTTAGATATTAGTATTAAGTTAGATGAAGACTTTGTTGAATGTCTTAAAGGATTAAAGAAAGAATACGGTAATAAATTAACTATACTCAATGGTTTGAGTAATAGCCAATTAAATAATACAGAATTTATAGATAACTTTGTTGATAAGAATACCTCCACAGCAGATGCATCTATAGATGGTAATGCTAATGCAAGTACTAAAGATATCTGCTCATTAATGGTAGAAATGAGAAAACCAGAACTTAAGCTTGAATCATTTAATAAAATATTCTATGAGTTAAAGAAGAAGTATGGTGTTGAAGTAGCTAGAGACTGGTTAAAGAATGAGTGGGATGGGCACTTTTATAATCATGATGCCTACAGTACTAGCTTTTTGCCTTACTGCTTTGCTTATGATTTAAAAGATCTGGCTGAGAAGGGGTTGTATTTTATTAAGGACAACTTTAACCATCAACCACCACAGCATTTAACTACCTTTACAGACTTTGTTGGAGAATTCGTGTCCTATATGAGCAATCGTGGATAAAACTGCGACTTTATAGAGTAATCTATATTGTAATTCAATTGTGAACTGCTGGAAAGGTTAATTAACCTAATCAGCATCTACGTTTAATAATAATTAAACAAGATCAACGACTATTCCTTTAAAAGGAAGTAAAACTAACTTTCATAAAGTTAAAGTTTGAAGTGCAAGGGCCTAAATATTAGGTTGAAGATATAGTCTTTTAGTTTTTTAAGCTAAAAAGTTCAGGAGCTTGTGGACTCCCCAATTTCTTAATTTACTCATTTTATTTTTGGAAGAAAGATTGTGAGAATGGGTATTACCCCAAAAGTCAAGAATATTATAGAGACAATGAGTTCCAACGCATAATTTTTAAACTGAACCAACCGTACCTGAGAGTGAACCAAAGTTCATTTACAAATTTTACTATTTTTGATAGAGAATATTTTGAAGCACTTTTTGGAGATAAAACCTTCCCTGATGGAAGTTATATGATTGATTTTGAGGAAGAGTTTATTAATTATGAAAAGGCGTTTATGAAAGTTGTGTCAAAGATTAGAGAAACTAATATGATGACATTCCCAGTATTAACCTTTTCATTGCTTAGAGTTGATGGTAAGTTTATAGATGAAGAATTTGCAAGGTTTGCTGTGCAGCATAATATGCGTTGGAATGACAGCAATTTCTATATTTCTGAGGATGTGACAAGTCTCAGTAACTGCTGTAGACTGGTCTCTGACATTAATACTCCCTTCTTTAACAGCATTGGGGGCACAGCATTAGAAGTAGGATCTATTAAGGTTAATACAATTAATCTTGCTAGAATTGCATATGAAACCAATACTAAAGAAGAGTATATGAAATTATTAGAAGAAAAAACTATTTTGTGCTTACAGACATTGGATGTAATTAGACACATTATAAAGAGAAATATTGAAAAAGGATTACTTCCAAATTATTCTTGTGGAGCACTTCATTTGGAATCTCAGTATAATACTATTGGTATTATTGGCATATATGAGGCAATTCAGAAGTTTGGTTTTACCTATAAAGATGAATTTGGTAATACCTTCTATACTGATGAAGGACTTCAGTTTGCCAAAGATTTTATGCAGAAGATGATTGATGTTAAGACTGAATTTGCTAAAGATAAGGATTATATGATTAATATTGAACAGATTCCTGGAGAAAGAGCTGCGGCTGTTCTTATGCAGAAAGATCAGATATTCTTCCCAGATGAAGCTTATGAGTTACCACTGTATGGAAATCAATTTATACCATTAGGTGTTAAGACTACTTTACAAGAAAAAGTCAGAGTGTCTGCGGTATTAGATGCTGCCTGTTCAGGCGGTTCAATACTGCACGCAAACGTTGATGCACCTATACATGATTTTGATACTGCATGGAGATTGATTAACTATATTGCTGATAGTGGCGTAAAGTACTTTGCTTTATGTGTAAGGATTAGCACCTGTAAAAATAACCATGCATATTATGGGTCCAGGTGTCCAATCTGTGGAGATCCTACAGAAACCACATGGCAGAGAATAGTTGGCTTTTTAACACCAGAGAAATCATACTCTAAAGAAAGAAAGGCTGAATTTGCTTTGAGAGATTGGTTTAAAATTAATGATATGGGAGAAACCTTTTGAGATTAACTAATCTTAAAGATGAAGACTTTGTGAACTATAAGAAGCCATCACTTTTTATAGGCACATGTTATTGTGATTTTAAGTGCTGTGATGAGGGTGGTTTTGACAGGTCAATCTGTCAGAACCATTCTCTCTACAATTCAAAACAGCATGAGCTTACTTCAGAACAACTTTATAACAGATACATCAATAATCCAATTACTTCAGCTATAGTTATAGGTGGATTAGAACCTATATTACAAGTGGAAGAAGTTATTGAGCTTATATCATATTTTAGATCTAAAGATTGTAAAGATGATTTTGTTATATATACAGGTTATACTGAAGAAGAACTCATTAATAATCATATTCTTGACAAATTTAAGAAATATGATAATATTATATTCAAATTTGGTAGATTCAAACCAAACCAAGAAAAACATTGGGATGAAGTATTGGGAGTATATTTGATTTCAGATAATCAATACGGAAAGAAGGTATCTTAAAACTATGTCTATACCTGTAATTACTGGTGCAACTTTAGCTTGTTCAGTTGGAGCCATTCATAATGAGACTATGAATAGATCCAATGAAAAATATGATACCGATGACTTGATGGATATGCTTAATTTAATAGAAGCTCATTACTTTATGATGTTGAATCGTATAGATTGGGAAAAGAGTTATAATCCTAATTTAAGATCTAAATTGATTAAAGATTTTGATAGCTTTAAAGAAGAGCTATTTAAAGTACTAATTAATAAGTAAATATAAGGATATATTATATAGATAAAATGTGAATGAATTGGTATTAAATTATTATAGAAAGCGTGATTATATATAGTTCATTTTGTAAGAGCATTTGATTTAGAGAATGAAATAAAACGAATGGAGAGTACTCCTATTGGTTATAATAATAGACCTATAGGAGTTACTTCCAATGAAAAAACAGTTACAATAGATTTATCATTAGCTCAATATAGAACTTTGATTATAGATGTGTATGGTATTGAAATATTGAATAAGTTATTATCGGGAGAATATGAAAGTTATAGTGGTGAACATAAAGAAGGTGGAAAATTTAAGTTTGATAGAGTTAAAGATAATATCTGGAAGATAACTGAATATATTTTAGATTAAGTTTTTATTTGGAGGTGGTTGGAGGAGGATGTTTAATAAAAAATTATTGATGAAGAACTTTGATGAGAAAGAAAAACCTCTAGTAGATCTTTCTAATTGGGCTTATAACACTTATACTAAAACATATAGTACCATGACTGAATTAGACCAAACAGGAATTGATTATTTAAATTCCGTTAGAGGGACCGGTATGGGTAACATGTTTTATAATTGTAGTTCATTAACTTCATTAGATGTATCTAATTGGGATACTAGTAATGTTACTAGTATGGACTATGTGTTTTCTGGGTGTCGTTCATTAACTTTATTAGACGTATCTAATTGGGATACTAGTAATGTTATGTATATGAGCTATATGTTTGATAATTGTAGTTCATTAACTACATTAGATGTTTCTAATTGGGATACTAGTAACGTAACTGATATGGAGAATATGTTTTATGATTGTAATTCATTAACTTCATTAGATGTATCTAATTGGGATACTGGTAAGGTTAATCATATGATGGATATGTTCGAAGAGTGTAGTTCATTAGAATATTTAATTATTGGATCTCCTACTTTTAAATTTCGGATGATTGATTCTAGTTGTGGAAACCTTAACACTACTTGTAAGATTTTAGTTCCATCAGCATTACTTGATACATTTAAAACTGCCACTAACTGGTCTTCAAGAGCCTCACAGTTTGATGCAATAGAAAACTATACAATAACTAGATCAAATGGTCAGGTTACTGTGACACCCAAATAGGTTATGCAAATATTTATGCTATCTGGTTAGACTAAAAATATTTAAAGAAGGTGATACTCAAACATGTTAGAAAATTGGCAGAAATCATTTAATTCAGTTTTAAGATATGAAGGTGGCTATGTTAATGACCCATTAGATATGGGTGGAGAAACCAATCTTGGTATTACAAAGAGTACATTAAATAAAGCTATAAGAGAAGGTGTAGTTGATTCATCAGTTACAGTAAGGACTTTAAAGAAATGTGATGCTGAAAAGATATATAAGAAGTATTACTGGGATAAGATGTTTTGTGATGATATGCCTACTCCAATAGATCATATGATATTTGATACAGTAGTTAATCATGGTATAATTGGAGGATCAAGAATTATCCAAAGAGCTATTAATTCGGCTGGAATATCTAATGATATTAGTATAGTAGTTGATGGTAAATTTGGTAAACTTTCTAAAGAAGCGGTAGATAGATTAGATGCTTTGGAAGAAACTCCATATTTAGCTAGAATGATTCTTATTAAGAGAAAAGCATACTATGATGATATTATTGCTAATAAACCATCTCAAGCTAAGTTTAGAAGAGGCTGGTATAATAGAATCAATAATTTGGCTAAAGATTGTTGTATTGATTGGACGGCATAACATAATTAATTATAGCTATTAGGTCAATACCTATACTAGATAAAACAGTAGCATACTCTCCGACAGTTAGTGTAGCACTAGTACAAATTTCACTATAGTAATAAAAAGGAGGCTTGACAAGAATAAAAATTTATGTTTATAATGAAGTAACATATACAGATCCTGATCAGTTCAGGAAAGTATTTAAGAATGTTTCATTTCCAAAAACAATAACAGATGACATGTTAATGGCAAGAGGAGTTGTTGTTAAGGAAGAAGTGGAACCAGAAGAATCATTTGAAGATAAAAAGAAAAAGAAACTTTTAGAGCTTCAAACTGCATATAATACAGCAGTTAGTGGATCAGTTTCAGTTCAGTTAAATGATACAACAACTATCAGAATGTTATTTGCAGAAAAAGATCTTTTGATGGTTAGGGCTATGCTTGATAAGATGACTGATGCATCTGTTGATAATGGAGTCTTAGTTGATGTTGATGATAATGTTTATATGAATTTAGATAAAGATACAGTTAATAAAGTATATCTGGCTATGCTGGATAAACAGTTTGGAGTGTATATGCAAATGAAGCAGTATCAGATTCAGATTAATAATGCTTCTAATGAAGAAGATCTAGAAGGGATTAGAATATCTTTTTAAAGAAGGGAACTGAATAAGATATGGCCTATATTTTTGATAATAAAGATACAGTAGTTGAATACTTAAGACAATTAGAAATTACTGTTGGAGAAGAGTACAATCACTATATAGTTCCTCATCATTCTTATGTAAGAAGATTTGACATTTTTTATAATAGTGAAAACATTGGCTATGTTGAAAATGAAGAGCTTACTCCAAATGCTAAAAGTGAATGGGTTATACATATTCCTTCTGAAAAGAGAGCATATTTGGAAGCAAAACAAAAAGGATTATATGGCGCTATTTATGATTTACCTAATGAATCCTATGGAGATATTGATAAGAAGTACTATATAGAGCCTAGAGCTTTTACTAGAATAATTGCTAAGAAATCAGATAATACTCCTATTCAAGTTGATGCAAATGGACCCGGTGCATATGTTGGATTAAAGTTTAACAATAGTTTTGTTAATTTAGATAAAACTGAAGTAGCATTAGGATCAACACAGTTAAATATAACTATAGACCCTAAAAAATTAGCTAATGAACTTAAGTATTCTTTTGCTGAAATCTCTGGTTCATTACCTACTGGAGTAGTTGTAGAACCAGAAGGGATTTCAATTCAGAAGTGTTTAGAGTATCCTTCAATAATAGTTGCTACAGAACCTGGTGAAAGGCCAAAGTGGGTTAAAGCAGAAGAACTTACAGTTGGAAAAGCAGCTTCAGCAGCTAATGCAGATTTATTTGGTTTTAAGAAACCTGAAGATTACGTAACTTATCAGAATATTAATACAGATATTACATCATACTTTGACAACAGTTATGAATATGGCTTTAGAACTGGTTATGATTTAGAAAAAGAGCAGTCTTATGTTTATACCAGAGCATACAGAGTTCATTTGGTTGGGGATGTTTCCGGAGATGCTGAAGTTCATAATTTTGAAGACATAGATATTGAAACTAAGCTTGCTGACCAGAGTAAACTGGTATTTATAAAAAATGTTGAAGATGGTACAGAATTTCATAGTGGGCTTAGAATAAATGGTCCGGTTACTTTAGCTTATGGAAATGAAGGACCTTACTCTACTGCGTCCACATCTGAAAACCCAAGAGGGGAAGTTATTTATAATCAAGTAACAGGTCTTATGGCGTTTAGTGATATGTGGAGAATGGGTGCCGGATCAGTTGCGAGTGATAGAGGTTTCTTAGAAATTGCCACAGGTGATGATGCTAATAGTCCCACTTCTGAAGCGATTTATGTATCACAGTATAGTGGTAATAAGTTTAATACTTTAGTTAGAAGGGCCGCACTTCTTGATTCCGATGGAAATACGAGTTTTCCTGGAACAGTAACTTCAGCTGGATTAACGGCTGGAGATCTTACAATTAGTACAGATAGACTTGGAAATACCGTTTTTGATATTTCAAGAAGTAAGGAATATAAATTTAATATAAATGGTATAAATGTCTTAACTTTAGATGAACGTGGAACTCCTTATGATAGTGTTTATGCTAAGTTAGTTTCTCCTCATTTTACAGGTACTCCGACAGCACCAACTCCAGAAAGTACAGATAATTCTGATAAAGTTGCAACAACCGCATATGTTAAAGCTAATGTTCCAGTTTCAATTGGGTCTGATGTTACACCTGTGTATACAAATGAAAATGGTGTTATTACAGCGTCTAATGCCACTGTTGGATCAGAAACAGTTCCAGTTTATATTAAAGATGGTGTAATTACTTCTACGGATGTTTCATTTATTGACTATGCTGCTAAAGAATCTCCGATATTAACTGGTGTCCCTAAAGCACCAACTGCTGAAGCAGGAACAAATAATAAGCAAATTGCTACTACGGAATTTGTACAGACAGCTATTGATAATTTAGTAAATGGTGCTCCAGAACAATTAGATACTTTAAAAGAATTAGCTGATGCTTTAAATAATAATGCTGATATGGCTAATGCTCTTACAGCAAACTTAGCATCTAAAATTGATAGGATTGGTGATGGGTATATTAAGGAATTAAGTATAGATGGGCAAAGTATTACAGTTACAAAAGGTGATGGCTCACAGGATACTCTTGTTACTAAAGATACTACATATACTGATGCTACTTCATCTAAAGCGGGTCTTATGTCTGCCGAAGATAAGGCTAAATTAGATACTATTGAGGCTAATGCTAATGCATATACATATACTCTTACAGCAGCTAATAGTTCTACTTTAGGTGGTATTAAAGTAGGAACGAACTTAAGCATAGATAATGATGGGGTATTATCTGCTAAAGATACTGTTTATAGTAATGCAACTTCTGTTATATCAGGTCTTATGTCAGCAGCTGATAAAGCAAAACTTGATACCATTTCTGAAAATGCTAATAATTTTACCTATACATTGCCTAAGGCAACTACAAATGTTCTTGGTGGTATTAAGGTAGGAACTAATTTAAGTATTGATGCTGATGGAGTTTTATCTGCTGATGCTCAGGCTTATGCGGATGTTACTGCTACAGCGTCAGGATTAATGACTCCAGAAGATAAAGTTAAGTTAGATAGTATTGCGTCGGGAGCAAATGCATATACCTTGCCAATAGCAAGTTCATCTAAATTAGGTGGTATTAAAGTAGGATCTAATTTAAGTATAGATGATAACGGTATTTTAAGTGCTAAAGATACTACTTATGGTAATGCTACAGCATCTGCGGCTGGGTTAATGTCTACTTCAGATAAATCAAAGTTAGATGGAATTGCTGCTGGAGCTAATGCATATTCGTTACCTACAGCATCTGCAACGACTTTAGGTGGCATTAAAGTTGGTTCAGGGCTTGCAATTAATAATGGAACGTTGTCTGTATCTGGTTCTTCAGTTTTTAGTAGTGATGGCCATTTAGTATTTCCTAATGGAGACGAATTCTGGGTGGAAGCCTAATGAAATTTAAGTTTAAAAATCAACAGTTAACATTATATGATACTATGAATGATTGTAGAACTGATAGTAATAAGAAAGGGTATGGCTGTGTAAAAAAAGGTAGTCGCACATATTATTTTGATTTAGTTCCTACTACAGATCCATTTGCTACGGAGTTAAGATATAAAAAGAAAAGTACTGGAACAACTTATGCTATTGCAGATAGCAATTTAAAAGATCTGTCGAGATGGGGAAAGTATAACAAGGATAAATTTGATACAAATAATTATGAAACTGGGACTAATTTAACACAAGATGGTGTAAATTATCTTAAATACGCCAGGGGCATCAATATGACAGAGATGTTTCAGAATTGTTCTAATTTAACTACTTTAGATGCTTCTAATTGGGATACTAGTAATGTTACTAATATGAGTAAAATGTTCTATATGTGTCAAAAACTTAAAACATTAAATGTATCTAATTGGGATGTATCTAATGTTACTGATATGTCACATATGTTTGCTGGAGAAGATTATTGGGCTAGTAGACAAGGTGGTCCTTTATTTACAACATTAGATGTAGCCAATTGGAATACTTCTAAAGTTACAAATATGAGTCATCTTTTTTATAAATGTGAAAAACTTGAAACTTTAAATGTACGAAATTGGAATGTATCTAATGTAACTGATATGTCATATATGTTTGGAGGAGAACATGGTATTTCTGGTAAAAGTGTAGGACTTACTTCATTAGATGTTTCAAGATGGAATACTTCTAAAGTAACCAATATGTCAGGTTTATTTTCAGGATGTACTAAATTAACTACTGTAGATGTTTCAAATTGGGACACTTCTAATGTAACTGATATGTCGTGTATGTTTGGTATTACTAGTTGGTCTAGTGGGACTAGATTATCTTTTACTACATTAAATGTTTCTAGATTTAATACTTCTAAAGTAACTAATATGGCATATATGTTTCATGGAAATCCAAATCTTTCAACTGTAGATGTTTCAAATTGGGATGTTTCTAAAGTAACTAATATGACATATATGTTTGGTTCATATTTTACCATGCCACAAGGATTTACTACATTAAATGTCTCTAACTGGAATACTTCTAATGTAACCACTATGAGTAATTTATTTTCTAATTGTGATAAATTAACTACATTAGATGTTTCAAGATGGAATACTTCTAAAGTAACTAATATGTATCAAATGTTTTATGGTTGTAGATCATTAACTTCTTTAAATTTAACAAATTGGAATACCTCTAATGTAACTAATATGGCATACATGTTTATGCATTGTAAAGCTATTTCAAATCTTAATTCGTTAAGTAATTGGAATACTTCTAATGTAACTGATATGACTAATATGTTTTATTCAATGGATACATTAGAATTTATAAATGTTTCAAATTGGAACGTATCCAAAGTAACTGATATGACTAATATGTTTGAATATTGCGAGGAATTGACTTCTTTAGATTTATCTAGATGGACACCAGTAGAAGGAGTAAAAATGAGCAAAATGTTTTATGGTTGTGGCAATTTAAAAGTCGTTGATTTATCAAATTTTAATACTAATAATAGTGATATGTCTGATTTATTTCATAATACTACAAAACTTCAATATCTTATCATTAGTTCATCAACTTTTAAATTTCCAATGAATGATGGTTCTTGTGGCGATCTTAATACTACATGTAAAATATTAGTTCCTAGAGCTTTACTAAACACATTTAAAACTGTTACGAATTGGTCTTCAAGAGCTTCTCAATTTGATGCTATTGAAAATTATAATATAACTAGATCTAATGGACAAGTTACCGTAACTCATAAATAAGAAAGGTGTGTTTATAATTATGACTTCAAGCAATGCTATTGCTGAACTTTTTGATGCAGACCATGAGTGCGTATATAACGATGGAGATCCGGTAGGAATTTGCATTGATGGAATTGTGAGACCATTTGATAATAATACTGAACTAAAGCCAGTAGAATATGTTGGTGTCGTTTCATTAAATCCATCTTTTATATTGGGTGGTATTACAGGGGCAGTATCTAAAGTTCCAGTAGCTATATCAGGAAAAATTTGTATATGGGTTAATGGAAATGGTAATTTAATTGGAAAGAAAGTTTTATTTGATAAAGATAAACTGATATTTAGACCCTTTGACAGATTATTTGATTCAGAATATAACGGTATTATTATAAACGTTGAAGGAGAGAATAAGGATCGTAGTCTGTGTCATATACTATTGAAATAAAAAAAAGAGAACAGCCGATTGGCTGTTCTCTTTTTTATGTTTTGATTCATATGTATATCACAATATTGTGATAAGTTTTGATATATGTTTAGTGTAATTTTTACTCAGCTGGATCTACTTCTGGGTCAGTTTCAGCTTCAGGTTCTCCTTCTTCTTCCTCAACTACAGGTGTAGGAGTTTCTTCTTGAGTAGGCATAACTGGAATAAAGTTAGAATCAATAGCATCAACTTCTTCTTTAGTAGAAGCTTCTCTAACTAACAATTCTAAGTGCTGCTGGATACCAACAACTAATGAAGTATACACTGAAGCATTAGTATAATTGGTTCTAATTCTATTTGCAAAAGTGATTATATCATCATTAGTAGGATTGGAGTTATTAATTCTAACCTTAAGTAAGCTAATGACAAACTGAGCATTCTCAGTATCAAAGTTATTATTAAGGATATCCAACGCACCTAAGTTCTGCTGCTCAAAGGTCTTAATCTCGCCATCAGAATAACCTTCACTGATCTGCTTCATAAGCATATTAGATCTATCCTGAATAGCTCTAGCTTTCTGAGATTTAAGTTCATCTAAGGTAGGCTCAGGAGGAGTAGGAGGAACATACTCTTCAGCAGTATATGGAATATTGAGAAATGCTAACTGCTCATTAGTAACCTCTTTAGGAAATGAAATATTAGGATACATCTTCTTGAGGTCATAAATTCGAATGGTCTTATTAGTGTCTTCAATTGAACGGTAAATAATCATTGATTAAATAAACACCCCTTCTATAATTTTTATTTTTTAAAGTCTCTTAATGTTGTACAAGATATTGTCAATAGTTGTTAAAAAGTTAAAACTATCATTAGATAAGTTATCTTCTTTAATACAAGCTTCAGTTTCATAGATTTCTTTATCAATATAAACAGTAAAGAACTTGACTATATTTAAGTCAGGATAATACCTTACATATAGATGGTCATTGATAGTTGCAAAATGGTTGTCTTTAGTTAAAGATACATAAAGATCTGTGACAATATCTCTATACTTAATAGTCAGTGAGTAAGTAATTTTTTCCATATAATGTAAAGTAACTCTCCCGGTATAAATTTTTATCTAAAAGAATGTTTTCAGTATCTGGGTATAATTTAGATGCTACATATAATCCAATACTGTCAGCATATAATTCTTCTTTATATAAGGCTATATCATACTTTCTATATGATTTAGCATAGTCAGTTTTTATAACTGGAACATTCAGTTCTTTTAAGCTATAGTGATGATTATTATAAAGTTCATGACCTAATTCGTGAGAAATAATTTTTACAATATATTTATTTCTTTCTTTAGGTGTATGACCTTTACATCTATACCTAAATACTTTAGGTCTTAGATATACAATATGTTTTTCACCACACCAACAACCAGCATGTTTAGTAATATCCTTAGATAATTGAATATCCTTATTACCAAAGTTATCTATAATATAGTCAGTACATCTACAGTGCATATAGTTTAAGTCTATATTGAAGTGAATATCAAAGAAATTTATACTTCTATCAAAGAGATAATGGATTAATTCTCTATATCTTATAGTAATCACCTCTTTATTTGTTCAAAGTTCTAAGTCAACTTTTGTATATATATTATGTTATTGTATTGAAAGTCTTCTAATTTTATTGGAGGTGGTAGCATGTGGGAAAAGTTCGTGAAAGAACTGGAGCATGCGGATAAAGTGGAAATCAACGGAAAGGAGTTTGATGCCAAGAAGCTGTTGAAGGCGTTTGACGAATACGTTGAGTGGGTTGTTGAGTTGCAGGAACAGTAAGGAGGAGTTTGATATGGTTAAGGCGGATTTGAATCTTATTAATAAGCTCATATATGTGTATCAAGAAATGTATGTGCTTCAGGCGAGTTTGGCGGATAAGGATGATAATGATAATGCGGAGAGGGCTCAGTGTATTATCAGTGAGGTAAAAGAAATTCTGGATAAGGATTTTGATTATCAGGTAACTGATGCTGATACACCAACGTTCTATATTGATGACTGAGGAGGGTAATAAGATGACTAAAGATATCATGTCTCTTCTTGTGCTTGGGGTAGTTAGTGCGATTTCCGTTGTGGGTATGCTAGTGTCGTTTGTATTCGGAAGCTGGGTATGCGTTGCAGTTTGTATGGTTATTGCAGTTATTTCTAGTGTAGCATTTTTCTACCAGGTATGTGATATGGAGGGCGAATAATATGAACTTTTATCTTACACTTATTTATGGAAGCTTTGGCGTGATGAGTATGTTCAGCTGTGTGTATTTTGGAGTACTTCTTAAGCAGGTAATTCCTTTTATGTTCTTTGCAGTAATTGGGTTTTTCCTGCTGATTATGGGATATAAGGTTAGTCCATATAAGGAGGATAATAAATGATTTATACTAATCTTGAACTTAAAGTTGATGAAAAAGAATTTACTTTTGGAAAACTTAAAGGAGTAACCCTTGGAGAAAGGGGTAGAGGCAGATTTGAAGTATTTCTGCCTGTACCCCCTACATTTGAAAAACTTGAGAAAGGAATGAATGCTAATCTTAGTATTGGCCTTACGCAAAACAAAAAGTTTAGAATTAATAATGGTGATAATGGTAAGTTGTATCTGATTCTTACGTCTCAGGCTGGATATACCCGAAGAGGTTCTGGTTATATCTATGAGTTTAAATTGAATGAAAATGATGAGCCAAAGGTAAAGGTCCTTGCTACAGCCAATGGCGCAGATGGAGATGCTGGAAGAATTGGTAGTTGGGAGGCACAGGTTATGGAAGTAAAACCTGGTGCTATTGTAAAGGTAGTATGGTCTGGGTCTGGTTATGGTATTTGTCCAACATATTATTTTGTTGATGAAGAAGGGGATGTTGTTGGTGTAGACGAAGATAATATCCAAGATTTTTATGATTATCGCAATGTGGAGATGCCAGAGGCATTTAAAAGAAAGTTCAATAAGGAGGAAAATTAATATGAAAGACCTTTATTGGGAGCAGCTTGTGAAAGACGCTAAAGATACTTCTGTTGATAAAACAGTTCAGGTAGCATTTTTGACTGAAGCTAATGGAGCATTTTGTCCTACTCCATTTATGTCATTTGGGCCTAAGGTAGATTTGTTTGAAAACAATGATGAGCTTGAAAAAGCCTTTAAGGAAATTGTAGAGTCATGTAAAGAAATTGATCCAGATATTTCGGAGGATAAACTGAAGAACTTTGCAATTCTGGAGATGCCCATTAATATGATGTTTGATTTGCTTAAGAGAGAAACTGAATTCTCTATTCTTAACATTCATTTGAAAATTACTCCAGATCAATGTTACGTGCTGGATAAAGCTTCTGATTTTATTCATGACCCTGAAGTTTCTGCTCAGTCTAAGCTTAGCATTCTGGCACTGAATTATGCTTTAAAGGTTATGAGGTCAATTGACCTTGATTGTGATGAGGGTTCTCATGTTGGATATATCGTAGAGAAACCTGATATGAAGATTACATTGAGTGGAGCGGTAGAGAAATATCCTATTAAGTACTTTGGGGATTGGGATATTGTGATTTATAGGGTTAGTAGATGAGGAGGAAATTGTTATGGCTGATTTTGTAATGCTTTATGATAATCTAAAAGATACAAGAGAGATTTATTGTGACTATGATGAGATTAAGTATCATATTGAGAAGATTTTGAAAGTTAATAAAGCTAGATTGACGCTGGATTATGTGGCGGTAGACCAAAGAATAAAAGTTGTTGTTAGATCAACTGTTTCCAATGATAGTGTTATCCAACGGGTATATGACGAGCTAAATACTTGGTTTGGTACAACAGATGTAGCAGTAGGAGATAGTAGTCCGAAGTATTATTTGTATTATAATAAAGAAAAGGATATGGCTAGGATTGTTTTAGATAATGAACAGGTGTCAGTAAAGGATGGTAAACTAATTGCAGTAATTCAATTTAAAGTACTTTAATAAAGAAAGGAGATAATTATAATGGAGAGTATTATGGGAGATAATCTGGTGTTGGAGTTGCATATGGAACAAGCAGTTAGTCATCTTAAGAAGGCAAAGAATCTTCTTGATGCGGATAAATATGGAGAAGCTAGGCATGAGATTACTAAAGCTCTCCTAGAAGCAGAAGAAATGAAGATGCTGTATAACAAACTTAATAATAAAATTTAAGTATTGAGAAAGGGAGATGTCTATATAAGATGTCTCCCTTATATTTTTTATCTATGGAGATGATAGTATGTATCAGGATGACATTCTAGATATGCTTAAAAATCTTGGTTTAAAGGAAATTAAGATAAAAGATGATTTATGGTCTGGATACATATTTGATTGTGCTAATTATTGTAATGATAAAATGGCTCCTGAAGAAAAGAGATATCTTCAATGGAGTCCTGCTGATGGATTTACCTTTTTACATGGAGAAGAGGAGTATCGGAAATTTAAAGAATCAGATAGATATGACTCTGATGTAGACTGGATTGATGCAGTAATTGATTCCGAAACAGATTGTGTTATTTTTGATATTGGATATTATGAGGAGGCTATGGTACCGTATGAACAAGGTGGGTATTGCACTGCAGTGTGTGGGGTGGTTCCTGTAAAATTCTTGGAAGAAAATGGAATTAATTTGGTTTCATTTAAAGAGGAAGGGAATAAAGATGCAGTGTAATATCGACATTAATATTGAGTTTTATGATGGTCCAGACGGGCAGCATGTGTATATTGCTGAAGAAAATTCTTCTGGGTGTGACTATAAAGTAGATAATTTGAAGGATGTAATGGTTCATATTGAAGAGTACATCCGTAATAGGAGGGTTTTTAATGAGTAAGAAATATAATGTGTCATATAAAAGCGTGTTCCTTTATAATAATGATGGAATTACAGTACTTTTTCCAGGTTTGCCAGGATGTTATACTTATGGTACTTCAGATTCAAAAGCAAAACAAATGGCAATTGATGCTCTTAAAGTTTATTGTGAAGAGCTCTTAAGAACAGGCCCCCTGCCTACAAAGATGTCTGATTTGGAGATTAGTAAATGGATTGAAGATCATAAGAAAGAATGGGGTAAGGCAAAATACTCCATTAAAACAATCATTTCAAATGTGGAGGAATTTTAAATTATGAAATATTGGGTTACATATAAAGTAATTGCTAGGGGTGTAGTTGATGTAGAAGCCAATTCAGAGCAAGAAGCTCTTGATAAAGCATACGAAGATATCTCTAATAGGGATGTAAATATGGTTTCAGATATATCAGATTATGAAGTTGTTATGGTGGAAGATGAGAATGGTAAAGTATCTGAGGGGTCTTTCATAATATAATAATTAGGAGGTATATGGAATGAATTATGATGAGATCAGCATTAGTAATTATTTCAGAGTTACAGATGAGAATAAACTTGATGAGTTGGAAAAAGATTTGTTCTGTATTGGCAATTATGAAAGAGAAATCAATGTAGCAAAGTTTAAGGATGAGAAAGGTAATACTTATAGGAAGTACTCTTGTTATGGGTCATTGGAGTACGGGTCATATGACGATTCTGATCTTGAAAGATTTTATAAAGAACTTCAAAAGATTCTTCCTGAAAGTGAAGTTTTTGTTCTTATGTATATCGGATATGAAGGTCTTAGATATGTGGTGTCAGGATTTACAGTAGTAACTAAGGATAAAATTGATTATAGGAATGTAGATGAATTGATTCAAGAAGTGGTAGGACTTCCTGATTTTAATTATAGGAAGTTTGAAGAGTGTTATGATGAAGGTTATATGATTGAATCTAAGGAGGATGAATAATTATGTATAGTAAAAAAATCGTTACGACAATGGATGTAGAAATGATTATTTCTGACCTGGAATATGAACTTAATACCGATGGCCCTGCGTTTGAGAATTATTTTGAAGAAATTGATTTCCTTCGTAAAGAATTGGGGGACCAGATCGTGTATCCTATATTGTTTGAACTAATGGAACTCGCAAGAAATATGAAGACAGAGCATGCAACTAGAGTCTTTAGCATTAATCGTAATTGTAAAAATGAGCTATTGATCGGATGCATGTTGCGTGTAATTAATAAGGATGGTATGGGGAATCCGATTGTAAAGGCAACAATCAACTTTAGTGATGAAAATAAAATTGAAGGGAGAAACTAACCGATGAATGTGAAAACTAATTTTCTGGAAGAGACCATGCAGGAGATTATTGGATCCAATCATGGGGAGAATGAAATTGCGTATGTGGTTGTGAGATCTAAGCCCCATAATCTAGCAAATGTGACGTGGGAATCATTTAAAAAAGCGATTAAAGGATTTGAGTATGATGCTGGGTATGGGCTCAATGAGATTTCCTTGATGTGTAAGATTGTGTTTACGGATGGGAATTATCTTGAGCGTCACGAGTATGATGGGGCTGAAAATTGGTGGTATGTTGTAGTTCCTAAATTGGATGTTGAGGTTGTGGAATATAATCCGGAGATTCACAAGTTTAAAGAAAGCTGGTATGGCCGTGGAGATGATGATGATGAATAAATTTAATGAAGAAAAAGAAAATGAACTTCTTGAAATCCTTAAAAAAGGAATTGATGTGTATGCAGATTATAGAGATGAAGTAAATATTAATCTGCTAAAAAGGATTTCAGATAAAAAAGAAGAAATGCATAGTACTTGGATGGAAGCGTTTAAAGATGAACTATTTGATTGGTTTGATCCGGATGATATCTTTGAAACAATGAAATCTCATATGAAAGATATTGCAGCTCAAATTGGTCTTGACTATGATGATTTTGAAGAAGAGGATAAAGCAAAGTTTGATACTGTATTTTTTGAAAATGTCTGGTTTAAGCCGGATTATGACCATTATCTTAAACAAAAACTTTGTGTAGATATTTTTGTAGATACTGGTGATTATAATTTTGATTTAGGCTGTAATGAAGTTTATCCGCATTATAATGGGGATAGAATGGAGCCTATTCAGGATGAGTGTTGTTTAGTATGGCTTACTAAGACTCAAGGATATACTAAGGAAGATCTTGAAAAAAATCTTCTTTCTGATGAAGTCTTTGATAATGAAATCTTTGATAATGATTTCTTTGAATCAATTTATGATGAGCTAAATAATTGTACTAGTCATATGAATAGTTTGGTATTTCTTAAAAGACTTACTCTAAAGGAATATCTTGATATGAAAGATGCTAATACTATTCATATCGATAAAGATGATGTGTGTGGATTGTTTGATAAGTGGAATGGAGCTGGAGGTCTTTTGGAAATTAAACTTGAAAAAGATATTGATATTCCAAAGGAGATGGTCCATGAAGCAGTTGTTGATGAGATGTTTAAGTATAATATCCATGATGTATATGGTGTAAATGATAGCTTTTGGGAGTGAGGCTAAATGATTCTGACAGCTAGTGTAGTATTGGTAGGATATCTTGTATCATTTATTGTACCACTAAATATGTATCAGAGATGTATTGTTGATTACATTATGATTGGGTTTTCTGGATGGTTCCTTTGGAAGCTTATTATTACCGAGGAGGAAAAATAATATGACTATGAGAGAGCTTAAGTATACTGTAGTTTTTGAGGATGAGGCTAAAAAACTTAGGGAGGGCTGTGTTAATTTTAAGGATCTTGATTTTACCCTTAGGAGCATTTTTGCTAAAGAGAAAATGATTCCAATTATGGTGAATGAGGAAGAGCAGAAACTTGCGTATGAGGATACTCTGGATTTTCAAAAATGGTTTTGCTCAAAGATGAATTATGAAGACGTACTGTTTATTGGAGATTCTATCACCGGAGATATTATGATGGATAAGGATGATAATATCAATCTTAATGATCCAGAGGTTCCTTATAGATATAAATCGGAAGAAGAGTGGAGAAAAGTTGCTACAGTAACTATTGAGATTCGTGGTCCTCTTGATATTGAGGAGGAGGATAATGAATATGTGGAATAAAACAAAAGAAGTTCTTAAATGGATTGTATTTATTCTCTTCAGTAGTTTTGTCTGGTGGGTAATGTTGTATGTAGTAGGTTCTACTAAAAGCATTATTCCATATCTGATTGGGTTCATTGTAGTATTTCCATATCTTGAAGAATGGTTTAAGCATAATCATTCTGAAACAAACTTTAAAGCACACCTGTTTGGCGTTCTGGAGTTGATTAGTATTGCTATTATGATTCTGTGCATTGGTGAGGGGGTACTTACTACAGACCAGAAAGTAACTCTCATTATTGCAAAATTTATGGCTGTAATGATGCACTGGTCTACAGGAAGACTTCACTTTAAGTATCATACTAAAGAATCCTTTCTAGTGTGTTTTGCTCTTCATATGCTATTTAATGCCTATGTGCATTATGCAAAAGTTCAAGCATTTGATGTTAGTTTGTTTATGCCACACTTGATTATTTATCTGGCAACTTATGTTAATGAAAATAAAGTACAATAAGGGGAGGAATATATTATGATTACTAAAGAAAAAATTGAGAAGTATAATTATAAGTATACCGTTATTATTGGCCAAGACATTTTGGAGCCACTAGCTGATGAATTTGGTGGGTTTGATTTGGTTCATGGACCGTTTGATGTCTGCAGAGAGTTTAAGTTTTTGAGTAAGTTTTTATCCGGTGATGTATTTGAAAAATTTATAACTTATATTATTGGGCGGTATGAGGGTGTTGAGGCTTCGTTAAAATCTAAAAAGACGACTAGCTGTGTAGATATTGATGGTTGGCGCATTTGGTATAATATTAGTCTTGATGGCATTGAGATTATTTTGGAATCTGATGAAGATTTTGATGTGGATAACCTAGACCATGAGACGGTATCGAATGATTCAGTTAGTGAAGCTATTGAAGACCGGTTAAAAGAATATCTTGCCAAATATATTGCATTGGAGGATAAACACGAACAAGTTACACGTAAGTTATATCCGGTATTTAAAAAGATGTTGCTAGTTCATTTGACCTCGGAGAGTCCTGATTTTGCATATTATTCAAAAATTAAATTTAGAGATGATTTCGCTAAAGTAGTAGATGATTCTGCAAGTAGATTTGAAAACGCTAAATATGACGGAGTTCCTATCAAGGATATTTTTGAGAAGTTGATTGAGATGTTCAATTGTGATGATACACATGATTATAGATATGATTATGATAGTAGAGGTTTCTCATTCGCAATTAGGAAGGTTTAAAAACAAAGAAACCCTTAGGATATACCTAGGGGTTTCTTTTTGTTTATGTTTGATTAGTTAAACATTAACGTGGATAATGTCTTGTTAATTAACCATTATACAAAGTAATGCTATAAAAAGAACGGCTCTAATTTTCTCTCTATCTGGTTCTATGCCAACATCTAATAATGTTTTAGCAGCTAATGTAGGTATTGGTTGCATAACTAGACCTCTACCTGCAGCTACAGTAATGCCAACTTTATTGATACCTTCTCTATCTCTATATTGTCTTAAAAATCTTAAGATAATATTCTGCATAGTTGAATCAACATCATTATAATCATGAATTTTCACACAAATATCTTCAACATCAATTTCTGAAGCACCTGATAATTGTGCAATATACTCTATAAATTTTGGGTTCATAGTGACTTCATTAATATTATTTAAAGCCTTATCTAAGTCTTGTCTAATATCATCAGTATCTGCTTTACCAACATTTTTATAATATCTTCTAGCTAAATGTTTAACTGACTGATTTACTTTATTATAAACATCGACTATATACCTATAATAGTCATATAGTGAAACTTTTTCTGTAAAGTTCTTAAGATATTTTTCCAATGTTTCATCGGCTACTTTAATTACAAAAACTGCCCATCCTTGTTTAGCAACAGTAGCAGCATGAGCATTCATTAAAGTATATTCCATTAATGATTTGTCCATAATAGGAAAGTATTTCTTTTTGATATATGACAGGACTATGGCAGTATAGTATCTGCTAATGTCATAAACAGTTTTATCAACATTACCATCAGCTACAAACACCAATATATAAAGTAAAAGCATATTATAATAAGTATTAGATGCAACAAAACCACCCGGCATAAAAGAGCCAAATTGTTTAACTTGGCCTTCAGTCATGTTAGCAGTAGTTAAAAACTTGTTCCATAGATTCTTGGTTATATAATAACCGCCATCTATTTTACCTACTTCATTTAAAGCTTTATTACTTTCCGTACCAACTAAGTGAGCCATTTCAGCTTTATTAGGGTAGGAGTTTTGAAGTATAGATATGACTAAATTTTGTAGTTCTATTTTAGGCTCACCTCCTTCTCTATATTAAAAATAAGGAGTTCTCGCAAAGGAGAACCCCATATTTTAGAAAACTATTTCTATATTATCTAAGTCTTCCTTAGTTGAAGCTGAATTAATTTGAGCTCTAAAAATCTGCTTCTTAAGATGCATTGATTTATAATGCTTAAGCATCTGAAGAAGAACACTTTCCATAGTTTCTATGGGTACATTTTCAATAACAACATTATTTGCCTGAACTAAATAGTCTGAAGTAATCCCTGTAGCTTTATTTAATGTAATAGAACCATTCATCTTATTGCAGTCGGTTTCATCAAACTGCATTAAATAGCCTTCTTCTGTCGTAAAACTGCCCTTAACGGCAGTATTAAATTTATTTTCAAGTTCCCCTAATCTATAGTTTTTTAACTCTTCAATAGTAGGTTCTGGAATTGCAACGCATTCATAATAAGTGCCATCGTCAGATTCTATAATGTATGCTTTCTGAGTCTCGTTACACCAGTTAGCTACAGTTGCATATAAATCCTGATCATAGTCAGGTTTTATAAATTTAGTTCCAATATAGTTTATACTATCGCTCATAATTTAAAAAGTCCTTTCTTATTCAAACATAGAGTCAATTTGACTATTGGTTGCTAAGGTAAGATAGTCTGTACTGATTTTACCATTAGTATCTGATACAGGAACACTTCTTGAATCTACAGTAGGTACTTCTCTAGCAGTAACTGCAATACTCTGAAGTGAAGTATCTTTTAAAACACCCTTATTAGATATAATATTATCAATATTTGGTGAAATATCGGTAGTAACTTGTTCTGATAAATATGAAACATCAAACCAAGAACTATCTAATAACCCAGTCTCCGGATTAGAGATAGGGAAGTATTTACCTGAAATATTACCCTTTTTAAGAGGAGAATCAATAGAACCAAAATATCCATTGACAGAAGTAGCATCTGTCTCTACATTAGCTTCAAGAGTAAAGTCGGTAAACTCAACCTTAAGCATAAATCTGTAATTAATACTTCTAGGTCTAGTTTCAGACTGTTCTAATTTACCCTTACCCTGATCAGTAGTATAAGCAGATTTATTAATAATAAACTCTGAATGATTACCATCCGTTCCATTTAACTTATTATAAGCAGAGGTAATCTTATCAGTTAAAGCTAAGCCAATATCTTTTTCCTCACTATTTAAATTAGCTCCATTAACTGGATACACTGGTATAATATGAGTATGCTCTTTTATAGAATCTGGAGTATACGCACCAAATAATGATGAATCATCAGAAGTAGCATTGCCAATACTCCTTAAATAAATCCCTCTTAAATTTGGGACGGTAAATCTGGCTCCATGGATATCATCTTTACTTCCTAAAGTAATAACATAAAATCCGCAAGGGTCGATGTTATTAGGTACAGATCTTGAAAATCCCTGAGCATTTGCCCAAGCAGCATATTGGTCTAAATCAAGTGCAGTATCTTTAATTAGCTCCCATAATTTAGGATATGACTCGGCATCTAAGTATCTACCATCAGCCCAAATCCAACCATTGGGCATATTACCATTAGGACCCTCAGTATAAGGTATTGACGTTGGTAATATACTTCCTATAGGTAAAGCATCAAACTTACTTAAGAAATCTAAAATATACTGGTCTCTGGCTTCTAAAGTATCTATCTGATTATTATGAGCACTAGAAGATACAGATGTATTAATTTTAGTTTTAGCTGTAATTAAATTAGAAGGAAATGCAATTCCAGCCATATAAGTTATTCAACTCCTTTATAAATTTTTATCCTAAACCAGCAATAGATAACATATCTTTACTCCACTGGTTTATAAGTTCTTCATGTGATAATACATTAGGATTAGTTGGGTCAACATTAATATAATAATAATGACAAGTACTGTCTTGTCCTTGTCTATGAATTCTGGATTCAGCTTGCATAAGGTCAGTACTTCTAAATGGTCTATTTAAAAATATAATAGTATCGCAGCAATACTGTAATCCATCTGTTCCAGTTCCTAATGCTTGTATTGTTCCTAACATAACTCTTATATTAGGATTATCTTTAAATTTATTAAAGTTAGCATTAAAGTCAGCAGCACTTTCTACTAGCATACTTTCAATATCTAATCTTTTTAATAAATCATGTAGAGTAGCTAAAGGTTCTCTAAAAGTAGAAAATATTAATACTTTCTTACCAGCATTATCTATAATGTTTTTAATAGTATTTAAGTTTTCACTTACTACTGCGTTAAGTAATCTAATTTTATTTCTAACAAAGAATTCGCCAATAGCTTTACCCATTAATATAAATCTATAAGATGTGATCTCTTTTCGGGTTTGTATAATCTGTTTTCCAATCTCACTATTGGTTGTTCTTATATCTTTTTCAATAGCTCTAATTTCTGCTATAAACTCTTTATACTTATCATTACCCATAGGATCCATTTTTTCTAATGCTTTAACTTTCTTATAATAATCTTCTAAGTAATCATTACCATAACTTATACCTTGTACTCGTATTGAATCTTGGAATAATGATAATAACCTACTTAACTGCTCATATAATCTACTAACATCAGATTTGTTCCTAGCATCTAATCCTTCTTTAACGAAATCTTTAATATGCTGCATAGCTACTGGTAATGTAAAGGGCTTGATATTATTAATCTTTAAAGTAATGTCATATTTCTTTTTATCTGGTAAATTAAGTTCCTTTGAAGCTTCTTTTCTAATCATATATAACTTAAGTCTTTCCTGTAAAACTGCAGAAGCAATAGCATCATATTTACCTGTATTATACAAATGTTTAAATATTCTTTGTGCCGTATCTGATGCAGCAAACATAGGATCTAACATAGTCATTACTGGTACAAACTCAGATGCCAAAGCTTTGATAGGAGTACCAGATAAAGCTAATACATTCTTTATCTTATATCTATCCTGAATATCCTTTACATTCTGTACTCTGGCAGTATTAGCATATCTAAAGTTCTGTATTTCATCAACTATCATACTCTTAGGATTAGATGTTATGTAATTAGTAACTTTATCTAAAGCTTCATAATTACAAATGTAAAATTTGTCTACAACATTCAGTACATCTTCTTTTAAAAACTTGTTTGGTAAAAGAGCTGTGATAGAATTCTTCCAAGATAATAAAGTACTCTTAGGTGCTGTTATAATACATGGGAATAAGTCAAAGGCATAAACAGTTGCTATTGCAGTGAAGGTTTTGCCCAGGCCTTGTTCAAAGGCCATTAAGAATCCATTTAACCCAACTTTATGAGTTGCATTATAATAATGATACAAGAATTCTTTTTGGTAAGGTTTAAGTTCAACACCTAACTTATTTAATTTAGAAGTAATTTCTGATGGAACTTCTTCCATAGGTTTTTCTAGAGCAACAATTCTAGGATGCTGATTTAATAATTCTATAACCTGTTTATAAGACTCTCTTTTGAAGCGTTCATATAGCCACTCAAAAACTTTTTTAACTTCAACTACAAAGAACTCTTCAAAAGAAATATTAGCTCCACCAAAGAAAACACTTCTAACCACTATAGAAAAGATGTGATAAGTCATAGAAACTCCAGAAGTACTAATATTAGGAATATTTCTACCAAAGAACATTCTTATATCTTTTTTAAGTTCATACACATTTAATCCAGATATAACTAGTCTTTTACCAACTCTTAAAGAGTTATCTGTAGTAATTTGAACATTTTTTAGTAGTGCAATGGTTAATCACCAACTTTCTTTTCAAAAGGTTTTCTCCTTATTTGTTCAAAGTCTAAGTCAACTTTTGTATATATATTATGTTAATATCCATTAGATCTTCAGCCTTGTTTTAATTAAAAGGACTATCTTGACAAGTTGAAGATTTTTATGGTAACATCCTATTCATCAAAGTATTGGAGGGGTTATTTGTGAAAAGTATTATTTGTGGAGTACTTAATATCTTTACATCAATTTGTGCAATACTGTGTGTTATGTGGGTTGGATATGTAATCTCAGTTCGGTGGTTTAACGGAGATAAGGAGAAGTTTTATAAGTATTCAGTTGTTTGGAATAAGTGGTACTGGAGAATTACCCCATTCTTTATTGTAGCTATGATTGCTGAAATCTGGTTGAGGTAAGATAATCTATGATAAGCTCTATTTATCCTATATGTAAGATTTTTACTTCAGTATTTGCAGTACTATGTTTGATGGAAGGGTTGTATGTAGTTTGGCTATTGATTCGAGGGGATAAAGAAACATTTTATAAACTTTATCCAATATGGAAAAAGCTATACTGGAGGAGTATTCCAGTTTTTATGATCGCAATTTTTGTTGAAATATGGTTTGAGTTGAGGTGATAAGCTATGGCAATTAGACATATGTCAGAATTTGAGCATATCCAGAAGAGAAGTGAACTGTACATTAGAAGTACAGAAACTCCTCTGTATCTTTTAACAGAGCTCATAGATAATGCTTCTGATGAGTTCTTAAGTGGATATGCAGATACAATTGTAATTACACTTAACTATAAGGATAAAGTCTATTCAGTTGCAGATAATGGAAGAGGTATTCCAATTCATCAAAAAGGTATGGAGCATGATGTACCTATTGAAATTGTAACTGAATTGAGAACTGGTGGTAAGTTTGATAACGACCTTTATAATCAGAAATCTGGTTTACATGGAGAGGGTCTTACAATTGTAAATGCACTAAGTGAATATCTTGAGATTATTGTAAAAGAGAAAAAGAATAGATATAGAAAGTATACATTTAAACAATCTGAAGATAAAGACATTACTCCTGAAATTATTGATAAAGAACAAAAGTTTAGCACTAAGTTGGAGTTTAAACCAGATGCTAAATATTTTGATTCTTTGGATATTGATAAGGACACAGTTATTGAAAGAGCTAAAGGTATCCTTATCAGTGCAGAACAAGGAAGGAATGCAAATGTTTTTGTTCAGATTATTCCTGTTGATGGAATTCCACAAGTTATTCAGGTAAAGAATGATATTCTGGAGAAGTTTGCAGATAGGTTGGACAATAAATACTTTACTGAAACTATTACAGGTATTAGAGAAGCAGATGGTAAAAAGATAAAAGATTCTGTAACTCTATACTTTGGTAGAGTTGAAGATACTACTTCATTTGTGTTTAGAGGTGTAGTTAACACTCTACCTATGGATATGGGTAATCATCTTCAATTCTTTAGAAAAGCGTTTAATACTTACTTGTATGAAAAGGCTACTAAAGAGAATATGTATGTTGATGAGGATAGTATGGTAGTAGGTATTAATATCCTGTGTATTGCCAGATTATCAGACCCGGCATTTACTGGTCAACAAAAGTATTCTCTTAGTGGTGGTGTGAACAAGTATTCTTACATTTTTGACCAAGATAAAGTTAATAAGATTTTAGACAAATATCCTAAATTTGTCAAGAGTCAATGTGAACTTGCTCAAGCTATTAAAATGAGTAAAGACACTAAAAAACTGGATGTTAAAAAATCTAGGTCAAAAGTTAATGTAGAATCGTTGAGAGATTGTTCTTCCAAAAATGTTGAAGAAAGAGAATTGTACATTGTTGAAGGGCAGTCTGCTGGTGGCAATCTTGTTAAAGGCAGAGATATTAGAAAACATGCTATTCTTCCACTTAGGGGAAAAATACTTAATGTATTGAATAGTACCTTTGACAGAATTGTTGATAGTAAAACTTTGGGGGCTATATTCAACTCAATAGGAATTAAGCCAAACGATAATGAATTGTCAACATTGAGGTATGGTAAAGTAATTATCATGGCTGACGCAGATCCTGATGGTTATCATGTTTGTTTGCTATTAGTATCTTTCTTTGAAAAGTTTGCTGAAAAACTTATCAAAGAAGGTAAACTATTTGTAGGAATCACTCCATTATTTACAACTAGGATAAAGGGTAAATTTGTACCAATTTATACTAGAGAAGATATGGAGAAGTATAAGGCTGAAGGTAATCCAATTTCTAGAATTAAGGGATTGGGAGAATTAAATGCCAATGACTTGGCAGTATGTGCATTTGATAATAAGTATAGAAGATTGATTCAGGTAACAGAATCTAATCAATCTGAAATTGAGGCAATTTGGAAAAATAAGCAAAAGCTTATTGAGGATTACATCAAATAAAACAAAGGCCAGTATTCTGAGGTGTGCGGAGTACTGGTCTTTTAATATAGATGCGCTAGTACCAGTCTATCAAAATTCTATCAAAAACCATTTAGGAGGAAACACATTATGCAGAAATCTTATGATAAGAGCGGAATCATTTTCACCAACTACAACAGCAGCGTTGCGAATGAAGAGCTTCTTATGGATATGGTTCTTTATGTCAGAAGAACTTATGGCGTAGCATTTGCGCCTAAGACGCAGATTAAGGGTGATTATTGCTGCAACCTATGGGCGTGGGATCAGTTTACAAATGTAAAGAGACAGCCAATCTCCATGCCGAGGCCATACATTTATGAGAATAAGCTTATCTCAGAAAAGGTATTTGCTGAGAGAGAGGTCATGGAGAAACTTTGGTGTTATCCTGGTCTTCCTAACAGAAATAAGAAAAAGCTTCGGGAAGGTATTGCTTTGAAAATTGGCCACGCTGGTATTGATTCTCGCTTTGTTGCTATGAATGCGAGCGACCGTTCTGGCGACAGAACCAATGGCGTTGAATTGTCAAAAATCAATATGAATCTTAGGGAAGCTTACTTGTCGTTTATCGACAAAGGAAAGTGGAAAGGCTGGGAGTTCTTGGAGAAGATGACTCTCGAATTCTATAAGAGATACCCTGAGGTACAGTTGTTTAAAGCCGGGATGAACGTTCAAGAGCAACTGTTGGCGCACCTTGATTCTGCAGGGTACTTTTTCAACAGGATGTGCGTTGACCTTAATGTTAGAAACCTAGTTAACATTAAGGAGACTTATGTTAGCAGTCTAAACTTCGAGCAGCAAATTCGCGGTATTTATCAAGATAAGGTTGCGCATTACTTTGACGATATCTTGCAGAATCACCAGCATGCTGAAGATATCAAGATGCGATACAAGTATTAGGTTTAAAAGGTAGATGGTAAGTCTGGGAAGGAGGGTTATTAAAAACTCCTTCCCAGCCCACGCCAAGCCAACATATACGGAGGTATTTCGATGGAAAAAAGAAAAAACCCACGTCGGGTTGTTGTAAATTTACCAGAGAATAAGCGTTTTGAGTATCTTGATGCTCTTCTCGCCTTCCGAGACCATAACGCCCTCTACAAAGTTGATCTCGTTTTGGCCATTATCAAGTACCACCGTTTCATTAATGTGACTGAACTATGTAAAAAACTGTCTTCCACCGAAAGTGCTTTTGAGATTATGGAAGAATATCTTAGGGAAGAATTCAAAAAGCGTGGCGTTGATCTTAAGCATTTTTTGAAGTTCGGTTGCCCGCTAAGTGACTCGTCTCACCCTTGTTACATTAACTCGTCATATGCGCCATCTGAGGGGGTAGCAATCAAACTAGCTCTCAGCTTTTTAAAATATACTTCCCCCCTAATTATTTAAATTTGAAAGGATGATGTATTACAATGCCTGTTATTCTTGATTTTGAGCACAAATGCAATATTTGCAAAATTATTGACAATAGCCCCTATCAGGATATGAATGGAGTAAAGTTTATTCCGTTTACAAGTACATTTTTAGCATGCTTCTTTAAATCAATTTTCGTAAATAATAAAAATGATTTGATCTCATATTATAGACTAAGGGAGTATTATAACGCGATTATTGGTGGAGATGATTTTGCCACATATGATTGGGGCAAATCAGATTATAGGAATACCTTTTCTATGGGGTCTAGTAAAATGGTATTTGTAACACGAAACGAGGCTGCTGAGTTAGACGAAAAATCTGCTTGGGAGTCAGTAAATGAATATGTTAAAAATAATTATTTAGTGAAAGATAAATATGTACTGCCTTTCTATTTGACGCTTGGGTCATCATCTTGTGTGGATGGTATTCTATATGTTAAAATTTATGACTTTTTAAATGATAAATATAGTCTAAAGGATTTTGAAAATCATCCTACTCTTGGGGTAATTAAGACAGCAAAAGAAAAAAGGACTTTAAAATTGAAAAAGTATGATAGCCAAGAGAGTATGTTTAAAGAGTATGACAGAATTAAAGCTAAAAGATTGGCAGAAGAATCAAAAGATTCTGCTAAAGAACTTCAATTTGAATTTGAAGAACCTGTTGACAAAATGCCAGAGTTAAGTGATAATATGACATTAAAGCAGGTTAATAATTTGTGTGAGTTTATTGATAGAGCTCTGGAATTTCTTTATTCGCAAGGTATTGACCTGAGTAAGAAGTTGAAGCATAATGTCAGAACTTCACTTGTTGATGATAACTGCGGTTATTCTATAGCACTCAATGATGATGATTTTGCACCATCAGTACCGTTTCCAGAAGTAATCGAAGGAAATGAAGAATTAGCAAATATGTAGAAAGGAGATATTATAATGGATGTAATTAAACTAGATAAATTCTTGAAAGAGAATAAACTTCTCTTTAAACCAGATTTTCTAATCTCAGTCTTGACTAGATTTAATAAGATTAGTGAATCTATGATTCAGAAAGTTGCAATGAAAAAGTCTAAAGATTCTAAAGAGTGTAAGTATTGTGAAACTCTTAAAGAATCAACTAATGGAGTGCAGCAGTATTGCAAAAAGCACAAAGCTGTACATGATTGGGAAAGTATTGATAAGGATAGAACTGGGTTTGGAGTCCTATTTGGTAATAAGGTACAGTTATTTGGTCGGTATATGGTTGTTAGTATGAAGAGTGATGATGAAGGAGTGTATGTGGTATGGATGGGTAATGATGAATCAGATAGCGTGTATTGTATGGATAAGGAATATTTCCCAGGGATTTTTGAAGTAGGATTTAACATTAATCAGTTGTTTAGTGAAAACAATGTAGTAGTTTATAAGAATCTTCAGATTTATTGGGAAGATAATAATCCTCGAATTGAAAACATTAAATAAGAAAGGTGATAACTATGGGTCAGTATTGGATGCCGGTTTGGGAGAATCAGGAAGGTAAACTTTATGGAATTAATGCTCATCAGTTTGGAAATGGTCTGAAGTTTCTAGAGCATTCATATATTGGAAATTCAGTAACATCTGTAGTAATGGAAAATCTATATAAAACTCCTTCAAGGCTTTCTTGGGTAGGAGATTATTGTGAAGATAGACGTGTGGGACAAGATAAAACAGGTCCTACAGGAAATGAGTTGTATGACAGTAATGAAGCAGTTTGGTTTATTTGTGAAGCAAAAAGGCCAGAGTACATACCTCTTTTAGAGAAGCCAAATTGGAAATCTCTGACTTTGGAAGAGGTTGGTGGTTATTGTTCTAAGTTTGGTGAAGAACATATTGGTGATTACAATTTGGTAAATTATGATAAGAAGATGTATCTTGATTTTAAAGAGTATGTTGATTATGGTAAAAACTATGGTGATGACTGGATTATTCATCCTCTGGCAGCATTAACTGCAGGTCCATCTATGTGCGAGGGTGGTGGAGATTATGATTCTGGCGATATTAACTTTGATAGAGTCGGTTTGTGGTCGTGGGATTTGATTTCTGTAGAGGATAGAAATACTGAGTTTAAAGATTATCAGAAAGTCCCTATTGATTTGTACTATTTTAGTGAAAAATATTAAGTGTTGCTATAGCGGGGATACCTATAAAAAGTATCCCCTATTTTTATTTTACAGGAGGGTTTAAGTATGCTGTTTAAGGATTTGAGTATTAAAGATAAGATTATGGACACATGTAATTATTATGTTGGGTTTGAACTTCCAGATATTAGTGATGAGCAGTTGAAAGAACTTGAACTGAGATATTCAATAGCATTGAAAGCTATTGAGGATAATAAAGAGAGGTTAGCTACACTTATTGCAATTAAGAATTACGGATATCATGTATGTGGAATGGAAAACCCAAATTCTAGTGATCATGAATTTGAAAATGAAATTGACCATGTTGAAGATACTCTGAATGATTTTATCTTGACTAATTTCTAGGAGGATGCTAATATGATTAATACTGAGAAGGTTTGTGATTTTCTGGATCGTCTTGAATATGGTATGTATCCCAGAAATGGTAGTTTGGAAGTTCTCATTCCTACACCTTTTAGTGAACAAGAATGCGAAGATATTTGTGAAATTAAAAGTCATGTAAAAAATACTATTGAAAGTGCCACTGACGATTTGGCTATGACTTATGCTCTTCTAGCATATATGGGAGTTTCTGGAAGACTTTATTCTGAGAATCCTAATTCTATTGTTAAGAAAGCATCTGCGCTACTTCATGATAAGATTAATGATACCCTTCAGAATATGCTGCATACTGCCATGTCCTATAGTAATGCCTCAGTTGAAAAAGGTGTGTGGACAGAGAATGTAGATAAGATTAAGCTTTATGAGGAGGATATTAAAGATGGAAAAAAAGTCAGCAGCACAAATAGTTAGAGATAATTACTATCAATATGGTAAGTTTATTAATTTGGGTGGAAGAGTTGTTTGCAGTGAAAAAGACGGTTTAAAAGCAATTCATAGAAGAATCCTATATTCGGCATATAATATTGCAAGAAATAGAACAGTTAAAACAGCAACTCTGGTTGGAGATACTATGGGCAAATATCATCCTCATGGTGACTCTTCAATTGCTGGTGCTGTAGCAGGATTTGTAAGAGATGGGTTTTTGGATGGAGTAGGTAATTTTGGTTCAAATGTTGGGATGGATGTGATTGAACCTGCAGCTATGAGATATACGGAGTGTAAATTAAATGAAAAAGTGCTCAAACTTGCTTTTAAGTATATTGAAGATGTGCCTTATTTCAACAATGATCTATCTTTTATGGAACCGGAATATCTCCCTACGCCTCTGCCTCTTAATCTTTGTCATTTTAGTGACACTGAAGATTATGTATCAGCTATTGGGTTTGGGGTGGCGTATACTATGCCAAAGTTTGATATTGCTGATATGTTTGCATTACTTAGGGATATTGTAGATAAGAAGCCTATTAAGAATAAGGTGCATCTTAGGTATAAATCCATTAGTGTTCCTTGTCCGGATCAGTTGTTTAATGAAGGTTTTGGGCCAGTATATACTACTGCAAGATATGTAGTGAATGATAACAAGAAAAGCTTTAATATTATTGAATTTCCACTTATGGTTAAAATAAATAATCCAAGAAAACTGTTGGAACCCTTTGATACAATTCCTCAAGATTTTAGTAAGGAAACTACCAATATCTTTGTGGAATTGCCTAGAGGTAAAACAACAGATGACTATGATTTGGAAAAACTTCTTACTGTTAAAACTAATGTAGATATGTACTTTCATAATGATAGCATTATTAAACATTATAGTCTTCCTGAGATTATTGAAACTACTTATAAATATTATAAACAGGCAGTTAATAATAATCTTAGTAAAAAGATAAAGAAAATGCAAGACCATATTAGTACAGTAGAATTGCTCATTAAGATTAAACCGTATTTGAATCCTCTTGATGAGCATACAGCTGAACGTGTTATGAAGAAGTGTAAACTTGATGATAAAACTGTTGATAGTCTTTTGAAGTATACTATTAAGCAGATTTGTTCTGCTGAAGCACATTTGGATGAAAGTAAAAATACTTTAAAAGATCTTAATAGTAAGAAAACGC